AAATATGGGTATCCTATTCCGCCAGAAGAGCGTGAAGAATTACCTATTGAAGTTCCGACACAACTTGTTTCACTGAAGCTTGAATTTGAAGATCCTTGTCCAAATATGGAATTCAAAAGCAAGTATTTTGTTGGTAACGGCTATTATGGCAAACGTGAAAAATAACGAAATATTTTCTAATTTACTTGACAAGTAATCGGTCTTTTGCTATCATAACTTTACTTAAACAAAAAGGAAAACAAATGGCTAAACGTATTTGGTTTGATATTAGCGGTTCAATTGAAACTCCGAAAACAGAAGATGCTGATACAGTAATGGATGCATTAACTGAATTCATGGAAGAAAACGGATGGGCATTTTCAGGGACAGTGGAACCTACTGAAGATACTGATCGTGAAACTGATGACATGGAAGAAGAGTTAGATTTTGACTACGAAAACGATTAAGACATTTCAGGTTTCAGGATCACTCGAACTTCCTGACAATATGACAGAATCTGATTTTTATTCTATTTGGTTTACTTTTCTAAAATCTAACAAATTAGAATTTAAGGGCAAATCAAATTTAGTAAAGAAACAGGTTTTTGTTGATACAAGCGATGAACCTGAACTACCTTTCTAAAACAATTAAATTGCATTAGACAAAAACATCTTTTGCAACTTAATGTTTTCAACAAGTTATAAACGTTTTGGATAAATTTAATATTTTGTTCCTGAAATGTTTACTGACAATGTACGTTTTAAACTAAATAAAAATGTTTGTCAACACTATTAACTTGTTGAAAATAAAGAAGAATTTTTAAAGCTTTTGTCTGTAAGTTAGATAAAAGCTTTAGTTCTTCAATCTACCTTCGAGAAATAGAAAATCTTAAAGGTCGTGGTTTTACACACAGTAAATATGAAAACACACAAACAAGAATCTGGAACTCCATTCTAGTTTCTTGTTTAACTTAAAAATAATGGAGAATTAAAATGTTAAATGAAAAGAAAATGGCGTTATTACGCCTTAAAGGTGTCAAAGATTTCAATGAAATCGAAGACTACGATGAAACTGAACAGGTTGTTACAATGAAAGATGGTAACAAACATCAGTTAACAGAAGTATGGACTCGTAAACTACCCAAATAATGCGTGTCCTTAAAAAGTCATCTAAACGGGGAAACACCATTTGGGTCAATCCCGTGCTAATAAAAATGCCTAACGACTATCCCGAAAGGGAGTAGGTGCAAGCGCACCGAAACGATGACAGCTGATTTTATATCAGTTATGATATAGTCTAATCTATATAGTAATATATAGCAGTTCATAAGAGAACGGCTTTTCAATAGCGAAGAAAAGTGAATAAAAACACAAATGGTTATGGGTTGACATTTGGTGAAATAGCCCAAATAAAATTGTTTCTAATAACAATCGAAAGCTTTAATTAAACATTAGAGTAACGATGAGGAAAGCTTAAGTCGGAAGACTTATCCGGAAGGATGTAAAAATGAATAAAAGAAAATATACACTTAATGAACAAGTGTTTGATTGTATAAATCATGAATCTGCATATTGGATTGGTTATTTATACGGCGAAGGAAATTGTACAACAGAAAACAAAATCAGATTATGTTGTGCTGAAAAAGATATAGATTTATTGACCAATTTTAGAAATTTTATTGGAAGTGATAAACCTATTAAACGTTTTCTTGCTAAAAATAAATATCCGTCATGTGGTTTTGAAATTCGTAGCTGGAAGATGCATAAAACTCTACAACATTACGATTTAACAAAACAAAAAAGAGATCGTGGTTCGCTTCATATAGATCTTTTACAAGATGAATTTTCCAAAGATTTCATCCGAGGATTATTTGATGCTGACGGGTCATTTTATTATGATGGATTGCATAAAAACCATCTTTTTGCAGAAATTACTGGTTACATGCCTGTACTAAAAGATGTTAAACGGATTTTAGTAAGACATAAGGTGATAAATGAAACAAAAAAGATTGTAACAAATGGCAAAATCTTTCGGATACGATTTGCTCAATCTGATTGTTTGAAATTAATTAACTTTATGTACGACGGCAAACCTCGATACCTATTAAATAGAAAATATGGTATTGCAAAAAGCTACCTTGACAGACTAAACGAAACAACGGATGAATCTGAAGTAATAGTCGATTAAGTATTTCCGTCCATACGAAAACTTCAATGTTGGGAAGAAATCTGAATTTGAAGAACGCAAATACTTCAAAGAAAACATTGCTTTCAAACATACTGAAGCTACAGCAATTGCTGCTGAATAATTAGAATAAGAAACCCGCACTGATAACGAATTAAAATAAAGAATTTGTTATTGGTGCGGGTTCTCTTTTTATATGCATAAAATATTGAGGTTCGCCATGCTCAAGAAAATCATTGATTTTATAAAAAATTTGATTTCAAAATTTCTTAAGAAAAAAGCACATGCTACTATTCAAAATGAAGTAGCTACTTTTAAAATTGTGCTTCCTAAAGCACTTTTTAAAGGTCTACAACAGCTTGAAGAAATTACAGTGACAAAATCACACTCAAACAACATTCAACAAATAGCAAGTCAATTTATCGACTTTAAAACTGTAGAATTACAATGCTTTAATGGTTCACAATCATCTAAAGAAATGTTGGTTGCTACATTAACAAATATCAAAAAAGAAAACGGTAAATATTCTTTAACTATTAAAATTAAACAATAAACAAAAAATAAAAGGCTTCTTAATCGAAGCCTTTTATTTTATCTATAAGAATTCATTATTCAGTAACAGGGCCATACAAAATTTCATTCAAGCTGCTTTCAACTGGAACCGGATCAGAATAAGGTGAACCAATTTGAACGTATCCTACGAAGCCTTCATTTGAATAAAGACTGACATTACCGCTTGCGTCATATTCGAAGCCAACTTCAACAGCACGTGATTTACCATCAACATATTCCATCATTTCCTGAAGAACTGGTTTGCTTCCACATTTATGTGTTTCAGCTGAAATTGTCATTACACCATCTGTCCAATCAGCAGCTGTAAACTCTTTCACATACAGTGCGCTTTTATTCTTAACAGCAATCTGTAATTTTGTCGGATTTTCTTCAGGGTAAAGTTTAATATCAACACCGTCTCCAGCAATCAATGTTTCATTTAACAGTGTTAATAATTCAGATGTCTTTACAAACTTTTCCCATGTACTTTCATGATAAAAATAAAAACATTTATCAGTAGTATTGTAATATACTTGACCTTCAGCTGGATCTGCTGGCGCGTCAGCAAGGTTTTCAAATCGTGCTTTTTTAAGATAATTTTTATTTAAATTAATATCAGCAACGAATTTAATTTCAGCACGTGACATGAACTTCTCTTCATAAACAAAATTAGTTTTTTAAAACCGTTATAAACAAGAACGCATGTTTTCTTGTTATGTACCTTTTAAATGTCAAACTTTACTTCTTCTAATTCACTTAAAGTTTTTGCATCATCAATTTGTTTTAAACAGAAATCTTTTGCTAAAAGACACTTTGTTTCGAACTGAATTGCTGCATTTGACATTTCGATAAACTCTTCTTTTGTCAATTCAACATAAACATTTTCGTATGTCTTAAATGTAATTGGCTCTTCTTCAATTGAACCGTCCATTATTCCTAAACGAATGGATAGAATAGTCGCTTTTCCATCAGCATCATATTGAAAATGTTTTCCGTCGTATAACAAACCTCTTGACAATGTTGCAACTTTAGCTAACTTAATTTCTTCTTTCTTTTTTAATTTTAAATCAGACAACCTATTTGCAAACAAGCTATCCGATGGTTTTATTTCATGCTCTGCAAACCATTCAATAGCTTCGTCAACAATATGCTTTGATTTTTCATCTAAATCAAAAGTTGCTAAATAGTCACAAACCTCTTCCCATGACGAAAAGATTTTACCTGTTCTTGGATCATGACTTTGCAACAAATGCATGTAATTTTCTTCATCTTCATTGATATAATCAATTGTAAAATTATCTAAAGAAATCATAAAAATCTCCAATTATTTTATTCTATCAAATTCAGGAACAACAATTGTTAACAAATATTTGTTTGTTCCATTAGAGCCTTGACACTTATAAACTCCTGGTTTCTGAATAATACCAACTAACATATCTTCAGAAACTTCCACACCTTCCGGCAAGTTACTAAATTTAACAAACAGATCCAGTTTTACACTAAAGAATCTACCATGAGGAACGGTTACCTTTATCTGCTTCATAGATTCTTCTTTTATCTGCTTATCAAGAACAGTTTCAGAAATACTGCTTTCACTCTTAACTACAAACATATCAATCATTGGAACGCAATGTGACGACGTATGATTAATGATGTTGTCTTCGTTAATAGATTTATCATTAATGACAAATAAATCATCACTAATGAACTGTATTCCAGTCTCTGCTGGCAATTCTGGCGCTGTGTCTAAACTCAACTCTTTTGAACTATCACATACAGGTGACAGATTCAGATAGTTATTAAAACTATCTGAACCGTCTGAATTTGCTGAACCAATAAAACTATATAACCTTGTTAAAGGAAATGTAGCTACTGATACAGCTTGAGCGTTTGTGTATGTGATTGAACTGTCATACTGAAAGATCATCACAAATTACCCTTCAACATGGATTAGATTCGCATACACACGATTTACACCATCACCTGTAATCACTACGGGAATATTAATACGACCTTCTGCAGAAGATTTTACAGTAATTTCAGATAAACCGTTTTCCTTAAATTTACAATTACCTTCCAGTTTCATGTATACATCTTCAGACAAATAATTGCCTTCGAAATTCTTGCAAGACAAATAAACAGAAGTTTCGATATCTGAATCTTTCCATGTCAGAGTTGTATCAGCAAAACCTACTTCACCACACAAACCACGTTCGATAGGATCAATGTAAACACCTCTAAACGGATCAGTCGTAGACGTATAACACAACTGCTTATGTACGTCATCATACAACATTGAGTTTACAACAATTGGTGAATTTTTTACGAGACGCCAACTATTTGTTTCAGTCATAAATTCCGCAACGACATAACCTTTTGCACCAATTCCAGCAAAAAACTTTTCTTCGAAGGGCATAAAGTTGTAAATGTCATAACCTACAGAATTACCACCTGTAAAGCTATTTAAATATGTCAACGTATTTGATTCAGAATCATATTTAAACGTATACACACCTGATTTCGATGTATCTTCAAGAAAATCAACAAACACATTTAGATAACGTTCATTATTAATCGTCATCCATTCAAGGTTGTAAATTGTTTGTGATAATTCTTTTGTGTACTTATCTAAAGTAATGTTTGTTAATACAGGTATCGCATCGTCAATGACTGAACACTTTTCAAATGTAACAGTTTCGCAATCACCTTCTAAAATCTTAATAGAATTGACCGTGAACCTGTCTGTACCTGAATTTTGGCTACTATCTTTTGTATATCCAAATAGGATATAACTTTTTCCAACAGGCAAGGTAGCTTCAACAGTGCTCTTGCTATTACTTGTTCCTGAACCTTTATATAAATACTTAAACACATTACTATTTAATGTGCCACTAGTAGCTTCCGATCTTGTCGGCACATCTGGCGTCTTGCTTAATGCAATAAAAGCATAATCTGAACTTTCGCTATTAACATTGCAAGTAATAATTACTTTAGAAGGTGTGGTTACATTAACTTCGAGATAACCAAAACTATAACCGTTGTTTACATGATAAGACTTTGAACCGTTTTGGAAACCATCAGTACATTTCTCGAAATTTCCATCTGTTAAAGAGATCCCTGAAATCACTTGTTCAGTATCAACAAAATCAGCATCACCTTCATGTACATATTCTGATAGCAAATCTACATGTTCAACTTTAGCATGATAAAAACTTTGTTTATGATCTTTATCAAGTTTGTAAACAATCATCTCATTGTTTTTATCTAAACATGTTGGACGCGAACGTAAACAATAAATACTACCAACTGTTGTTGCAACAGTCGTATCAAAATCTGTTTCAGATATTTTCTGTACTTCTTCTCTTCTTACAGCACCATTTTCATCAAAACTAACTTTTCCTAATTTAAAATCGTTTGTTTTATACGGACTAATGTATGGAAAAATTGGATTAAGTTCAGAAACTGTACTCGAATAACCGTTAAAATTTCTATCAACTGCATATGTGATTGAATTATCTGTCTTTGATAAAACTTTAAACTCTTGAATTGATAGATTGTTATAAGAACTTGAACTATTGCTTGAACTGTAATATGATCTATTTACACCATACTGAAACAGTGTTGTAAAAGAACCGCCTTTTTTCTTGAATCTGCATTGAACACCTTGAGTATAATTAACACTAGGTCTAATCCAATCGTAGCGGTCACTTGATTCTGTTTGATTAACATAACTACTTAACTGCAGCAAACCATATTCATTTGATGTACTATCAATTAATGTTGATGATGCTACATAACCACTTGAAAAAACTGTTGTTTTATTCGTTAATTCTTTATCCAAATTATATAAATATCCAACACTAGTTGAGTCACTCATGTAAATATGATCGGAACATAAATAAGAATCAGAACTCTTATCTTCTACGACACCTTTATATTGAGTTTTCCCATATCTGTCATTAATATAAACAATTTTATCCGGCATTGTAATTACATTATTTAAACCTGCGTTAGGTAAATAATATTCACCTGGATATGTTTGCATTGTCGTTGAGTACTTCTCCCCACCAATAACATACTTATCAGAAAAAACACCACTGTAATTAGAATATGGGTTCGTTTTAATTTTCATATCAAACCTCTACATTAAAAAGTAAAACTGCAAGACATTGCACCATGACCATTAACAATAACTGGTATCGTAATCTCTTTATTCTCGTTAAACTGAACCAATTTCTCTTTTGTACCATCTTCAAACACTACAGGACCGTTTAACTTAACAGACTGCTCAATTGTTAAACGATTGCCATTGATATCTGAACATTTTAAATTTACAAATGACTTAATAGGTACACCTAAATAATTATAATTGTCTTTTTCAAATGTCGCGCTTAAATTAACACCCTGTGCTGGAACAATACGATATGCTTTATTTGATGTAGAAATAACCCACAATTTGTTTGTAAAGTCTAATGCAAAGTATGAATATAATTCACCAACATCAAACGTATTGATAACTTCCCAATTGCCTTTAATTGCATTCCATTTTAAATATTTTATTAAGCGACCATTTCCAATAAAGAATGTATCATTATCAACTTTAATACATTGATGAACTTTATATTCATTGAATACTGGTGTATTATTTCCATCTGCCCAACAAATAAATTCACCTAAAGCATAAGTTAGATCTTCTGGGTTACTTGAATTAACAGAAATAGCTGTAAAGTATTCTTTCCCGTTTTTATCTTTGTTAATATTTAAAGCGTTACCACCTCTATAATAATAAACATCACTATAATAATTAAAACAACTATTAAATTTACTAGAATTGAACTCTTTATACAAATTATTCGAAATATTAAGTGATTTATTTTCTAGAGTATATTTTACAACACAATACTTATTTGTAAACCTTACAGGAATATAAACATCTTGATGATCTAAAAATGGAAACTCATCACGAAAACATTGTACTGTTGTTTTGTTGTCAAAACTATTATAATTTTGTAACAACTTTGTAACTGTTCCTGAAACTAAATCAAGCTGTTCTACACAATATGCGTTATAAAAAGTAGCATATTTCGAGTTATAGCGTACACCTTTTAAACAAAAATATACTTTATTTTCATGTACACCTAAAAAATATGCAATATTGTTATTGTCTAAACCTGACACAACATTAAAGTCAGGCAGATTTGCTATTAAAACAGTTGTATATTTATTGTATAACCCACTTCCTGATTTATAACTATCTACCTTTACAACTTTGTATACTCTATAAGATTTTGCATTTAGAATATAGATACCACCTTCATCTTCATAAAAAGGAAAACAATAACCGTCACCAATATTTTCTTGCTTTAATTGATTTTCTTCAATATAATACATATATAATTGATTACTATCATCAGGGCTAATTGCAAAATACACATCAAAATACTTGCTAACCCATGGCAAATTCATACCAATATTTGAAGTCATATGTTGTGACAACTTGCCAAATGATCTTGAACCACTAACATTGTTTTGTCTTGTTAACCCTTTAATCTCTTGTAGAGTTGTCAAGTCATAAGCTTTTCTACCAATAAACACAGCCCAAGGTGTTACAAAAATGCCATCTTGAATATCAAAAGACATATTCAATTCTCCTAAAAACCAAACAAATTATATTTTATATTATATGAACCATTAGCATAAACTTCTAAAGTTGTGCTAGTATTCAATTCATACACTTGTAAACAATTAGGCTGAACTTGTATATCAAGTTTTACATCACCACCATCAACAATCTTAATAAACAATATTGATGTGTTTGAAGTATTTGTGAACTCTACAGTTTGTTTTTCAATTCCAGTAAAATTCTCACTTTTACAAACATCAGCAACATTGAAAATTGGTGTTAAAATAGTTACTTCATCAATATAGAATTTAGTAACAGACTTTCCACCGGCTGATATTGCTCTAATTTTATCAGCATACTTATTAAACTCAACAGTATGTTGTAACTCAACACCTTTTTCATTTATTGCTTTAAACAAATCTTTTTTAATATTTAAAACTTGTTTAATATCGTCTTGCAAACTCATGTTTTATGCATGTAAATCTTGATTTAGAAAAGTTCTATTCTAGAACTTGTACGAACGACTGTTACCAAATCAACAATGTTTACACTAAACTCGAAATTTCACAATATAATCAAACATTTGCGATTACTTTGTCAACTTTTTGATCAACTGTTCTGTTGATTCATCAGGCATAAAATTTATCACATCTTTTAGCCTTGTTACGCAAACAAAAGGACTTATTTCAGAAACTCGTTCTGTCTTCAATTTGCCAAACTCATTTTTTCCAGATTTAAAATAACTATATAAAGAGTCTAAAAAATCATCAATAAAATGCTGATTTGGTTCGATATCAAGTCTTTCCAACAACTTCCAGCAACCCATTTTCTTTATTAGATATTCTTTAAAAACATCGAAATCATTTGTTTGCTTTATGACTTGAACACCGTTTTCTGAAACAAAATGATATAGAAATTCTTGTACAAACGCTTTACGTTCACCATCTTGCAATAAATAAAACTTCTGAAAATCTTTGATTAGCTCTTCTCTAGTGTAACGAAAATAATCAATCAAATGTGTCAACTCATGAACTAATATTCCAATTAAAAACTTAAAGAAATCTTCCTTTTCAACTTTGTTAAGACTATTAATCTTTTTCTTTATAAAACTATTTTTATGCAAAACAGAAATTGTCGAAAACAATGTTCCTAAAAATATTGTCACGCGAAATCTATCCAACTCTTCTGTTTCCGCAACAATACAACCTAAATCTGAATTAAAATCACCATCTTCTGTAATTTTTAAATAAATATGTTTAAGAATCCCTCTTGTTTCAGGAAATTCTTTTAATATTTGTTTTACAGAAATTTCTTGTGTTTCATTGTCAAATTTATTTATTTTTAACAACGGATAAATTTCATCAATAAAAATATCATTAGCTATTTCAGAAAACTTCTTCGAATCAAAAACTGTTTTTGTAATGTCTACTTTAAACTCATTTAAATGCTCTTTTAATAGCCTAACAATATCATCTTCTTTTAAAGATTCAGCATTTAAAATAACGTCTTTAAAATGTTTAACTAAATCAATATTCATTTCACACCGTTTCTTAAAAAACGTTTAAACTCAACCTTTAATTCATCATTTGTCATTTTATTTAAGATAGCACTGACTTTTAAGACATCTCCTACATTTTTTGAATTAATTGTTTTCAACACATATTTTACGTCATTTTTTGACAATAATTCATTAATTGAAACACTATTAAAATATTTTTTTAAAGGATCTTCAAAAATAGCAAATGTATGTTCCGGTTTGAATAGACCTATTTGTTTCATTGCAACTATGAAATTAAATTTTAAATCGTCTAAACCTAAAATCTTATCTAAATCACCATCTAAATCATATTTATTACCATTACATAAATTATGAACAATTTGCATGACATGCTGAAACTCATGGACATAATTTGAACGATAAACAAAACTTGGTTGAAATCTAAACTTTAACGATTTTATAAAACTTTCAGTTGTATAATGATTTTGTAACCCGGTTTCGTACACAAAATTACATTCATATACTGTCACTAAAATAGCTTTTTTATTGTTTTGTGTAAACTTTTGAGTATCGCCAAAATAACCATCTTTTGCTAATCTTCTATCTAAAATGAAACGACAAAAAATAGGTAAACATTCTTTTGAAACTGTCTTTTCATAATTTTCAGTCTCAAAACACTCAAAAGCAAACATTGATCTTTTCTTTGTTAATTCATTGAATGTTTTAATTTTATTTAATTTAATGAAATTTTCTAAAGATAAAATTCCTTGTTGTACATCTTTTAAAAAGAATTCAGATGCTCTTAACCTTTCATCTACAAAAGGTTTATCAAAAATAAACTCTTCAACATTTTCACCGATTAGAAAAGTTTGTCTAAAATTATACTTTTGCAACACTGATAAAGATTCTATATCAGAACAACTAATCATTTTTCTTATCAACAACTTTTAATTCACAAATATCTTTATTATAGTAGCATACAACTTCTCTTGTAAATTCATTGTTTCTTGTTATATCTAATAAAAACTTTTTCAACTTAATAAAATTATTTTCATCAAAAGAATACAACGTATTACCTTCATTGTCTTTGGTTACAAACAAAACAATTTCAGGTGATGCTACTTCCGCTGGAACATATACTGGCACGGTTGGTTTATCTACAACAATAGCTACTTCTTTATGCGAACAACCTGACAATAAAACTGCTAAAGCAATACCAATACAAAACTTTTTCAACATATCATCTTTCCTTTTTTGTTGAATGTGCTAAATCATCAATAATTTTCTGGAAATCAATTCTAGCTTTCTTTTCAATTTCCGATGGATTTAAATCAGATTTACATTTTCCAGCTGTCAAAAGAATTTCATTTAATTTAGCTTGATATGTATTTTCAACTACATTAAGTTTAGCATTCATCTGATTAATTTTTTCTGATGACTCTTTATAACTTTTATCAAGCTCACAAATTGTTTTCTTTTGAACGGAAATTTCAGTATTCTTTCCATCAATAATCTCATCTTTATCATTAATCACATTATGCTGTTTCCAACAAATTAATGACAAAACAACAATAATTGTAACAAATACAATGTCTTTTTTTGATGGAATAGGTAAACCTAATTTTGAAAAAATATCAATCATTATAAACCACCGCTTCTACGTACAATAAAATGATCAAACAAACTCTCTATCTTCTTAAGAACGTCTTCTTTAAAATATGCTTTTGTTTGAATAATATCCGGAACATTTTTCGCTTCAGGAAATGTATGATACTCTTGAATAGCAAAAGTCTTTACACCCTTTTTACTCAAATATTCAGAAAGACTAATCAACTCATCAACACTGATCACTCTTGGATCTAAAGTTGTACGTACCTCAAAATCTTTTTTTACCTTCAACAGTAAATCCAAACATTGTTCAGTTTGAATATTTTTGGAACAATGCAATCTTTCACTATATAAATCAAAACAAGTTTTAACGTCTAAACCAACCCAATCTACAATTGAAATTACTCTTTCAAATGCTGATAAAGATACTCCCGATGTATGTAATCCAATTAGAAAACCTTTATTTTTTGCGCACAACATTGCCTCTTTTAAATCATGCTGAATTAAAGGTTCTCCACCTGAAAAAACTATTGCATCAAGTAATTTCTTTCTCGAATCCATAAACTGTTCAGCAACTGACCAATCTAAATCAGACACATTTGATACTTCCTGCAACGATGGATTTTGACAATATGGACACCTTAAAGGACACCCCTTTGAAAAAAATACGGCTGCCAATTTGTTCGGATAGTCTATCGTCGTAAATGGCTGTATTCCACCTAAAATCATTCTAAAAACCTTTCGCTAAAAAAGAAGGGCGGAAGCGTTTAACCTCCGCCCTATTCATTAATCATTGCAAGCTTTACATTGCTCATGTTTCGGTGAAGTTAATTCTTCATCACAAATCGGACAATATTTATGTTCACCTGAAATGTACCCATGTTTAGGACAAATCGAAAACGTTGGTGTAATCGTCAAATACGGAATATGATAATTCTCAAGAACACGCTTCACTAAAGTCTTGCATGATTCCGATGATGACATTGCTTCCCCCATGTAAAGGTGAATAACAGTATTATGGATAAACACAAACCGTTCTTTGCCACAAAGATAGTTGTGATTATTTTCTGTAGTCAAATCATAAAAGATATTGTCTTCTACATCAACTTTACTTGTCTCTTTAACTCTAACAAAATTAAACTTTCTTGCTAATTTTGAATGTGGACGTTTTTGTTGATTTATACAAATCTTTTTAACTGTATTTAACTTTTCCACAATATCAAGTAAACTATTATGCCAAATATTAACTTTTGACAGTTTAGTACTAGGCCACCTCGGATCAATTTTAAACGTTTTAGATACAGATAACCCTAACATAGTACAAAGCCATACAATATCATAACCCAATTGAACTGATGCTGTAATATATTCTACATCACCAACTGCATCTACATGTGAATCACTATCAATTAAACCACTTAATAAAGCATAAGCATTCTTTTTGTTAAGTTGACACTTTACCTCATCAGGAATATCTACAGTATATGTCTTAGAACCTGCATGAAAACCATATTTTAAAAAAAAGTCTGCGCAGGATTTACTACAACAATGCAATTCCTTTAACTTTTTTGAGCTTTTATCAGTTTGTATAATATTAACATTACCAAATCCGTTTGATTTAATAATATTCCTAATCTTTTCCAATACCTCTTCTTTCTCATCAAAAAAACGTACCATATACCGTTCTAAATGATTCCCACCACGATTATCTATATGTTTTGTTAAACTACCATCACCAATAAAATAACCTATTAAATATGCCTGTTCTTCCGTTAATTCACGTTCACTGTCATCAAACAAACAATCATTAGATGTTAACATTTTATCGTTCTTTTTCAACTCATCCGCTCTTTTTTCAACAACGGAACCGTCTTCTTGAAGGACAAAGAACGGGTGCCAATCTGAAGTTGTGATATTAAAATTACCTTCCCCTTTAATGTTAATTTTATCTTTTTTAGATACATCAATTTCAACAGCGTCAATAATCTTATCCCATTCAGTTGTATTCGTTTCTTTATTAAATGAAGCTACATATAAAGGATTATCTTTATCGAAATTTTTAACAATATCTTCAATAAGGATTGTACCTTCATTAGTAATTACAAAATTGCCAGCTTCTACACAACCGCCGCTATAGCGTCTCTGCAAACCTTCCTGCAAATTTAACGCTGTAAACGGATCATTTGTATACCCCACAGGTATCTGCGTTGAGTTTGTATAGTAAGGTGCTTCAGGTTTACCTGCTTGAATAATATCAGGATAACGTTTCTTATCTTCTTTTGCAAACCTAAAAGTAGTTCCTTCTCCTGGTGTCGCCTCCAAGTTGTATAAATTTCCAGTTTCAACTTGAAATTGTTTTAACACTTCATTAATATGATCCATTAAAGACATTGCAAACTGCTGACCATATTCATCAGTGATATCATGTTCATCGTTTGTAAAGTTACGAATCATTTCATTTACACCATTGATACCTATTGTTGAAAACAAAGTATTGTAACCACCTAAATAACGTTTAGAATAAGGATACAAACCTTGCTCCATCCATTTATTCAATGACTTTCTTTTTTGTTCTAATGCATTTTTAGCAATACTCATCAATTCGTCTAAGCGTTTATATAAACCTATTATATCATTCTTAAACAAATATCCTAAACGTGCGCAGTTTATTGTAATAACACCGATTGAACCGGTCTGTTCACCTGAACCAAATAGACCGCCACCGCGTTTTTTAATTTCACGCAAGTCAAGTTGGAGTCGACAGCACATACTTCTAACATCACCAACTTTCAAATCTGAATTCAAGAAATTTTGAAAATAAGGCAACCCATACTTTGCTGTCATTTCGAACAACAACTTTGTATTCTCACTTTCCCATGGAAAATCAGGTGTAATATTATATGTTGGAATAGGGAATGTGAATAAACGCCCATGTGCATCGCCTTTAATCATGACTTCAATAAAGGCTTTATTAATCATGTCCATTTCTGGTTGAAGTTCAGAATATGTATAATCCATCTCTTCACCAGCAATTATAGGTTGTGAATCCTTCAGATCTTCTGGGCATGTCCAATCTAATGTAATGTTCGTAAAAGGCGTTTGCGTCTGTCCAGAAATAAATACACCACCATCTTTATTCATAAAAATTGCTGTGCCATCAGCTACATTTGGACACCAAACCATATCATCATAATTAATACGTGATATCTGCTTTGGTGAAACACCATTCACACCTGTTAAACTTACATAAGTAACATATTTACCAGATTTACATTTTTTTAACTTCTTACTTACGACATGACCTGACAAAACAGCAATATGTGCCAGCTGTTCAAAAATCAATTCGTTATCAACTTGTAACAAATGTCTTGACTCATCACCATCATGAAGTTCCCAAACATGTAGAAATAAATCTGCCTGACATTTATTTAATTTATAAAACTCTTTGTTAATTTCATACTTTGATTTTACTAAATTAACAATTTTTTTAGCTGAATCTCCATAGAAATTCCAAACATGCATTTTTGATCCGAAATCTTTTGAGACTTTTTCAGTTTTTGTAAAAGATAAACCTAAATTGTTAAATATCAACTCTGGATCTATACCACTTTCTTTTAGACCTTGAAGCCTCTTTTCTGATTTTAAGTATCTAACTTTATGCACATTTTCTTTTCTAAAATCTAAATTGCCATCTGTATAAATCATTGCGGCTAAAGTAATTTCATCATTAGAAAAATTTGCCTTTGTATTAATATCAACTGCTTTGAATTCAGTCGGAAATTTCCAATACTTATTAGAAACATCTGATTCAATTTCTTCAGCATGAACAATTTCTGCATCAAAAACATTTTTATTGGTTTTTGATACTAAAGTTCTATGAGTTGGCGTAACTGTTTGCTCGTAACCATACTGTGTATTAATAAACGAAATTAATGAACCTTTAAATTTCTTTCTACAAACACCGTTTACCTTGCACGTATTTAACGAACCGTTTTTCCAAGTATAAATAACGTCATACTCTGATAACTCATCAATAGATTTCCAACCGTCAATCGACAAGACTTTAGTTGTATTCGGAACACAACCCCATCTTGAAGGTACGTTCACATTAAATACAAATTCCTGAATAGCATCATAAACCTGTTTGTACGTTAATTTGTCATTACGAACATATGGCGCAAGATATGTATCGAAGCTACTAAAGGCCTGTGCACCTGCATTTTCATTTTGAAGACAATTTTTCACTAATATACCATTGTCTAATACAAAACCATGAAAATCGTTTTGAACAGTACCACAATATACATCTTTTGTTTCATTAATAATTTTCTTTGATAATAGTTTCATTCTCTTACCTCTTATGCTGCCAAAGTACCAACAACTCTATTATGAATTGCAGGATAATTCTTCTTTAACTTATCTAATTTTGGTAACCTGTTAATTACTTTAATATTGTTTGTATCAAAGTACTTAAATCGTACTTCCTTAATATCCCAATCTTTAACATGATAACCTTTATCGACTAACCAAGTAAGAAACTTGCTACAAACAGTTGTCATTGCTTTTAGTCTGTTTTCTGGTGTGTTTGCTTTAGCTGCGTTTCTTTTTTGTATATTAGATTGCTGAAACGGATGCACTCCTTTTTCTAATTGAACTTTAGCTACATGCTTACCTAAAGTTAAACCATCCGAACACACCCTTTTCATTTTTCGTTGAACAGGTGTTAAACCATCTGTTCCTATCTTATTTAATCCTTCAGAAATACGGCGTCCATTAACTACTTTCCAAACTTCACCATTCTCATCAATAGAATTCGTTAACTTCTTCATAAATTCACTTTGTCCAGCACGAATCTTTCCAAAAGTTGGAATACTCCATTCTTTATACAAAACACCTTTTGTTAAATTTGCTTTACCTTTTGGATCATAAAAATTTTTAGACCCGTTATTATAAACAAGATTTACATCAGCAATTTCAAAACCTAAATCTTTTAATTCAACATCAAATCTTTCTCTCCATACGTAAGCTATTTTATCACTCCTACGTACAAGTATTTTATGAAAATTTGTATATCTATGAGTGTTGTAAGTTTCTTTATTATCTCTTCCTAAAAATGTCACTTTTAAATTTAAACAATTTTTATCACAAATACTACCACTAATCAAGTTAATTTCTGCTGTCTTTAACTCTTCATTAGTTTTATAATAATTTAAAATCTCTCTTTTAAAACAATCTCTTCCATACTTTTTAATGGATTCTTCGATTAAAACCCCGCTCCCTAAATAATCATCATCAACCTCGAATGTAGAATGTGACCCATAATAATATTCGCCATTAACAAGATTTGTTACTTTATATGTAAAATACTTTCTTTCAGGCAAACTAGCAACATCATCTTCTTCAGTTAAATCTTGCGCTTCAACCCAACCTTTGTTCCATGTCCAAAATTTATGATCCAACGTACACCTGACTTTTTTATCACCTTCAAAGGTTAATTCAATTGTCTGGTCTACTGTACGGGTTTTATGAAAATTATTCATAATAGCAGGTTCTACCTGTCCTGTCTTATCATTATAAGATAAAACTTCAATTTCTTTTATACCTTGATCCATAATCTCTCTAAAAGAGATAGAAGAACCGTCAGATTTTTTAATTTTAGTATCGTCTGTAAAACAACCCCAAAAATTAATCATTTGCCCTAAAGCTGAAGCTAAATGTTTTGGTGGTTTACTTTCAACTTTACCTTTTACACCGTTAAAACCTTCCTGAAGCAATGAGCGTAAAGACCAACCAGTACAATAGTTTGCTAACATATCCAAATCGTGAATCTGTATATCACCGTTACGATGTGCTTCACCTGCTTCTTTAGGATACACATGACTCAACCAATAATTTGCTGTTACTTTACCAGAAGTATTTAGAATCATACCACCTAAAGAATACCCCTGATTAGCATTAGCATTAACTCGCCAATCTGAACGATCAAGATAATCATCAATTGACTGAACAGCATCAATCATTACATTATTATCTTTTCTCATATCGTTATGTTTTTCACGATACACAATAAAAGCACGTGCTGTTTTAGTGTAATTATTTTCATTCAACACTTTTTCAACAGCATCCTGAATTTCTTCAACAGTTGCTTTTTCTTTATTATCAAACATTTGAATTACTGAATTGGTTAAATCTAAAGCTTCATCATAACCAAACTCACCTGAAGATTCACCAGCTCTACGAATAGCTGATACAATCTTTTTCAAATTAAACTTTACTTCTTTTCCATCACGTTTTACTACTTGCTTCATTTTTTACTTACCTAACTGTTAAAGAAACTTAAAGGTTTTTCCAATCAACATTTGGTTTTTGAGTTTTTGGATCTACCACATATTTCATAAGGAATTAAATTATCAAATGTCTTTAAATAATCTTTGAATTCATTAAAAAAAAATAATTCAACCCTTCAGACCCAACATCTTCTTTCAGAAGTTTACTATCATTCAAATGATAACCTATTGAAACAATCTGACTTTTTACTAAAGATTTTGAACTCATCATTCACTACTTTTCTCTTCTTTTCTCAAATCAGCCAACTGTGCATTTGATAAAAAGACTTCTTTATTTAACATTTCTGGCTTTACAAGCTTGTCATTTTCCTCAATACACAAAAACTTTCCATCAGAATATTTAACATGAACAATCTGATTATCTAACAATGCTTCATAAATACTCCCATCAAGTAAAGCTTTGATATCCTTTGACATTGGAACTTTATCAATGTTCGAGAATACAACTTTATATTCATAAAGACAATCAGGACAAATTAAATTAATAGAATGGTCGTTAACAACTTCACAACTACTAAAACCAATTATGCAATCACATTCAGTACAATAAATCTTATCGTCTGTGATTGTAATCATTGTATCATCAGTATCTTCATCTACGTAATCAACGCTACCATCATCATTAACATAACGTGCTAATTTTTCACCATCATGATAAACGGAAAAGCCTTTGTTTTCAAACAGTTTATCAAACATATCGTCTTTATTCATTTAAACCTTAAACCTTACTTTCATATTTCTTTTTAAACAAACCACAATGACAAACACCATTTTGTTGAATCTCATTGTAGCATTTTTTGCTAATGCAAGCCATCTCTCGATCATCAGGACAACATGGACATCTAAATCCAACATCCAAAATGGTCTTTGCGTTCACTATCTTATCAACTTTATCAGAAATGTCAACATTTTTTAACACTGACAAACGAATTAAAGCATCTTTAAGCTTCTGTTTTTCCATTGTTATCATCACCACTTTTAAAAACAACTTTTGAAATATCATTATTCTTGCTAACAAGAATTTGTCTTGGGATTAATCCATATGCATTTGGATTATGTGTAATGACGTAAATGCTTGGAATTACTTCAGACCTTTCTTCTAACATTGTAACAACATGATTAATACCGGCAACATCAAGACTTTCAAAAATTTCATCAAGAATCAATATGTTTGTATCAAACATTGCTGTTGAACGTACTAGATCATAAATAGCAAACTGAATGCACAAATCCAACCTTTTACGTTCACCTTTTGACAACATTGATACTGATTTTACTAAACCGTTAGTATTTTCAATGATAATATCAATTTTATTTGACTCGACTGTAGGTACGGTCAACTTAATTGAACAACCTGAATACAACCTTGCTGAATAATATTGCAATACTTTATTTAAGTAGGCAATGTCTTTTCTCAAAAGATATGGTCTTAAGTTTCCTTTTGGACCTAAACTATCATAAAAGAATTGATATGCGCCACGTTCATCTTCAAGTTCAATTAAAGCTTTATTGTTATTTTGAATACTCTCTTTAATTGTTGTTATCTGTTGTTTGTATAAATTAATTTGATTGACGAAATTTTCCAAACGAACACTATGTGATGCAATATTGTCTTTTAAAACTTTAATGTTTTGATTTAATGCTATCACTCGATCTTTTACTGATTTATCTTTAAATGATAATTCTTGAATCTTCAATGAAATATTTGTGATTGCATTTCGCAACTCAATCAACTCTTCAGGTTCACCAATTGAAATTGTTGATATTTTACTGACAACATCTTTCTCTTTTGCTACAGCCTCTAATAAAGACTTTTTTGTTACCGTTAAATTACGCAACAACTCCATCTTTTTTTCTTCTGACAAAACAACCTTTTGCCCGCAAGTTGGACACACGTTATCTTTTGTTAAAAGATCGCCATATTGCTTGATATTGTTCTGTGCATTCTGGATGGTAAATTTCAGCTTTGATCCTTCAGAATACAAATTATCCAATTCTTTAACAGCTTTATTATGTTGTTCAGTTGCTTCAGATGCTAAAACATTCTTTTCATTCAACTCTTTAGACAAATTATCAATCTCATCTTTGCTATCACCTAAAGCAATTAATTGATTTAACTCTGACTCTAAAACTACTACTTCGTTATCAGAAAAGGTTTTTTCTTTTTCTGACATATAATCTTTTGACAATCTATCAACAAAATCAGAAATAGCTGTCAATTGACCTTCACTATTTGCATTTGAAGCTTTTAAGTTTTCAATTTGTGAAATATACTGATTTAATGACGTTTTTGATTCTTCACGAAAATCTGACCAAACCTTATAATCACGTACTGATTCAAGTAAAGCAATGCGATCTTTAGGTGTTAATTCAGAAAACCTGTTTGAAATATCACCTGCCATAATAATTGTTGATTTCAATAAAGCAGGACTAATCTTAATAATCTGATTAACTCTATCCTGTGTATCTTTTATACGATGTGCTGACAATGATTGACCATCAACATCCAAAAACAAATTATTTTTATATTGTGAATGTTTTCTTGTACGCATTACTTTTACAATGTGATCATCACTATTAATTGTAACCTCAACAAAACAATCTTTTTTTGTTTTCAAGTTTACAACATCATCTTCACTGTCAACACCATTTACTGTATTGCCAGTTAAGCACCAAATAATGCTATCACAAAATAGAGTTGATTTTCCACTACCGTTTGAATCAGACGCACTATCATCTTTATTTGCGCCTTTAACAACCCATAAACCTTCTTTGATTTGAAAGTCAAACTTTTTAAAGGAACGGAAATTCTCGCCCTTAACTGATACGATCTGCAACATTTAGAAATTCTTTAGATAAAAATGTTTGTTAATTTAAAGTACTATGAAAATCATCAAATTCTTTTTGATTGGAATTAAACTTTTTGAAATCTTCTTCAGTAAAATCTTCATCAAGTTTACCAAACTTTTCAAAAAACATTTTATAGATTTCAAATTCCCAATCATCCATTGAAGACTCATGTGCCTTAACATCATCTAAAGAATCATAATATAAAGCACGATTATAGAATGCATAAAGATCAGCGGCATCTTCTAATCCTAAATACGTTGCCAATTTTTCCACATATGGATAAATGCCTAAATCATTTTCATAAAGATCGGAATCTTCATAAAGATTTTTTGCTAAAGTCTTTGTATATTCTGTCATCGTGCTTTCCTAAAAACTACAAATAAAGAACCTTAAAGTTTTAGTTTTTAATGTCAACTTTGTCGATCAATGTGAAACGTTGAACACCGCCGATCGCTTTAGATTCAAAATCACACATACGACGGACATAACATTCACTTGTTTCAAGATTTCTATACACTACACACAATTCTTTTGAATCATGATCCGTCGCAACTTCAACAACACCATAAACGCCGCCTTTAAAATGGCGATAAACTTCACCTTTAGTAACCATTAAAACCATCCATTTAGTTTAGCTTCTTTAACCCAATTTATTGAATCGTCAATTGAACGCCAAATGACATATTCAAAACCCAACTTTGTTACAGAATCTTCAAACTGTTTCTGATATTCACTTTGTTTACCTTTATCAGTCTTCATTTCCACAAAAACTGTACGTGAATTAGGTAATAACAAAATCAAATCAGAAACACCGTGCAACGTACCTTCTGCAACCTGAATACGCGCTTCTATTTTACTTCTTTTACCACCATTAGGAACAGCGAAAACCAAACCACCACATTGACGAAGTTCCAACCTTAAATAATTAACAACTTGTCTTTGTATCTTTGATTCTTCATGCTTCATTCTTTTGGTTCCTGACCGTAAAAGAAACCATCAACCTTTTCAGCAATCTCACTAACAATTTCGTCAACTTCTTTATCGTCTTCTGAAACTTTTGTTCTTTCTTGCTGACTTTTTACTTCTTCACACATTTCTTCACCAACAAAACTACTATAAAACAAAAAGAACTTTAAGTCAAGCGTGTAATAACAGGTGAATATGGTAACGCCATCATTGTTTTCATTTCAAGCTTGTTTAAAAGCGTTAAAGCACCGCCTGTATCAGCTACTGCTGATTCTTCCAACAACTTTTTCAATTCTTCTTTTTTGTTTTCACCATATGGACATTTGCGAAAATCCATCAAATTAAGATTTTTAGTCAAAACGTCAATACAATCTTTTGTAAACTTCTGAATGCTACGTTTTGATCTTGAATCTTCCCATGTTTCAGCTAAACTAATCAACTTATCATAAACATTGTTGCTATCAGGATCTATACCTAACTCATGTGCTTTATTAACAAATTTAATAATTGATGCTTCACCGAAACCTTTAACAACATTAGGAATTTCATCAGATGGGTCACCCATTAACGCTTTATATAAAATAAACCATTCAGGATAAACCTTACATTTTTCCAAAAAGTTTAATGACGTAATTACATCACCATGCATTGCACGTAAAATTTTAATCCCAGGAATCAAGTTCACCAATTGCAAATAATCTTTATCATCAGACATTGCTGTACATAACCAACCTTGTTCAGTTAAATGTTTACATGTATGATAAACCAAATCATCACCTTCGACATTTTCCTGAATAATTGTTCTAATCTTTAATTTAGGCAACAAGTATCGCAATGTCTTAAAAGTAAACTCCTGTGTACTTTTTTGCGACCAACCCCATTTATCTGTTGCTACATATGACGCATATTCAGGGCTATCAGGATTACTTCTTCTGGATGACTTATATGATGGAAACAATTGTTTACGATATGCTGGATAGCTATCCATACAACAAATAACTTTACTATAATAATCACTATCAAGCGCATTATTTAATGCTTTTAACACACCAAACACACCACCAACTTTTACCTTGTCTTTATTTCTCAACTCGCTCATTTGTGGAACTGATAAATAACGATGCACTTGATATGATAAATCTACAATTAAAGCTCTTTTATTTTCATTTGACATATCGACAATTTTCCCTAAACAAATCGCATACTACTTCATATTTAAATTCAGTATAACCAAAAGCATCCTGTGCCAACTCTAACATGAAAGTTTCACCAAACTTTTTCTTGTAAATTTTATATGCATCATACGGAATGTGAATTAAAATCTCTTCTTCATAAATTTTAAATCTCTTTTCTGATGGAAGGTGCGAAAATTTACATGGATCAATTAAAACATTTTTTCTGTAGAAATTTCTATTCAACACCAACTCTTCAAAACAACTAATGTACATTTTATTTATAAAATAATTTTTTATTTTTTTAAACATCAATGTCTAACCTTTCCTAAAATAGTTAACCCAACCTGACGATATTTTTTCTTCTTTTCTTCACTGCAATCTTGGCTGTCAATAAACTCTTTTAAAACATCTTCTTCAGATTCCAAAATAATATCTTCTGAATCACGCTTCCTTGATGAAATTTTTATACGTTCAACATCGAATTCAACTTCAACGCCTAAAAATTTATTTTTAATATCTTCTAATGTAACATCTTCTTCGCATAAAGAGTAATCACTTGCTAAAGATAGTTTAACATAATTATTTGGTTTCAATTCTTTAACAATTTCACCAATTGGCATCATATCGTCAATCTTAACCCAATCAGGAACATCTAAAGCAATTCTTTTAACTTTATCCGTTTCGGTATCATAAACAATAACGCCTCTAGTTAACGCTGAACGTGGTTCATTAAACGAAAATACTTGAGGTGAACCAGGAAACACAAAATTCTTTCCTAACTTTTGAGGCAAATGATAGTGATGACCGATCACCTTTTTAAATTTGCTAAACACATTTGTATCGTTTCCCGATTGATCAACAATAGTATCACTATACTTTGCACCTAAAAAATCAAGATGCGCTATAACAACCTTCTTTTCTTTATTTTCAACTTTTGATACAAAAGATGATACACGTGAATTTTCCATCACATACGGAATATAAACAATATTGTTTTCAGCATCTTCTTCCATTTGTTCATGCAAAACAATGTTTGGATAATACTTGAACGGGCGCAATGAATTTGATGACATATTATTATCAGATAATTGATCATGGTTTCCAACAATAATATTAAACTTTTTGCCAATTTCTTGACATGCTAGATCAATTTCATGAATCCCTTCTACAACTGCATCTAATACGATTGTATCTACAGTTGACCACGTATGAAATACGTCACCGCCGCAACAAACAACATCAGGCTTTTCTTTTCTAATTACTTTTGCTATTTCTTTACACGTGTTAATCTGTTCCTGCAAGCGAACTGTATATCCAAATTCTACAGGATGGCTGAATTGATGATAATGATGAAAATGTAAATCACCAAATGTCAAAATTTTCATATAAAACTCACACTATTATTGATTATTGTAAATTAATTCGATTTCATCTTTTGTATAACCACGATGTAACAACTCATCGTATGATACCTTTTCAGACGTACCATCCTCATATGTCACATCCATTAAACCATATAAAGGTTCATAACGAACGCCTGGTTCATGTGCGAATTGATATTTACGAATATTGTCTTTTGCCCATGCTGAACAATATACATAACGTACGCCACCTGTTTTAGGTGCAAGATGAAAACGTGAAGACAAACGACCTGTTTTTGTTGCACCAACTAATTTAAATACAGCAATAAATTTATCTAGCGGACGATCATTCTTTTCATCATATGAAACTTTATAGTACATATTATTTAACTGATTAAAACCAGATGTCTTAATCAAGTTTTCACAGAATGTACATGCTTCTTTAAACTTTTCGACATTATTTACTGTAATCAATTCACCATTATTGTCACAATAAACCTTCTCACCTTCTTTAGCTGTTTCAAACTCTTTAATTGAATTCTTTAACTGTTTCTGAATCTCTTTCAATGTGTCTGCATCTGCTGACGGATATCCAGAATCTGTAGATGTTAAAGACTTTAACCCAAAATATTCTTTTCTAAATAAAACAGCTGCATTATGAGATTGAGCACCTGATGTATTTGTATTAAATACAAATACACTTGCTTCTTTTTCAGGTAATTCTTTTCGCCTATCTTCAACAAAACGTTTAACAGTAGGCAAATCAACTAATTGTTTTCTCAAATTAATTAAGCCATTATTAACCCACTTATATAATTTTGTTTCTGTTTCAGGATGCACTGAAAAACCATGCACTTCACCTAAAGAAAACATAACAATCGCAATGTTCTGTTCTTTTTCAACAAGCAACATAGGTTTGCCTTCCATTTTCTTTTGGAAATACTCATCTAGCAAATCTGTTGTAATAGCATCTGCTGCTGAATATGGACCTAACAACTTTAAAGGTACACGATCGAAACGCATATTCGAACCTTTACCTAAACGAGGTGAAGAATGAAATGCTGATTTCCATTTGTTTTCAACACCTAAAAGATCCACTGACAACACTTCAAGATTAAGCTTTTGCCCTAAATTTTGCCCCATAACAGCAACTGCTTGACCAAAAGTATCTGCTTTAACTCGAAGATTGCGCAAACCAATACACATATTTGCACACCAACCAATGTCAAACTTTACATTGTGGCCAACTACAGGAATTTTAGACAACACACGGTCTAATAAATAATAAAAATCATGTAACTTTTTTGGATACTCTTTATCATTAATCAAGAATGTTAAACGTTTAACAGCCTCTTCAATTAACACTTTATATTCTGCGTGTGCTTTTTGCTTTTCTACAATTGCTTTTTTTACAGTTCTTTTAAAAACTTTTATCAAATCCGGCAACGAATCCATAATGAAGTATTCATCATCATTTAATACCTCTTTATATGGCAAACCTTCAATCCTCGGATAAACGTCCTTATAAAAATGTTCCAACTTTTTAGCAAGCTCAATATACTCTTCGTTTGTGATATTATTTTCATCAACAAAAATATGAGCAAACAACCACTTTAGCAATGTCTTTTTACGAGGATGCATAATCTTTTCAGGATGATACATCGCACATGAAAAAGCATGTTTTGTAATACGATCCGAAACAGATATAGCTACAAGTTTTGCCCACGGTTCAGACCATTCTGAACTATTGGTTTCATAGTCAAACCCAATACAATCAATCTTTTTATTGTCATACAACACTTCAAGTTTACGTAGATATCCAGAAAATGTATCAATATCTACATAACTAGCATTATCAATAGATGTAACTTCATATTGTGTTGAATAAATCTGATCAATAGCTGAAATAAAACGATTTCGTTCAGTCAACCCCAATGAATACTCTAATGGGCTAACAGTTTCAATTGTTAAAACTTTTGTTCCAACAAAATCTATTTCTTTAGCTTTATCTAAACAGCTTTCAGGTTCATAAAACCCAAACTCATGCAACACTCTTGCTGATTCTTTTCCTAAAATAATCAATGACTTAAAATCATTACGCATCAATAAAGCTATCAACCTGTTTTTAAAATCTGCTTTATCACGCTCATTAAGGACGATTTGGCCTTTTGATTTTGGCTTTTCGCCAGGCAAACGATAAACTTCCAGATTGCCTTCAGAATCAAAAACTGCTGTATTCTTAATATACATTGCGCAAACAGAATTGTTTGTAAAACCACGCCCATAAATATCTTTTAAAATACCACGAGCTGCTTTTGATACAAACGATTTTCCCTTTTTTGCATCATCAAAATCAAATTTATCAAAAATAACAAGAACACTTGGATCTTTTGAAATCAGATCAGGCAAAACTAGATTAGACATTTATCACCATTTAAATTGATGTTTTATTTCCATACAAAACTTTTGTACACTTTATCAATTGTTTTGAAATTGTTTGTTCGTCAATAAAATGATTCTTTACGGACTTTTTAGATGCCCGTTTTACACCTACTGATTCAGACATCTCAATAGGTGTAACACCACTTTCGATGTTTGTCACGCATTTTCGATCCATGTCTGCTTTTGCCAAATCATCATACAAGCCAACAATTGTTGTTGAACCATTTGATACTAATGCAAATTTTAAACCATAATCGGAATGATCGACAAGCATCATTTCAGCTGATGACGAAACAACATGCCCTAAATCATTTTTATTAATTGAATTCTTTACAACACTTTTAGTCAATTTTAAACACCTGTACTTCCAAAACCATCAGTGCCACGATCAGTCTTAAATTTATCAAACTCTTCATCAGAAACTTCAACAAACTTAAATTTGTCAACGTTGTTAATAACACCTTGCGCAATACGCATTCCAGCACCAACAACAAAATCAGTGTCACTTGAATTGTAGATACAAACCTTCACTTCGCCCAAATAATCACTATCGATAACCGCAACACAATTCATCAAGTTAATACCTAACTTTGCAGCCAAACCTGAACGCGGATAAATAAACCACGCCGTATCAGGTGAATACATCCTCACACCTGTAGAAAGCAATTCTCTTTTACCACCCTTAATTGTTGCTTCAACTGATGAATTTAAATCAAAACCAATTGCACCAGATGTAGCATATTTTAGTTTTTCACCTTTAAAATGTGGTAAATAATTTACATAAACTATGTACTCTTTAGACATTTAGCATTATCCTTTCGAAATCTTCAAAAAGATTATCAAATCTTCCATATAAAGTCAAGACTTAAATTAAATCAATGTCTGACGAATAGTTACGTATATTCTTTTCATCATAAAAATTAATCAATTGTCTTGTTTCACGCTTAAGCAAATACTCTTTAAACTGTTTTCGATTTGCTTGCGAAGTAGGGAACCTTTTTGCCCTTTTAGCTGTTGTTACGAAACCTACTGAATTTACAACAATAACACCATAATAATTGTATTTTGAACTTTCTAAATAATCTAAAACTTGCTGTAGCATATATTCAGGCACACCAAAGAAGAAATAATCAGGTACCATACCTTCTAGCTTTAGATATTTTTCATGCTTTTCTTTATCAAAATCAGCCAAAAAATCGTTATAGCTAATTTTAGTTTCAACTTCTATAATAGGATTAGCTTCTAAATTAGATATTACAATATCACAATAATGTACTTCTGTTGCTGCTAAATCATAGTGCTTTTCAAAAACATATTTCTTCATTATAGCGACTTTCAACTCATCAGCCGAAATTCGCCAAAACATAGGTTCTTTAGGGAAAAGCTCTAATTGATATGCCATTATCAACAACCAAACTTGTCTTTAAAATCAGCAACTTTCATCAAGTCACAATTTTTTGTATAATCCCAAACCTTTTCACCAAAATCAGTCACCCAAATGAAATGTTTGTAAGGCGCATTTTTCATCACCTTTCCTAATTGCTCCCTAAACTGTACAGTATTAATAGGTTTTGCACTTGCTGATACATAATTGAGAGTACCTTTATATACGTTATCTACAAAACGTGTTTTATACACATCAAAACCTAAAAGATAAATATCTTCAAACTCAACACACGAGGCCGCTAAAAAAGCTGCTGTAGCCCCTGACGACCAACCTTTATTTAACGTAATACGGTTGCCTTCTTGATCTACAAGAAAAACACCCAATTTGCTTTCACTTTTATCTTTATGAATATGACACCCTTCATAATTGGCATCTAAAATTTCTTTAGTCATTGCATCATCTAATGACACTAAAACATCAGGATAAAAATCTCGGTACAAAGCATTACATCCATAAATAATGCCTTGTTCTCTTAAGAAATTAAGATTTACAGGCTTTCTTGATTCACCGTTTCCGATAATAAAAGCCGTTTTCTTTCCATAAAAACCCATTAGACTTAACCATTAAAAAAGTACCCGATGTTTAGAACAACATCGGGTACCTCTCGAATATTTACAAACTATCAGACTTCTAGTTTCTTGCTGACTTTAAAACGAACACGTTTATGTTCAGGAACCATAATCTTTTCACCAGTGCGTGGATTACGGGACTGACGTGCTTTAACAGTCTGCACTTCAAATTTACCAAAACCTAGAAAATTGACTTCTTCGCCAGCTTTCAAAGTTTCAATCAACGTGCTCAACATAGCTTCGACAACTTCTGCACCTTTCGCTTTAGTCAATTCAGTCTTTTCCGCAATTTTTGTAGCAAATTCAGATTTAATCATAGATATAGTCTCCGATATAGTTTAACTTAAGACAATTTCTTCAATCGCCCTATAATCAGCATATTTACATAAAATAATTTAAAAGTCAACAACTTTTTTGCAAAAATGAATAAAAATTAGCACTTAAACAAAAAAAGGCTACAAAAAGTAGCCTTTTCGTGTTGTTTTTAACTTTTAAGTTTAAAGTTTATGCAAACAAATCATCTAACGCTGAATTTGAATCTTCTTCATCAGATTCATCTGATTTGTCTTCATTTTCAACTTTATTGTTTTCATCTTCAGCTGATGTTTCTTCTGGTTTATCAGACTCTTCAGCATTTTCTGAATCAGATGATGTTTCTGATTCAGTATCACCCTCAACAGGGACTTCATCAGCAACATGTTCATCATCAAAAGAATCAAACCAACTATAAAATGATTTTCTAGCTTCGGCAATGTCTGGCTCATTTAAAGCGGCAATCGCTTTTGATAAAATCTCATCTTTCTCACATTTCTCTAGAATACGATCAAAAGCGCCAATACCTTTATTCTTTACAGCTTTTTCTTCAGACTCTTCATCTTCAGAAACGCTATCTTCTTCAGAATCATCAACATTTGTAACATCTAAAGTCGCATCTAAATTTGTCGCTGGTTCATCTGAATGTTCTTCAGCATTGTTTACATTAACAACAGCTGATGCTTCATCTTCATTAGCAACAGACGAATTCTCTACATTATTTTCACCATCTTCCTTCATAGAAACAGATTCTTTAATCTTTTCTTTTTCAGGATTTGGCACTAACTCTTTATGAATTTCTCTTTCCGGATTAAATCCATTAAGATAATTTAACTTCTTGATGTCATCTTTTGATAAAACACGTGAAAGAAAATCAGAAATACCGTCATGAACATCCACTTCTTCATCTTTCATAACAGCTTTCTTTTCTTCTTCATCTTTATATAAAGGATCTTTCTTTAAAGCTTCTGTTAACTTAAATTTGATCCATTCACCTGCAACATCTTTTTTAACTTCAGACATATTACCACCTAAATAGAAATTAAAAACAACTGAATTAAGAACAAACCGTTAATTGTCTAAATGTTGCAATAAATTAAAAGTGCTTTCCCACAATCCTTTATACGGATGAATGACATCTTTTAACCATGGTTTTCTACTACCAACAAAATGTATTACTACAGGATTCTTGCACTCTTCATAATAAGTTTCTTGCGAACAACTAACAGGTACAAATTGTTTATTGAAAAAAGGATGATATAAATTATATCTAAAAGGTAAATATTTTGGTCTGAATACAAAATTCAACATATCTTGATCACCTGATATTGTTTTATTTCCAAACCGTTGATAAAAATATTCTATCTTTTCATAAAATTCATCTAGATCATTTCTTGCAAAATCTAGATTCATCAAAAGAACACCGGCGTTGATATACCTATTAATATCCCAAAACTGCATTTTCTTTTCAGCTGCAGCATCCTCTACACCTTTAACGTATTCAAAACTTCCAATGCTCTCATTGAATATATTACTGATGTCACTAACAACTAAAGTATCAGAATCAATATAAACAGCTTTCTTTACCTCTTCTATCAATTCTGATGCAAAATGTCTAAAGTATGTTGCGACACTTAAGTGGTTAAATATTTTTCGTGACTCAAGAAAATGATATTTTGTTTTCGGAACATTAACTATATGTATCTTACAATCATGAACTTTTCTTAACTCATTAAAATCTTTTTCTGTAATTGTATCTGAATTTGTTAATAAATAAAAACTGACTGATTCTTTTGTGTTGTTCAATAATGACAACATGGATGTTTTCGTATAGTTTAGAAAATTATCATCAAGTGAATACAATACGTTCAACGTTTCAATTTCCATTTTAAAAAGTTTTCGATACCATCATTAAAAGACACTTTTGGCGAATAACCTAATAATTCTTTTGCTTTATCACAATTACTAACTGTCTTTTCTACGTCACCTGGCTGCATTGCGACATTCACAATATCCGGAATTTCACCCAACTTGCAAGCAATAACTCGAATCATTTCAGTAATGCTAACAGGGTTTCCACCACCTAAATTAAATATATCATATACATTTTGATTATATACAGTATAATTTATTGCTGATAAAATACCACTTACAATATCGTCTATATATGTATAATCACGTACATTATGACCATCACCAAACACACTAATAACTTCTTTATTTAGAATCTTATCAGTGAATTTATGTATAGCTAAATCTGGCCTTTGATCTGGTCCATAAACGGTAAAAAATCGAAGACATGATACATTCATATTAAATAATTTATGATATGTAAAAAGCATTTCTTCACCAGCAAGTTTTGTTGCTGCATACGGTGAAATTGGTTTTAAATCAGCAATATCCTCTTTAAATTCCAACTCTTTACAATTTCCATAAACAGACGATGATGACGCGAACACGATGTTTTTGCAACCGTGTTTTAACATCACATTCAATAAATGATTAGTCCCCAAAACATTGTTTCTATAATATTCTTCAGGATCATTAATGCTAGGCCTTACACCTGCATGTGCTGCTAGATGAACAACAACATCAAAACTATACTTATCAAATAATGAATTCAAGCGTTCGTCAAAAACATCACAACGTTCAAATATACCATTTTTACTTAAGAAATTCTCTACTCTAGTTTCTTTAACTTCTTTAGAATACAAACTTCCAACAAAACTATCTATGCCTACAACTTTATGTTTATTGATACACAAACGATTAAATAAATGTGACCCAATAAAACCTGCTGCGCCTGTTACTAGAATGTTCATTATGCCAAACCTTTAGCAAACCACGAATGCGTCGATCTTGAAGACATTTTAAAACTATTCACAGTTTTTGTTGTAACAATACCCGCAACATCTGCTAAATATGCGGTGCTTGTAATTGCTGATGTGTTTGTAAATACTGATTCATCTGATAATAAAGGTGTAACAACTAACGTATAATTTGTATTTTTAAAAGCCTTTTTCATTGTTACAGTAACTAAACCAAATACACCATTACCATTAACAAAACCACCTTGTTCAAGAATACCGTTGTTCCACAAAACATACCAATTACCAACACCGTCTGACCATGACTCGGTAACAGCTGGAACTTGTGAAGCATACATTAACTTCTCTTCACCTGTTGCTGTCTTTACATATGTAATCTTTGTTTTTGTGTCGTATACTAAACTACCCTCTTGATATAAAGATAGTTTAGGATCAGTTAACTTATGACAGAAACGATATTCAGAATTTGGTAAACGTTCAATCTGATAAAGTGTTGCTTCCAATTTCGTCTGTAACTTATCAGACATAACATTCATTAAATCTAAATCAGCTTTATTATTTAAAGCCTGTAAAACTTTACCATTAAATGTTTCGTTTGCCATTGTTTTACCTGTTAAACTAATTTTATTTCTTTCATCACATCTTCAACGGATTCTAAAGATAATTCTTTATCTCTTTCTTTATACATATAATCACGCAAGCGATCAATTAAACCTGCATCACGCAATTTCTTAAAAACAATATTTTCAGTTGAAAATTCACCACCATTTTTCAAACCTGATTTGCGCATATCAAAAAGATGCTTATAAACCTTTAAAGCGCTTTTCATGTTTCCTGATTCATTAATCAAACTCGATATATCAACATGATACTTATCAAATTTATTTTGAACAACAGTCGTATTTATTTGCACCTTTTCTTTCGAAGGTATTTGCACCCATTTATTATTTAATACTGAATATATACCATTATAAACACCAGGTGTTCTTGAATCTTCAATGTACAATTCAATAGGATGCCCTTTGATTTTGATATCGTGTTGCTGGAAAAAGATTTTACGTTTTGCATCAAAATAACTTTTAATAAAGAAATCGTTTGTTTTGGCGGTTTCAATCTTTTCAATATCTGCAACAATATGAATATCTACATCAGACAATTCTGTATAATTATAGGAAGCATTTGAACCAACAAGTTCAATATCTAAAATTGGTAACTTGAACTCATCATCTTCAATCTCTTTTACAAACTCTTTAACGATATTTAAAATTGATTCACGTACTTCTGGAATCATCCTCATATCTTCAAACAAATCAACATTAAGCTCATCACGAAAATATGGATTTGTCTGTTCATCTTCTTTAAAGATATTCTTTAATTTTACTAAACTTTCAGTATTAAATGTTTTAACACCTGAAGAGTTTTTAACCTCTGCACTTCCATCTGATAGAAAACACTGAATAACACCCAACTCACCATTTGGGCATAATACGAAATCATTAACATCAATTAAAGTTTCTTTTTCTTCTACCATTGTAATGCTCACAAATATTTAAAAATTAAACCGTCTCGAATAATCTCCGCGATCTCTTCTTTTTTAAAGAACTCACCAGAAACATACCTGTCATAAAAACTTCTACCAACACTATTTAAGGAAATCTCAACACAATTATCTAAAACATCATCTGTAATTTCATTCCCACATTTATCAACAAGCGAACAACACAATGTATCTTCATCTTCTACAATAGAATAATTTTCCCACGAATCTGGAGAATATTTTAACAATTCCCACAGTACTACAAATTTATTCATGAATATTAAATATTCTATAAAATCTTTTTCACTCGACATGAGGCACACTATTTGACTTGCATTAGTTAAGCAAGTAGAACATCAATGAAGAACGCCTTAAAACACAATTATTGCTCTTTTAGCCGTTTGCAAGCATTTACAGCTGACTTTAAAACCTTAACATCTGGATTCATATTTGCTGCAAACACTAACATTTTGATTGCTGATTCATAATCAACTTTTCTTAACAAATCGTTTGCTAATTTAGTACCCGAAGTATATACATCTTCAATCTTCTGATTGTCATGAATACCTAATAAACTTCTTAACTTTCCTTGTTTAACTTCAAGTAAAAACTGTTGCTTTGCGCTTTCGTATAAATCAATCATATTAACCCTCAACTTTTGGATTTGTTCTACTCTTAATTGTTTGCTCATCTATTGCTTCAGGGAACGGCGTTTCAATCGGCACTGTTTCTTTTATCTCATATTTCAATGAATTTTCTTTAGCAGCTCTTGCGGCATCTGCTAACGCTTTCTGCTTTTCATCAAATTTACTTATTTGTAAAGACGCTGCATCAAGTTGTGGCAACGCTGCTGTGCGAATATTATCCATAATCATTTCAAGCGGTGGTGTACCTGTCAAAACAGCTTTCACCGTCGAAATTGTTGTCATTGCTTGATCTACTGAATCACCTAATTCTTTCAATGTATCAACAGTATCAGCCAAACTTTCAAATGAATTTATTGTATTTTTGATTTGTTCAATCTGATCCAAAATTTCATCAGGAATTGCTGGTATTAAAGCTTTAGCATTAAAATCGGCAAACAAGCCAGCGCCAGAACCTTTAGCTAAATCATTTTCTTTGATTGGTGACTCAACATCCATTTTCTTTTTATCAATATCCTCAAGAGAACCGTTTTTCTTTAAAGCTTTCGCTTTTTCACGTGCTGCTTTAATTGCATCAAGGTTTGCATCAATAACCTCTCTAACTTCTTTTAACTGCTTCTTGATATTTTTAGGATCTAATGTTTCTTTAATGTCACGAATCTTTTTAATCAACTCATAGTTTTGCATATAAAACTGAACAATAACAGCCGCTAACCCTGTAATGATATTCAAAATATCCTGTAAAGGCGATGCAACAACACCAACAATAGGCATACTTGCAATGCTATCAATTGTTGATTTTACAGTACCTATTGTTGTCTTCACTGTATCTACTGTTGACTGTGCCGACTCTAAAACACCTACAAAAGGCTGCAATGATCCCATTACTTGTTGAACTGGCATTAAAGATGCTACTAAAGGCTTTACTTCTTCTAAAGCACCTAAAACTTCCTGCAAACGTTCATCCATTGTAGGTGTACCAATTTTATGATACTTCAATCTTTCTTTTGCTGGAAGGTCTTGCCACTGCTTTTTAGTTATCTGTTTAACTTCAACCCTATCAACTACAGGATAAGGTTCTACGGCGTCAAACAAATTATACCTAACTGAATCCTGTAAACTTCCTTTACTGTCAACTGTAGTTGTTCGATAGGATTTAGTTTCGCTGAAAAATTTAAAAGTTGTTCTAAATCTTTTTATTGAATCGCACCCATCTTCATCATAATTACTTTTCGTATCTACAATTGTAGGTGCTGAATTGTTTCCTCTATACTCATATTTTAATACAGTATTTGCAATATCATCATCACATGACGATATAGTAAAAACAGGTGTTCCAGTTGCTAATTTTGTAAATCCAATAAAATACCTATTTGGTACAAACCAATTTTTATCATATTGTTTATTGTTTACAACACCTAAATTATGTTTATGTTTTTTATCTTTTGACACAACCTCTAAACTGTATGAATTTCCATCAACAGTAACATTTCTATACAAACCGTATAAATCTGCTAAACTTTCTTTACGATTTATAAATTTGTATGCTAAAAATTTTTTATCCTTACTTGAAGCACCATACTTTTCTATCTTTTTCTTTGCTTCTTCATATTTAGGTCTTTCTTTTTCATATGATGTTTTTTGATCATAAAATTTTGTATCCACATCATAAAGATTTGATACACCTGATTGAACATTGCTTCTACTACCATTAAAATCGGTTAATTTATCAGGTGATTCATTTTTCAATTCAGCAACCCAAATCAACGGTGACGAACATTTTGTTAAATACAAACAATCATCTTTAAATTCTGATTCGAATTGTTTATACTCCTGTTTCTTTTTTTCAACAATTGCTGTATCAGTATTTGGCGTAACATGTTTCGTATCTGTAAATAAAACATTATACAATGACAAATAATTTGAATATAAATCTAATTTTGTTTTTAAATTTAACAATTTATTATGATATTCATTTACTGCATCATTATATTTTTTTCTTGCAGCATCTTTTTGTGTTTGTGTTGATTTTTCATCATTTAACACATCTTGCATTTCATTAAATGCATCAAGGTTGTTTGACTTGTCTACAGAATCCAAATAACTTGAACTATTTGTTAAATGCTCAATTAAATAATCTTTTGATGAAAGAAACTGTGAATTCCACTCAAGTAATGTTTTTCCACGAACATCTTTTTTATTCACAATATTATTTCGATTAGATACGTAATTACTTTCAAGATCTCCACCTTGTTCAAAAATCTCTTTATAATTTGCTATTTGCGCTTCTAACTCTTTATATTCGTCATTTCTTCTATAGATTTCTAAAACATATACACCCTCAACAGGAAATGGACGTAAATAGTAATAATACCCATCAATAACAGTTAAATCTGAATTCGCTTTGTCAAAATCACCGCTTTTTTCATAAATTGGAAATTTATACTTTCCATCAGTGTCTATAGCACCATTTATATCTTTAACAAATTCGCCATACACTTCTTCATCTACAGATGTGTACTCTAAATCACTTTTCTCTTCATAATACGGCAGATTGGTTATTTCTGAAACATTGGCCATTTTAAAACATCTCAATAATCTAAATCAGGTGCTGTTGGATCATCTACAACCGGCTTCGGACAAATTACTTCTGGATAATCACCTTGAATACCTGTTGCAATAGACGAAAAGCTACTTCCACCTTTCAAACTTCCTTGAAAACTTCCTCGAACACTTGCTGCACTTGCTGACAAGTTTATTGTTGTAACAGAATATGTATCTAGTGAAGCAGCATGTACAGGTGCGTTTGTTGTAATATCATCTGATGTAATATTTATGTCACCAGCTTGCATAAACAAACCTTTACAATATAAATGCAAATTTCCATCTAATTTAATTTTGACATCACCAGACTGTGAAATTTGAATTTCACTTTTCATCAAAATCTTTAACAAATTATTAACGAGATCCATACTTAACCGGTTTCCATTTGCATCTTTAAAACCATATGCATTCGGATAACCGCTAGAAATATCTGAATCAGTAACTGTCTGTATTTGAGTATATACAGTTGAATATTGATCTGGACACATTCTAACAGATACAAAAGAACCTTCAACAGGTACAGCTAAAGTCCCTAATCCGTTTCCACTACCAAACATACCTGTTTTTTCAGGCACTGACCACGGAATATCTTTATTTTCTAAATTTGATGGGTGTTGAGGCAACTTTACGCGGACCCGTTGCATACGTGATGGATCTTTATTATCTACAACTACCCCAACATATATTTTATCTGTTTGTGATATTGGCTCTTTTAATAACATTAGTGTTGCCCCAAAACATTCTGATCAAACTGTGAATTTGAAAAAGGCTGTTCACCTGTTGTAGCATCAAATACAGGTACAGATATACCTTGACGCACTAAAGTGATTTGTTGAACTGGTGAATCTAAAGAATCAATCAAAAAACCAACGCCTGAAACAATATAGTTTCCTGAATACAACATTGCATCTTCTTTACCATCAACTCTAAACAAAAATTCAACACAATCTCCTACATCAATATCAACACAATATTGATCAATACAAGTAACAACAGTTGACCATAACGCTAACCCACGTTTATTTTGAACTTCTGCACGTTTATAATTTGGATGGACATTCTCTGATGACAACCCACTTGATATCCAGCTCTGATTCTGACCAACTTTTGAAATATTCAATGACTGAACGTTCGTCTGAAATTCACGTGGATACAAAATTCTATTTTTTACATTATCCGTATCAAAAAACGTTAAATTATTTCCATACCCGAATCTAAAATTGTTTATAGCTGATTCCATTGTATATGTTACATTTGTAACAGGTTGACTTCCTGCTTTTAAATCATTCAAAACGTCATTTGATTCAGCAAAAACATATTTTGATTTTTGTTGTACACGACTAACTAAATTCTTAAAATTTAAAACACCAGTCTTGCTTACCCACCATGCATAAACTGAAAATCTATTTGCCCATGCATGTAAACACATTTCTCGCATAAAGTTTAAACGATTACCTTCAACAGTAAACCAAACCATTGAATCATTTGTCTGATCTGAATCAAAACCTAGATTTGTTCTATCTGCGATACGGTTAAACGCGCATTCAGAAGTCATATTATATGCTTCATCTTCAAGCTTCGACAAATACCACAACGCTTCATGATACCCAACAATCTGATATTCTAAAGTACCACCTAAAGGTGATGACATTGCTTGATAATGAAATACTCTAAAGTTACAAACTTTAATATTACTACCTTTACGCAATTCAATGCGAATTGCTGATCCGTCTGTAACAGGATGGCTCTTTAAAAAATCATCACGTAAACCAACATGCATTTCTAATTTTGGGAATTCGTTACTGATTGATTCTTCAATAAATATTTTATAAACTACTGAATTTACATCATCAAGTAGAATTCCATTAATATATACTGAAATAGAAACGATATTGTTTGCCATATCAACCACCTGTTGTCACACAAAAAGAACTTTAAAATCGAGCACTACGGTTCTTTAAATATCTGCGTATAACATTAATAGGTATCACAAAATGTCTACGAAATTTGAAACTCTTTTTGGTATTAAAGAAGCTGTCTCTCAAGAAGATATTGATGACTTGAAAAACTTTCGTGGTGAAAAACACAAACTGTTTCAAATTTTAAACAGACGTTTTGAATATACACATAAAGATATTAATAGCAAGGAATTTAATGTACTCCAAGACATTTTATACAACGTCTGCAAATACGTTGATCCCTCAAATCGTGAAAAGTTACTCAAAACTGAAGATCCTTTAAAACCTTTTCAACATCAACACATTCTAAACTTATATCATAAACTTGTTGACGATGGTAACTCTTCACTTGCTGCTAATTTGGCACTTTTGGATCAAGAAAAAGCTGAATGGCTAGAGCATCAGCTAAAAGAATTATATGCACATAACCAGCAAGAAGTTGCTGATTCTTTATCATATGATCTATATGACATGATCTTTTCAGATAATAAACATGTTACAAAAATTGATGAACCTTTTGCATTTGTTAAAAATAAACAGCTTTTAGACTTTTTTAACAAGTTAAACTTTAATCCTGAATTGCAAACAGCTTTTCTGTTACTGTCAGACGACGACAAATACAGCTGCTACAAACAATTTCTTAAACACGTTAACGATTTGTATAAAAATAAAGAATCACAAAACAATGAGGAAGATATTGATGCACTTTTGCAGAGTTTTAAACACTTCCATGATGATAACAAACTAAAACCTGTATTTCGTGATGAAAGTGGGGAAAATGAAATTTATAAAAATATTTCTAAAAATTTTTATAACGAACTCTCGACTGACTTCAGTCGCGAACAGTTTCTCAAGCTATCCGATGACATGCGAATAGATATTGCCCTTCTACCAACTTCTATTGCTAGAAATCTTCTTGATAATACAGCAAAAAACGAAAAGCTATTTAGAGTGTTAATGATTATGGAAGACTATGTTCGTCATAAAGATTCATCAAAAAGCATTCTCGAAAAACTTCCTGAAAAATATTATCATATATTTGCTACAAATAAAGATTTTCGTAAAGACTACATTGACAACCTTTTTGGCAATACTGAAGTTAAAGAAGCTGCTGAAACAAAAAAATCTATTGATGCTCAAGTCAAAAAGCAAAAAGAAGATGAATTGAAAAAGATTGATCAAGACAATCGCAATGCATTACGTAAAGCATCTGACGAATATGCAAAACAACAATATTCTGATCAAAATAGCAATGAAACACAAGGACAGCCTAAAGGCATCGAAAAACTCCAAGACATTGATTCACATGTTGATGGTTTTCTTAATGCCTATTATGAACGTGACAAAAATATACGTAAATTTGTTATCTCAATTCCTACAAACGACATTTTAGATATTTGTGAATTGTGCAATAATAACATTTCAAAAATTTTTACAACATTAACAACATTGTTTAAACAAAATGTTCTACCATCAAAATTACTACAATTACCTGAAGACATTCAACAATTCAGTTTTGATAATATATTCACAATTAAATACATTATTGAATGTATAAAACAACAAGAAGCTTATGGGATTCCTTCAACAGGAAACTCCCCAAATGTTAACAAATTTGTTAATCGTTACATTCAACTTTATAAAAGCAACGATCAGACTCTTGCTGATAAATATGCTGTAATGTCAGCTGAAGATAAACTTACGCTTGAAGCTTTCATTCGTGATTATTCAAAAAGTCAAAAATTAGGTTCAGAAATTATTCGTTTCTTAAATTCAGATCAAGAAAAACGTGATACTTTTGAATTTGATGATACACCAACTGTTTCTAAAACAATAAAGCAGGATGATCAAAACAACGACGTAACTCATTTTGATAATTCATCAGATGCGAAATTGCTAGATTTAGCCAATGCATATAATAATGAATTATCTGAACTAATTACAATTGCTCAAGAAACGGACAAACTTAAATTTATTTATAAACGTACTAATAAATCGTCAAACATCAACGAATATTTTGACTCAATACTTGCATTTTTAAACAGTATTCCTTCGGAAGAATCTACAGAATTCTTCAACACACTAACAAACAAAGCTGATGAATCTAGATTTTACAAAGCTATACTATTTTTAATTTTAAAAGATTCAAAAGAACGAGCCTTCGTTTTGCATAACTGTACAAATGAAGATGCTGAATATTTATGCAAGCTTCAACCTCAAGAAGAAAATAAAAACGTATTAGAAACAATCAATAACACTATTGATGAAGTTATAAAAGAAAATGAGGGCAAAATCGATTTCTCATTTAAAATTTCTTCTGATGATTCAAACAAACTTAAACCTGTTGAAAAACAAACTAACATAACAAATTATATTAAAAATATTGATTATACATCAACAAAAAACACAAACAATGAACTTAAAACTGAAATTTCTATAGCAAAAAGATATTTTCCTGACGACATATTAGAATTTGATTCTGATGAAGTTCGACTTTTTAAAACAACTTTAGATGATAGAATTCAAATATCAGAATTACACCTAGGACAACCTTCCGTCTTTTTTGACACAGTAATTGATAGAATCAATAAAAAATTAAAACACTATAAATTTATAAAAGGGTCGATTGATACTTCAAAGAAAAATGAACTAGACTCTTTCAAATCAAACATATTAAAAGTAAAAGAAGCATTAGAAACAGCTCAATCAAAAATTGATGAAATAAACAAATTACGCCTTCAATCAAAAACAACTAATACAAATGAAAGTGATAAAATAGCTGAACTTTCTAATGAGATTTACAACATAACCAGTAACATTGCAAATGTTTTAGGTGACAGTTCACAATATAACAAGGATAATGCTAAAGTTAATATTGAATCTTGGAATAAGATTGGTGGTATGATTTCAAAATTCAAGACTTTAATCAATAAAGATAGTAATATTGTTGATTTTCGAAACTTGACCTCTTTACAAAAAGATATTCTTGATACAACACCAGAAAATGCACATCAAAATGATTTTCGTCAAGCAATTGACGAATGTGATAAATTTTATAAGCTTGCTGATTCTGGCTTCTTAAATTCTACAGGCGTAAACTATCTTAACGTTCTGATTAAAATTAACACATTACTAAATGATATTGAGCAATACATAAATGATGTCAATAGAAAACGTATTGAACAATACAAATTAGACGTCATTGACTATAAACAAAATAACAATAATATTGTATCTTTTGATAGTTTTAAAAAGTCTAAAAATAAACCACAAATGCCAAAATTGATTAACGTTACTGAATTGCAAAACAAACTATCAAAAAGTTTTTCTAAAGTAGAAGACATAATCAATCAATACGTATCCAGTGATAATCTTAAAAACTACAAAGAACAATATGTTACTACATTTGATAACAATCTTCAAAAATTAATTGATACTAATGTGAAAATAATAACAGACGACTACACCATAAAAATTACCGATATTGGTCATGCTAGTAATGCTGTATCGAATATTAATGTTCAAAATGTTCTAAAAGATTTAAACAAACAATACAAAGAAAATACAAACAAATTACATGATGAACTCGTAGAAGAAATTAATAATATACAAACAACACTATCAAATGAAAATATTCACAATTTTGATGATAAACTCCAATCATTAAAAATTAACCCTGCGAACAACATTACGCTATCAAATAGAGTTGACTTGCGAGCTGGTAAAATCGACGCCTTCATTAAACAAGAAGTTGTATTTCTTCAAAGCTTTGCACTGTTTTATTCTAATAAAGTATTTCCAGCAAATAATGTTTGATGAAGTGAATTGTCTTGATTGCCCAGCTTTTAAATTATGCGCATCACAACTATACAAAATTGTAGATGCACATAGAATAATTGGCGGCCCAAAATTGACATTAGAAATTTATTGCGCATTAATGAATGAGCTTATTAAAAAGACAGAAGAAAACGGTGACGAAAAATAATTCGTCACCGTTTGTATTTTAACACAACTCACCAATTATTTTGTTGTTTCTTCAACCGTTTCATCTGTTTCTTCACAGTTCATGATTAGAAACACTTCAAAAATAACAGGGGACTCTTTATACCACTCATCTTTTGATTCAGGGTATGTGCGCAAATATTGTGTATACTGTAACAATAGTTTGTAAACTGATTCGTCATCCGTTGTTTCTATACCTAATTCTTTTTGGTTGCGATAACGGTCAATCCTATTCTGTGCACTCTTCATTAAAGAATCACGTTCAGCACGTTTCTGTGCCTTCAATTCATCAACAGTAGGTTCAGGTGGAATATACGGTTTAGGTTCGTCACCAATAACCCAAAAACGTTTTAATGTTGGGTAATCAACTTCTTTTTCAACTTCTTCACCTGTTTCAGGATCTTGATAAATTTCTGTACGCTTACCAACAAACTCTTCACGTTTATCAATATCTTCTTCAAATGTTGTATTATGTGACTGTGCCCATTGACGAGCTTCGTTGAAATTTTCATCAAAAGTACCATCAATATACTCAATAACCTGATTATATTCAAATTCTGCCATGTTACACCTGAAAATAAAAATACTGATATTAGAACTTAAACATCACTTTTAAATTTAAAGAGTTCACATCGACATCAAACACAATGGCCACAACCCCCAAACGGCACCGGATAAATATTCAGCAAGATTTGTTGGACCAACAACTGACCAATATTTCTTAAACATCCAATTTTCACGTTCATATAGAGTCCAACATATTGCATAAATAGGACTGATACTTGCACCAATAACGATAATCCACATTGAAAAAACTGGATTAATGAAAACAGGCACTGTTGCTAATCCTAAAATATACAACAACACTAATGGCATTGTATAACGCAACCACATATAAACAAAATCATATGCAAAACCATATTTATGATTTTTAAACAACCAATCACAAGGTATATGATACCAACGTGCATTATATCGTTTAATTGTTGTTTCATCAACCTGACCTCGACCAATATCAAAGCATGCACCGAGCCCCCGTGCCCAAAACTGACAATATGTAAAAACAGCAAAAAATACCGCAAAAATTACATTATACCAAATTTCAGAAAATCTTGATAAATAGTATGCTAAAACAGATGTATACAATAAATATACTGTACATTGAACAGCACGATTATTACCTAACCAAGTGTTTTTATAACCACCACCAAACCAACGTCTCCACAAACAATTTACAACTACTGAAAGTATACATAACAAATAAAGCATGTCTCACCTATATTCTACAAACAACATAAAATAAGAACTTAAAACTCATACCTAATATAAACACACCCTGCCGTTCCATTTGAACCACTCGGAAAACCACCAGAACCACCTTTTCCGTACCCATTCCAAACTGATTCTCCTGGTGATCCATTTGAATACCAGCTACCGCCAACACCGCCTTGATTGCCCGTCTTATTTTCATTTCCACCGCTGGCAGTCCCGCCTGGAGCATTATAACTGTTGGCATTGCCAAGATTGTTATATTTTCCACCACCACCACCATTGGCTATCTGATTTTGAAACTTTGATTGGCCACCTGTCCCACCATTTGCAAATGAACCTGAACCACCACCAGCCCCAACAGTAAAAGAAACTGTGTGACCTTTAAGACTCTTTATTTCTTCAACAGTGTAATATTTTATTGAACACCCACCAGATGCGCCACCAGAACCTGTCCACCAAGCATCTTTAGAATATGCATTAGCACCGCCACCCCCACCTCCCCCACCAACAATGATAACTGTTAATGCAAACATTGAAGCAGGGAAAGTGATTGATCCGCTTGATGTAAAAGTGCGTTCAAAAACCTCTTTACCAAAAACTAAAGCGTTCCCTTTAAAAATCTTTTTAATGGAACGCCCCCCCCCCCTACGACAACTTTTAATTGTTTACGGTTACCTTTATATATTGACATTAAAACCTCCTAGTTTTAAATGCAAAAATTATCAACTACAAAATCACAAAACTGATCATGCAGTTGTTAATCTAAAGTAACCTACCACTCCAGGTTTACCAGGCTTCTTATAAACTCCGTTTCCACCTTTTCCATAACCGTTATAAAGAGATGCACCGCCAGCATCATATCCGGAAATTGTCACACCGTCAGATTTAACAGTTGCGCTTAAATATTGAATATTTACGGTTAACTTTCCACCATATACAGCAGGGTTTCGTTTTGCTAAATCTTTTCCACCCTCACCACCGTCAGCATTTATTAAAACATTATTGTTAAGAATTAAAGTACTTGTGCCACCTTTAGTTCCAACCGTCCATGTATCATTTCCATTTGTACCACCAGAACCGGCCGCACCAACTGTAACCGTATAAACACCTTTTTCTAATAATGCAACACCAACAAACGCTGCTCCGCTTGCTCCAGCACCACCAATAAACCTATGACCCGATCCATATGTACCACCGCAAGCACCACCACCAGCACCTACAATAGCAATTTCATAGTTTTGCTTATGTTCTAACGTAAACGTATATGTACCAGCAACATTTTGTTCAAAAATCACTTGACCAGCTGGTAATCGATTATCATAAACCTTTACATCACCTTTATAGCAAAAGCCTACTTCTGCATTATTTTTATTAACAATAGTTACTTTTTGTTTCCCAACATATAAAGACATTTTAAAAACTTTCTTTATTCAGGAATAAAATAAAACACATTTGCATTCGGACTTGCTGGCAATGCGGATACTACCTGAAACTTATTATTAACATAATTTGTTGTAGCAATTCTAGTATCGTTTGCTTCAACCCCTGGTGTAGCAGCATATGTATAAACACCGCCATTACGATCAGCACGTGCTGTTAAACCGCCAACAATACGCGTACCATCTGATTTATAAGTTGATGCACATACTTTTACATTAACACTACCGTCAGTGTAATACATATGCTCAATAAACCCTTGATCAGCACCATTTTTACCACGCACTAAACCCAATAATGTTTGTTGCTTGCTTTCAGGATTTGTTGTTGTTCCTTCGTATGCTGTATTTTGAAACACCAATACAGGTCTTCCTTTTTTAATAAATGGATTCGCTGTAAAAGCTTTTGTACCATTAACAACCTCATCACCAACAGTATGCATTACATTTAGTGGAATCTGTTGACGCGTAACCAATGTTGTATCAAAAACAAACATATCTCTTGTATAGTTTTGAATTTCAGCATCGAAACCAGCACGAATATTGCTAAACACATCATAGTTTGACAACAATACTGAATCATTATATTCAACAGGAACATTTGTTAAAGTATCTGTTCCTGAATTACTATAATACTCATCATAACCAATTCCAGATATAATCTGCGGTCTTCCACTTGCTCTTGCATCATTCTTAATATAATATTTAATATAATAACGTGCTTTCGTTTTATCCGACAGATCTTCAATAAAACTTTTATCTACGCACAGCTTAAATGCAAATTTAGTAAACTCATTATACACTGATGCTGGATAAATCTTTGTTGTTGCATTGCGATCTGATTCACCCAAAATTGACGTCAAATCAATAAGAATCGTTGAATTATTCTTTTTAGGTTTCCAAACGAATTCATGTGCATTTGCGCTCAATTTCATCCAGTAATATGTTTTTCCATCAACTTCTGAATCTTCTACACCATTAATATCATAAATTGATTTGTTCAATTTTGTATCAATTTGACTTAATGCAGCAAAAACACTATTTACAGCAACTTCTTCACGCTTTAAACTTGGTACACCCATATAAAAATAAAGCATATGTTTAACAGCTGAAAAACCTATACTTCCATCAGTATTAAATTTTACATTATTCTGATATGATTCACCGTATACATTGTCTCCTTCACTGTTAGAAACAAGCATACCTTTCATTCTAGGAAGTCTGAAATAAGCTTGCTTTAAATCATCTGATTCATGCAAGAAATAAAACCAACCGTTACCTGTTGATTCATATTCAGTTGTAACAAGACGGCAAGCTTCTTGAGTTTCTACAATGATTCGTAAACCATCATACGTTTTGTAATGAACAATGCCATGGTCTTCACTCTTTTCAAGAATCTTTCTGAAAACCATTTCTTTCAATTCTTTTCCTGGAACATCTGTTATGATTTTTGTACCAGGATCGGCATTTGGATCATATACAGCCCCATCAATTTCGTAACCTTTTGAATTACAAAATTCGATTATTTTTTGTTTGGCTTCAATAGGATTCAACAACAATGAAACAACAGTGTTTTCAAATTGATTATCTGACCACTCAATAATCCATGTTGTTTGTTCAGACGCACCAACCTGATCTCCAATATTACCACCAGCAATTAATTTTCCAACAGGGTGTAATTGATTAACAAGATAATTATAGGCCCCTTGATAAATATCAGCTGACTTCATTGAAAACGAATTAGCTTCTGCCCAACCAGCAGACTCTAGTTTTCTGTCAGAAAAGATGTGTGTAAATAACGGTAGTGTCGCTAAACCAGTACCTTCAGATGAAACAACCTCAAAATCTTCTTTTAAAGCATTCCAAATGAAAACTGAATGATCACTATACTTTCCATCAATATACAACAAACCTTGATACGGTACAGTGTCATACATATAGTAGAAGTCATCATTTGCAAAAGTATGAATTTTTCCATCTTCTTCAGAAAAGAAAAGGTCGCCATTTTGGTATTTTGAAATAGTCTCTACAACTTCACCATCAACAAGTTTAAATTGACCTGTCGCTGCCAAACAATAAAGTTCAAAACTGTCGCCAACAAAGCGATAAATTTCATCCCCATATTTTGCACATTTCTTTGTATCAGACAAATGAACATAACCATTACTTTTTAATGTATAATAATACACCTTTTTAGTATCAGCAGCACCATCTGATGTGAATAAAGGTTCAAGTTTATAATACTGATCAGTAGCAGCTGGCAATTTGTCATGAATTCTTAAATAACATGTTTTACCTGAAGCTTCACCTGAAAACATTCTAGAATAATTTGAAGGCGTTTGATAAAAATTTGTTATGCCTTCACGTTCCAACTGGCAATATCCAATTTTAGATTGACCACCAGAAATGACCAACATTAAAGGAACTTTTTTCAACAATTTTGATTGATTGATTGTTAATTTGCAACCATTTCTATTGTAATCTTTTCCTTCAGTACTATTTACAATGTTCGATGCAACTGTAATCCACCCTGATTTTGATGGTTGCATTAACGATACATTAATATCTGTTGAGCTATCTTTTGAACAAGAAAAATAAAGAGCATCAAGTTTGCTAAATGCAGCATCCCAACCAATGCACTGGCCCCATGCACCAGAAATTGTTGCTAACCCATCTACGACATTTATTCTTGCGCCATCATACATTGCTACCCATTCTGAATAGAATGTATCACCTTTACTAGCAACTTCATTTTCATTCCACGATACATCTGCAAACGCTGAATGTTTTTCTTTAAAATCACCATTCAGTAAAAGGTTTTTAATACCTTTGAAAACCTTTTCTTTAACTGCATTTGAACCGTCATCTTTCATCAAATGAAATTTATCAGTAAACACTGACAAGCTGACGTGATCTAGATTGTAATTACAAGCACCTAAAGTATCTAGCACTGATTGTTGTAATTCTTTATCACCACCAAAATCAATGTTTGATAAATTCTTTTGTGCAATACCGGCACTAGTTAAATTTTCAGGGTCTACGTTTGGCCCATCAATATTGTTCAGGTCACGTTGCAGTAAATATTTTCTGCTACCACCTTTGCCATATAATGTATCATCAGAAACGTTTGCCATATCAATAGAAGCTACACCAATTTGTGTCTTAACTTCCATTTTTAAAGCATCAACATTTTCAAATGTTTTATAAGCTACACCACCGCCAGTTAACTCAAAATCATCTGTAGGAATAACATCAAAAGTTTCTGTCTTTAAGTTTTGCAAATTTCTAAATGCTAAACCACCACCAGAAATATCGACCTCTTCACTACCTACATGTTCGCGAAAAGCATCACTATCCCATGAAACAGCTGAAAAAGGAACATTTGCTAAAGTATATTTAGCAACACCTTTATTCAACATAATCTGTAAAGGCACATTTGTTAAATCTTTATCCGCAATATATGCTTTTGTTAACTGCGCTTTTATTTGATCGGCAGATTTTCTAACTTGCTGAACAGAACCAGTTAAATCTAATTTATATTCAAAAATTGTATTTGTTAAACTATTATCAGCGATACCACGTTTCATAATATCGAACTGATTGACGTTCGTCATATCAGCACGTGACGCTTCGTAGTTGTTCATATTACCGTCACTAACTACAACCGATTTATTTGTTGTATTGACAGTAATTTCACCTTCAAGGCCTGTTGTAAAACCATCGAATTCAGCTGCTGTACCTCTACGTCGCTGTATTGCTTTTACGTCAGTATCACTCATGTTAAACCCTTAAACTAAAATATAATAGTAAAGAACAAAATTTCAAAAGACTATTTCTTTTGAACGGTTTCTTTTTTCTTTTCTGCAATTTCTTCAGAATATGTACGCCCATGTGAAATCATATCTAAATGACACTGTTTACATAAAGCAATATGCGACCGTGTAACTTTCCACCCACGTGCCTTCATAACTTCAAGAATGTCTCTTTTAGGGACCCATGAACCTGTAACACGTATTGGCTCTGAATATTCGCCACAAGCAGAACACTTAAAAGACACATATAGATCAGCCATTTAAACACCTATTAGAAAACTAAACGAACAACACAATTAACAAGCTTTTCTTCATTATTTAAATTGTCTTCTAAAGCTTTTCCTATAATTTTTGCATTTAAAATCTTTTTAGAAGATGCAATTGCGACACCTTCTTTATTGTCACCAATAACAGAAGAATAATAAATATAATCATGCTTTTTAACACAACCAACAACCTTAACAGGAACTTGACCTACTAATGCTACAGGGTAACAAAATTCATTGTTATTCAAGCTATTCAAAACAACACCAGGTTTCGTAGAAATTACTGCTTCTGCTTCTTCTTCACTTCTTGCAATAGTAATGTCCTTTTCACCACCAAACTTTACAAGAGTACCAGGTTCAAGCTTCATATCTGATTCATACATTTCCGCCAAATCAGCCCAATATGTATACGATGCTGCGCCACGAAATAAGCCAGCTTGAATATTTTTATTAAAATAAACAGTATTAGCATGTGGAAAGCCAGATACAGCAGATCCACCTGTAATTTTTACAACAGATAATTTATCTAAAGTATTCTGAATAAAGTGATTTTTAACATTTGCTGATTCAGAAACAACACTGTTTCCTGATTTTGTAGCATCAATTACTAAATATTCACCAGATGAATATGTATTGTTTTTGTTGCTATTAATTGCACTGTCAGACCAGCTAACAACACCAATAGCACGGTTATTCATATACAAGCTAGTAATATTTTTGTTGTTACTATTTTGTGCTACTACACCACCGGTAAAACTTCCTGTTGTGTTAGCCTTTAAACTAATAGTTGGATTTTTTGTAAATACCTGTAAACTATCACTAAAAGCAGCAGACCCATCAGCTGTAAACACCTTTTTGCCACTAATCGTTTCAGTTCCAACAAAATGAACAAATTTATTAGAAGCACCATCTTCAAATTCACTACGAAGCTTTTTCATATCAGCTTTAACGCAGTTTACATCAAATGAATTACTACCGGAAGCAGATGTTACCTGAACAAAATAATCTAGATCACCATTGCTATTAATTTTAAAAAATGCAATTTTGGCAGCTTTTACTTCATATGCTTGTGATACAGTTGTTTCATATACTAAACCAGTTAAAGTATTGAAAATAAAGTATACTTCTGAAGAAGTTTTTGGATGTTCAATTGTATTTAAATCTTTATCATTAACAGTTTTAACACAATCAGCAGGTACTGTAATTAGATAAAAACGTTCGTCTTCATCTTCTTTTCCGAACTCAACACCACTAACTGCTAAAGTAACATACTCACCAGCATTCGTAACAATATTAGATTCATAAGGTTTTTCTAACGAATATCTTTCATTTCGATAAAAACCATCTGATTCTAAACCATTTGTTAAAGCTACAACCCTATCTTTCTCCAAACAAACAAGATAAGTATTTCCAGTACGTTTATAATATGCAAAACGCTTAAACTCCGCATCAGTAACGGATGCATCAAGTTCAGGCGCTTCATATAAACCACCCATACCTAAACGAGTTGTACTTTCATTTTTAGGAAGTATATATGCAAAATCTTCTGAATTTTTATTTGTCTTAAATGCAATAGCAGACAATCCTGTTTTATCATAGTTGTTTACTATATATGCATTAAAATAATCATTTAAATAATCTGAATGTTCATTATCAACAGTAGGTAATGAATAATTTTCTGTAGGGGCTACTAAAACATTCTCAATTAATGCTGAATTTGAAATTCTAAAGTTCAGATAAAAAGAAACCATATTGCCAACAGTATTTGAACTATCAGCATACTTTACAAATTCTGACCCCAAACTTCCAACTGCGAATAGAAAAGGCGTATTTAATGCTTCGCCACGTTCATTGTATCCTTGCAAATACAAACCAATACTTCCGCAAATCATACCGGAACTTGAAGTTCCACCAATAGAAGTATCTAGTGATACACGAAACTGTACAGTATTTGAATCTAACTGTACTTTTCTAACCATCGAGTTTATATTTTCTTGCTTTGAAATTGTATAGACAACATTGGCGGCTTCCATACTCTTCCAAGTCATTGCTTCTGTCATATCTAAATTAGCACGTGAGCAAATTTCAATACGTGCTAATTTAAAAATATAGGCATTAACAGTATTTTGTAATAAGGTAGATTCACCATCATTAGTTACAATTGAAGAATATGTATCCGCCATTTTATTAACCTAAAAACAAAAACCCACTTTAGTAAAGAACATACCAAGTGGGTTTAAGTTTGAATCCAAATTCGGAACATCAAGGAATCATATCAGCTGACAAATAATCATCATCTAAAACAGGACAATCTATCACATAAACATTTTTCGAAGTATCACTTGAAATTGTTACAACTTTTGATACAACTTTTGTGTTTTGCCATTCACCGCCAGCGATAATCTCCACTGTTTGACCTAACAGCCAAATATCATCATAGGTATTGGGCACTCCATTCAAATAAATCGGTTGTTTGTTGTCATTTATTCCATTTACTCTTGTTGTTACCTTTAAACGATACTTTCTTAAAGTCAAATCAAGATAATATGTTGAATCTACTAAAGCTTCTGTTCTAACTGTCTGGTTTTCAGTTGCTGCAATATATCTATCACCTACAGCAAACATAACCAAAGATTCACCATATTTTGAAACTATTGTTGAACCATCATCATATAAAATACCATTAACATTTACCTTGCATTCAGACGAAGGCGCGAAAACTGTCGTCTTTACGTCAACAAGTTTTAAGCTTAAAGTTTCTTCTATAGTTGCATTTTCATTGTTAAACATAGAAATGTCTAACACCAAATGTTTTGAATCTGATTTGCATCCCTTTTGTTCAGCATAAACATCTAAATCAACAGTATGGCCATCAACCATCTTAAATGGTAAAACAGTGCCAGAATCTACCTTTTTACCAGCAACATAGAGTGACAATTTATCAGACGTTCTTTTGTTTTCAGTTTCTACATTAATTTTTACAAAACAATCTTTTGTAAATTCTTTAAATTCAACAGGCAAACTATTTTCAGCAAAAGTTAAGTCCGTACTGATAGTATCACGATCATCTGTTTCTATAGTAACAGGAATTACAGTACCGTTTTCAGCAAACAATACATCACCTTGCTTAATGTCAAATATTTCTCCAGGTCTAATAAAATCAAGATTATTAACCAAAATTGCATATTTGGTTAACCCACCTTTATTTGTTGTATAGACCATATATTGCCAAATAACACCATTTTCGTCTTCAACAGGAACAATATACTTAAGCTTTTTAACATCTTCCAAGCGACCAATACTGCCATTTCTGACACGGTAAATATTTTCGGTCTGACTTTTATTCATAGATGTAACTTTTGACGTTGAATTCTTAAGTTCGACAGACAACATCCCTAATTCTTTAGTAGACCTAAAGAACAAGTTGCCTACATGCATTGACGCAGCAGCTACACCTAAATACAAGTCATTAAACTCAATAACATTGCAAATATTTTCTAAAACCCAAGGTGTTGATGCAAGCTCATAGAATTGATATCTAGCTTCAGCCTCAAAATCTTTTGCGTCAACCATTGAATTCGAGCTAACATTAAACCGGACATGATTTGTTGGGTAATAACCTTCAGGTGGATCAAAATTACGATAATACACCCATTCAGATTCTTTTGTTTGTGTAATCAAACCATAATCATATGCAACACGAGTTGTTAACGCATGCTGGAATGTCGAACATTTCAAAAAGGTATTATTATTGATTACTTCTTCGTCAATATTTTTATAATAAACGGAAATAAAATCACCTTTTCTTAAATTTTGTGAATGTTTTCCATCCCCGAAAATAACATACAAAAACACACCGTTACTTGTTTTTGCACGTCTAATTTCAGCAACACGATCCAAAGGACCATAATCTGATTTATTATTAACAAGCTTCCACTGAATACCATTAACAAACACAGCTAAAGAAGAAGTATCAATACTTTCAGGATTTGTAAACTTTTCAAATCTATAACCAGTTACAGGAATAACGTCTTCAACTGAAGTATCTTCTACCCACGTATCAACATAAACTTTTTTATAACCAATTTTATGTTCAGATTTATGTAGTTCAGTATATAATTTTTCATATGGCAAAAATTTATTCATCAACGGGAAATCTAAAGTTTCGTAACTAACAATCACTTTAGCACCTTTTGATAGCTTTACACCTTTTATACCATCACCAAACTGTAAATAATTTCTACCAGCCGTGTCTGTTGTCAACAATACAACATACGACTCTTCATTATATTTATCGAAACCATCAAAAATAACATCAAACCCATCACCGTCAACTTTTACGACCAATGAGATTGTATTTAACAAATCTTGATGTTTAAGATAAAACCTTTCTTCAGAACTTCCAGCAGCAATAAAATTATCAATATAAGATTTCCCAGCTTCAGAAGTTTTACCACCTCTTGAAAATTCACCGACAACTACAACATTTATTTCAATCCATGCTCCATCTTTGAATTGGTAATGTTTTAAATTACTTGAATCGTAATAAATTTCATTATTGAAATATGGAATAAAAATTTCTGAATTACCAGGTGTCCCATAAACCGTATAAACTGTATACCCATCTTTTGATTTAGTGTCTAATAAATGCACTAAATATTTTACAATACCGTTTTCTTCAACTCTGGTTGTTTCATAAACTTCATTCAAATCTGAAAAATAACGATCTATTCTTGACCAACCTGAAGCAATGTCATAAGTATAGTAATAATTGTAAACTATTAAATCTGTATTTTCTTCAGAAACAGAATCATATGCTGTAACACGCGTATATTGTTTTGTATATTTTGATTGTTCTGTTGTTCCAAAATATTGTTTCGGGCAAACCTGAACGATACCTAAAAAAGTATCAACTGACGTAACAATATATTCACTACGTACATAATCTTTATATGTATATGCTGAATCACCAACCATTGGGTTTGCGTTCAACAAAAACATTAAGTCATTTCCGTTTGAATATTCGTGACAAACATCTACTTCATATGTTTGTCTTTTTACTAATGAATAGTAAACACCATCCACCTTGCATAAAGGCCTTCCAGTCACATTTCTTGAAGGACTAACTGAATATGTTACGGAACCTATTGTTATTCGATTGTTTTTAGAATCAACCTTCTCAACAACACCTAAAACAACACTAGCATCTGCTATTTTATAAACAACCGAACCTACAACAGGGTTTGCTTCAAGCGTATATACAACCTGTAGTTTCTGATCTTTATTATAAAACGCATGAAATGTATTGCTAATTTTATTAATATCTTCTAAAGTGTCAGCTTTTGGTAACGTCAAAAAATCACCAATAAAAATACTTCTAAACCAAGCATCTTTAACCGCATATTTAATATCAGAATAACCAACAGAATCTTTTACAATTTCACCTGATTCATCTACAGTAAATTCATATTTATCTAGACCAGCAGCAAAATTATCATATACAAACCATTCATTATTAAATTTCCACAATGCATGATTTGTAGCAACTGGTTGAATTCCTGTATTTGTATAATAACCTTTAGGAATATAATTTAATGTTACGTTGTTAATATCTTTTTCTTCACTTGAACTATTAAAGAATGCTAGATAGTTATCACCAGATGCTTCTTTAATACTTAAGCGTTGTGATTTTTGTAACTCAACACGTCTATCTTTTACAAAATTTTCATTATCTATTACTTGATAAGTATAAGATAAACCTGTTTGTGTTTTTGCTTTTGAAATTGGGTCTGAAACAGGATCAGATGTCATTGCAAATACAAAATCATCAACAAACGAACATGTTCTGTACTCTTGCAATACAGTGATTGAAAAATCTTCTAAAGCTACATTTACCTTTGCTAAAGGTACTGAAACTGAAACTTCTAAATCGTCAACAAAATTGATTGAATTATATGTTTCATTATAATAATAACTAACATTTGTTTCAACAAAATCTTCTTGAACGCCTGTTGGAATATTCTCAACCAAATCAAGACTTTGAAAACCATGGTCGTCTTTAACTATTAAAAAATAATCTCCTGGACCATAATCTTCACTATTCAAATCTAATTTATCCGACGTTGAATTCCACTTCATTGAACCTTCAGTGCCGGTATAATGATTCGGATAAAAAGCTCTACTGCCGTAATTTAATGTTAATTTTGTACCATCAGTAACTATTTTAAATGGCTGCTTTAAATCTAAACAATCACCATAATCATCCGTTGAAACAGCAGTTGCTGCAATAAAACGATAGTCAATGAATTGTGCAAGCTGTTTTCTCTCATATGTTGCACCTAACTCATCAGGTGTAGCAAAATGTATGTAGTCATTAGTCCATAAAGCTTCATCAAGATTAATAACACGATCGTTAATATACCCCAAAAAGTTTATTGACTTCTTTGTTCCGCAACGTTTGTAAAAATTGATAACTTCACGAACAGCGCGTCTTTTGTTCAATTCAGAAACATTTGACATATCAAGACGCATGCCAAGCATGTCTAATGTTGGAATCAATAGATCGGGTTCAACTTCATTAACATTTCTAATATTTGTTAAACGTCGCAAACCATCTTGATAATAGTCAATGAAGAACATTTGAAATGTTCCCAAAATTTCCGGAAACGCCACAGTACTCCGTGTTCTACCATCAAGGTATGAAACTATATTTTTTGAATATGCTGGTGAAATATACCATTCGGATGAATCGAACTCTTTTCGACCAAAATCGGAAATAATCTTAACCGCAACATAAGATTTTTCCATATTTGTATCTTGAATTTCAGCTTCACCTGTATATGACACACCATTGTAAATACAAGAAGCATGCAACCTGCTACCATTGGTTACACCTGTAATATTTGACCATGGAACACCATTAGCAATCACTTCGCCAGTATTGCCAATAGAATATTCAAACAACTGTGCTACACCAGCACCTTCTACCGTAGAATAACTTAAATAATTACCTAAAAGATCAGGCCCTTGAAATCTTGTTTGGCCTGTTTTTGGTGCATATTCAAAATGCTCAAAATCTTCAGAAAAATAAAATATAGAAACTTTATCTGCTTCATTCAAATTTCTTTTAATGACTAAAGCACCTTGAGTGTTGCTGTTTCCAGTTGTAAATTCTCCGCCAGGAAACGATAATTCACTATACGGAATAATTTTATCGTTAACTAAAACAATAGTCTTTCCTTTTGATAATTTTGGCGTAACTGCAGAATAAAAATTCTTTCCGTTTTGCGACATAACGATCGTTGCTTTATTAGATGTATATTCCATAAAGTAACTATTGAATCTTTCTTCTTTTGCTTCAGGGTCATTTGTTATAAACTTAACGACATCACCTTCTGACCATGATACATAATCTTTCAATTCAGATGTACCTGGTTTTCTTTCACCTTTAATATGAAATCTGATTGAATGATCTGTTGCCGTATAACATGTTGGTTTTACGTAACTTCCATTAAGAAATACTGCAACATTATTCGTTGTAATCTTAAAAGGCTTTAAATTTACATCACTACCTGCAATATACCCATCATTTCTTAATACATATTTTCTGACAATATAATATTTCGATAGTGCAAATAACGTTAACAGTTGGCCTTCAATTGTTAATGCATTTAATGTAAAAGACGTACCATCATTAAAATTACAAATAGAATCATCTTGCCAAACAGAATCTTTAAATAAAATAAAATCGAGTGTTTGACTTGTAATGTTCAGATTATATTCTGAAGTAACGTCCCAATTTAATGAATGCATATCAATTTCCTAATCTAGCAGCAGACTCGTATTCAATATTCAACTTTGACAAATACAAAATTTCATCAACATTGGCTTCTATATCGTCAACTGGCAAATTCTTTATACAATAAACAACACCTTCAACATTCATAATTGTTGAATATAATGTTGAAACCCTTAAGCTTTGACCAATACGTCCTTGCGTTACAGCAAACATACTGGTAATAGCTTCTTCAACATTTGATTTTAACGTTGATACATCAGTTGAATTGCTATAAATAACTTTAACGTCGATATCGACACGTTTCAGTTTCAAATCTTTATATTCAACTTCTGTCGTGAAATGATTAATTTTCTTTAAGAATGCATAATCTCGAAGCTTCTGATAATCAGATAACTTTTCACCAATTGTTGTAACATAAATTACTTCATCAGCAGCTGGAGCTGATTTAAATTTAACAATTGCATTACCATCTTCATAATTTACTAAAGACGATTTTGATTTTGTTATTAGTGCAATTTTTCCAATTTTAACAGATTGTTCATCAGATGCACCAAAACGATCGAGAATAATCAAACGATATAATTTGAACAAATTCTGTTTTTTGGATGTTACTGGTGCACCATCCTTAATATAAGTAAACGTCTTTTCGTTTGCTGAAGTATCAAGACCCACCCAATCAGACCATGCAGAGACACCAGGTTCAGACAAACTAACAGCTTCAGTTAAGTGTTCCCATCTCGTATCATGCATTAACTCTTTAAAGTCCCATGCAATGTTTTCATTACTAGATTCGAAGTTTTCAAGTGGTAAATCTACAAGGTCTGTCCCATCTTCACCACCTCGCCAACCTAAAACAATAATTTTAGATGGGAAACAACGATCTTCCGCCGTTGAAAATGACGATGAAAAGAATCTGATACCAGCAATTGAAATTGGGCTATCAAAAGAAAAATCGATAATAATTGGATGTGAAGATGTAGGCGCTTGCGAAGATTGATAATATGTATTTGCATTCGACATTGATTCATCTTCAACACTATCTTTCTGAATCAATACATTACTAATATCACGTTCAATAAACTTCACTGTAACAATCTTGACACCAACATTTTCCAATGTTTCGTATTCAACACCATCTTCAGTAAAAGTTTGGATTTCACCTTTTACATAAATTGATGAATCTTTATTAAATGCTTGGTCTTCAACAAACTCAACATCTGATAATGTCGTTCCGTCTTTATTCAAGAATTCGAAGACATAAAATTTCCCATCAAATTCTTTTTCTAATTTATTTCCACCTAACCAACAATGAGGTGTACCGGATTCGTCAAATTTGCAACTTAAGAATGTTTCAAAAGTTTTCGTAATCTGTAATGAACTATCCAATGAATCAGTAGCAGGATCATCCCATGAAACAGTAATTGTTGTATTTGAGAAATTACCACCTGAAGATGTTGCTACATCAAATTCAGTTGTAACAATTTCAGTCTTATCATAAACAATACTTGTTCCTGTAATATACTGAATTGACAATACTTTTAATCTTGCATTTGAAACAGTTTTTACAACACTTCCATTTTTTGCTGTAACAACAACACCAATTTCCGACGTTGAATAACCGAACTCTTGACCAACACCTTTAAACTCAACATCTGTCAAAATACGTTTATCATTATAATCAAAAGTAAAAGTATATGTTGTTTTGTCAATTTCTTTAGTAAATGTTCTTGTGCCTAATTTACAATGTTTTTCATTATTACTATCAATGACACATTTCATTCCTTGCTGAAAATCAATGTTCAGATTTGTGTCACCAATACTACCTTGCATATTGAACTGAACAGTACATGTTGTATCAGTAGATACTGTTTCACCTGACGCTGTATCATCATCTTCAACTGTTACAATCTTTCCTAAACTTTTCTGAATTGTATAATCAGAAGCTTCAGAAAACATATAACCCATACCATTATAATCACGGAACGTTTCCGTATCACTCTTAACTTCCACTGAACCAGGGAACATTACAATAGAAGAAACGTTCTTCGTAAACTCTTTTGTTACACCGTCACCGGTTGTAAATACAACAGTGTTTACAGAAAAATCGTTTGTAATCGCCGTATAATATACACGATTCATCATTGAATTGTCTGCATAACCTTCTTTTTTCGCTTGTTCATATTCTCCCCAAAAGTTACAATCCTTATAGTTGCAATTGTAAATCATTTGGCCAATATAATCCGAACGTTTTACAGCCCTGTTATTTGAAGCGAATAGACGAGGTGACACATATTTTAAGGAAGAAGCTGACAATCTGTTTGAACCATCTGTAGCAGCTCCAATTTTAGCTCCAGACACCTGTAAAATTTCAGGTGCTTCAATGTTTTCTGATAGCAAGTTATCATTTATTGACAAATCTTGTGCGCCTGTAAAATTACCAGCAGCACCGACTGTAGTTGCGTACAATATTTGAACAATTGATCCTGCTGGCGGCAATGCACCATAAATACCATTACCAAACTGAATATAGCATGTGCCGTCAACATTTGTTCTTAACAAAACAACTTGAACACTATCGGTTGAGTTTTCTTCACCAACAGTATAATCCATAATTGTTTCATAATCAGTTTTCCACTCAACACCATTTACTAAAACTGTAACATAACTGATATCGACAGTGAAACTATCACCAAACAGAAACTTTTCATTCATCGCACCAGTTGTTGTATATTCTTTTTGCTTAATTTCACCTTGATACAAAGTCGTTTCAATTTGCGTGTAACTACTTGGAAAAGTTAACGTTTCACGGTTGTAAAATGGCAAATTATTAATAGTAAAACTGGTATGCTGTGGAATTGTAAAAGCTGGTAAATTTGGTGTCGAAGTAAAAGGCTGTCGTTCAAGAATTACATCAACTTTTGAACCAGTGTTGCCACGAATAATAACTCCCAACATTTCAGCAATTGAAAATATTGAATATTCTGAAAAAGCTGTCTTTAAAAACGAATTTGTAATCGCTGTCTGTAAACGATACATTAACATTGCAGCATAACCGGACAAACATTCAACAAAAATGTTTGCTGTCGAACCAGGGTATAAAGACCTGAACGTATCAGAATCTTCTAATAGGATTTCAGTTAATGCTGCTTTAAAAGTATCATAGTCAATTACTAAATTATTCTTTAATTCCATTACGACACCTGCTCAAGTACAGCGCTTAACTTCAACGCTTGATTCGTGCTTTTTTCTATAACGTGCAATGTTACAATATAGCAATGATTGGCGTAATCTGCTTCAACATCTACATCATATGGTCCCATTTCAATACGAGGCTCTAATTCAGGGATATTCGTATACAAAACGGTTTTTATGCTAGAAACTGTCGTTTCGTTCATTGGTTCAAATAATAAAGGTTGTAACAAACTGCCAAAACCTCTATTAAAGAATCTTGACCCCATATCTGTATAAAGAAGGTTAAGCAAGGATTCTCTAATAGCCGCATAACCAGATACACAGGCAGGGCCCTGCTCCCCGCCTGTTACATAATTCAGATTAAAATCACGATATTGATTTTGAACTTCGCCAGCCATTTTTCACCGCCATCTTCATTTCATAAAGAACAAAAAACAAGAATAGTGAAAAATGAAACCAATTTGTTTTTTTATCAACCAGTGATTTCGCTTAACTCGAATTCATTTGTAATTAAACAATCAGTAGTTAGAATCAACCCTGCAACTGCTGCTGCATCTTGCAAAGCTGTTGTAACAACTTTTGTTGGATCTACAATACCAGATTGCAACAAATTCATAAATGTTTCTGTATATGCATTAAAACCGTAATTGATATCTTTCTTTTTTAGAATTTCAGAAATAACATCTTCTACTTCTAAACCAGCATTTTTAAGCAATTGCGTAATAGGTGCACGTAAAGATTTACGAACAATAGAAACACCCAAATTTACTTCTTCATTGTCAAATTTCAACTCTTTTAGCTTTACACTTGCACGCAATAATGCTGTACCACCGCCAGGCAACATTCCGCCTTTCATTGCAGCCCGAACGGCACATAATGCATCATCAGCTCTATCCATCTTCTCTTGAGCTGCAATTTCTGATGAACTGCCAATCTTAATTGTAGCAACCCCTGAAGACATTGCAGCAATCCTACTTTTTAAAATCTCATTCAAATGTAAATCATCAGATAATTCAATTGTATGTTGCATTTCAGCGCAAGCCTCTTTTATGGCTTCTGCTTGCGTGTCAACACCTCGAACAATAGTTGATACTTTATCTGAACGAACATGTGCTAAAACACCTAAATCTGCTTCAGAAATTGTTTCCAATAAACGTCCTTGACTTTCAATGATTGGCGTTGCACCTGACATTAAAGCCAAATCTTCCAAAACTTCTTCTTTTCTGCTACCAACAAAAGGATTTTTAACACATAAAATTTGTGTGCCACGCGCTTTATTAGCAATCAACATCTGTAGTACACTATCAGACACGTCGTCGCAAACAATCATTAAAGGACATTTATTTGTATTACAATATGACAACAATTTAATAATGTAATTTATTGAATTGATTTTTCTATCAACAAGCAACAATCTTGCATTATCAAGTTCGCAACAAGAATTCACACTATCATTAATAAATGCTTTAGATAAAAAGCCTTTTTCTAAACGCATTCCTTTTGTTATATCTATACCAGAATCAATAGTTTTCGAATGCGTCAATACAATTGAGCCGTCTTTACCAACTTCTTCAACAGCTTTACGCAACAAACCACTAATTTCAATATCTCCATTAGATGACACCAATGCAATATTTTCTAATTCATCTAAATTATCAACAGGTGATGCAATACTTTCAAGATACTTTACAACAAACTCAACAGCTTTATCAATGCCACGCTTGATATTATTTGGATTATTGTCACCGGAAACAAATTTGTGACCATCATTAACAATTGCTTGTGTTAAGATAGTGCATGTAGTCGTTCCATCTCCGGCATCTGCTGCTGCCTTTTCTGATGCTTCTCTAATCAAAGTTGCACCCAAATTCTTTTCACGATCGCTAAACCTAATTGATCGTGCTACTGATACGCCATCTTTTGTTACATGGGGCCCCATATCCTTTTCAATAACAACTGTGCGACCTTTAGGGCCTAATGTAACCTTAACAGCATTTGCAAGTTCATTCAACCCTGCAATCAACTGTTTTCTTGCTTCTTCACCAAAAGATAACTTTTTACCTAAATTCATTACTCAATTCCTAATACATCAGTTTCACGAATCAAAATTAATTGTTTATCATCAGAATAAACAATTTTACCAGCTGCACGAGGATAAATTACAACATCATCAACTTTACAAGTTAAAGGAATTAAAGTACCTTGCGACAACAAACCATTACCTACAGCAACAACCTTACCAAATACAGGCAAATCTGTATTCATTGAAGATGTTAACTCAATACCGTCACATGTGAAACTTTTGTTTGGAATTGGCTCGACAAGAATTTTGTCGTATAAAGGACGCATCATAGAATAATCTCCGAATAGAAAATTTTAGTAAATAAAGAACCCGTCAAATTTTAGTCAACTTGACGGGCTTGACTTAAATCTTCTTGAATTCTTGAGGTCTTGTTGGAACAAAACCATTTCGTTGAATCGAAGGCTCTTTAATAACTGTCGTCTTAATAATTTCTTTTTCAACAGGCTCTTCTACATCGACCTCTACATCTTTAGAATCAGGTGAAAACACATAACGTTTCTTCACCTCTGATTTCCCATATCTAATCTTTCTTTCTGTTTCACCAAACAATTCATTTCGTTTTCTTTCATCAATATATTCAGGAAAACGATGATATGAATTACGAAAAGATGATTTTGTCATAATACGAAATTTGATATCAGGATACATATCACGATACCACTCAAACTTTTCTTTTACTTTACTTTTGTCATCTGTTGAATAAACAACACGTTTATTACCTAATAAACCCCTATTGACGATAACCATCCATTCACGGACATTTTCAGTCAACATAACTTTTTCTAAATGTTCTTTAATCTGATCTAAAACTTCCATGACAATCACCGTTCAACAATCAACAAACTCATTGTATAAAAATACTCTTTGTTATCAAGGTTAAAACTTAACTTTCCATTCATTGAATACGTTTTATCAGTTTCACGTTTTGGTTCTGGAACTTTACCTTGAACAACATTATCTTCTGCTGACATCAATGAAATAAAACTATCTTTCCACTCTTTACATACATCTTCAGAAAAGCTTTCAATTCCAAAATCTTTAATAGAATCTTCTGCTCTAATCAACTTTTTCTGTGCTGAAACTACTGCACTTGCCAAAGCAAGCACAGCTTCTGCTGATTTACTTGCCTCACTTTTTAATTTTTCTATGCCTTCATCATACTTTATTTCTAGATTCCTTAACGCAGTTTTTTTCTTTGTATCAAGTGCCGAAATCTTTTTTTTCAAACTTGAAGATTGATTAATCTTCACCTCTTTTTTAACACCTGTTTCTGGATCTTTTTTAATAATAGTTTTCTCTGTTGTTGAATATTGCTGATTAAGATCTTCTACATCTTTATCATATCTCGAATTAATCTCTTCAACAAATGTCTCATATTTTTGTTTAAATAATTTGAATTGTTGTAATGTATCATTAAAAAAGTGACCTGAATGATTTGAATCTGTATCAAAGTCGTTCTGTTTAACTTTATTTAAAGAATCTCTTACTTCTTCTGCAATTGGGTTTACATCGACAATCTCTACATCAGAATTGTTGAATTTTTTTGTAGGAACATCGGGGCCATATAAAAATTTTAAATTTACAAACCTGCTATCAATTTCGTCTTTTATTTTTTCACATTCATCTTCAATCTTCTTAATACTTACAGAATCAATAACAGGTTTTAACTTTAACTTCCAATTAACGTTAAACTTTTTGACATAACCTGACTGTTCGATTTCATTATCTTTATCAAAATGATTGAAATCTGCTCCTTTTAACTGTTGTGCAATATAATATAACACATTTGCAGATTCACCTTTTGAATTTAAACTACTATTTCCTTTTTCTTTATCTGCTTTTTTAATATTTTTTGAATTAAAGTTAAAATCAATAATAAAATCAACCTTTTCATCGACATTAAATTCATCGTTGAATTTAACTTTATATGGTTCAGAATATATCTTTTTAGAAAAGTCATCAATAATACTATCAACAAGTTTTCTCTTTAACTGCACGCGTTCCGATTCATCTAAATCATCGAATAAACTTAATTCACGTTTGAAATAATTCTTAAAAATATCTTCTGCATTTAAACCACAAAATGAAAAACTATACTTATTCAAGAAATTCATTAAATCATTCTTTAGCGATTTAATTGAATAGTTTCTAATAACCTCAAGTGTTAATGCATTAAAAATCGAACCAACCTGTTTTAAATCAGATGCTACAAATGAAAAATCACAACTATTAGAATTAAATTTGACTACATATGAATCATTTGGATATGTACCAACATCAGTAATTGTCAAAGTACCATCTGAAAACATTTTATAAAGAAAATCACTGCTAGCAGCATATTTAAACGAAACACCACTATTTAACTGATAACCATTTAAAAAATCAGAAACAACAGAATAACTAAAACAACTTTTTTTTGGGTTATTAACTTCACCCAATTTTAAAAGCATTCTCTTATTTTTACTTTTATTAATACGCTGAATGAGTTCATCAACATTTACTTTTATTGCATCTTGCAATTCACTAAAAACAGATGCAACTATTGCAAAACAATATACTGCTACACGTACTTTATCTTCATATGAAAAACCAGTTAAAGTTTTTAAATTAGCGGCAGATCTATAGTTTTTTGATAAAGAATCATCACCTAAAAACTCTTTAGACAATACATGAATCGCACCTTTATAATTACCAAAAGAAGTAATCTTAAAGATATCTTCTAAAGATTTTGCACCATCTAAAACATTCTGTAATGCTTGAATTTGTTTTTCTTCATAACTTCTATTGTCTTCAACTAATGCGTTATGATCATTTAAAACATTTGAAAAATCTTCGTATTGCAAATTCATTAACTTAACCCCAAATTAAATTTTGTTTCTGATATTTTGGCGCTTCATCTTTAAGATAATTATCAATTTTATCTAACTGTCTTTCCAAAGCTGACACATCAATATCAAAATCAGATTTTAACTTTACAGAAGTTCTAGACGTAATTACTGATTCTAATAACCTCTTGCATACAAATTTTGAAACCAAATCAACATGACTAGGTTCAATCATATTCCAACAATGAAAACCCAAACCATGTTCCATCATCAATTGGCCAATTGTAACTGGACCTATAACATCAACACATTCTTCTGTTCGATTGATAATATACGACGGCTCACCCGTTGTTAAATCAGTTGTTGTTGTGTATGCTAATTGCTTCAACGGGAAATCTGTTCTTGAAAACAAATTACCACTACCTGAATATGCTGCAAGCGGGTTTACTAAAGGTGTACCTAATAGATAATTGTCAAATGAATACAAACCTTGATATGACATACCAATTGACACATCAGCACGCACTACACCAATATAATATGCATATTGCTGGATTCTTTTAGGTAACATACCTATAGGTTGAGAAAAAGGTATAGATAGGTTTAACCCATCCATACCTGATAGCGTATGAAATGTTCGTTGAATAAAAGGGCACAACCTATAATAATCCATCAACCCTACATATTCAGCATCTTCCTTGATCTCTTTTTCTTTTTCACAAAGAAGCATAATAGGATTGCCTAAAGCTAATCTAATTGTTCTCTCAACAAAATCTAGCATTGACGGCACATTGTCAGCCATGATAAATCTTTCTTAAAAACAATTAGATTGCTTTAGACGAACTTTTATTATTTTTTGCCTTTATCAATAGCTGCACAAATTTCAGCTTTTGAATACGGTTTTGCGCCAGGCGTCAATACATACGTCCCATCTTTACCTAACTTTAAAGAACCGTCTTCGTTCAATTTAACCATAGATAATGCTTTTTCATATGTTAAACCTAATGTTTCTTTACTTTCTTTTTCAACAAAAGATGCAAACACACCACTCGTATGTGCTTCTTCAACAACCGGTTCTTCAACATCTTCTTTAACAACAGTCTCGACATTCTGTTGCGCTTTTGCTTCAGCTAAAACTTTGTCTGTATCGACACCTAATTTGCGTAATTCAGACATCAGTTGCAAATCATATTCATTTGTGAAACTATCTTCACTTTCATCTTTATATGTTGCTGACGGATAATCTTCACCAATACCAGCAGGAACAGGTGCACCTGAATTATTACCACTCATTGATTCAGGAATATAAACGGGTTTATTCGCTTCTTTTGCCATTTCAGCTTGATGTCGCAATTCTTCAGGAGAAATAGGATCCATATCTTGTGGCCTACGAACAAGCAAACCCTTTTCTACAAACTTCTCATAAACATTTACAGGAAACTGCATTGGCAAACCAGGCCGTTTAATCTGAATACCATTAACAACAACTGATTTACCGTTTTTTGGAAAATAAACTACCATTTAGATTACCCCATTAGTTAAATTTTCGATAACTTTAGAACATTAAATCAATAAAGTAAAAATTACTGTTGACATTTGTTTGAGAATACTGTAGCATAAAACAATTAAAGGATCTGTTAAAATCATGAAGCAAACTAAACTTGAACAAACTATTGCAAATGCATCATTTACTATAATGCTAATTTACTTTATTGGCTCATTGTTATTTGCAACTATTTATTCAACAAGCTTTTTGCGTGAATCTTTTCAATCTTTTATAACGCTTTTTACTATTGTTTCTTTTAATGTTTATCTTGATAAAAAGAAATTTGCAATAAATGTTTTTGACCGCATATTTGAGATTTTATTTGTTTCATCTACAATTTGCATAGTTGTTTATTGCCATGAAGCATCGATTGCTACTACGATCATGCTAACTCTATTTATTGTTTCTATCTTTTTGAACATTTTAAGAAGAAACTGAATCTTGATCAATGAACTGCTGCCACGACAAATATTTTTCAATATCTTCTTTATTGACTTGTTTTTCCGATTCAATCTGCTGAAAACTTTTCAAAATTGATTCTTTATTTTCATCAACTTCTTTTGCTAAATCTTTTACGTCACGATATGGACATGCCTTAAAACTATAGTCATATGTCCTACAAATAGAATTTGTAAAAGACATTACTATAAAATTTTTCACAACATCAGACATTGACCAACCTAAAATAGACAACGCTGCTGCAAGCAATAAAGCATTCTTATGATTTTTAAAATAGTTACTTAAATTATCAAGCAAACCTTCGTCTAAAAAATCAGATATATGAAAAACATCTTCGAATCTTTCCAAACCTTCCGCTTCTAATTTTCCTTTTAAAAACTTTTCAATACTTTCTAAATTGTCTAACTTTAAATCTGATAAAGTTAAACTGGCTTCAAAAGATTCTTCCATATATTGCAAAAAACATTCACGAAAAGTTTGCATGACACCACCTTTTATTGTTTAAACTAAAGAACAATAATTTGCTATAGTTTTAAACAATACGTTAATGAACCTGAATCATAAATCTTTCTAAACCCATTATTGAACATATTTTCAGATTCTGACAAACTTTCATCAAACGTTTCTAAAATATCTTTTAACTTTCCCTTTTGAAATTTAATTCGACTATATAGAAGTTTTTCATTATTTCGAAAATAGAAATATGAAGGCTCAACTTTTGTTTTCTGCTTTTCAAAACCTAACAATTCATACAAATGACCATTCGACCAACGTCTGTTTGCATACGACACTAAAACTGTACTCTTATTCATCATCTTCTTGAAACAACTCAACAATTTTGATGCAGCAAAACGAACTTGCAAATCTTTTTTAGTGCAAAATCTCAACAACTCATAATTATATTTTTTAGAAAACCTCGGCTTTCCAAAGGTCATTAATGATACTAATCCATCTTTATAAAACAAACCTAAATTAATTTCTGATACACAATCACCTTGCAGATGATTTTCTTCAAGAAACTTTTTCTTTAATGTTTTATCCACACTTTTTACAATACAATTTCTTGCATAAATAAAATTATCTTGAATAATTGCATTTCTAATTACAGACTTCCAAATAGCTTGCTTATTTAAATCCAACCATTCATTCTCAAAAATGTGAAAAAGTTTAATCCCTAACTCTTCACACATATCAGTTTTGATTTTATGATAATCTTTCATCATAATTTCACCACGCAATGATCTATCATCTTCGACAGTCGATACTGAATGAAACATCAAACCATCAAACTCTATTGCCAACTTCAAATCTGGCAAATAAATATCTAACTCTAAAGGTGAAATCACTTTTCTTGTATCACAAATCACATCACCCGCATATATTGATTTAATAAATTCATAAATCTGATTTTGCATTTGATGTTTTTCATGTTTATTTGGAACAACAATATCATTTCGCCGTTTAAAAGCATCCATTGACGATCTGTTCACGTTAAAATAACTCAACGCTTCTTCTATTTTAAAATAACCATCTTCTATAAAATTCTTTTCAACGAAATCTTTATTATAGTTTTCACGGTGCTGAACTCCTGTTAAAGAAAATTTATCAACACCATACCTTTCACGCATTACATCTTTTGCTTTTTTCTGAAACTCTTTCAGCTTAAAAACATTATCAACACCGTATTTCTTTTTAACAGTTTCAACAGCTTTATTTTTAATTTCAACAGATTCAAAAGGCGACTCTACACCAAAACGATTCTTTAATGTTTCTTTTGCTTTCTCTTTATTTAAGTACCCACTATCATCATAGCGTTCAAGTTTTGTCTTTTTTATTTTTTCATTATTATTGCAAGTTCCATACAACTCAACTCTCTTTTGAACACCCTTTTCATATACTTTCCTACACTTCATTGCATTGTCAACACCAAAGCGTTTTAAAGTAGTTTCTTTTATTTTCTTAACAACCTGCTCACGTTTCTCTTTATCTTGCATTCTTTCTTTGTTCAATAACACAACTTTTTCTTTTACTTCATCTAAAGCAAAAGGCGTAGTTACACCATACTTCTCAAATGTCGCATTTCTCATTTTAGCGGCAATTAATGTGCTTGACTTCTTAAAACCAAACTTATTAGAAATTTTAGCATTTGGTTTTCTCCTGTTTTTATTTAATGCTGTGCCAGGCTTTGATTGCAAATAAATATCAATCTCTTCAAAAGACAAATTTACTTCTAAATAAAGATATCCAAACTCTTCTTTTGTAATATACTCATCACCAATTAAAGGATATTTAGAATAATCCCTTCTTAAACGAGAAACATCAATATCTTTAATACTATACATTAAAAAACACCTCTTATAAAATATGATTATATTGTATCATAAATATAATAAATGTCAACAAAAATGTGAATTTATTTTAGATTTAAAAGATATTTTTGATAACCACAACCAAAAACTTCAACAAAACCTTCTTCTATTAATTCTTTCTTTTTGTCACTATCTCCAATAGTGAATTGTTGCTTCTTTTTAGATAAATGACACACTGGAATAACTTCACCAACTGCACGAAAACCTAAAACTTCATAAACAGCCCCTTTGAATTTTGACAAATCACAATATGAAACCACTGATTCAGGTTTAAATTTATTTTTGAAATAACTAAACAACTTACTCAAGCCACCAACGGCTCTAAACCCATATATACTACAAAAATGCAATAACTCATATTGAACAGAATCATTATTTCTTGGTCTACCAAAAACCATAACTTGCAACAATTTATCTTGATAAAACAACCCTAAACAAATGTCTTCTTTTGTCATTTTATTGGTTAAACTATAGTTATTTAAAAATTCTAAACAACTTTCAAAATCAACCACCCTAACTTCACAGTTTCTAGCATGAATTCTTTTGCACTTTTCAAATAAACCTAAAACTTTCTTTTCATCATCCCAATCAAAAATGTGAATGCACCTATAACCAAACTTTCTTGCAACTTCAGATTTTCTTAAATGATAATCTGATGACCGTACTGAACCAAAAGGATTTCTTGTTGAATTATGTGTAAAAGATGGATCAATTTCAATTAAGATTTTTTCTTTTTCCAAACACACATCATATGAAAAATTCTCAAGCTTTACTGAATCTAAACCAACTTCATACCCTAACTTTTTCAACTTTTCAGCAAACATCACATTTCTTTTCGAAATCGTCTTTTTATTTGCCTGTCTGCATTTATCAGTTAAACAAAAATACGGCACATTAAATTTTTCAATAATCTGTTTCTGAATTTCAGCTGCAATCTTTTCATTCGCAAAACCTATTTCACCACTAAACTTTTCTGTTAAACCACGCTGCATATTTTCAGTAACAACTTCTTCAAAACTCTTCCCTGTTTTGCTTTCTACAGTTTGTTTTATCTTTTCAAAAATAATTGGATTAGACCCATTTAAAGGCCCACCAAACGTTTTTTCTGCTTTCTTTCTAATTATATCTGATGCTAAACCAACGCCACCATAAAACTCTTTCTGTCTATTTCTGATATCACTATTAGCTATAGGGTAATCTACACCATATCGTTCATTTGACAACTTAATCAACTTTTCTTTTGTTTTAGGCAATTGTAAATTGTGAACACCTTGATGATTCTTTATATTCGTTTCTTTTATCCTTAACTTAACTTCTTCCATCTGGCATGCTAAAATTCCATTATGATTGTTTCTATTGTTTTCTATATTCTTTCTTTTAAACTCTTCCACTTGCATTGGTGATTCTACACCATACTTTCTAAAGAAGTTTTCTTTACGTTTCTGTTGAACTTCTGGATTGTCATATGGACTACTATATCCAGTTTTCTCCTTATATTTATTCATCAATAAAGTTTTACCTGATAACGAATATCGACAATCTCTTGAACAAAAAACATGCTCATCACAACGTTGTCTGTTGAATCTAAACACACCATTGAATTTATGACAAACAGGACATTCTAATTTGTTCAGCAACTCATCTATTGAATGATCTTTTAGATAAATTAAACAGGCACCTAAATCACAAGGTTTTGAAAAATAATTTGGTAACTTTTCTTGAACAACTTTAAAAAGCTTTTTATTCTGGCTAACACTTCCAAACTGAAACTCTTTTCCATTATTACTTTCTAAAACAAATCCAGAAAAATCATATTCAGTGAAAAATTTTCTTAATTCTTCTTGCCAATTACTATTCAAAATAAAATTCCTTAAAACAAATTAATTAAATTAATTTTATCACAAACAAAAGAAAAGCGGAAGCAATTTCTTGCTTCCGCTTCCTTTATAACACTTAATTAAATTAAGCGTTGTAGCCTTTAACTTTACCAGAAACGAGGTATTCAGGACGGTTTGTCAACATATCGTACAAACTCATCAGACCACGTTTATTCTGTAAGTTGGGGGCTTCGAACAATGGGGTGAAATACAAAGGAATCCATTCCGCCAACACTGTCGCGCTATCACCAGCCTGGAAGCCACGGAATCCGATAACGAAATCGTCAGCTTTCAGAGTACGGGAAATAGGAACGCAGATAACGGGAACGGTACCGTTGCGGATAGCACCCATCTTGTAAGGACCAACTGTCGCATTTGTCGCTTCAGGAGCCGCTTCGAAACCTTCAACCAAACGGAAGCAGTTCGCAGCATTCGCACCAGCAACGATGAAGGAAACGCCACCACGGCCAGCAACAGTCTGAATCTTCGTCTGGGCTTCGTTGACCTTCAGTTCGATATCAGCGAAACGATCGCGTTTGTTACGATAGTTGACTGTAGAGTCAGCCAGGTCGAAGTCGAGAGTATCCAGGTGTGTAGCAGCAGCAACCAACATGTTGACTAGAGCAACGTCACGTTCCTGTTTGATCGCACCAGCAGCAATGTTCGTCAGAACTTCATTGACATCAACGTCAAGATGCGCTGAAGCAACCAATGTAGCCTGGGCGGAAACAGTGTAACGCAGAGGATGCGCACGAGCGGTAACAGGAACAGCCTGAATGTCGAAGTTAACTTCATTGATCAGCGCAGGATCTTCTTCAGAATCCATATAAGCGTCAATCATGATGTTCTTGCCAGCCGCAGGAGCCGCAGAGAATTCAACCGTGATGTCACCAGCGTCATAATCGACTGTACCGGTAATAACATGACCTTCACGATCTTTACCAACCATGTTACCATGAGCATCGTCACGAGCAACCGCAACACCAGCCAGTTTCAGGGTAACAGAACCACGACGCATAGGACCACCAGCAGCTGTCAGACCAGAAACCGCGAATTCGGTCGTTGTACCATCGGTTTCACCACCGTTCGCAGAAGCTGTACGATATTCAGAGGCATAGGTGCCATCCGTCTGATTGACCCACATTTCCTGACCAGCTGTAACGCCAGCAGCATCTGAACCATAGCGAGGACGCAGAACGAAGATTTCACCAGTTGAACGATCCATGACCTGAATATCAGTAATCAGGTGCGCAATCATGTTTGGATAGAACACCCCTACGATGTCCAAAACGCGCGGGGTTAACATAGCCATAGGTCCTAACATTGAAGTAAAGGTAGCTTCAGTGTAATATTCTTTCTGGCGTTCCATCAAATTGGACAGATTGGACATAACCTGCGCTGTAACGCTAGCTTTTTTCGCTTCGGCAGCATCGGCGGATTCCATCATCGCTTCCAATTTAGAGAAACGGCCTTTCCAATCGGCATGTTCAGCTAGAGCACGTTTACCACGAGCAACTGTCTGACTTTCTGTTAGAGCCGCTTTTTCGGCAACAGATTCATTTAAAGTTTGGAAAAAACCCATTATAATTCTCCTAATCAAGGTTTTATTAAACGATTTAATACCCTATACAAATAAGCATAGAGAAGTGATAGAAATGTTAACCGAATAACGCCGCGAATAGGAAAATTGACTGATAGACTTAACTATCTGAAATTTAAGAACAAGTAATTAAGTACAAAAAATATAAAAAAGTTAAAAAAGTTATTTTCAATAAAAATAAAGCGATCAACAACCACGTCAATCGCTTTATTTATTAATGATCACAAGAATATTAAAGAATTATTTTTTATTCCAAATTAATCTTCTTTTTCCTGCATCATAACATTTTAATGCAAAAGTTTTCATCTTTTTTTGATAATCTGCAGTATTTTCATCACTTTCTTTAAACTGTCTCCATGCTGTCCATTTGTCTACACGGACATCATTAATAACCCAAAAGAAATCAGGTGCTAATTCTTTATCTAATACAAAACCATTTTTAAAGTTTACATCACCTTTAAATTTAGACAACTCAACAAAAGTAATAATTTTATTTGGATTGTGTTTTTCAATAAAATATTTGAATAATTTTTCAAACCCACCCATTACTTGATATTCACCAACAATGTAACGTTTCAAGTTCCAAAACTCATGTTTACTATCAAAAGACAACCCAATTGCTGAAACTAAAGTATCGCCATAAAACAAACCTAACTTAACAGCTGTTGTTGACGTTGCACCTAATAAATGATATTTATCAGCAAATTTATCAAGCTCCTCTATCGATAGATCTTTGATCACACATTGACTTGCTCGGATCTTTTCTCGTTTAACAAAAAGACTTTTGATAAAGAGTTTAATCTTTTCATTATCTTTTAACCACTCATGTTCCCAAATATGAATTAAACGAATTCCTTTTTTCTCACATTGTTTTGTTTTATCAATATGATAGAATTTATTTCTGCCAAAATTTTCACTATGCCAATAATCACCATTAAATTCAAAAGCTAGATTCATTTTAGGGATATAGACATCCAACTCTAAAGGTGAAATAACATCTCTAGTGTTTCTGATAATCTCACTATTCGTTAAAGAAGAAATAAAATTAAAGAATTCTGTTTCTAATGTATTATTCTTCTTTTCTTCATTTGGAATAACAATATTCAACTGTTGTTTGAATGAATCCATTGCAAACAGAGTTACATTAAAATAATCAGCAGCTTCTTTTAATTGAAACTTTTCTTCTTTAACAAAATTTTCTTCCAAATAATCTTTTGTTAAGTTGTATACATTTGTTGCTTCATTAAGCATACGAGTATTGCTACGTTTTTCTAAAGTACAAACATCTTTAGAAATATTTTCAACACCGTATTTTTTCAGCATTGTTTCTTTACTCTTTTCTTTTACAAAATCTAATTGAAAAGGATTACTAACACCGTACTTTTCAACAAACTCTGTATGCTTTGCTTTAGCATCAAACAATCTTCTTGCTTTTTCCCTATATTCATCAGTACGATGACCTTCAGCACATTTTTCGCGTACTTCTTCTGTTTGCAAGTGATATGTACCATTATGATTCTTTACATTTGAATCATATGTCTTTTGTTTAATTTCTTTATTTTGCAACGGCGTTTCAGCCCCGTAGTGTTCCTTGCATGTTTTTCTTCTTTTTTCTACGGACTGTTTTGAACATACGCCAAATTTAGTGCCGTAGCGTTTCAGACTAGTGGCTTGAGCTTTTTCTTGCACACCTGGAAGATGAAATGTACTGGTTACTTCGTATCCAAATCTTTTAGATAAAGTCTTTTTTTGATTAGCTAAATTATTTTTAATTGAACATTTCTGACAACAGAATCTTGACGAATCATATGTCAGTTTATAACCTTCTTCACGAACACGAACATTATTTTCGTCATATTCATATTCTTTACCGCAAAATTCACAAATAGCTTTTTTCATAAAACACACCTTAAACTTTACTTTATGAAACAATATTACAATAAATAAAACATTATGTCAACATTAAATAATTATAGAAATACATATAAAACAAAAAAGAGGGGTAGAACTAACCACCCCTCTTTTATTAATCACAACCGAAGAATTAACGGTGACCGCGCAAACGGCGAGCAGTTGATTCTTTACGGCGAGTTCCACATTTACCCATGCATTCTTTCATGACAGCTTCGGAAAGAGCTTCATTGATAGAGCAAGAAATGTCGAACATTGACTGAACTTTTTCGAACAGACCTTTCTGAAGATCAATTTCTTTCTTCAGTTCTTTCTGCGCTTTAGCTGATTCTTCTAGAGCAACTTTAATCATTTTAGCAGACTCTTCAATCAACTTTTCATTCAGTTTAGCGGCTTTATTAGCAGCTTCCATGTATTTTTCTTTCTGCGCAGCTTTTGATTCTTCTTCCATACGAAGTTTATCAGAATAAGCTTCAGCTTTCATGACTTTCATTTCAGCAGCAGATTCTTCCAACTTTTTGTTAAGGTCAGCGATTTCAGATTCTTTAACGGACAATTTACCATTAAATTCTTCAGCAATCTTTTTAACCTTTTCAGAAGATTCGGTCATTAAACCTTTAACATACGCATTCGCTTTTTCTTTACGAACAGCATATTCTTTAGCGCTTGCTTCCTTCAGATCAGCGATCTGTTTTTCATATTCACCTTTAATTTCATCAGGTGTTTTTGAACCAAACGCGGTATTGTAGATTGATAACTGTTCAACAAGACTTTTAACAACGTTTTGAGCTTCGTTATATTTTTCAGCCTTTTCAGCCAAATTGCGGCGAGATTCAGCCAACATCTGCGCCAGTTCAGTGCAACGGGATTCCATTTTCACTTTTTCACGAGCCAGAATATTATTCGCGTCATACGCCTGATAACGAACTTTTTTAATATCATCAACGGAAGGCGCATCACCAACGACAGGGTTTGGGCCAGCTTTTAAAGCGCCTTTATTTGGTGTTTCTTCAGCAGTGACCGCTTCTTCAGGGCGATCTAAAGCTTCAGGGGCCTGATGAATAGCAGTAGCGTCGCCACCTTTTTGTAACTGTTTCAATTCAGGTAAATCTGAAAGATCAACTGTAGCCATTTTACTTTCTCCTAGAGCACTAATCACAGTTTGTTGATTATCAATTAGTTCTTCACCTGACATTTCAGGCTTTTCATTTTCTGGTTCAGAGAACTCATTTTGAGTGTCTGTTTTAGCAGGTTTAACTAAAGCATCCAATTCTTCAAACCAGCTGGCACCATGCAATTGGCACATTGCCATATTAACTTGATTCTTAACATCAGAATCATTAAGTTCCAAATATTCAGAAATAATGCTAGCCATTGAATCTAAAACATCATCTTTACTTTCAAAAGATTTATTATTATTAACAATAGCAACATAAACTTCTTCAGCTAATTTACGAATATCATCATATTCTTTTTTAGCTTCTTGAGCTTCTTCATTTTCAAGATACTCTGAATCTTCTTTTTTATCATCAAGGGCATCTTGAATGAATTGATCAAGATTTTTGTCATTAATATTAACATCAACACTAGCATCACCATAAGCTTCACGCATTTCATTACGTGACATTTTAGTAGCTTTAGCCGGGTTGAACATTCCAGTGAACGTACCAGACGAAGGATTGCCGACAACATCAGTTCCTAAAAATTCGTAATCATCAACAACAGAACCACTCATATTGCCTAAACCACGAATTGATGTACCTAAACTGACATCAGCTTCGATTAATGCGGCTAAATCACGACCATGACTAGTCGGCAAAATTTCCCAGTCATTGAACAATACCGGACCAACATTTGGAACGTCTTCGATATATGCATCAACAACTAGATGAGAAGCTTCAATAGGTTTAACATATGTACCTTCAGGATGATCATGCGCCTGACAAATCAGTGAACGAGCATCAATCTGCGGTTTTGCATCTGCTAAAGATTTCTTCATCATTGCAGCCGGATAAATACGACCATTCAAGTTCTTCTTGCCCAAAATAGTACAAGGAACATGTTTAACAATAATCGCATTTCCATCTTCTTTGATTTCTAGAGCTTCTTTTAACCCTTCACTTTCTCTTTCAACATGAAAGGAAAAGTCTGATTGTTCGATCAAAAGAGTTTTCTTTTTCATCTTAACAATCCTATATCATCAATTAGCAATTTTCATTACGAACAAATTCTCTGACATTAAAGCCAGAAATTGCCAAAACAAACGCTAAAGTATCAACATCAAGTAATTCATAAACAGGTTTGATACTTGCAACAGCATCACGCATTGTATATGAAGTATATTCTGCTGCCTTGACAATATCGAAATTTGGATGACGATTTAAATATTCACGAATTAAAGTGACCTGTGAATATTTATATCTGCTCTTTTCTTCTCGCATGACTTTTGAAATAAAAGAGTTCCACAACTGATACAACGAAGTATCTTTTGTGTCTAAAAGAGTTCTAAACTTAACAGATACACACGGTACAGGTCTATTATCAAAAATAAACGGGTTATTAAAATTATTATCCATGTGCAATTCTCTCAAAAATAGAAACTAGAATTAAACTAAAGAACGTCTTTAGTATCAATAAATAAAACTATCAATTTAAGAAATATTCTTTTTTATCATCTTCATCCAAATAACGGGATTCAATAACTGAAGATTTTAATTCTTTTGATAAAGCAGATTTCATTAACTCTTCTTCTTTATCCCTAACAAATGATAATTTATTTGTTAAGAAATTATATACAACAGAATTTCCTGCCGATACTTCGCGGACAAAAACATCAAACCGTTGTTCAGTCAAAATAATTTTTAAAATATCATAAACGACTTTATAATTTTCTACAACAGAATAATTTGTTTCAACATCAGTAACAACAATGTAACCGTCATCTAATTTCACAAAAGACCTAATACCACTAAATACTTTAAAGTTTTTATTTGGACTTTGACTGTTCATTCAACAACTTCTTTCCACGAAGGTCTTTAGCAACTTCCATTAATTCATTCTTTAATGAAGTTTCTGCGGCCAAAACTTCTCTGCTTGACACACGAACAACAGTGCGACGTTCGCACAAATACAAATCTTTTGAATTGCTGACGGATGCTACTTTATAATGATCAGGTTCAATACCAAAACCAACTGACATGTCATCATCTTCGGATGAATCAACATCATTAACAGACGTCTGTTCGATATTATCAATATCTACATCAGATGTTTGCTCACCATCAAGTACCAACTGTCCTTTTTCATCACGAGAAACATCAGATTGAGCATCAATATCTTTTTTATTTGATTTTTCGTAATTATATGGCTTAACTTCCAATGCACTTAACAAATCATACATTAAAGTATCATTCAATACATTAATTGGATTTTGTGCCAGTAAAAGTTTAACGTACTCAACAGGAATCCCTGCCAAAACTAATAATTGCGCAAGGTTTGTAGAAGGATACTTAATTTTAGGATTATCTTCCTGAACCATTTCACGTAGCGCAGAAATAAAATCAATAATATTTTTATATTCTTCAATTAAGTTTTTAGATAAACGAGTAGGCCGTTGAATTTCCACTGTAATTTCAAGTTTATCAACAAGAAATCCAGCATGTGCAAGAATACATGAACATAATTCAACCAAACCTTCAGCATATGCATTTTGAACCTGCAATAATGCCTTACCAAATTTTTGATCTCTTTCAGCTAAAGCTGTTCCAGAATCTTCCCCGTCTTCGCCAGAAAAGAAACCTTTAGGTAATTTTGTAGCACGTAAAGCTTTGTCAAGAAAATGATTTACGTCTTCTGTTGATGAAATATCGATATCATTTTTAATTGTATCGATACTATAATCAGGGCCAGAAGGCATAAAGAACACTTCAGTCAAACCTGCAACTTTACGACCTGATTTTGTACCAACAGCATCTGAAAAAATTGTTGACTTAAATTGAGCTTTTGTTCTTGAAATCTGCTGAAAAGCTTCTGTCGCATTGCTAGACGGAACAGGAACCTTAATAACTAAACGCTGCACTTTTGATGCACGTGACATTGCCAATAAAGCTTCTAACGTTGACAACTGATCGAACAATGTACGCATACCATATAAAATAGATTTTCCATATGGACGTAAAGTATCATCATCAATTGAAAATCTTGCAAATTGCCATGGCTGCCATACTTTTGTTAATAAAGTACGAGAAGAAACAATACGTTTTGAATCAGACTGTAAAGAATTATCCTGTTTATAATTGATTACACGACCTTGCTCATCAGCATTAATCTGAAAATTCTTTGGGCTGATTGGATAAATATCCAAATCCATAATATTAAAGAATTCGCCAGGATCCGTTTCATCTTTAATGTCAGACGGCAAATCATTATATGCATCATATAATGATTGAGGAAATTCCAAAACATATGCTGCATCACCGTATTTACACATTGTTCTAATATCGGCTTTAGCACGTTTTAAAATTTTATTTTTTTCTAAAACTGCATCAAGAACTTTTTGAGCTTCAGGGTTTGAAACTGTCACCTTAATAGGATTATCAATAACCCCAAAAGAAACAGATTCTTCAGCATACGTATCAAGCATCATACTAGCTTCAGTCATGTTTTCATCCATGACATCATACATTGCATAAATATTTGCTTTGTTGTTTCCAGTAAAGCTACCAGTATTAGAAAAAGTAGAAGTCCAGCTTTCGTAGAAAGACATAAATGCATTATCAGGCGTATCGACAGGAACAGAAATAAAGTCACCTGTTTCAGTACGCTGAACTCGCAAATTGTTCCTTGCGGCAAAAGACCGTAAAGAATCATCTGTCATGTGACGAGCTACCTTTTTTAGCTGATCTGTTTCAGATTCTAAAAAAGGAATCATGTTTTTAAGCTTACTAGCAAAACTAGACATCTGTCATCCTTATTTTTTCCAGGTCAACTTGAAATCTAAATTGAAAGCTGCACCCGTTGATTTAGATTTGCAAGAAATTACACCATCACCATACAATAAACTGATAAAAGCTAAAGAATAGCTATCATCATTTTCAACGGATAATTTCTTCAAAACTTTAACACCATCTTTTTCAATGACATCAAAATCATCAGCACTATAAACAATACGAGAAGTTGCTAAAGATAAAACAGGCAAACCTTCTTCATATGGTTCTTCATCAATAACACGAATACGAACAACATATTCGTCATGAAGATCATCATAATCAATTTCATCAAGCCAAATCATATCGCCGCGTGAAAAAGGTTTATCACCAACAATACGAATCAAATGCCCACGAACCCAAAATTCAAAAGAATTAGCACGATCATACGTACCATAATTTGACGCACAATAGCTAATACACTTAATAGGATACTTAATTTCAGCCATAAAAATTACCCATTCAAACTTTCTTTAATTGTCACTTTATCGCTTTTCTCATCATAACGAGCAACAGCAATGTTTGAACGGTTGACTTCGCTAATAACTTCAGCTTGAGATTTTTGTTCAGTTAATTCAACACCGGATTTTTCCAAACGATTCTTAACTGATTCATTAATTTCGATTTTTGTGCACATATCAAAATTCTCCTAGATTAGATCAAACGATCTTTTATAGGTTAAGAACGATTCTTAAATATCTTCAGCCAATCAATCTTTCAAGCCAATTATATGACGGAAGAAATTTACAAAACGAGCTGACATACTTCGTAAATATTCTTTATCGATTTTATCAGTTGTATGATCTTTTTCAAACACATATAAATACACAACCAAACCAACTAAAACTTCTCTTCCTGTTAAAATTGGCTGCATAACAATTGTTTGAAAATCGTTCATTGACATAAAGCTGCGAATATTCGACCATTCCAAAAGATCACATCGATCAAATATCAACACTTCGTTATTAACTAAACGTTCAGCACATTCATGCGTTAATAAATCTACAACTCTCTTTTCTATAAAATCTTTATATTGAAATCTTTTCGAATCACTTGCATAAGATACTGCAAATTTTGAATCAAGAATACGTTGTACATTTGCTTCATGATTTAAACCGTCATCAATTAATGAAGGCGTTTCATAAAAATCGACCAAACCCGCATAATCACAATTTAATTTTTTCATTGTAACACTTAAAACGGAATGAACATCTGAATCATGGATACCTAAAGGAAACGGAAATCTATCAATTTTTAAAGCGCCGAAAGAATTATACAATCCAATAACTTTATTTTTATATTCGACACCGTTTAAAGTACCATTCATTTCCTTAATTTCATTTTTAAACGTTTCTACCAATGTTTGATAATGCGCACAAATAAATTTAATTTCAGTATCAGCTGAAACCGATGAATGTTCAAGATTCATCATATGTTTAAAAGTTTCCTTAAAAACATTTTCACATTCACCGACAACTTTATAAATCTTTTGAATCAAGCTTAATTGAATCTTTTTATTTTTCCAACGCCTATCATAATTAACATTAATACGATTAACCGTCACATACAAATTAGATAAAATAACTTCCATATCAGATATGTCATTACAAACTTCTGCAAAAGCATGTAATTCTTCTTTTACGGCTTCAAAAACACATTCACAAATATCCCGTAATAAAATATCCTTAACTAAATCATTAGTATGAAAAGTATTGATTTCAGCAATATCTTCTTCAAAAGATTTTAAATATTTATCAATAATTGTAAAATAATCAAATTTAACTGCAATTACAGCAGTACTTGTAGCATTATTCGCTTCTGTTTTTTTGCTACTATTTTTAATTAATAAATTATAAAAATAAAAAAATGGAAATGTAATTATTTTCCAAATAAAACATGCAAGCTTTTCAATGCGTTCAATACCAATAGCAAGCTTTAGAAGTATTATAAAAACCGCTATAAACGTAAAAAAGACGTAGTTATCACCTAAAGTTTGTGTAAACTTAAAGAATTCAAGCAACGTATCTGAAGAAAGCGATACAGCATCTTGCATAAAAAATATCAGTCACGCAAAGCAACCGCCCTCTTGTAAACGCGACCGATCCAAGTATTTTGCTGATAGCTATAAAAATGTTCTTTAGGGAAGATCTTAAACGCATCTTCAAAACTTTTAGCAATGCAAGATAAATATAAATCTTCAGAAATTCCAGCCTTTTTAGCTGCATTTTCCAAATCTACATGTTCTTCTCGTATAATAGCTTTCAATTCAGATTCGGTACACATTAGATTATTCCTAGAAAAGAAATAAAACAATAGAAAATTTTAGATGACTAAAGTATATCTAATATTCCCTGGTGAAAAAGCTAAAACAGCATTAGCTGGAACTTCTTTTTGATTTGGTAAAGTAGCATAAAACAATAACGTCTCAACTTCACCTGTATTTCCGTCACCTTCAGACGTCTGAATATTTCCATACACACCAATAGCCTTAATAACACCCCATGACTTTTTGGCGGCAGGAAAAGTTACGGTTTCAGTATTATATGAACGACCATCTTTAGCTTGAGCAAACTTAATAACTTGTCTTGAATAACCATATGCCGAAGTATTAGGTACTTCAATAGGTAAATCTTCAGAAGGGTCATTGTTGAACAATGCCAAATGCAAACTTGTCGGTGATTTTAAAGATTGACCGTTTCCAAAAACAAAATCAATCATAGCATTACATGCTTCTTTTGTCATTGTACTCATGAACATACACCCCTAAACGGTAAACAAAACTAGTATATTAAAATAGAACAATAAACATTAATCTGATATTGTCGGTTGAAATATTATAAATTTATGTCTATTGGAACATTCAACTAAACCGTAAGGTTCGTAATAAATGTAATCAACAACACTTAAAGTTCCTACACCAATAATATCAATAGGTATATCCCAAACTTCATCACCTTTTGTTAAGGTGCAGTCAAGTACTTCTAAAGTACCATGACAATATTCTTCAACAATATCAGTAGTTAATTCTTCAAATGTACGTGCTGGCGTACAATTGGCTGTTCTAGTATAAATATTTCCTACTTGCTTAATAGAAGTAGATAATACTCGCCACTCTCTCGTTATAGGTTGCCCTGCTGAATTAATTTCAGGAATTTGAATAATTGAATTACGCGGCAAATGCAATTGTGACATAATCGACACTTCAAGAGGATAATCACGTTCCATATCTTGACCTAGAAGTGATAATGTCATAATATATTTATCAAACTGCGGTTCAACATATGTTTGAATCTGTATATAATCTTCTTTTGTATCTTTATAGTCACTGTATTCATCAATATTGTTTTCTTCTTTTGGAATCAAGACTGTCACATAAATTCCACGCAACATCAAAGCTTGATCACGTGCAATCCAAATGTAATCAGCAGCTTGCGCAATTAATGCTTTTCTGTAATTGTCTATTCCAAATAAATCAGGCATTATCTATTCATCCTGTCATATCCACCTGTTAAAAGATTTGCTAAAAAAACCGCAACAGGATTTAATGAACTTAATGTTGTAATAGCTGATACTCGTGATAAATCTGATTTAGTAAACTTCTTCCAAACATTACCTAATTCTCTATACAACTCTTCGCGCTGTTTCTGGTTCATTTTAGCGGCTTTAGATGCTAGTTCATCTTTTTGCTGCTGTGACATGCCTGATAATACTGAAGCGTTGTAATCGGCCCCGAAAAGCTGTTTAAAAGGGTCTTCATTTTGATTGACTATAGAATAGTTTTCCTGTAATGATTTTGATTCAAGATATGCATTAAGAAATGCTAATTTATCTTTTGATAACCCTTCGTAAAGAATGTCATAAAACATTTCAAAGAAATCAGACTCTTCCGGTTTTTCTTTAGGATTTGATTCTACCTGTTTTCTTTTTGTCATTACTTGTAACAATACTTCAGACAAAAAGTCTTCCAAACCTTTAAGCTTGTCTAAATAATCTTTATTTGTCTTTAAAAAGTCACACAATGCAATCTTCATATCAGTAGATGATAGAAAATTGTCATTGTTTTCTTTTTCATCAGAAGTTTTTACTTCAGCTGCTTCTTTAAAAGATTCTAAAGCCTTTAAATAAAAAGGATCAGTTTGGATATTCGCCATAAGGTAATTCCCCAACATATTTCAATTCAAACGCTTTTTTGTTTGATACTTTATAAAAGAACCCTGTTGTTAATTCAAGCATTCGAACATCACCAATACCTGAAACATTCTTGTAAATTGTCATAATAGGTCCACTTGATAAATCAGGCCCTTGAACACTTCCTGAATCTTCATTGTATAAAGGTTTAAAAACTTCAATGGTTGACCCGACTTCAAATGATTCAATATGTAAATATCTTTTTTTAGAATTATAAAAGAAATTACCCATTACATATTCGACATTACTCAATTGTGAATAATCAGGTGAAGTCAAACGCATCTGTACTTGAGCAATAACATACTTCTCAAATGTTGAGTATCTATTTCTGAACGTATCAAAATCAGTATGTAATTGAGCAATGTCACGACCATCAGGATAATAGAATCCATCTTCGTTTTTAATCTTCCCGTCAATAAAGACAAATCCAGGGGCTTCCACACCAAACGCATCTTCCCAGGCCAATGCTTTATCAGCTTTAGCTAATGCGTCTGTAGCGGCTTTATTTGCGGTTTCTGATACATCTTTGGCTTCTTGAACAGCTTTATTTAAATCTTCGCTAATTTCAGGCTGATCAGCAATAGTTCCCTTAATGTCTTTCCAATAAACTGTTCCATCAGACCAAAATGTTTCATTGTTTCTATATGACAATACATACTTGTCACCATTGAAATATGTTTCATCCGGCAATTTTGGTAAAGTAAACGGATTCAATGTCCATTTCATTTTACCATCTTTATATGTCAACATATAATATTGTTTATTATCTAATTGTTCTACAGGAAATTCTGGAATAGCATTGTCTTTAGCCCAGTATAAAGTTCCTGCATCATTCTTTAAGACATAAACACCATTATCATCTTCAGGCAATAAAGGAATTGGTGAATTAAAATAAAATCCTTTTGTAGAATCAAAAGTTAAATACTTTCCTGAATCTGATGCTTTAGGTGTTAACAGATTTTCAAGTTTGATTTCTTTCCAATATACATTCCCGCCAAAAGCATACAAATACGTATTGTCATAACCTTCAGGCGACGGTAAAGGTAAATCACATTCTTCCTGATCAGATAAATCAATAATCTCAACTTGATACCCGTATTTATTATTTAAAGACCATTTAACATACGGATTCTTAATTTTCTTTTTCTTTTGAGGCAATAAAGAAAGAGTAAACCCAATTGAGTTAATAACCTGAAATTCACCAATTGAAGGTTTATAACCATCACATGTGACATTCCAATGCACAACATCCATTTCATCAACCAATACTGAATCTTGTTCAATATCATTGATGACAATTTTGGCATTCTTCGGTTTTTCCACAAACAATTTAAACAGACATTTACCTTCAGGAATATCTTCCATTTCTAAATTGGTAACACTGCCTTCTTCGATTGCTGATTCGTCTGTATCACCGTATGTAATCTTCATTTACCAATCCCTTAATTCATCAAAAAGAATTATTTTATTTTAAGAACATGCTTTTTAAGTTTTATAAACTTTATCTATTTTCAAAAACATTCCAAAAAATCGAATGCCAGTGATTCTTTCATTCCGAACTTCCTTTTAGTCGTTCGGAAATCATTGAGGGGGAAGGGAGCTGATCAGGGAGTTGCTAAAAAGATTTTGGGAAGGTTTAGCTATAAACCATTCCTTTAACTTTACTTTAAACTGATCCTTTTAACCATATCCTTTTCTTCGAAAAGTTTTCTATTTTGGGAATAAAAGCTATTACCTTTACCAGTCCTTTTTATCGTAGATAAACTTTCTTTAACTTTTCCTTTTTACCTTTGATCCTTCAATTCCTTTTCTTCGAAAAGATCAGGTAGGGAATAAAGTCATTAAGAAATATTTCTATTTTATTTTTTATTAGTATATTAAATTTTATTTTAAAGATCTTTTCCAAATTTCTTTTTTTTACTTTTTTTATGATCATTAAAGATCTATTTTCCTAGTCCCAAAATGGGTCGGCTCTGTGTAGCGTAGCGAAACAGGGGCGGGTCCCAGGACATTACTTCCTGAAATTGTATAGGAACGAGGGCGAAGCCATTAAAGGCGAAGCCCGACGTTCCGTCTAATATTTTAAAGATTAAAAAAAGATAGATCCTAAAATTTTAAATTTAAAGATCTTAAGGATCTATGATCTTCTATTTTTTAAGATATTTAAGAAATTTATTTCTTAAGGATCTTTTTCAAAGTTTGTAAAAAAAAAGTTAAAGATCGTCATGAAGGAAAATTTATTTTCCGAAATGATGTATGTTTAACTTTTTCTATTTAGATCTAAAAGATCTTTAAAATATATTATTTAAGATCTGATCTAAAGATCTTTTTAACTTAATAATTATCTACGTTCACTTCCCTATCGTGAAGTTCACTACGATGATCCTAATCTTTAAATGATCTATATATTATATATAAGATAGTTTATTTATTGTAGAGGGCGTTACTTTTTACAAAAAAAGATATTGACAAGTTGTTTTGACAGGTCTAATATGTGTTCTATAAAGAAATTCTAGACAGCAGGATACGACTACATTGTTACCTATTGATGTTCTAAAAAAGTTGCGTGAAGAGTTAGTCTTTTATAAGAAAAAAGAATTAACTAAAGTTGCCGTGGCTACGTGGAACAGGTGTGGTGGTCGTTTTTATAGTCCAAAATTTGTAAAATCAGGATTGCCAATGTCAGGAAAGTATGGGTGGTTCACGTATACTTTTATGAAATATTATGCCCCTGAAAAGATTACAATTGCCAATTTGGATTGGTGTATTGAACGTTCAGAAAGCTGTCCGGATAAAGAAGGTGTGTTTAGAAAATTAGCTAAACAATTTGGAACATATAAAGTTCAGAAACAGCGTATTATTAAAGGTAAACAGGTTCAGTATAAAATTGATGTATTGAATCAATATAAACCTGAAGATGCTATTGATGTATTGGCTAAAAATCCGAATTTAGTGAATCATGTATTTCCAGAAGTACGTGATTTTGTTCATAAAAAATTGCCTACAGTCAAGAATTTCCATTCACATGATTGTGCGTTAGCTATTATTTTAGCCAGATTGGATGCCGTTGATTTTGATATGATGGCTATTCCGACTCAAAAAACGTGGTTTGAAGATAAAGAGTTTGGATTTGGTTCACTTGAATGGAAAAACATCATTAATGTATTAGTTGCACATAATTATTTTTGCAAGACGCATGGTGATGGAACCCGTAAAGGTTTGGGTATTATAACATGTGAAGGTGAACCTGTTACATTTGATGAAGCTAATTATATTCCATCATTGTTAATTCCTGATGTGAATATTGCTAAAGTGTTTAATAAACACAAAAGCAATTTGGAAAAGATGGCAGAACAGCGTGCTAAAAAAGAAATGAAGAAGTTGAAAAAGACTACTAAATGCATGCGTGTATTAGGTGAAGATAGAAAGTTTCCTGTTCCTTTTGTTCGTGAAGGATTATCACCTAAAATTCAAAAGTTTGTTGATGCACATCCAGATAAACATGGTGTGATGTGTATGCGTACATTGGAAGAATTCCTTGATAATTGTCAGTTATTAGGATTCAGATTTGATGGCGATGTTTTGGAAGATACGAATTATAATGAATTGCGTCGTCTATACGAAAACATTACCAATATTGCATTAAGAACAAACTATAAATATGCGACTGTTATTCATGTTGTGACAAAGCATTTTAAAGAATGGTGTAAGAATATCAATTACCGTCCAGGCGCTTTTAGAGATGCCATTCAATATATTATGTTTGGTCAGACTAAAGATAGTTATATTAATCATCAAATGAACATTGGTGATATGTTCAAGAGCATTTATGAAAAGTGCAAAAAAGCTATTTTCACTGCAAAAGTGTAAATTTAGGTTGTTTCAGTTGAATTTGTTTTTGTTCTTTTAGGTAATTCATGAAGCCTAATTGATTTAATAATGAGTTCTATTTTATGCCTAAAGCATCACTATTGACTGATGATTTAAGGGATCAGTTATTAAAGGAATTAGCATTCGGGATCCCTATTGCAGATTTAGCAATTAAGTATGATTTAAAACCAATGCAGATTGAATATCAGCGCGGTAATAATTCTCAATTATATAATTTTTATATTGATTTCTTTTGTGTTAAGGAAGAAATTCTAGATTGGGAAACAAGCGATACTTTTCGATTTGTGTTAAATTTATTATATGGTAAAGTTAAGCCAAACGGATATAGACATTATTTATATAAAGGTAAAGACTATACTGCATATGATTTAATTCCTGAAGCAAATAAAGTTTTGGCAAGAGAAGGATTACCTTTAATTGATATTAGTAAACCTGTCAGGGTACGTTATACGGCTAAAAGAAGTGCCGATCAGCAGGTTGATAAAAAGGAAATGCCTGATATTATCAGAAAGCTGAAACTGTATTATGATGGGCCAGCATTATCTGAAAGAAAGCAATATAATATCATTGACGGTTTGTTACATTCAAATAAACGAGTGAATTGGAAAACTGACATCATTTCAGAAACAGGTAAGCAAGATTTGCCATGCATTCGTATTTGGTATCGTTTATGGACTGAAGGAAAAAATTTACCTCGTGGTGGTAAAGTATCATACATGAATTATTTATTGAAATGTATGAGTAAACATAATTTGTTGGAAAACAATATGTTTAATATTAAACCTAGCAAATCGCCAAAAATGTTTGCTATGTTAGAATTAAAAGGTGGTGTAACAAAACATACCCAATTTACATTTAATGGGTTTGATTATATTAAACGTATAGAAAACTTTATTAATATATATTGTTTAGGTTTGCCATTGGAAATGATTCCATTATGTTATGAATTGGCTTTAAAGACTGAACCAAAACATATCAAGGAATTAACTGTTGACTTGAAACAGATTTTGGCTGATTATTGTTCATTATTGGAAAAAGTTCCATCTGATGATGAAATGGAAGCTATTACTATTGATTCAATAATTGAACAAATGTCCGTTTAAAATTTTAACTGAAAGAGTGTCTAAATGTCTATTGAGCTAAAAGAAGAAAAAGGTCGTTCCAAAATTCGTCAGAAAGATGGAACATATGTGGAAATGGGTCTTAAGACAGCTGATTTTCAGTCTGTAGATGAGATTCTTTCCGTACCAGGTTGCATGTGCAATTTAATGCCAGCAGCCATGTGGGATGAACAACGAGGTCAAATGGTTTTCCCTGTTGAATATACGTTAGATAAACCGCATCCACAGGCTTTCTATACGTGTTCAGCGGAAGAGTGGAAAACATCAGCTACGGCCCGTGAAGAATGGCAGCAAGCGCAGCAAAAGCTTTCTGAAGAGTATTTACGTAAAAAAGAAGAAATGCGTACTCTTGAGGCAATGGGCATTGATTCTGATTTGGGTAGAAACGATTAAAAAGATAGGCGGGTGAATTTCCCGCCTTTTCTTTATACAATATCAGTTAAATTAAATTGCCAGCCAATAGTTACTGTTGTTTTATCTTTTTCCAAACATTCAGAATTGTCTGATGATAGAAAGTCTTCAATAGGTTGCATCTTTGGTTGCCAGAATCTTTTTCCAGCTTTATCAAAAATATTTGATATTTTTAAATAAGAATCAGCATTTGAAAATGGGATTAAAATTCTTTTTTCTTCATCAGGTAGAAAATGATGTTTGCAAAATTCAATGAACAATTCTTTTAATTTATCTTGACCTAAATAGTTTTCTTTTATTCTATAGTCAATTATTTTTGTTGTAGGTTGTGATAGGACATCTTCTTCAACGAAATTGAGTGTACCAATGATTTCGTGAGAGCCTTCACTTCTTAAGAAAAAAACATTTTCAGTTTTATCAATTTGCATCATAAAGTCTTCAAACAATTTCGAAAAGTTTGTTGTTTTATTGTTTTCTTCGATTTTGTTTTGAATTTCTTTTTTGAATTCAGTCAGTAATTTGTCAAGATTGTTCATGATTGTTTTTCCAAGTTATGAAAAATTTTAATAATTTAAGAACTTTACTATTGCCTTTTTATCAAATCCGTGTCATATTTAATCATCTAGAGTTCAATATTTAAAGGTATTTATAATGGCTAAAAGAAAAGATAGTGAAGCATTGAATGTTCAGGCTGGTAATTGCCCTAAATGCGGAAAGCATAACATAACGGCTAAATATGTAAAGAATGAAGACAAATCTATTACGCAGACTATTTTGTGTAATGATTGTGGTAATTCTATTACAGTAACTGAAGCTAATCGTTATCGTGCTGCTAAAACAGCATTAACTAAATGGGGTTATGCTGAAGGCTATGGTCCGGCTAAATTGGTTAAAGCTGAAGCAGTTAAAAAAGAAAAAACTGAATCTAAAATTACAGAAGTTAAACAAGTAGCTAAAAAAGAAGAAAAGAAAAAAGTTGCAACTGTAAAAGACGTTAAAACAACTTTTAACAGCATGCCAAAAAAGAAAGAAAAAGAAGTTATTGCTGATGAAAAAAGAATTCAGCTATCGCATGACAAAAATGAACTGTTGAAAACTTTAAAAAATGTCATTGCTAAATTTGAACAGAATAATCCAAAAGAAGATTGTCCTGTTACTTTAGGTGACTTGATGAAAGTTTACGGATTTACAAATGAAGAAATCTCATCTGTAATGTCTGTCCCTAAATATAAAAAGAAATTTCTTAAGTCACGTCAGGAAGTTATTATGTATTTGAATCAGGGTATTTCTGTTTATACTCGTGATAAAGAAGGAACTACTTTTAAATATACACCTGTTTGTAAATTGGAAGATACACAGGAAACAGCATATATGTTTGACGCAACAGGTTTATCTAATTACGCTTATATTATTGAAAATTAACATTAGATAATTAATATTTGTTTAATTATCTATTGACAATGTTACATTAGATGTGATATGTTGTTTTTCAAGCATAGTCTAATTGGAAGAAAATACATATGTTAACTATTACAAAATCAATGTGGTCGTTAATTTCAGATGAAGATGCTGATTTTATCAACCGTATTAAAAAGCGTTTAACGCTTTTGTCGGCAGATGGTCAAAATCTGATTACTTTATATATGAATGTTGAAAATTCTTCTACATCACTATATGTTCAATCAGGTTGTGTTGACGATTTGATTTTACCGTATTTTCATTTCAATAATATCATTGATCAAAGAAAGATCATTGATATTGATGTAAAAGAAACAATGAAAAAAGTCAAACAGGTGTATGATGAAATGGCTTTAGCATCCCCTGGTTTTGAAGTACGTGAACATCAGTTGATGGGTACTTTAAAATGTTTAATTAACAAACATGGTATTTGTGAAGCAGCAACAGGTTGTTTTGTTGGTGATACGTTAATTTTAACAAATACAGGTTTTGAAACATTGTCATCATTGAGTACGTATTTCAATGGTAAAGCTGTATTTTGTTCTGACGGTAAATTTCATAACATTATTTCTGCGCATTTATCAAAGTATGTTAAAGATACATTGAAAATTAAATTCAATGATGGTGTTGTTGTTGAATGTACGCCTGACCATTTGTTTTTGTTAAGCAATGGTAAATATGTAGAAGCTATTAATTTGTTAGCGGAATCACCGGTAGCAGGTGTTTATGGCAGTCGTATTGTTGAGCAGGTGTTTGCGGAACATTATGTTGAACCTATCCCTGTTTATGATATTGAAGTTGATTGCGACTTGCATAATTTTGCATTAAGTAATGGCGTTATTGTACATAATTCAGGTAAAACTGAAATTATTGCATCATTGTTTAAATTGATTGATGGGAAAATTCTAGTTATTAACAATCGAACGAATATTCTTAATCAGATCGAAGGTCGTGCTAGACTTCGTGGCGTTGATCGTAAAATTGAATATTTGAATAGAAACCCTGTTTTGGACAATTCGGACATTATTGTTTCAACTAATAATTTAGTGTGGAATATGGTGAAACGTCAAGATCCAAAAATCATGAGATATTTGAAAAGTGTAAGAGCTATTATCGTGGACGAATGTTTTATTGGTTCAACGAAAGTGTTAACAGAGTTTGGTGAAAAGCAAATTAAAGATATTGTTGAAGGTGAAAGGGTTTGGACATTTAATGAATTGACATCTTGTTATGAATTAAATTCTGTTGAAAAGTTAATAGAAAAACCTTTAGTGAAAAATTTAGTGAAAGTAAGCACAAAAACGAAATCTTTTGTTTGCACTGAAGATCATAAAATCTTTACTAAAAATGGTTGGAAAGAAGCGAAATATTTAACTAATGATGATTATTTATGTGAGGTTTCAGATGGTATCAAAATACGACAACACGCCTTGTTCAATGTGTGGAAAATTAATATAACATCCAACAAAGCGACAGAAGGATTATTTACGAAAATTCGGAGTTATTTATTGTTGTCAAGAATGTTCAAAAAAGAAATTGGCACAAGTGGCAAGCATAAATATGACGAAAACAAATTTGCGTCGTCGGAATATTATTTCGAAGAGGATGAAAGAACAAAACCCGATGTCAAAAGAAGAAGTTCGGGAAAAAGTAAGCAATACATTAAAAGCTATGAATTGGAAACCAAAAGTTCATGGTGGAAATGGTTGTGGGCTAACTGTTCCTCAACAAATGTTGCTAAACGAATTAGATGGTTTTGTAGCAGAGTTTGCAATAAAAACGGGTTTTTCACAAAAAGACAATTCCGGTTATCCAACGTGTTACAAAGTAGATTTGGCGAACGAAAAGCTGAAAATTGCCATAGAAGTAGATGGTTTTTCACATTGTTCTTTAAAGGCTCAAGAACGGGATGCAAAGAAAGAAAAGTTTTTAATTTCAATAGGGTGGAAAGTGTTGAGATTCAAAAATGCGGAGATTCTAAACAATGTGCAAGATTGTGTCCAGAAAGTAAAGTCTATGATTTAACGGTGCAAAATAACCATAATTATTTTGTTGAAGGATATTTGGTTCACAATTGTCATCACGGTAGCTGTCAGAGCATTGCAATACCTGCAATGATTGCAAATCCGGAATATTTAATTGGGTTTACGGCCTCGCCTTTTAAAGAAGGTGGTCAGTGCGTTGATGATATTGTGTTGAAAGCGTTGTTTGGTAATTCTTTTTATTACATCTCATCAAAATACTTGCGTGATAAAGGTTATTCGTCGTTAGTATATTCATATTATATTAATTACGCACCAAAAGCACATGTGTTTTGTCGTGGGTGTACAGATGTGTATAAGAAGTATGTTGCTGAAAACTTTAATCGTAATGAAGCAGCATATCGTTGTATAGATTTTTGTTATAGAAATAATCTAAAGATTTTAGTCATGGTTAGTCGTATTGAACATGGTAAAGCTATTCTTCGGGAAATGGAAGACAGGGGGATTAAAGCTTTATTCATGTGTGGTGGCAATACTATTTATGAAGCTACTAATGCGACAGAAAAAACTAAAAAAGGTATGGTTCAGCATGTTGTAGTAGAGCGTAAAGGTAATGCTGAAACCATTAAGAAAGCTATTCGTGAAGAAGGTTATCGTGTAATTGTTGGAAATGTTGTTTTTAATGAGGGTATCGATGTACCAGAATTTGATGTAGGTATTTTGATGGATGCAGGTAAAAACATTATTTCACATGTTCAGCGTATTGGTCGTGTGACTAGAAGAAAAGATAAAGGGCTGAATTGTTCAGTTTTCGTTGATTTTAATGATAAAGGTCATCCATATCTTGAGTCATGGGTTCGTGAACGAAAAAAACATTTGGCGGATGAGGGCATTCCAGAAATTAATGAAGATCAGTTTAAACTGTTAATTCAGAAAATGGGCGCCTCAAAGTTAGGTTGATCTGTTGGCAACATAGTTCTATTTGAAAAGGATTTGATATGGAAAACGAAAACGAAGAAGTTGTACAGGATACAACGTATGATTTTGAATTTGAAATGCAGCAGAAAATTGTTGCTTTGCTTTTTCAGGATTTTACCTATTTGTCAACAGTTGGTGTTGAATTAATTAAACCGTCTTTTTTTGATAACGTATATTTACAGAATATTTGTAAATGGATTATTACGTATTATGAACAGTATCATACAAAACCGACTGAAGCTGTTTTATTGACTGAACTGAATAATTATTCAAGCAAGTTTAATATTCCAATTTCTGAACAGGAAAATTTTGCGTCTTGCATTCGTAGTTTAACTACAACTGTAATCGATGATGCGCAGTATATTAAAGATCAAGCTTTAGATTTTGCTAAAAGTGTTGCAATGCGTGACGCTATTGGTAAATTGGTTGATATTTATGATAAATCACATGATTACGAAAAAGCTGTAACTATTATTGAAGATGCTTTATCAGTTGGCGCAGGTGCTAATTTAGGTTTGGATTTGCTCGATTCGCTTTATGAATTACCGCAGATGTTGCGTGAAAGTTATAGTCGAGATCAAATGTTTATGACAGGCATTCCTTCACTTGATGATGCTTTTGGTGGTGGTATTGCTAAAGGTGAATTGTATGTATTTTGTCTTGCAGGTGATACAAAAGTCAAAACAAATAAAGGTTTTTTTGCAATTAAGGATTTGGTAGATAACTTTAAAGATAAAAAAGCATATTCAGTAGATGAAAACGGCAATACTTTTGAAACTGATATTTATCGTGTTTGGAAAACTAGAGATACTGATGAGTTGATGGAATTGACGTTTGATAATGGTTATACGATTAAATGTACACCAGATCATAAATTTCGTATCACAAACCCTAAAGCGGATGACAAAACTGTTATTTGGTCTGAAGGTGTGGCATATAAAAAAGCGGAAGATTTAACTGAAGATGATGAATTTTAAAACATTAAAGGTTGACGAACTGTCTGATTTTGTGATAACATCACTGAAGTTTTTATACAAAAACGATTTGGATTATGTTCTGAAGTTGGGGTTAAGCGAGGAAGTTATTGATGAAATTAGTAAATAAAAAACGTATTCACCTTGATGAAAAGGTTCCTGTTTATAATTTGACAGTCGATAACAAGTATCATAACTTCGAGTTAAGTCATTGTTTTTACAGCAAAAACTGCGGTGCTCCTGGTCGTGGCAAAAGTAAGTTCTTGAGTTTTTTGGCATATCAGGCAATATTTCAGAGGCGCCCTGTTGTTTATTTTTCGTTTGAATGGTCCGAGAAAGAAGTGTTGTCAAACATTATTTCGTGTGCAACTGGCATGTCAATGCGTGATTTGTTAGACGAGTCACAAATAGACAAATACAAACAGCGCGTTCAGAAGATTAAGTATTGGGCACCTAATGTAAGAACGATTTACTATTCTAATAAAACGGTATCTGCGAACCATTTGAGAACATATTTAACGAAGTTGCATTCATTGGAAAATTTTGATCCAGGTTTGATTATTGTTGATTATGCGGATTTGATGTTGCCTAATAAACAGACAAAAAGGTCATCTGAAAGTACGTATGAAGAAATGGGTACAATCTTTTATGACTTGAAAGCATTGGCTGATCAGTTTAATTGTCCAGTTGTTACAGGTTCACAATTAGGTAAAGCGGCATGGAATACTGAAGACAATGAAGTCGCATCACAGGATATGTTAGCAGATTCGTCTAGAAAGGCACATGTTGCATATGGTATTGTTACACTGAACCAAACGCGTGAAGAATCTGACAATGGTAAGATGCGTCTATATGTTGCTAAAGCACGTCGTGGTAAAACAAATACAACTGTATATGTAGATTTTGATAAATCAATAAATTTTGTTAAAGAATGTGAACCATATGACGTTAAAGAAATGAAGAAAGCAGCTAATGGCGGTAAATAATGGACGATGTACGTGTTGAAAGTTTAAGGGATATTGACTTAACAGCGAATGTAGATCAGTATGTTACGCATTGCCCAAATTGTAGAATGTTAGGTAAACGTAATGACGATTACAAGTTGAGTGTGTCTCTTGAAAAAAACGTGTTTCATTGTTATCGTTGCGGGTGGTCGGGTCGAGCTGATCAGCTGTTACAAGGGTATGTGAACGGCAGTGCGTTATTAAGATATAAATTAGATTCGATTGATACTAAACAACGCGCTCGTTATACATCATCTAGTGGTTTATTAATTCAAGCTGAACTGATTGATTTTGATAATGTTGCGATCAAAATTGATCGTTCATTTGTTAATGCTGTTGAGTATTTAAAGTCTAGACATATTACTTTTGAAGAGATCCAGAAGTATGATATTCGTATAGGACAAGGTAGGTATCGTGGAAGAATTGTTGTTCCTACATTTGATTTGAACAACAATGTTGTTTATTTGGTTGCACGTGATTATGTGTCTGAAAACCCTGAAGCTAAATATATTAATCCGCAAGGAAGCCACAAGTCTTTTGCAGTGTGGAATATTCAGAATGTACCTGTTAATGGTAAAGTGATTGTGACTGAAGGTGTGTTTTCAGGTATTGCAGCTAATAGAAATACACCTGAAGATGTTACAGCTATTTCTATTTTTGGTAAAGCTTTAGCTGATACACAAGCAAGGATTATTGCGTCGAAAAAACCAATCGAAGTATCTTTTAGTTTCGACGGGGATGTTTCTTTGAATGAAATTAGAAATAACTATCAGATATTGCGTAAATATTATAATGGAAAGGTTACTTTAATTAAATTAATTAATGAAGAAGATCCTGATAATATGAAGCCTGAAACATATTTAGATAGGTATCAAAAGAGAACGGAATTTAGATATTTATCAATGCCTTCTTTTAAGAGTTGTAATAAAATAAAGCAATCTGAAGTTTGTAAAATTTTTGTTTGACATAATATTTGTAGTCTTTAAACTTTAACTTGAAATTTAAATCAAGTTAAAGGGATAACTTATGCCTAGACAACTTACAAAAGAAGAAAAAAATATTATTTTAACGTGTCGAAATTATGACAATTGTTGTTTGCTAGCTATTCAGCATCTTGATAAATATATTAACAAATTTGCATTTCGTTTGAGAAATGCTATTGGAACAACAGATGATTATAAACAAGAGTTAAAGCTTAAAGCTTTAAAAGTGTTCCGACAGTATGAATTTGAATTAACTATTTTACGCGAAGATGCAACTATTCAAGATTTGATATTTATGGCAGTTCGAATTATTCATAATAGGTTTGCCGACTTAAGTATGGAATTTTCGAAGAAAAAAGATACCTCAATGTTTCTGAATAGTTTAGATGATTCAGATGAAAGAAATCCAGAAAAAGATTTATATGAATTTAGTACAACGGATGCGCCTATACAAATAACGTATTATCAAGACGAAGAGAGTGTTTCAGAAACAAATAATTTAGTTGAAAGATTGATTCAGAATCTAGAAGTATCAGAAATGCCATATGAAACAATTGGCTATTTACGTGAATCAATTTCTCCTTCAGATAGTACAGAAGCCCGCTACGAAAAATGGCTTCGAATAACAAACCCTAAAAACCCGCATAAAAATAAAGGAATACCAGCAAAAGTTATTTGTGAAGAGTTGGGCATCGAGTATTCCAAGATGAGTAAAATAAAAGAAATTATTGGTATGAATTTGATTAAATTAGGTATTGATCCTAGTTTAATTCTAAAAAGTATAGTTATTGCTGATGATACATGGCGCAATTATGGTTTAAGGAAACCTAAATAAATGTCAAAAGATGCTATTTATTTTGCATTGCAAGATACAAACGAAAAAGAAAGAAGTATTTTAAAGTTGATGGCTTTTGGATATTCAAATTCGGAAATTTCAAAAGAATTAAATATTATTAAACCTACTTTAGAATATCAAATTAAAAAACTTTATAGAAAATTTGATGTTGAAAACAAAAGAGAATTGTTGACATTATTCCTAGACGACTATATTGTTAAAATTCTAAATTCACCAATAATTTGAGGTCTTTATGATTTACTATTTCACAAACGATGAAGCGGAAATTTCTGTAGATAAAAAGAAAAAGCGGTTCAAAATCAAACCTTTAAAAGAAAATATTGCCAAATCTTTACGGATGATGCAGTCGCAAGATGAAGTTTTAGGAAAAGGAACGGAAATTGAAGTTTTTAAAAATGATAAAGTTCAGTTGAATGATGTAACGTTGCATGTTCAAGATGCAACAGGTTCATGGTCAGGAACGTTCAAATTTTAATTTTTAAAATAGTTCTTGCAAAACCTTCGATTCTTTGATATGTTATTTGTTACCCGTTAAAAACGGTTTAACTAGTCAAGGAATCGGAGGTTTCTTTTATGTCAACAATTTCGCAGTTTTATTCTGAAGGAAAGTTGATTGAAGAGATGTCTTGCGTTTTTGCTGAAGAAGATACATCAGTAACATTCTATACGCTATTAGAAAATGCAAGAAACTTTAATCGAAAGAATTTAGATGATCGAACAGTAATATTAACTGATTTAGTTTTTTATAAAAACGAATTAGAAAATATGCGTGTAAAAACGGAAGCGGCATTAAGAAAGCAAGATTCTGTAGCATATTTAAACGCTTTTAACCAAATCAAACAACAGGGTCTTAAGTATACAGAGGAGTTGATTAAAGCAACTAGAGATTCTTTTGACCTTGAGAATACCAATCCAAAATACGCCTCTCTGTTAAAGCAGAATAGATGTTGTACAAAATGGGTGTCTACTCTGACTGATTTGTATTTTGTTTTGAATTCTACAAATAAAATCTTGTCAAACAATGTTTAGTATAGGTGAATTATGAAAGTAGCATTGGATCCAGCCAGATTGGCGATTTTGAATAAAAAGTTTGAAACTGTAAACAATCAGAAACGTGAGTATGATGATTCGGAGAAGTTGAAATTTTATAACCTTGAACGTTTTGGTCGGTATGTTTTTCGCATCATGCCGATGACTGCTGATCAGAACAATTTTTTCGGTGAATTCGTAGGAAATCATTGGGTTAAACTTAATCAAGAAGAAAAGTCTAAATTTGTTCCATGCGTTGAAAGTTATGACGCACCGGGGGCTATTTGTCCTGTTTGTGAAGCTTTTCGTGAATTGGAAAATTTAGGTATTGAGACTAAAGGTTTTTGGAAAATGAGAGCAGCCAAAATGGTTGCTATGAAAGTCTTGATGATTGAAGCACCAAATGAATATGACTTGCCTATGAACAAGATTTCTATTCTGAAAGTTCCTTTAAGCATCTTCCAGATTATTGCAACAGTTTATAATAGTCCTGATTCACCAGATGTACTTGATCCTAATACAGGTGTTGCATATGTCTTGTCACGTGGTGAAAATGAACGCCATTGGAATGTAAAACTGTTAGATTCTTCAATGCCACAGTGCGGTATTTTAGGTGGTTCAATTGAAAACCGTGACAAATTGCTTGCTGACAATGAAAACATGCAGTTAAAGAAAATCTTTAAACTTCCGTCAGATGAAAAGATGATGGATATTAAAAAGACTGCACATGATATTAAAGAAAGAATTATGAAAGCAAAGAATACTGTTGATAATTCTGTTTCTGAAATGTCTACAGTTGCGGTTTCTGAAGCACCTGCACCTATTGCTGTTACTAAACAGATTCCCATTGTTAACCCGTTGCAGCAGTCTGTTCCAACATACAATCAGCTGCCTAATGTGGTTCAGCCACAGATGGTTGTTCAGCAACCAATGCAGATGCCAATGCAGCAACCTGTTCCTGTTCAGAATATGCAGTTTGCACCAAATGTTCAGCAACCTTCTTTTAATACATACAATCAAGGTATGCAGAATACAGAAGTATTGGATGATGAAATCCCTTTTGAAAAACAGACGGTAGCGGAAACAGTCACTCAACAGGTTAAGCCTGTTGCAGCTGCCCCGTCTGTAAATATTGACTATGATAATTTAACCCCGCAGCAGAAAGCAATCATTGAACAATATCGCGACGGTTGCAAGATGCAGTGTTTTGGTCGTCATGACAAATATGACGCACTAAATAATTATGACTGTTTGATTGACCCGTTTTCTTCGAATTGTGCATTGTGCATCAAGGCGTTGACAGGTATTGATCATACAAAAGAATTGGGTATGGATTAATTGTTGCCGAAGGGTAGGTAACTAGAATTATCTACCCTTCATTTTTAATGAGGAATTTTTATGGCTAAAAAGAAAGAAGAACCTGTAAAGAGAATCGAAGACGAATCTGAACTCGACGGTTTAGATTTGGTAAGTGATCTACTTTGTGGTGATAAAGAAATTGAAGCTATCAGTGCAAATGATGTTGAAGCTGTCGATCCTAGCAAGATGATTTCAACTGGTTTGATTCCACTTGACATGGCTTTTGGTGGTGGTATTACTCGTGGTCGTACATATGAGATTTCAGGACCAGAATCTCACGGTAAATCAACATTGTGTGATAGTGTTGTAGCAAGTTGGTTGAAGACTAATAAGCACGCGCTGTGTTTGCGTATTGAATCAGAATCAACGATGGATAAAATTCGTTGTAAGATGATTGGTATTGATCTTAACCGTGTTATTGTTTTTGAAACAGCAATCATGGAAGAAGGTTATGATCAGATTGCGAAGGTACAAAATAAAGTTTATGAAAAGTATGGTGATAAAGTTCCTTTATTGATTGTTTGGGATACTTTAACAGCAGCTGGCCCTCGTCAAGAAATGGAAAGTGATGATGTTTATGGTTCAGGAATGATGCTTAATGCACGTATCAATTCACGAGAATTGCGTAAACTAAATTATCGTTGTGCACAATTTGGTCATTCGGCTATTATTATTCAGCAAGTTCGTGAAGCCGGTAAAGATATGTATGGCAATATGAAATGGTCAACAACCGGTGGACAGGCGTTAAAGCACTATTGTTCTTCACGTGTGTTTGTGAAGAGACGTGCACCTATTTATAAAGACGATAATATGAAGAATCCTATTATCGGTTATGAAGTTGAACTAGATATGTTGAAAAACAAGGTGACTGGTGTAGCAAAACCTGTTCCTGTTATTATGAATTTGATTGAAGGGTTTGATCCATATGCATCTGCAGCAGCTTTTGCAATGGAAAACGGTAATGCACAACCGTTTATTACAGGTTCAGGCGCATGGATTACTGTAATCGATCATCATAACAATGAATATTGTAAGATTAATGGAACAAAAAAGTTGACAGCAAAGCTTCGTGAAGATCCATATTTAATGAAACTGATCGAATATGCAGCATATTACAATAAATCAGCCGAGCATGAGATGTGGCGAATTAAGTATGAAACATTGTTGAAAAAACTTTATTTAGAGCTTGATGAGTTGCTTCAGCAGAAAGAAACTTCTAAAGAGTCAAAAGAAAAATCTGATGCGCTTGATAGCCAATTAGATAGTGCTTTAGATAATATTGATGTGTAAAGAATGGGGCTTTAGCCCCATTCTTTTTAAGTTGACTATTTTTGGAGTTTGTTCTAAAATAGCATAAATTTTATTAAGGATTTTAAACCATGCAAGCTTTAGATGTTTTAAGAAAATGTGCTGATAGTTACAACGTAGGTGATGTTTATACATTAACTGATGAAGATGTTCAAATATTGCAAGGTGAAGATTTTTCAGCTAATGTTGGCGATGAAGTGTCTGATGCGTTGTATGACCAAATGTATAATTTTTTCAAGCAGAAGTTTCCTGATGATGAGTTTTTCAATGAAGTTGGCGCACCTGAACGTGGTAGTAAAGTACCTCTTGAATTTACAATGGGTTCAATGAACGAATTAAAATCAGGCGATTGGGATAAATGGAAACTAGATGACGAAGAGTATGTTATCACATCTAAACTTGATGGTATTTCATGTGGTTTGACTTTCGAGGATGGTAAATTAAAATGTGCTCAATCACGTGGAAACGGTATTGAAGGTGCCGATATTACTCGTCATTATAATAAATTTAAGATCAAAGGGTATATTCCTGAAGGTAAAGTACGTGGTGAAATTATTATTCCTAAAGTGGATATTGAAAATTTCATTAATGAGGTTGAAGTAGAAACAGGAAAACGTTATAAAAATGCACGAAATGCAGTTGCTGGCCAAATGAATTCAAAAGTAGCAACAAAAGCTTTTTATAAGTATGCCAATTTTGTTACATATAAATTGATAGATTATGTTGATGAAATTTCAACTTTTAAAGAATCTTTGGATATTTTAAAGGCTGCAGGTTTTCTAGTTGCTAATGTACATGGTGTTTTAAAAGGTTCAGATATTACTGAAGATTTTTTGATTGAAACAGTAAAAGACGTTAAAGAAAATGATCCATACGAATGTGATGGTATTATTTTGACGTTGAATAAACCTGATAAAAAACATCAAGGTAATGAAACAGGTTCGCTGAATCCGAAAGATTCTAGAAAATTTAAAATTGGGGCAACAAACCTTGAAGCCAAAACTGTTGTTGAAGGTATTGAGTGGAATCCTTCAAAAGATTATAAACTGAAACCTGTAGCTATTTTGTCACCGGTTGATTTGAATGGTGTAACTGTTTCTAGAGCAACAATGAATAATTATCAATGGGTAAAAGATAATGGCATTGGTATTGGTTCAGAAGTTATTATTAAGCGTTGTGGTGAAGTTATTCCAAACGTTGTTGAAGTGTTGACTACATCAAATGATTTAGGTATTGCAGAAAATTTTGAAAAGCATTCACGTGTTGAAGGCGTTGATTTATGTCTTGATCAAGATGTTAAAGATGGTTCACTTGATGATGTTTATGCTTTAATTTCAGCTAAAAAGATTGCGTATTTTTGTTCATCGTTAAAAGTTGAACAAGCTGGTTTGGCTAATGTTATTAAGATGATGAAAACTTCTTTCATTAAAGAAAAAGATTATACTTTAGAAAACTTTTTAGTTGAACCTGAATCACGATTTATTTCAGCAATTGGTGCAAATGGAAAGAAGTTGTTTCAATCATTACGTTCGAGATTAGCTAATGTTTCTGAACCAGCTTTTTTTGCAGCTGTTGATGTTTTTGGTTCATTGATTGCTGAAAAACGTTTAGAAAAAATTTATGAAACATTTGGCACTTTAGATGTAACAAAAAAACAATTAGAAACCGTTCCTGGTTTTGCAGATGAGACAATAAAAAAATATGAAGCTGGTTTGAAGAGTCTTCGGTATTGGAAATCTTTTTGTGAAAATCAGTTAAAAGATATTGTTAAATTTAAAAATTTTGAAAAGTTGTCAGATGAGTTGTCAGGTTTAAACGTTGTCTTTACTGGTATACGTGATCAAGAAATGGAACAGTATATTAAGCAAAATGGTGGCCGTGTTTTATCATCAGTATCAAAAGAATGTAATTTAGTTGTTGCTAAAGACCCTAATTCTTCATCGTCAAAAATTAAAAAGGCAAAAGGTTTAGGTATTGAAGTAATTTCATATGATGAAGCTAAAGGTCGTTTTTGATGTTTGGGTTAGATTTTGACTATTTGACAATAAAAGACTTAAATGGTAATGTTTTGGCAAGCGGAAAGGTTGTTGGTAGGAAAACTATTTCCCGTTGTGAACATGCGTTTAATCATGTCAGTGTTGATGGAAATTTTTATTTTAATTTAGATTCAAAACAATTTCTTTTTGATAAAAGAAGCAAACCTGTTGATTTAGTTAAATTTGAGAATAGAGATAACTTGTTTAATGTTGTCGATTGGAAAGATTCTAGCGAAATAGTCGATGCGGATATTTATCGTGACAATGATATAGATGAATTAGATGAAGAAGTTTCTTTTCTTGTTGAATGTTTAAATCGTTTAGAAGGTTTAACTACAACATGTTCTTGTTGTGGACATGGTGAATTTAATTTATATGTTGACTTCGTTTTGACTGATTTGAAACCTTTATTGGTTTTGGAATACTTGATTTCGAAAGAATTTAGGAAAGATTTTAACCTTTTATTCGATAAAGATCGCGTGATCGCAGACGACAGCGTCAACTTGACGCTGTCGTCTGCGGGTAAAGGCCGTATTGCATATTTTGCTGCCAATAAATTGGCAATTAGACTTTATGAATTGACATCATAAACCTTCAACAGGTTTTACTATATAGCTACATTCACATTTTACTGAAAAGTCTTGAATAATAGAATCTGGTTTTGTCATTACTGTTTTCTGTAAAGACTTAAGCATTTCATTAAAATCTTCGAATTCACGGATACGTTTGTTGCTTACTTTTGTTACGACGTTATTTTTATCAACGACATTGTACGAACATTCAATCCATGAATCAGTTAAGATTTTTTCTTCGAGTGTTGTTTTAAACCATTTACGTTTTTTAAACATGAACGATTCACCGATTAGGTTGCTTTGAGAATTATACTTTTTCCAAGCATTCATCATTTGTTCATTATATACATTAAAACGTTTAAGTTTAAAATTAGTAGACATGTAGAGATCCTTTAAATAGTCTTTATTTTAGAACAACAATCAGAATTCTAAAATAGCGTTATTTAGGAAGCCTGAACGTTCACCGTATTTGATATACCCTAAAGGATTACAGACAACAGGTGTTTTATCAATAAAGTATGAGCATGTATTATGAACATGTCCATGGATCCATAACATGATATTGTCGTGTTCCTTTATGAAATCTTCCATATCATTGCAAAAACCTGATGTAATAGGATCAGTCAAATACTTTTGTGACGCACTTCTTAATGAAGGCGTGTGATGAGTAACGATGATAAATCGTTTTTTAGGATTCTTTACTAAACGATTATGAATGTATTTTTTAGCAAGGTTATGTAACGTTACAACATTTTTAGGTGTTAAGTATGAATCATCATTGTATAAAATTGAACGAAAATCATTTAGAGACCTATTACATAATTTCATGTGTTCTTTCTGACTATTAAAGATATTGAAATCCGTCCATAATGTTGTACCTAAAACAATAATGTCATCAAAATGTTTTTCTTCATTTTGCAAGAATGATACATTTCTATTTAGATGAAATTCATTACGAAGTTCATTTTCAGTTTCTGTTAATGTTTTGTTAACGCCATAACATAAATGATTACCACCAATGAATACAGCTTGTTTTTTAGTCCAAAAGGGGTTTTCATAAAAGCTTTTAGTTGCTAGCAGACTTCCGGTATCACCTGCATCAATGAATAAATCAGCTTTTTCAGAAGTGTTCAAAATTTCAGCAGGTGTTTGAATGTGGTTAATGTCGGCATGTACATCAGAAAAGATTTGAATTTTCATTGTTGTTCCAAATAAATATTGACAGTTGTCGTTGCTTGTAGTAATGTTTTATCAGATTTTTGATAGGAAGTAAAGATGAAACTAGATTTTCAGCGTTATAATATTTTTCCTGAATTTCGTAAATATCAGGAAGAAACCATTCAAAAGATTGTTGATTTTTGCACAAAATCTTCAAAGAAGTTTTTGTTTGTGCAAGCACCTACAGGTTCAGGCAAATCTATTATGGCGTATGTTGCGGCACGTTATTTAACAGAAGATTCAAAACGTGTTAAGAGTGGTTATCAGGCGAAAGTATATTCAGAAGATGATTATTATAAAACAATTCGTAATGTGTATTTACTAACATCTAAAAATCTTTTGCTTGATCAATATTATCGTGATTTTAATCGTTATATGCCTATTTGCAAGGGGCGTGGCCATTATTTGTGCAATATGGATCATAAACCGTGCAATGAAGCGGCTTGTTTAAAGAGCAGGAAACCATCAGCACTACCTTGTTATGATTCATGTGTATATCAAATTGCTAAACGTAGAATGATGGCCGCTGATGTTTCAGCTACAAACTTTTCATATTTGTTGAAGCTTGTAAAATCAAAAACGTTTGTTTGTAAAGATTTATGCATTGTTGATGAGTGTCAAGCAATGGAATCTGTTTTGCGTGATGAGTTTGTTGTGCAAATGACTGAAAGCACTTTACAGATTATTAATAATTTAAAAGAAGATATGCGAAAAGGTGTAGAAAGTGATATTTTGCCAATTTGCATGCATAAACTTGAAAAAAATAATTATAATTTTAAAAAGATAAACATCACAAAAGTTGATTACAATAGCCTTGAAGATGTAAACAAATTTGTTGAAGGTGTGTGTGCTGATGTAGGTAGTTTATTTTTTGGTTTGTCTGCAGCATTGGATGATTATACAACTGAATTTTGTGGTGGTGACGAAGCTGTTGCTGTTCAAAATAAAGAGTATAAAGAGTTGATTAAAAAATGTGATTTCTTAAAGCATTTGCAGTCAACTATTCGTGATTATATCTCATTGAGAACATCTGTTGAGTGGGTTGTTTGTGAACATAAAACAGCAAAGGGTTTTATTACTGGTTTCGAGATCAAGCCAGTTACAATTGAATTATTAACAACTCAATTATTTAAAAAGATTGCTAAAAAGAAAGTTGTGATGATGTCTGCCACTATTGGCGATCCGAACAGGTTTGCTAAAAGTTTAGGTATTCCATCTGATGATTTTGAGTTCATTGATGTTCCAGCAACATTTCCTATTGAAAATAGACCTTTTGTAAAGTGGCCTATTTGCTCAATGTCGTATAAAAATATGGATGAAAACATGCCTAAAATAGCTGAAGCATGTGATGCAATTTTGGAAATGTATCCTGAACAAAAAGGAATTGTTCATTCTGTATCTTTTAAAAACGCTATTTACTTGCGTGACCATATGAAGAATAGTGATAGAGTGTTAATTCATGATCAAGTGAGCAAGAATTTTGTTTTGGAAGAGTTTATGAAATCATCAAATAAAGTTTTGATTTCACCTTCATTAATTGAAGGGTTTGACTTTAAGGGTGATTTGTCAGAATTTCAAATTTTTATTAAAGTTCCGTACTTAAGTTTGGGTGATAAAGTTGTTGCGAGACGTTTACAGCTAGATGAAGAATGGTATATTAACAGTGCTGTTTTGCAAATTTTGCAAGGTGTTGGTCGTTCTGTCCGTTCTGAAACAGATGTCGCAGCTACATTTTGTCTTGATAATAATATCAATTTCTTGTTAAGCAGATATAAACATTTGTTTACAAAAGATTTCTTAAATACAATTGTTAGCGTTTCGGATTTTGCATAAATGCAGTTAGAAGATAAAAAAGTAAAAACAATAGCAAGTGCATTTGAAGTGTCTGAAGATTTAGTAAAGTCTATTTTAGATGCATATATGGCATTGACGTTGAATAACATTTTGGTTAATAAAGATGATCAAACAATGTTTGGTGTTATGAAACTTGATCGTCAAAACAAAATGTTGCAAATTGTTGATAATACTGATTATATTGACAATATTTTCACAGGCAACGTATCGCCAGAAATTTTTAAAAGGTTCTTGCTATTTGGAAACAACAAAATCTAGTAGCAATAATGTCTTTAAAAAAACGTGATTTTAAGCATAATCAGGAAATAAAAAAGTCTGATTTATGTATTAAAATAAATACAGTTTATGATAGTATAAAAGATAGCAAGGATTTCAATGTATATTATAATTCCTTGCATGATTTGCTTAAAGAGTTTTTTACTAAAGAGTATTGTTATTCAAAAGGAACCTTGCCATATCCTGATTTTGATGAAGAGATGGTTGAGGATTTCATGATGAATTGGCAACGTCAGGGATTTTCTTTACGTGCAAGAGAGAAGAAGAAAAAGCCCTATAAGACACTAGTTGATAAATTATCAAGTGATGAAGTTAAACGAGCGTCGCATTATCTTAATCTTTATGAGTATAGACGTAAGTTGTGTGATTTTGATAAATATACAGTCCCTATTAGCGAACATTTAGATTATGTATATTCTTTAATAGATGATAGCGACAAGTATAAAAATATTGACGATTTAGTTTGTAGAGAATTAGAACGTATTTATGATAACAATTTATTTGTTGAAGATAAGTTAAATTTTCATATATTTGTTTTTATTTCAATGTTTTTGGGTTCTTTTGATTTAGAGTACATTTATTCAAGTTTGTTTTACAGATTAACAAAAGAAGATTTTTTGTTGAATGCCGTAAAATGTAACGTGAAGAATGCAGTCAAACGAATCGAGAGACGACTAGATGGCATTGAAAGCAACGAAGAAGTGTGCAAAAGTCCTGAACAGTGAAAACAGTTTTTTGTATTTAGCATTATCTGTTTTATCTGAAGAAGGGTATCCTTCAATATCTGCGATTTGTGCTGTCATTGGTCCTACAAACTTTTTACGTTTAGTGACAGTTTTAGGTGGTGCCAATTTAAAAATTCCTTCGTCAATGGAATTGTCTACGTCAGTTGTGGCAGCGTTGTACCTTTATCACCTATATGTTGAGCCAATGTCCGAAAAAGATTTTATCCAGGCGTATGAAATTGATTTAGTAACTTTAATGGCTATTAAGAAAAGAGCAAAACAATGGATAAAGTCAATGAAAGATAAAGGTATTAATGTTCGGTATTTATTACAAAAAGCTGTGGATTTAAAATAATGGCAAATTTTTATAATGATGATTTTGATGAAGATATTGTTCCTGTGAATGCAAGCTTTTCTACAACGATGAGTAGTGCCGACGATTATAATCGTGATGAAAGTAACAAAAATACTTTAGGAATTTTTAAGTCTGTAATAAATTTTGCGAATGCTTTAAAAGAAATTAATACTAAAGAAACTGCGCAAACTTTAAAAAATATGACTGATTTTATTTCGCAGACATATTTGAATTATAGATTTCAAAATGGTTTGATTGCTGAAGATATGAAACGAAATCTATTGTCACGCTTTAATGAAGTTATGGTTTCTTGTACACCTGCAGAATTAACAGATATGTATCGTGCTATTAATGAAGCTGGTGTTGCAGACCTTGATAGAATTTTTGGTGCACGTTCTGGCGGTATTAATATTAACATGCAAGGCCCTACTCATAATGTCTATGACAACCATGTTGAGAATCAATTGAATCAGCAGCAAAATGTATATAGCAACAATGAAAGCGTAATGAAATCACTTGAACCAAAAACTGTTAGCAGTATGACTAAAATGGCGGAAGCTGCTGGTGTTTGGGGACAGATAGGTGTGCCAAGGCAAAATCAAGTGGAATATAAACCTGCTGAAAAAATACAGACTGGTACTGAAAAGATTGCAAATATGCTTGATGCCACTTTTCATGAAATAAAAGCAGAAGAAAAGAAAAAATTAAACGAAGAATAATTTTGAATATTTTCTAATAGGTTTCTAATGGTTGAGATTTTACATAATAATTATCAAATTCCTGTTTATTCTGTTGAAGATCAAGAAAACATTATTAACTTGATTCATTCTAAAGAATTTAATGATATTTATTCTTTTTATTCTGAACAAATTCCTCGTGGTTCACGTTTAGAGCAATTGCCTGATTTTGAAAAAAGAATGGGTTTCTATTTGTATTATACAGGTCAGGAACAATTCTTAAATCAGCTTGATGTCTTGTTGTATAAAAAGCATATGCCGACTATTCAAGAATTCTTGAAAGATGATGCATATATGGGTAATTCGTATGCAATTATTTATCCATACTGGCGACAAATTTTAGCAAAAATATTTGACCCATCAAATCAGTATTTCGAATGTGTTACTGGTGATACAGAAATTCCATTAATGGATGGTTCAGTAAAAACTGTAGCAGATTTATGTTTATTTGGTTATGAAGGTTGTTATGTATACACATGGAACGAACAAAAGCATTCTGTCGAACCTGGTGAAATAGAAGGCATTCAATATAGTGGTGAAAAGAGAGTTTATGAAATAACTTTAGACAATGGAAAGGTTTTTAAGTGCACTGGAAATCATAAATTTTTGAATAGAAATAATAAGTGGGTATTGACAAAGGATTTAAAAGTAGGTGATTCATTAATGCCTTTTGAAAGATTTGTAGAAGATAAAACTGCAAAAGGTGTAAAATCATATGAAAAAGTAATCATACCTTCAAAAAATTCTGTTGTAAATTCAGAATACACACATCGTTTAAGTGCATTGTGGAAATATGGTCGAAAATATAAAGCGCCTGTAAAGAATATGAATGAAAGGGTACGTTATGAAGTTATACATCATAAAGATGGTAACAAATATAATAACAACCCAACTAATTTAATTTATTTAGATAGTAAGACGCATCTAGATTATCATACAAAATTCGCAAGAAAACAATTAAAATTGTATAACGAAGCTTATAAGAATGGTGTCAAAGAAGTTGTTGATTCTATAAAAAATAGGTTAAGAAAGGGTTCAGTAAACAGGTGGTCAGACGAACAACAACATAAGTTAGCTTCAGAACGTATGTCATCGCGGAATCTGCAAGATAATTATGCTTCCAAAATTTCTGTTGCTTTTTGGAACAGTGAAAAAGGTGCATTATTAAAAGAAAATTTAAGAATAAAACAAAGAGAGAAAAACTTAAAAAATAATCCTTCAGCAAGGTTAGATATATCAAAGGAGCGTTTTATTGAAACTTTAAAAGATAGTTTTTCATTAAGAGAAGTTGAAAGAAAATTAAATTGTTCCAGATGTTATATAATCAATAAGTTAAAATTTTATAATATCAACCATAAAGATATATTAAAAAAAGTGACTGAAGAAGAAGTTAGACACATATTAAGTTGTGGCTATACTATAGATGAGTGCGCAAGTAATACTTGTATTAAAGTAAAGACTTTAAAGGCCTGGTGCAATAAGTTTGATATTAATACAAAAGACGAAATTAAATATAATCATAAAATTGTTAGTATAAAATTGTTAGAAAAAAGCGAATCTACTTTTAACGTTTGTATTCGTGGTAATCATAATTTTGCAATAGACAGTGGAGTATATGCTTCTAATTGTGTTTTTCGTGGAAGTATTGGTTGTTTGTCTGGCGATACAAAAATATTATCTGATAATAAATTAGTATCCATTGAAAATTTAGCAAGTTTAGGCGAAGATAATGAATTTAATGTTTTATCGTATGACATTAAAAATAATGTATTTGTAAAAGCAAAAGCTTTTAATGCTCGTTGTACTGGAAAGAATAGAAAAGTATTAAGTGTTAGTCTATCTGACGGAACAACGTTAAAATGTACGGGTGATCATAGATTTCTATTGAGTTCAGGTCATTATGTTGAAGCAAAAGATTTAAGAAAGAATGATATTTTGTGCTCAAATAGTGGTAGTGTTACTGTTAAAGATGTGCATGATTTTGATAAAAATTGTGAAGTATATGATATAGAAGTACCTGTTTATCATAATTTTGCTGTAGTAACGGATTCAGGGAATTTAATTATTTTACACAATTCAGGAAAATCGACCATTGCGCGTAGAGGTTTAATTTATGCACTTTATCGTATATGTTGTTTAAGATCACCCCATAAGTTATTTAATATTGCGCCAGATACTGTTTTATCTGCTTTGATGATTTCTGTTACGTTACAGCAAGCACAAGATACAGCGTTGAAACCTGTGCTTGAAATGATTCGTAATTCACCGTGTTTTCATGAAGTACGTAAAATGACGGCATTTGATTCATTTGGGCCAAACGATCCTGTTCCGTTTTGTCGTCAAGGAAATGGCATTAGGTTCCCAAATAACGTGTATTTGTCTGTAGGTTCAAATATCAATCATATTATTGGTTATAGTGTCTTTGGGTCGATCTTTGACGAAGCGGAAGAAAAAGATTCATCCGAAGCGTTTAAACTATATACAGGTTTACGTGAACGTATTAGATCACGTTTCTTAAATTCATCATTAATTTATTGCGCGTTGATTTCGTCATCTAAATCAAAATCAGGAATGGTTTGGGAATATATTCACAAAATTAAACCTGATGACCCTGAAACATTGCTGCTTGATCCTGCTATTTGGGAGGTGAAGGGTGATGCTTTAGGTTTATCTGGAAAACATTTTTGGATTTATATTGGCACTAAAACACACCCGTCAAAAGTGTTACCTGAAGAATATAATGATGTACCTTTAGATAAATTGAATTATGTTCCGCCAGCAGGTTGTGAATTATTAGAAGTTCCTATTGAATATAAACGTGAGTTTGAAAATAATATTGAAGCAGCTATTCAAAACATTGCAGGTAGAACAACAGATACGTCTGATAGACCTTTTGATGATTTGTCCCGTATCGGTGATTGTAAACAATTGTTACCTGAAGTTCATTTAGAAGCGCCTTTAGGTGATCAGATCCCATTGATTGATAAATTGCCAAAAGAGTTATTTCAAGAAACAACGTTAGGGCCGCGTTTAGCAAGGTATCCAAATGCACCAAGATTTTGTTTTTCTGAAGATACAAAAGTAAAATTATTATCTGGTATTTCGAAAACAATGAAAGAGTTGTCAGATGATTATAAAAATGGTGTAGAAAATTTTGTTTATTCATGGGATTGTAATAAAAATAAGTGGTGTGTAGGTAAAATTGTTTTTGCTGGTGTTACAAAATCAGTAAACAAACTAGCAAAAGTAACATTAGATGATGGAAGTATTATAAAGTGTACGCCTGATCATAAATTTTTGTTGAAATCTGGAGTGTATAAACCAGTATCAGAAATTGATTTTAATGAAAGTTTGTTGGCTATTTACAAAAGTGACTTTGGTGATTTAATTGACTTGTTTGTTGTTAATCATAAAATCAAAAGTATTGAATATATTGATTATCCAAATTTTATTGATGTATATGATTTAACTATTGAAAATAAAGAAAAAACACATAATTTTGCTTTAGATGCTGGTGTGGTTGTTTCCAATTGTCATGTTGATCTCGCTTCACAGTCAACATCTCAAGCAGGTTATTCGTTGTGGCATAAAGAATATATCGTAAATGATTTGGGGGAACATCAAACTGTTTTCGTTGCTGATTTTGTGTCATGGATTTCAGCGCCAAATAGAATTGACCATGATGCTATTAAACAGTTGTCATTAGATTTACGTGATAAAGCAGGTGTATATATTAAAACCATTTCGTACGACCAATTTCAATCGGAATATGTAAGACAGTCTTTACAGCAGCATCATGAGTTTGAAAATGTACGCTATCAATCTGTTGATCGTGATATTACAGCATACTTGAATTTTGCACAGTGGATGATTACTGGCCGAATTAAAGTAGGTGATTGCCCATATTTACGTGAACAGTTAGGATATATTGGTGTTGCAGACAAAAAGCTAGTAACAACGCACAAAAAAGATATGGCTGATAGTTGTTTGTCATATGATACAAAAATCTTTTTATTGTCTGGAAAAGTTTTAACAATTGAAGAGTTGTATCATTCTGACATTGAACATGAATGGGTTTTGGCATGTGATTGTGAAACAAAACAGTTGAAGCCAGTTAAGATTGAGCGTGTTTTAGAAAAGTACACACCTGAAACATTATTACAGTTCACTTTAAGCAATGGTAAAACTTTTGCATGTACGGATGACCATTTAATATTAATGAAAGATGGAACATACAAACATGCTGAAGAAATCATACCATATGATGAATTGATGCCATTCAATTATTATCATGAATTAAATTATCATGATCGTTATAGAAAAGTTGTTAATCCGTTTAAAGGAACATCAAAATTCCTATACAAAATCGTTTCACAAGATTTATTGTCTAATGCAATTGCTGAAGCTAAAAAACGTGCTGTTGTTGACGGCAGTAAGTTTACTGTTATTCATCATAAGTCGCACAATAAAAATGATGACAGACCTGAAAATTTAGTTCCATTAACAAATATTGAACATACAAATTTACATGCAATGACAGGTCGTGAAATTAAGGCGTTCCATGATAGGACTGTTATGAAACGTGCTAGAACAAAAATCATCAATGAAGGTTTAGCGTTGATGAAGCAAGTTAACCCTGAAGGGTATAGACGATATTTGTTGAAGCATGATTTAGGTGACAAACTAGCTGAACAAAAGTCAAAAGTTGAAAACTTGCATGTATATGTAACACAAATAACAAGAATTGAGAATTCGAAACCTGTTTATGATATTGTGCTGAATTCTATCCATAATTTTGCATTAGATTGTAATGTGTTTGTTCACAATTGTGTTGGTGCAGTTAATAATGCATATTTGGATGCAACACCTGTTGAATTTCCATATATTGAAGCTAAAGCGCCTGAAGTAAAGGCGGAGGATAGTTTTAATTATGATGCGAAAAGACAAGAAGTTATTGAAATTTAAGGAATAACACGATGGTTGATGTTTGCTTGATTACTGATGAAGGTTATGCTGATTATACATATGTTTGTATAAAGAGTATGTTATTTTCAAAAAATAAAGCAAGTAAATATAATGTATTTGTGTTATTAGAAATTCAAGACAATTCATATAAATTTGTTGAAAAGAAATTAACATCACTATCATGTAGAAATTTTAATATTAAATGTATTAAGGCATCCAGCGAAAAGTATAAATCATTTGAATTGTCTGGGTTCCATGTAAAGTCAGCAGATTTATTAAAATTTGATTTGATGAATATTTTTACAAATAAAGATAAATTGTTGTATTTGGATGGCGACATTATTGTCAATAAAGATTTATCTGATTTGTTTAATATAGATTTATGTGATAATTATTTTGCGGCGAACTATCATGCAGCATCAACAGATGAAACAAAGCACCGTATAGGTTTATCATTAAAACATGTTTATAATGCAGGTGTTTTGTTATTCAATTTAAAAAAGATGCGTGATGAAAATCTTTATGAAAAATTGATAGAAACTAGAAAAACCAATGAGTATATTTTAAAAGCGAAATCATTAGATCAGTTGACATTTAATTTTGTTTGTAAAGAGCATATAAAAGAATTTAATCCAAAACATCATTTAATGTTTAGGAATAATTGGGATTTAAATCTTTATAACAATACATATCATACAAATTATCAGCATTTTAATAATGTGATAAATGATGCGACAATTATACATTTTGTAGGTCCTGATTGTAAACCGTGGAAGACCACTTCAAAAGCACATGATTTATGGAAGTTTATTGAAAATGAAAATTCATTGAGTGGTTTAAAAGTATATGATGAATCAAATTATTTTGAATTAAAACCAAAGTCAAATAGTGTAATTGTTTTTTCTTTTGATAGTAATGTTACAGATCCGGCAATTGTTGCAATGTATTCATTATTGGAAAACGCAAAAGATACTATACACATTATATGTTGTATATCTAATGATGTTTGCATTTTTAATAGAGCGAGAATTGTTAATCATTTAAAAGCTGTTAACAAAAAGTTTTTCATTAGTTTTATTGATGTTGAAAGCGTATTACATAAAAGTTTTGATCAAGCATTTGTTGTTCGAGGGATTACAAAACCGGCATATTATAGATTGTTTATGAGTAGCTTTTTGCCGAATTTTAAAAAGGTAGTTTATTCAGACATTGATGTTGTGTTTAAAAAAGATATTTTTGATGTTTATTCTTTAGCTAAAGACAATAAAGCATATTATGCGGTTCCTTCCGTTAATTTGTCAGTACGTTCAAAGTTTGATGGGGATACGTGGAATTATTATTTTAATAGCGGGTTTCTAGTTGCTAATTTAGATAGAATTAGACGGCTTGATAAAACAGATGAAATTGATGATTTGGTTGCAAGAAAGCTTAATTTTCAAGATCAAGATATTTTAAATAAAGTATATAAAGGTGAAATTGGGAAAGTTCCGCCTTCATATTGTTTAATTCCGTCAGCATATACAAATGAAGAAAGTAACAAATATTCACATTGTTGTGGCAATGATTTGTTTTCAGTTGACGAAGTAAATCAATTATCAGCCCCTCATATTATACATTATGCTGGAGTTAAGCCGTGGAATAATAATAAAATAAATCTTGCTGATGAATGGCAAGTATATTGTGATAAAATATTTGACGGTAATTTCACAAAACTTGTTGAGTTGAAAGAAGAAAAGCAAGTTGTCAACGTTACTCAAGTTGAATTGTCAAAAGTTATTGGTAAAGAGTATTTGATAAAAAGGTTGGCTGGAATAAGGTCTTTCCAGTTGAATATAAACGATTTTAGACCTTGTTGTGTTGTCAGGTCATTTGATATGCAACATGAAGTGGTTTTTAGCTGTCGTGATGATTTTAGCAGCAATAACAAAAAGAAAAAGTTAATTGATTTAAAAAGACAGTCCAAAATAGTGTTAGTCGAACAGTATATAAAAGGTTCTTTTGATGTAACTGTTGATGCATGGCTAAATGTTTCATGTCAAGATAATTTAAGCAGTAATATTGAAGCAAAACTAATTGACTTGTCTAAACGTTTAATAATGCAGTTTCCGCAGTTTAGGTATTTGGATTTTCTAATTGCAGGTGATAAAGTGTATTTTAAACGTTTTAGAAATGAGTAGTTACATTTATGTAATGTCAAATGGAGAAGCTTTTAAAGTAGGGTTGTCAAAAGATCCTAAAAGAAGATTGCGCCAATTGCAAACAGGCAATCCTAAAAAGTTATCTTTAAAATATTTTGTAGAAATAGAAGTCGCGCCTGTCAAAATCCTTGAATCAATAATGCATCGATATTTGAGACTGAATCATTTAACTGGCGAATGGTTTAATGCTGATTTCACAACAATAAAGAATTTGCTTGATTTTGTGAAGATTCGCTACGATAATGAAGAAACAGAGCGTGAGTTTAAATTAGGAATTTTGGATTACGAAGCATGAAATCACCTGAAGAAAATAAAAGAAAATTTGATGCAGAACAGCAAATTCGTTTTGTGCAAGATCGTGAAGAGTTAATAGATTTTGTTCGTGATTTATGTGCAGCTTCGAATTTAGGTAAAGATTTTGTAGATAGTTTTATTGTGCGTTTAGATAGATTAGTTGATTTAGGTCGCTATTTAAATGTAAAAGATACATTTGTAGAAGATTTACAAAATAAAAAGACAAATGAAGATAACTTTTTTGATGGAGTTGATTTAAATGCCCTTGATTGATTTAACTGAAGAGTTGACATTTAAAATTAAACATTATGATGATTCCGTTTATGAGCAAGTATTGGAGCAGTTTTTTGATACTTTAGGGTATTGTATCAATGTAGTAGATAAAGCCAGCAAGAATCATGCTGTTGGTATCAATAGTTATATTGTTATGTTAAATCATAAAAAGAGTGAATTCACGGTAGAGATTCCTGAAACTTTTCCAAATATTATTTTTAAATTAAAAAAGAGTAAAAGTTTAAAATTAAGTGATAATCATCGTGATGAAATTCTGTCATTTGTTTTATCAGCACATACTTTTGTGGCAATTGCTAAACGTATAAAAACATTTCTTGATTTGGAGAAAGAGTCAGTTGGAAAAAATGCTGAATTTAAAGAAGGTTTTGTCTATTTTAATTTAAAAGGTGTTGAGCTTTTTGTAGACCCTGTTCAGAAGTTAACTGAAGAATTTAATATAAAGTTTGAAACTGTCACTGAAAATGGTCAATTGTTTTTTAAAGTACCTGTAGAACGTTTGATGCAGTTGGGATATACAAATACAGAAATTTCAACAATTATGCATTTGATTATTTCAGCATTTAAATATGTGTACACTGTTGAATCATGCGGTCAAGATTTTATTAAGCGTTGCCAATTAAAAGCTGAATTGGAAAAGTGGAAAAATACAGCAATTCATTCTGTAGATGAAATTTTAAAAAATAGGTGATTTATGGATTTAAATGATTTAGAGATTGATAATGAGCATGAGCTAGTAAAATCTCATTCATGTTCTGGTAGGATGGAAAGACGTTATTCAGAACAATTGTGTGATTTGTTTTATGAATATAGAGACTTTTTATGCAATGTTTTCGAAGTAGGAGATATTAGTTTCATTAATGTTTGGAAAAAACGTTTTGGTTTTATAGAAAAAAACTCTGATTTTTACGATCTTTTGTTAAGCAATGAAAAGTTTACACAAACTATTGGTGATGATGAGACTTCGTTTACGGGGCATGTTTGTCGTTTAGGTGATGTTACATATATTGTTGTCGAATGGATGCTTGAAAAGAATACATTCAACCCTGTTATTTACATTCGAAAAAAAGAAGAATTATCGTTGTAAAATAAAAGCGGGTTTAAAACCCGCTTTTATTTTTATCTTCGCAATTTTTGGATGATTGGTTTCTTTTGAGTTTCTTCAAATTTAGCTACTAATTGACCAAGAGTTTGGTTTTGATGAAGTCCTGTAAAGATTTCACCATTTTTAAAGATTGGTTTAATTTCAAAAGGTTCATAGCCTTTTTCAACATCACGTCTTTCACTATATTTTTTGTATTCATAACTAAAGACAGGTTGCTTTTCGCCATTAATTTCTTTAATACCTGTTAATGTGACTGCAATCACGCTGTCTGTGAAATCAGAAGATTTTATTGTTTGAATATCTTTATTGTTTTCATTTTGAAGGATTTTAGCAAAGATGTAATATACAGTATCACCAATCTTTTTGCCTTTAAAATCATCAAGGATATCTTTTTCCGTTAATGAGACGTCTTTTGGAAAGATATAGCGAATATCTTTATCTTTATTTGCTTCGCTGTTAACAATATTATTAATAGCATAGCTTGTTGTACCTATGTTATTATTTTTAATAAAATTTAAACATTCTACAACGCTGGATTTGTCTGTTGTTGGAAAATCAAAACCACCATCAATCAGAAATTCTTTTAGAATAGGATATCGATCATCGTTTTTGTTTGCATTCAACAAATCTTCCACGCTAACATCGTAGTACGTGTCATTCTTAAGTTTTGATTCACTTGATTGTTCACGCACTGTAATTGAATATGTTGATTGAAGATTACTGTCTTTAGCAATAAATTTAACAACCGCCGATATGTTGTGTGGCTTTTTACCTGTAAAGTTAATAACTAAAGGAAGAAAATGATCTTTAAAAATATCGTTTGATGTCAAATTTGGATCATTTCTATTAACAGTTATTACTTCTTTCGGAAAAACTTTAGTACCAATGCATTGGTTGATTATTTCACGTAAACTATCTCGCTGTTCTGAAGGTACCAAGTAATCATCAATAGCAGATTCAGGGTTTCTTTTTGATGAAAGCTTCATATAATATGCATCATCAAGTTTGGAAATTGTTGCTATATAGTCGTTATTCGGGAAGTCAAATGTCATTTCGTCAACAACGCCATCATTTAAATCTGATAGTCTTTTTTCAAAATCTTCTTTACTGAAGAATTTGTTTGAATCAACTTCATTCTTTTGCGAGAAGTTCATTTGCTCAAGTGAATTTAAGACATTCATGACGGTTGGTTCGTTTAGACGCATTTTAGTAGAAGGTATACCTTGTTTCATTAATGTAATGGTATCGCCGTTGTTAATCAATTCACCATCTTTTGTAATAGTTAATGCATATGATGTTTGCTGTTGTTGTGTAGCAATTACAGTTAAACCGTTTCTTAATTCACATGCTTTACCTTCATCATCTTTAATAGCATCAAATGTATAGTAATGCGAAAGTTTGGAAATATTTTTAGCAATCTCTGCGATTGTACTGTATTCATTATTTGTTTTAGCAAAATGGACACTGATTTCTTTTGAATCACCGTTACTAGTTGTTTCTAAAACATATCCTGCATTTAGATTGACGAATGCTAAATCATTTATTGATACTTCTTTGTCAGTATTTTTAAGCTCAATAGCAATAGTTAATTCACTGTCATTATCATTAATAAATGTAGTTTTATTGTTTTCGTCTTTTTGTAATGCACCAATATTTTTTCTAAATAAAGGCAGAACAAACGTTTCGACTTCATTTTTATTATATGTTTTGACTATTTCGTTGTTATTATTACGTCCAATTGCATATATTTCGAATAACTTAAATTTGCATTGAAAATTATCTTTCAACAGTTTAAGGTCGCTGTTTTCAAGCTTTGAGTTTGAGTATGCTTGATTGTTAAAGATTAAAATCGTTGAACCTTTGTATTTATTACAAACATTGAATATGTCTTTAGAAGATTTGTCAACGCCTTCAGATGGTGCCAGGAAATTAGTAGTACCTGATATCAAATCTTCTGTTAAGATTTCTTGCATACTCTCATTGTATAAACGTTTTGCTTTATAAAGACGTAAGGCATCATTGTGCGGTGTATGAATACCATCATAATATGGATTCAAGTTTTCTAAACGAGCTTTTTCTGTTAACATAAAGTATTGTGTATTGTTTACGAACTTTGCACAGTTTGTATCTTCTTGCTGTAAACCGACAAATTCACACGCTTCGTTTATGTTTTTGAAAATTTTAGTTTCAGAATCGCTGTGGAAAATAAAACTTTCAGTTAATGTTTTGTCGACATGAGGAACTAGCATTGCAATTGCTTTTTGAGATTCGTCAAGAATCAAGCAAATTGGATTTTCAGGATTTTCGTCGTCTGATAAAAGTTCTGGTTTCCATTCTTTTAATGTTGTAAATTTTAAAGAATATTTTGACATTATATACAATTCCTGTTGACAAAAACTTAATTTTAGAACAATATTGTTTTGTTCTAAACATAAACCTAAATTGTCTATAGGGCTTTTGATGAGTATATTTAAAGACCTTCTAAATAAGCAAAATGAGCTTCAAAAAGATGAAGCAAAAGAGTCTGTCAACAAAGTAACTATTCCTGAAGGAATTACATTTACAGATGCAAACAAATCAAAAATTGTTTTGTCTGTTGTTGGTGATAGTTTAAAAATAACAAAAGTTATAAGAAAAAATAGTTGTTATGTTACAGAAGACATTTTACTAAAAAAAGAGTATATTCCTTTTTTAGGCAAAATTCTTTTGAATTTTTATAACGATGGCAATTTAAATAAAATTAAAGAAAAACTAGAAGTGGATGATGAAAATGCCTTTGAATGAAAAAGAAGAAGCATTGCTTTCAAAATGTGATGAAGCTTTAGAGTTGCTTTATGATTACTTTCAATATTCAAGCAATTCAAGACCTGACGAATATACAAATGAATTAATGAATAAAATGACAAATGCAGTCAAAGCGTCAATTCGTTTTAACAATGCGTTAACAAAAGCTTTGGAAGACAAAGTTGTTGTGTTGTCACCACAGGCTTTAAACATGTTAAACTCTTTCTATTCATATTATGATCAGGTCCCTAAAAAAGAGTCTGATGTTGAAGATATTGGTGGATCTGCATTAATGGAAGTTTATACAGGAATTATTCAGAACATTACGCCAATTGCATTGTTGATTTCAACTGAATTATCAACAAAGTGATTTAATCCAAATTTTATATATTTTTGAAATTTGGTTGTTCTATTTGTTGAACTGCTAAAATATTGCGGAGATTAAAATGGTCGATTATCTTGATAATCTTTTTGAATCAGTTGTTAAAAAAGCTGAAAAAAAGAAAAAGATTGCAGAAAGCAAACAGGCTGCTATCGCACTAAAAGAAGCGAAGATGTCTGAAATTCCTCATGAAATTGACAACGTCATTCATTCTTTAGCGCAAATTAGAATCGATATGGAACACTTACAGACAACTTGGTCTGCTGCAGGTTTCAATGATTTAACACCGCTAGCAGAAATTATTAAAGGCGTTGTTGATTTGACGAACTTTGTTTATATGCAAGGTGCGTTGTTAGCTGATCAACAGATTGGTAAACAACCTGTTGAAGGTTTACCTGTGCCAGTTGAGGCGCCTGTAGTTGCGCAAGAATCTGAAGGTTCTTTGAAAGAAGATGACTCTGATAGTGAGTTAGATGTTTCTGAAATGGAAGCAAATTTATCAGATGCTCAAGATGCTTTTGATCAGGCTGATGAAACAGCTCAATCATATGAAGACGTTGATCTTTCTTTAGAATCTGCACCTGAAGCTGAAAAAGAATGTTCAGATATTGATGGAAAAGAAATTACGTTAGCAGAGTGCGAAGCTTTGTGTGCAAACCCTGTTAATGCAAATTTAAGAAAAGCTTTTAAGAAGTGTTGTTCCGATTTTCGTCATAATAGACCTGAAGGATCAAATGGTGAAATTGTTAAGATTATTTTAACACCTCGAAACAATTTACGTTTGATGTTTGATGGTTGTGATCGTCCAGCATTTGCTTATTGCGATGGTGAATCTTTAATTTAATTGGAGAGTATTATGATCCTTTATGAATCTAGAAAAGCGACAGCTGCTTGCCGTAAATCTTTTATTGAAAGTGTTTATGGTGAATCTGAAAGCTTGTATGAGTCAGTGTTCAAAGATGCTGCTGATTTAGAAGCATTTATGAATACTTTAGTTAAACCCGCCTTGCCTGAAGGTTGGGAAATGAGTGGTGATATTGTTGTTGATGACAATGGTGTTACCCGTGACGACGTCATTCTATACAAAGAATTAGAAGACGGCGCATTTTGTGTTTTGTCTGCTTCTTTGGTTGATGGTAAACCTTGGGTTGCACCTGAATATAGCATTGAGTTGACAAATACAAAGAATCCTGAAGAAGAAAATGAAGAGGAAGATTCTTCATACGTCTTTTCTTCAGATGATTTGCAGGAATTCAACAGCATTTATAACTCTATGATTAATGAATATGTTGGTCGTAGTTATGATTTTGGTACAGAACATGACCCTTTAAAGGCTTTAACATCTTTTGTTGGTGTTGACGCTGAAGACAAAGATTCGTTACGGTTTGCGTTAGCAAATAAAGTTCGTGATGAACAGCCAAATGATCGTGTTGCGGAACCTGCAGTTCCTGCTGAAAACGAAGATTCTGCGTCAGCAGAAGGTGAACAGCAAGAAGAACAACCTGTCGAAGATGAAGGTTTGATTTCCGATTCTGTCAAACAGGAAGCAAAAAACGAAATTGATAGTTGGTCTTAATTTTTAGTTAGATCAATAAAAATAACGCCGTGTGTTTTTTAAAACACACGGCGTTGTTCTTTTTTGTAGTGTGTTTTTAATCTATTCGAGCTGTCGTGGAAGACTTTTTAAATGATTAAATTGAATAAACTTGTAACCGAATCAATTTCCGGCGTAAATGTTTTAGTTTCATATGATGAACCATCACAAACTTTTAAAGTTTGCAGTAAAGATAAAAATGAAGTACTCATTGAAGGTGATGAAATTCATGTGTGTACATTTCTTGAAGTGAATGGTGCGAGAATTTTTGCACCACGTTTTATGGCGAACTATCCTGAAGAAAAAGTAAATAAAAACAATGCTGATATGTCCCATATGTCACCTTTTAGTTTGCTAGAATTTTTGCGTTTACGTAAAGGTGTCGACGGTGCATTAGAATTGACGATTTATCCACGTGACATGCAAGAAGGCATTAAATTTCTTTCAGGCATTAAAATTCCTTTAGGTGAATGTCTTTTAGAAGATATGAAAAAGTCATCATTAATCAACTTAATGTTGGTGATGAAAGAATCAGCACACTTGTTGAAAAAGGTTGTTGTTCGTACATTTAAAGAGTCCGATGATAGACAGGTTGCTTTTGCAACAGAAGATGGTAAATATTTTCCTATGGTTATTTCACCAAAAGATGATGATTCTTTTGCCAATTCTGTTGTTTTAGTTTTTGGCAATGGTGGTGTTGAACTTGATCTTGATGCGTTAAAAACAGCTTTACAGACACCACAAACAATGTCTGTTATTTCACGCGATCCAAATGAAGTTCAGGAACTTGACACAATTCAAGAATGTTTTTCAGTTGATGATTTGATTGATTCACATATTGTTGTTTTTGAATCAACGGATTTAAATGATTTGTCAAACACAATGTTTCATGTTCACCCTGAAGCAACAGCTAGAAATTGGAAAGTTTCTGAAATTAAAGAAGATGCAAATAAAGGATTGTTTTATTTTGAAATCCAGGGGGACAAAACTGATGAAATCTTAAAAGATGATTTAGTTATGGGTCGTTTGTTGTCTGAAAATGTTTATATTACACACCGTACACCTTTACATGAGTCTACACCAATGGATAAAGCTGTTTTTGCTTTAATGAATGGTATGGATATTAGTAAAGTCGTTAAAAATATGGTTGCTGAACAAGTTCAGTTAAATAAAACTGAAAAAATGTTTAAAGAATGTGATTGTGCTGGTATTGGTGGTTTAGATGTAGTTGCGGCCGTTACACCTGCTGCTCCAGTTAGTGATGGTTGTTTAGATGCAAGCCGTTGTGTTTTTACAGCTGGAATGACATCTAAAGATATTCATGGTATTGCTGGAAAAGTTTTAGCGCCAATGAAAAAACAACAAAAGAAAAAAGAAAAAGATGTTATCAAAGTAAACGATGATCTTCGTGCTACTGTATTAAGAGAAATGGGTATTGAAGAACAATTTAATAAAATTATGAGTATGGGAAAAGGTTTAAAAGAAGATGGTGAGGATGCCAATATTGAACTTGATAGCAACTCTTCTAGCACCTCTGATTTTAATCTTGATTCCGCTTTGTCTAGCGATATTGGTGATTCTTTGGGTGATTCACTTGTTTCTGATAATACTTCTTCTGATTCCGATGATGATAATTCAGAAGAAAAGATTGATTTTAATGTAGGTGTGGTTGGAAAGTCTGTTGAAGATGAACCTTCAAAAGTTGAAGTAAATTATATTGATGGAACAACTTCTGAAGAACCTTTTACAAATTTAGTTGTTGCATCAAGTATCAAACATGATGAAAATTATTTAATGTAAAATCATAAATAAATTTGTAATCGTTTAATAAAAGAAAGTATTATTACTATGTCTAGTGAAACAAAAAAACTCTTTGAAACTGAAGAAGCATTAGATACAACGCAAAAAGAGTATGTAATAGATATTTTTAAAAAAATGTTTAATACATATAAAGAAAAGTTTAGACAATTAGGATTATCAGACCGTCAATTGGCAGACAAATTTGATAATAATATTTTGCCTGGTTTTTTTGATTTCGCTATTACTGTTGATCATAAATTTGGCTCAATTATTCAACCTGAAATTTCTAATTATTTGTCAATCAAACACGGTTGTTGGTTGAATACAATTGATTTTGCTACGAAATATATGCCTGAAAAGTTAAAACTTGTAACAGGTTATATCGTTCATAAAAATGATTTAGAAAAAGTTAAAAAAGATTTAGATAACGATTTTACACCTGTTTATATTGATTTAATCCCACATGGATTCTTTGTAGATAAAGATGGTGATGTCTTTGACCCTACTCTAGGTGTAAATGAAGACTATCATTATTTTTATAAAATGGTCCCTGAAGAAATTTGGAAAAGTTTCAAATATTTCTATAACAATCCAAAAGATTGGTGGGTTGCCGACTTTGCTGATTGGACTAAAGAGCAAATTCGAGCAGCAAAAGAGAGTCATGAGTTTTATAAACTTTGTGGCATTGATTTTTCTGAAGCAAATGCTGTGTCACAATTAGGTAATGATACTACAGTTGACGATTCAATTGTTAAGGTTGAAGTTCGAAATGAACGTGGTGAACTTGTTGACATTGAAAATAGTGAGCAGGTTTTACAACCTTCTGATAGAAATGCTATAGGAACAGTTGAAGTTCGGAATGAAAAAGGTCAGATGAAAGTTACAGAGTCTGTTGCTTTGTCTGAAGATTATTTTGATGGGACAATTAAATTAGATCAGATTCCAGAAGATTCAACAATTGATGATATTATGGATTCTGATAGTGAAACAAATATTCCTGATGACAGTGTTTTGGAACAACAGATTGATGATTATGTTGAAGCGGAATCTAAAGTTACGTTGATTCGAACAAAATCAGGGCATTTGTATAAAAAGAGTGAAGATGCAGATGCCAGCTTAAAAGGCAGTGATGCAATTGCTGCGAAAGGTTTGACACCGGCTGGGAAATTGTCTGATGATGGTGTTGTCATTCCGTCTTTAAAATCTGATTTTATTAACACTCAAATTAACAATTACGGAAATTTACTAAAAGATTCATTTGTTAAAGCTGTTGATGAAGCAAAAGAGTTGCGCAACACAACAACAACATTTGGTGTTAAAGGTTTAGGTACTTTAGATTCAGCAGCTAAAACATATTATCCATTTGGTCGTGGTGAAAAGACGTCACGGTCAAAAAGTGCTGCTGGCTTCGAAGATTTGATACCTTTTTATTTGTCATACTTTTTTGGATATCTTGATGAAGATGGCAAAGTCACTCAATTATCCGACGAAAAGATTAAAGATGCAATTGACAATAATAAAAAGTATAAGGTTGTTCGTACTCTAACTTTAACACAACCTAAAACTGTCTATCAGTACAGATGTCAAATTCCAAATGCATCTATTTTTAACAAACCTATTAAAATAGATAGCAACGGAAAAGGAAACTCTACAGAAAATTTGTATAAGATTCCTGTGGCAACAAACGAACCTGCTAAAAAGTTTTCTGTAATGTATGTTGCTTGCAGTGCCGATGTTGCAGATTTTATTAAAAACAGCTCAAGTGGAATTTTAGAATCAGGCATTGTTAACGATTTGTCATATTTCTACATCTTTAAGCAAACAGCAAATGTAAAAGATTATGTAAAAAAATGTTCAGATTATTTTAATAGCTTAAGCAATAAAGATGAACAAACTTTACTTGTTGCTGAAATTACAAAATCAGGTAGTTCATATAAATTCAAAGATTTAGCTGAAGAAAAATCTTTGGACGGTTGCGTTGTACATATTGCGCAAGTAAAAATTTCTGAAGACTTTGAAGTTAAATCTTTAGATTTAACAGGTTTTTATATCGCTACAATTGGTGGTGAATTGTCGAGTGGTTTCTTTGGGGATTTCTTGTTTAAAGCTGATGACAAAACAAGTGAAAAGGTACATTTGAATGATAAACCTTTAGCATTGTCTGATAAATTATATCTGTATACTGTTGAAGGAAGTAGTAATTCAGATTCTGAAGAAAATGTATATAAGTGGATTGTTGCAGCACCAAATTTATATATTGAAAATGGGAAACTGTCTGAAATTAAAATTGATGAAGATTACAATCTATTCCAAGTCTTTGCAATCACAATGAAGACAGAGTATCCTGGCAAGCCAGATAAGTCAGAGTATATGAAGAGCAAGTCTGCATGGAAGATTTATCAGTGGTTAGAGAAAGAATACGAAAGAAATATTAGACGTTCAGAGTATGATAATCAGATTCATATGAGAAGAGGTTTTCTTGACATTGAACGTGCTATTCCTGCTTTTTCATTTGTTAAGAGTGAAATTGAAGATTTTGATGAAAATAAATTATCAATCGAAAGTCACAAAGATTGGATTAAGCAAGTATTGTGCAGCAGTGGGTCAAGTTGGGTAGATGTCAAGAAAGATAATGCTGAAGGTTTCGCACTAAATGAATTGTTTGTTCATTATGCAGTTGCGTTAAACATAAAGCTGCGCTACTTTTTAGATAATATGCAGTATATTAACAATGCTGGTGAAAAGATATTAACAACTCAAGACTATCAAGGTATTGTTATTGATAATGAAATTGAAATTGGTAGCACTGTAAACTTCAAAAACCTTGATAACTACATTGCGCAAGTCGTTATTACAAACATTCCTAAAAACAATGAGCTTGTTGGTGCGCAAGTTGAAGCTTTAACATTCGAACGAAATGAAAACCTTGAAAATTTACGTAGTGAAGTAATTGGTAATGTTCAAAAACGTGTTGAAGAGGTCGGTGCAAATAGGTCAAAGACGTGGGCTTCAAAGATATATGTTGAAACTACAGAAAATGGTGCTACAGTTTTTTATGTATATGACAATGCTGGTGAAAAACATATTAAGCCTGTAGTTAATTTTATAAACCAAGTGTTTTATAAAGAAACTGATTCTGAAGAAGAGCAAGTTGTTTGTTCATACGATTTAAATTCAAATATTGTTTTTGAATCCGTTGAAGATTTCTGCAAGAACAAAGAAGCTGAATTAGCATCTGTAAAAGCAAGTTATGAAAAAGGTGATCATAGTTTGTATACAGATGTTGCAAACGTTGTTAAATTTGGTTTTGAAAATAGTTGTTATTCTGGAGGTGTTTGGTTACCCGCTGAAAAACAAAGTATTGTTAATTTAATTTCCCCGTATGCTTTTGGAACAGAAACGTACAATGGGTTGTTAGACAGATTAAATACATACTTTAGATTGCCAGAATCTTTATTACCGGCAACATCAAATTTGTATGATTTGCGTATTCTACAAGAAAAGTTGAAAGATTGTCAGAATATTTTGCAAAACATGCATGAAAAATTTAAAGACAATAAATATCATTTAAGTCTTAAAACTCGTGATGGTGATTCTGATGAAGGTCAAGAGTTTAAGGTGAAAAATATTAATGAATACATTAAATTGTATTCAGGACATGAAGATGAAAAGAATGTAGATTCCGCTCAAGAAGAAGATTGGAAACGTTTGTGTCAGTATATCAATTTTGACATTTATCCGAAGATTATGGAAGATGAATATAATGAACTTCGTGAAGTTGCAAAGAGTCAAAAGCGTTTAACTCAAGGTGTCAAAATGACTGTTCGCTTGAAAGAGTTTGTAACAAAAGTTGCTGATGTTCCTTTTGACTTTACTACGAAATCAATTCTGTTCTCTGCATTAAAGAATTATGGAAACGCGAAAGGTGTGTCAGAAACATTTTCAAGAATTTTTGGTAATGTTAAGGCTGGCAATACAGAAAACTTGTATGGAAACATTCAAGATGCGTATGCTGATTATAGTCAATTAGATAAAGATACAACTGAAATAAAAACGTCATCCGCATTCAAAAATAATGCATCAACAAGAAATTCAGTAGAATCTTTCTTAAGACAATTTGATAAATTAAAAGATTCATATGAATACTCATTTCTTAATACTTTGTTGTATACAGATGCGTCCGATGACGACATTTGGAAGATGCGTAATGAAATCGCAAAAGGTTTTGGTTTTGATTTGAGTACTGAACAAGAAAAGTTCAAAGGTACACATTCATACGAAGACTTTAAAGAATGTTTTGTTAAAGCAATTAAACAGTTACTGCTTGATTATACAGGGTATAAAGCTACAAAAGTAGCTACTTTGTATAATAGAATCAACGGAAAAGATTATAGTTTGCGTGACTTAAGCAGTTACTATAAAACAAGAATGTCTGATATTACAGGTAGCCTTGAAGCATTTATTTCAGCATTAGAAAGAAGTGTCAAAAGTAATCGTGGAAAAGAATTGGTACAAAACATTAAAATTGTTACTGGAATTATACATTCTTCAAAAGAAGACCGTATTCATGCTATGGAAAGTATTATTAACAGTAGTGATTTGTTAGGAAGCAAATATACATGGTTACTTGCTAAATTTGATGAAATGACCACTTTGTATGAAAATTACAAAGAGTTGCAGAAAGAGCTTAAAGGTTATATTAATGCTGAAATTAAACGTACAAATCCTTCAGATAAAGATTTAGAATCTGCAGGTGTTGATTTTGATTCCGTGCAAGATGAAGGTATGAATGAATTAACAAGTATGTTTTTAAAGAATATATATTCAACATGGAAAATTTCAATGTTTGATGCGTTCAAAAAAGAATATCCTGATGATTTGGAAAAAGAAACAAAGATTTCAGTGTTCGATAATGAGCAGAAGAATCCAATATTCTTAAATGCATGGACAAAGAGCTTTAAGTTAGACGATGAATCTAAAAAGAAGATTATAGATTTTATTGACTCAAGCAAAAGTAGCAAGTTTGATTTATCAGTATTAACAACATTTACAAATGATCAGGTTGCGAGTTTGATTGATATCATCAAAAAAGATGACAGTGATTATTTTGAAAAGTCAAAGAAGTTTATTACTACAATCAATAATCTGAACACAACAGCTGAAAATGAAAATATTTATTCGTTGACAAATGTCGGTAAACAACACAATAACGTTAAAACTTCGTCACCTTTCTATACTGATACGGTTTTACACGATTTAACAGTTAAAAATGTTGAAAGCATTGATTTCTGGAAGCAATTTGTTAAGGGCGATTTAGACAAAGAGAAAGAAGGACAATTGAAACTTTTTGTAGAGAGAGTTCTTCAACGTGTTGGGTCAAATAAAGATATGCTTCTGCGGTTGAATACAAATAAAGTTACTATGACTTTAGAAAGTTATTTTAAAGCCAATGAAGGTAAAGATGCTGAACGAATTAAAAAGAATGCAGAAATATATTCGTTATCTTTGTTGACCGACAAACAAAGTCAACAACATACGAAGATTCCTTTAAAGGTCTTTAACAAATGAATTTATATAGCATAATAGATGAAATGATAAAAGACGGCAGTGATTTAAACTCATTAGCTAAAGGTCATTTGCAATTTGATTTCAATGATAGTGTTACATTGGAGACTCTAGAAAAAAGGGTTGTAAATGGCAAAAAATCTTTTACATTTGTCTGTGGTGTTAAATCAAAACATATTCTTTATGATGGAATGGAAACGGAAGCAACAACTGATTTTGTTGAAAACTTTACTGTTGCTTTAATGTTTATAGAATCTTCTAAACGTCGTGCTAGTAATAATGGAAGTGAAGTCGATGAAGAATACCCAAATACGACGAATTATGATTGCTTTGTGTATTGTAATTGTCCACATTTCTTTTATTACTACATTTCTGCTGATAAAAACATTTTGATTCCACATTCCAAATTAATATCTTTAGGAATTAAATCGTGGAACATTATTGATCCTTTACAATGGGTTTCTTCACAAAAAACCGGAAGCCATAAAGCTACAAAGAATCCAGACCATGACATTGGGGTATGTAAACATATTGTCAATGTTATTTATTATTTGTTGGGGACTCTAGATAATAATAGTAATGAAAAGCTTCGTGTTGGAACAGATGAAGAAAGCACACTTTTAGTAGATGACGGTAGCCTATTAAAAAAACTTGATGCATATAATATCAAAAAGCCATTATATTCAGGTACTCCAGAACAACGCAAAGAATATTGGGCAAAACATCGTGTTAAATATTCGAAGCAAGACTATCAAAACGCTGTAAATGCATTGTTGTCTGCGCAGAAAGCTAATAAAGATGTTCAAAAAGATATAAAAGCAAAAGCACAAAAATTATCTCTATTAACAACAAAAGTTAAAAATCAAGAATCTGATTTGCAAAAACAAGGAATTTTGAAGGTTGTTAAAGGAAAAGTTGTTATTGATATTCCTAAAGATAAAAGTGAAAAAGAAATAAAGAATATCAGGACAAAAGTGCAGTCTGTTTATAAAATACGCGCAGAGATTCAAAACTTGCGTTCAAATATTGCAAATCTTAAAACGCAGACGAAAACGATTGATAATTTGAAATATGAAGTTAAGCGTTTAAAAAAGCGTGAAGAACAGATTCGTTTAAACAATCGATTAAATACCAGACATTGGTATGATAATCATGATAATGTTGCTGTTGATACAAGAAATCAACCAAGCGAAGATGCAAATGTAAATGAAATTGATAAATATATTTATAATTTAAAAAAGGATTTGCGTTGGTATGATTATGCGTTAAGTAATGATTTAAACAGCAATCCAAATTATAGCAAACAAGAAATTGAAAATTATCGTAAAAGTGCTGAACAGTTTAAAAGTAAAAAAGAAGAGTTGCTAAAGAAATGGCAGCAGCGACGTGACTTTCTAGCTGATCAGAAAATTAAATTAGCAGATATTCATAAAAAAGAAAGAGAAAACGGCACTAAACGAAATAATTTAAAGAAACGTGCTAAAGGCATTAGTAACGAAGTAACATCTGTATCTGATTCAATATCAAAATCAAAAGATGTTATTGATAAAAAAATATTTGAATTTAGCAATCTATTAAAAGATAAAAAAGATTTGAACTTGAAAAAGTTTGATACAAACAAAATTCAAGATACGTTTAACTCAAAATTAAAGTCAATTCGTAAATCACGTGAAGATTTGTTAAAGGCTGTTGAAGATGCTGATTATTTTAAAGATAAAGATAGTAAACAGTCTTTTATTGATAGTATTAATAGAACAACTGAAGAGAAGTTGCGAGAGTATATTATCCAGTTTAATATTTTAAAATCAAATGCTGAAATCTTTAATAACCTATTAAAATATTATTCTGATGTTAAAAACAATGTTGATGGTGCAGAAGAAAAGTTAAAAGATTTTGCAAGCAAACCACATGTCAAAGCATTGGTAAAAGATGCAATTAAGAAATATACTCAACAAGAAATCGAGAAAGCAACTTCTACTAAAACTGTACAAACAGCGGGAAAAGTAGATGTCAAAAAGAATTTATTTAAGAACATTGAGAAGAAGAAAATTGATAAGAAATCAGATACCATTAACAACGCTGAAAACAAGGCAACAATCGTTAAGAAGAAAAAAGAAATTTTTAATGACCTTGTTAACATTGCTGATAGCGTGTCTAATGATATTGGTCAATTAAAATCTAGTGACAGTTACGATTTTTTGAACAAAGACAAACCTTTAGAAAAAGCATCGTCGTCTTTAGCTAAAAAAGCAATTGACAATGAGAAAGAAGGAAAATCTTTAAGTTTGTCAAAAGCTTTAAAAACAAATGGACTTTATTTAAAAGCTGTTTGTGAAGCTATTCAAAAAAGGACAGGTCAGAAAATTAGTAATGTTAAAGAATTTGTTTTGAAAAATTTTGATAAATACTTCAGTTCAAAATAAATTTATGTTTATTTGACATAATAAATTAACGGTCTTAATAGCAATGAGTTTGATTTGATTAAACTCATCTAGTTGACATGCAATCCGTAAAATATTTTACGAAGGCACCTAGTTGATGGACTTTAATGTTCGTATAGCCGTGATTGCGTAGTTAATAACATAATAACCGGAGTTTTTTTATTATGCGTCATTTAATTGAAGCTCAAAATAAATTAGCCCTTAACGGCTTAACAAACGACAAGTTCATTGTCATGGAAGATATGACTTTGGAAACCCGTAAAGGAGATGCTAAATTCCTAATGGGTGAAGAAGTTATTTTAGGTGCTGAAGGCGAAAATTTAGTCGTTCAGGACGGTCGTAATTCATATTTGGTTGAAGATTGCGACATTGCTCGTGAACTGATTAAAAACGTTGCTTGCAAAGAAGAATTGTCTGATGTCAACTATCAGAAATTTACTTTCGTTGAAGCCAAAAACATGCGTATCGTTACATCTGATTTAATCAAAGCTGTTTCAGATACAAATGAAATTCGTTCAGCTTTGAAAGATGCGAAGAAACGTAAAGAATCTTTATTCGAAATGAAATCAGCGGGCGTTGAACTGCCTGTTGTTAAAAACGAACATAAGATTGATGAAGCTGCTAAAATGCAGAAAATCTTCGAAAACAAAATTACAACGAAGAATGCGCAGTTGGTTGAAGCGATTGAAATTCGTGACAACCCTGAATATGCTAAAGACATTTTAATGTTAGATACATTGAAAGTTATGTCTGAAGCCGCTAAAGACGAAAAAGATGAAATGGATTCAGCTGATGCGTTTATTAACAATGCTAAAGCTATGGATGCTGATGTCGATTTCGAAGGTGAAGGTGAAGATAAATTAGCCGTTGCCAAGAAAGGTGAAAATGTTGTCGGTATTTTTGATCCGAAGACAAACGTTGGCGTCATTTTCAAAGCTGGCGCGTTTAAAGACGCTAAAGAATTGAAAGCTGCATTGGAAGATTCAGGTATCAACTTGAAGAGTACAGTTGATCTTGAAAAACTGATTGCTGATGACAAACAGGAAGAAGTTGAATCTGCTGTTGATGAATTCATCAATTCCGATAAACAGGAAGAAAGCTGCAAGAAATGCAAGAAAGTTCTTGTCGATTGCGGCATGCCTGAAGATGTTGCCGAAAGCGTTATCGGTTGCTTTAAGTAATAATCGGAAAAGGTTCAGACTAAATGATTATTTATCGTGTAAGAGAAACAGCTAGTGGTTTTTTCGTTGATGCTAAAGACAGAGACGGACATGAATTAGGAACATATTTAGTAACTCGTGATGTGTCAGGGTACAAATGCTCTTGTGAAGCTTTTAAAAAGACTCATAATCAATATGTACATTTTCACATTCTGGTTGTTAAAGAATGGCTTAAAGGTGGAAAATCACCGACGGCTCGATACACGAAAGGTAAAGATAAAAAGATTCAGGTTTTGGTTGAATAAGCAATGACTCGTAGCATGAATGATTTTAGTTCATCATTGAATGAAGTTGATAACGAGATTAAAAATGTCTTGTTAGATATGATTCTTGTTGCGGATAAACGGGTTGATAATACTGGAAATCAGTTATGGAATTTGGACCGCATTTTTATGACGACTTCAGATTCTGTAGATGAAATCAAGATGTCAGTACAGTTACAATCTGATAAATCGTCATTATCATTTCCGTTCATTGCTTTTTCGCCGGATAAGTCTTTTGAATCTGTTGACCATGCTATGGGTAACCGTGTCAATGAAGCTGGTTTAGTTATCAATACTGACAAAACAGGTTTTGACCCAAGACAAACAGTTTCTTTAATGAAATCTTTTCAAACAAAGTATACTGTTTCTATTTGGGATGAAACATTTAAAGCGATTAGATATTATCAAGATAAAATTTCTTTGAGATGTTTACATCGTGAGTTTTGTCATACATGGCAATCTAAACTTGTTGACGGTGTAGAATGTAACTTCACATACTTTATCAATATGCCGGTAATCAATACGGTTCCGTCTGTATCAGAAAAAGTAGGTGGTAGCGGTTATATCTATTTGTTAGGTTTTTCTGTTGACGTGTGGGGACATCTATTGGATGAGCCTGTTGATAATCCTCTCGTCGTACAGGTTAACACACAATACTCTGGTATTAAAAATTATTCAGTGTCTGAAACAGGAGAGATCAAATGAAATATTACAATTCGAACAAAGTTCAAGTCTTTGTGGCCTCTTCAAAAAATCCGGATCGGATTTATGCAATTCCTGCGAAAGCAACTGTCGTCATCAATGAAGACTTAAAGAATCTTCCCGATGGCGTGCGCGTTGTTAAAGAAACTAATAGCAAAAAGAAGTAATGGGAGAAATATACAATGTCAGTTATTGGCAAGTATCCTGGAGTATTTCCTGAAATTACTGATTTGTCGCAGATTACAGAAAATGCATCTACGTCTATTATTGGTGCTGTTGGTGAAGCTCGTAGAGGTTCAGTCTTTAAACGAAAGTACATTACGTCAGCTGCTGCATACCAGAACATTTATGGTACACCTGATTTAAAATATGGTTATTTGGGTCATTGTATGACTTGCGCCATGTCAGATGCGGGTGAGGCATATGTTGTTCGTGTCTGTTCAGAAGATTCACGTCACAGCGGGTTAAAAGTACCTGTTGAAGATGGTGAATTTGAAAAGTTTCTTGACGGTTATTCTTTGAATGAGGTTAAGAAAGCTGTTGATCAAGATAGCGATACAGGTGCGGCTCAAACGTTTTTCTATCAATATTCAATTATTGATGGTCATTATCAGTACGAAGTTGATCCGTCTGATCCTTCAAAGAAAACACGTATCCAAATTTTAGATGATGATGGTAACCCTGTCATCGACAAGAATACAGCTTTAGCGTTTGTTGGTGAAAACCCAAATGAAGAAGACATCCGTGTTCAGATGTCAGAGACTACTATTATCCCTGCGAACAAACAGGCTGTTTCAGTTTCATTGTTGGATGAAGCCGTTTTGGATTCAGACAATGTTACGAAACATAAATATACGGCAACGGTTAATACAGGAACCCTTGAACATGGATTATCTGCTGGAGATAAGGTAATCATTTCTAAAGCACCTTTAGATGCTTTTAATGGTACATTTAAAGTATCAGCAGTTTCCGTCAATGGTTCAACGTGTTATGCTGTTCGTGAAAACAACAATTACAAAGATGGTGAAGTTACAAAATATTATGTAGCAAAACCAGCTGGTAAAAAAGTTGCTGAAGTGTTACGTGCAGATGGAGAAGCAACACGTTATGTTGAAGAACCGACTGTCAATTATGATTATCGATTTGCGAAACTGTCGACGCGTTCAACTAAAGATGATTTAGGTGAACCTGTTTATGTTCATGCTGATCGTGCTGAAGCTCAAACAATTACTTCAGTCAGTGATGGTTGGTTTATTCCTGTCATTTCACGTGATTCATCAGTTCCTGGTATCTTCTTTGTAAAAGCTGACGATTCAAAATCAACACTTGAAGACTGTGAAGGTAATGCTATTTATCGTACACCTGTTAGTGCTGAACCTATTGAATCCACATATACAGTTAGTGAATGGGAAGATTTAGGTCAGATTGGTGCGCGTCGCTTTATGGTTAGCAATGTTGCGTATGGTTCTGATGCCGAATTCAAGTATTTGGAAGATGAAAAGCAGTGGGTACCTACAACTGGTATTTGGGGCGGAACTTCTAATTACGAAGATGAAATGTCAACATTCTTTATTTACACAGGTAAATATAAGTTTGTTGAAGCAGGTTCAAAAGTATACAACGATCCTGAATTAAAAGATTTAGTTGATGACGATGAATTTGCTGAAGATGGTGAAGCGTTGTCTGGCAAGTATACTTGCGTTTTAGATAGCGAAGAAAATCTTGTCTTGAAGCAGTTTGTTGGAACTGAAACTAAATTGTTCCACGATCCATTGTTACTGCAACCCTATGTGATTGCCGGTATGGGTGAATTCATTTATACAAAGGACACAAATCCGATTGTAAATGAAACCAATGCTTTCAGCTATGTTCTGAATGAAAAACCTTCAGACACTTCTGAAGATACAATTTCTGGAATGAAATTGCGTTGGGTTAAAGCGCCAGCAAATGATGAACGTAAATTTGATGTTTTCGTTTATCGTGTTGAAGACGGTGACTATCTGTTGCTTGAAAGCTTTAACGATTGCACAATGTACAGCAATGTTGACGGTTATGGCGTTCAGACACAAATTACTTCAAAAATTAACGGCAAATCAGAAAACATTTCTGTTGTTGTTAATGAAGAATTAATGGTTGATGGTAAATGTCCATTCCCTCGCATGACTTCTGTTACAACTGGTAAATTAACTGGTGGTAGCACTGAAGAAGCTGTTGATTTGTCAACAGTGGCAAGCGGTTGGGAATTATTCCGTGAACGTGATCAGGTTACTGTTAATTTGTTGATGGAATGTGCATATAGCTCTGAAAACATTTCTGTTGTAAAACAGAAAATGTTGGAAATTGCTAATGCGCGTCGTGACTGTTTCTGCGTGTTTGATACACCAATTGATTGTGTCAAATCTGGTGCAAATCAAGATGTTGAAAACTATCGTAAAAACACTTTAGGCATTGATTCATATCGTGCTGCTTTGTATACGCCGTGGGTTAAAGTTTACGATTCCTTTACTGGTGTAAATGAAGTTCCTCTACCTCCTTCTGGTTTTGCTTGCGGCGTTATTGCCAGAACAGACCAGAACCGTGGTGTTTGGATTGCCCCTGCTGGTATGAATAATGGTGTTGTTGCTTGTGCTGCGTTAACACCTGTTGGCTTGACATATGAATACGCTACTGAAGAACAGGGTAGCGTTTATTCATCTGGCGTCAATTATATACGTAAAACGAATGGTATGTATTTGATTTGGGGTCAGAAAACATTGCAATTTAAACCTTCAGCACTTGATCGTATCAATGTAACACGTATGGTTATTTACATTGAAACATCACTGCGTGAAGCCGCTAAATGGCATTTGTTTGAACAAAACACAGCATATCGTCGTGCACAAATCACAATGCAGTTCGAAGCTTGGTTAGCACCAATTAAAGCTGCTGGCGGTTTATATGACTTTAAGGTTGTTTGTGACGAAACAAACAATACACCTGAAGTACGTATGAACAATCAGATGTATATTGATATTTATATTCAGCCTGAATATGCTGCTGAATTCATTAAACTCAATACTGTTGTTCAACGTGCTGATGCGACTATTGGCATTGTTGGTTAATTAAAAGTGTGATGCAGAGATAACATCAAAGCATCACACATTAAATTGGAGGTTTATTATGGGAGTTCATCCTATAGAAGAAACATTACAAATGACTGATCCAGCCAAAGGTTACTTGTTTGATCTTGTCTTTGAAAACCTTTTAGGTGATAAAGGTATTGATGGTCAGCAGTTTGAATTGCGTGTTCAGTCATATACATACCCTGGCGAAACTGTTGATAAGATCAGCATGGGAATTAGCGGCAACACTCGTACTGATGCTGGTTTAAAGCATCGTGAAGGTACATGGAAAACTGATGTTATTGAAACGCAGGATGCTGATATGCTGAATCGTTTCCAAAGTTGGTTAAACTTAATGCATGATCTTGATACTGGAATTACTGGTTATTCAACTGAATATAAAGTTGATGTAACGGTTCGTTTGTTAAATGCAAAACTTGAACCTGTTAAAACTCGTAAATTGCGTCGTGCATGGCCAGTACAAACAGGCGATTTAAGCTTTAATCCAATGTCAAAAGACGCTTTAAAACTTTCAGTGACATGGCAGTTTGACTGGTGGGATTAAAATAAATGGGTGTCGGGTCTTTTAAAGCAATAAAGAATATTACCAAAAAGGTTAATGAAACTATTGGCAAGGTAACCTCGTCAAAAGCTTTCACTAATGCTATTGGTGGTGTTTCGCAAGTGTTGAGAAGGTTCCCGACACCTCAAGATGTATCAAACCTTCCTGATCCTTTAAAAACAGCACAGTGGGAAGCAATTTTCCCATCTATTATGGTGCCGACAGGTGGTTTGAATGGTGACTCGTATGATACAAAACAAGGTAAAAGTTCATTAAATGGTATCACTACAGGTGACCATCAAGAGAGTGGGAACGCAAAATGGTTTTCATATAACCCAATTTGTGAAAACATTAATTTTACACTTCCAAATGTAGAAAGTGTACAACTTAAGTTAAGTCGATCATCTATTAACCTTCCTACACATGTTTCAACTTCTTCGACTTTTTCAGCAGAATTTTATTGTGACAACACAGCCACGATCATTTCATATTTTCAAACATGGCGTAGAATGGTTGTACAGGATGATCAATTAGTAGGTTATCAAAGTGATTACAAAAAACCAGTTTATTTGTATTTATTGGGTATGAAGTCTGTTTTACCTGTTTATTTAATAAAATTTAAAGGTGTATATCCAAAAAATTTAAGTTCATTATCTTTTAAAGGTGATCATAAAGAAGATCGAATAAAGGTAACTATTACTTTTATGTGTGACAACATTACAGCTGAACCTTTAGTTGCCGGGCAGACGCTAGATCTAATTTCGAACAATTTTACAGGAAACGTGTTGTCCCAATATGGTTCAATAGGATCAATTGTCAGCCGCTTCGTAGGTTAAGATTTTTTTATAAAGTTCTTTCAAGTAGTGTTTTTAAAGCTATTTGAAAGGTTTTTCTATGTTAACAAGCTTAAGTAATGCGGAAGTTGTACGTGTTCCTGGTGAACGTTTGTATGAGTCTGAAATTTATGCAAAAGATTTAACAACATTACAAGCAAAGACGTTACAGCGTCTCTCTGTTACAGCAGATATTCGTGGTATCATTAAATTGTTAGGTGAAAATATTAGTATTGATATTAACCAAATGTATTTTGATGATTTCAAATATCTCATTCATTGGTTTCGTTTAAAATCATTTTCTGATTTTCCACATCAAGTTGGTTTTACATGTTATCATTGTAATCAACATAACGTACAATGTGTTAATTCAAATAATTTAATGATTGATGATGTTCCTGAAGAGTTGACTGAAGAGGGTGGAATTTTACTTCCTTTTGACAACTACCCCAATGGGTTGTATATTCGTGCACCAAAAATTGGTGATGAATTTATTACTGAAGCAATGTTGAAAAAGCATAATGTCGCCACAGATAATCTGGATATGCGATCTATATTGCTTGATCTAAACCTATTTAGAAATAAAGTTAATGGGATTGATATTGAAGAACTCTTCAAAGCATATAATGAAGGTAAATTTACACCGAGTGACTTGATGGTTATTTCCGCATTTAGGAAAGAGTTTACATGGGGTGTAAAAGATACATATAAATTTGTTTGTGAACATTGCAAGGAGGAAGTGATTGTAGAGGAACCTCTCGACATCACATCATTCTTTCAACCTAGTGAATCCAAGCGATTTATTAGAGATAGAATACTTCCTAGCGTATCAACTAAAACAACAGCTGGTTGAATTAGAAAACATGTCAATTCGTGAACTTTATTGGTTCTATAAACGACATGAAAAAACTTTAAAAACTTTGGAACAGATGCAAGAACAAGCAGAAGGTGCAGGCAAGTTCCAGACCGAGTCGTTTATTTAAAGGTGCGAAATGGCTGATTCAAAGCAAACAGTTAACGTTTCAACTGATAAAAATGTTACGGTTAATGTAGATAATCGTGGCAATAACAGTCGTGTAAGTGAGCAAGCAGTAGTTCGTGGAGAAAAAACTGTTAGCACGAATGATTCAGCTATTTCGCAAAAAGCTTCTACAAATTCAAAAAGGGTAGATACTGGAAATTTTGATGACAAACCTGTTGATGTAGCAAGTATGTCGCGAAAACTGCTATCAGAGATGAGTAAAGCTTTTCAAGTTAATACGGATCCTGTATATGACAACCTTAAGAAATCTGTTGAGAATTTAGATAAGGCTTTTGAGCAAAGCATTGAAAAAATCAAAAGTGAAGCCGAAAAAAGAAACAAGCAAGAGCAAGAAGAAGCAAGGAAAGCTGCTGAAGAAAAACGAAAACAGTTGCTTTCTGAGGCTGAAAAAGAAAGTGCCAAAGCAACTCGAGAAGCTGTGTCTGCTTTAGAAGAATATGATAAAATTTTAGATAACAAAACAAGTGTATTGTCTGATACAGCAAGGGCAGGAGTAGCATCTGCATATCACGCAACAGAAATTGGTGGGTTAAACAAAGCTTCCGCAACATTAGCTATGGGCGCTATTAATCCTGCATTAGGCTCGTTAGCGCAAATGGTTTTAAGCAAAGATGGTATAGGTCCATACATTACATCAGTATTTAGCTCAATGTTTTCTTTTGCAAAAAAAGAAGCAAACAAAACATTGAAAAATATGGAGATAGAAGATAGGGTTACAAAGGCATTGCACAACTCTGCCATTAACGTTGAAAAGCTTCTAAAGAAGACTGAAGATCTTAAAAACATTGACGTTAAAGAATTGTTGCGCGGGACTTCTAAAAATAAAAAAAGTATTTTTGGTGAAGATAGTGTAGCAAAATCTGATCAGGTTGTTGTACAAGAAAAGCAACAAGGTATGTTTGCTAAATTTACAAATTCTATTAGTAATATGTTTCAATCTTTGCTCCCAGTTAAAAAGACTGGTGCGGAGATTGCTCATGAAAAAACATATTCAGATATGTTTGGTAGAAAGATAGCCACAAAAGATGTCTCTGAAAAAACACGTTCAGATTCGTGGAAAGAAATATTTGCACTATTTAAGAAGGGTTTAGTATCAACTTTAGGTTTGGTTGCGTTGTATTTTTCAGGTGACCAGTTTAAAGCATGGCTAAAAGATTTCATAACAACGCCTTTTAAAAATTTAGCAACAAGTATTAAAGATGGAACGTTTTCTTTCGAAAACAACTGGAAAGACATATTAAAAGCTTTAGGAATAGTATTCGTCGGTGTAAAAGGTATATTGGGTAATTTATCAACATTATCTGCTGTAGTAAAACTTGTAATGAAAGGCAGTAAGTTAATAGGGGCTGCGACATTTGCAGGTTTGACAGCATATCATGCATATGAATTTAAGAAGGCGATGGATGCTAATGATTCGTTAGGAATGTTAAATCATGGCGTTCTAGGTGTTACAGATGCATTGGCAACAGTGATTCCACAATTCCGTGCGTATGCTCTTTTAATAGAAGCTGTTAATGGTTTATTGCAGTGGTATTTAAACAGAAAATTAGAAGAAGAAAAAAGAAAACACGAAGAGGCTGTAAATAAGAGTCTAGAAGGTGCTCGTTCTGATGCAACAGAAATGAAGGAGTTAACAAAAGCAACGAAAAAAGACATATCAGTCGAAGAGTTTGCTGATATGAAAGGTAGAAAATTGACAAAAGAGCAAATGATTGAAGAGTTGAAGAAGAAGGATACAGCAATTCTATCTGATGCTCAATTGGAAAGTGCTATGAAAGCATATGACCATGGGATTTTGTTAAACAAATATCAACAAATGGCCTATAAAAAGTTCGGGAGTGAAGGTTTACAAGGGGTTGATGCTTTAGAAGCTTTGTATAGATCCGGCAAGGTTAGGGGCGAAGAGAGAAATTTATTAAAACAAGTCATCGACGATGAAATAGCAATACGTAGTGGAGAAGTATCAGCTAGAGATTATTTTGATAGACCTGTTGTTGCAGCAGAAATCAAACAAACTTCAGCGTTAAATCTAAATCAGACACCTCAAGACATTGTAAATAATGTAACAGGGCAGGTGTCTAACTATGTGCCTCAAGTGCAAGTACCAACAGCAGCAATTACAGCAGAAATGGTTAAGACTTCATCAGAAAACACGCAAGTAATTAGTGATAAATTCTGTACTGTTGAAAATTTGTTAATAGAATTAAATAAAAGTATTAATCTTGTTAATACTACAATTCAAACAAAAAAGAGTCCTTCTGCTGGTGGTATTCCGTCAACAAGTACAACTATTGCAGCTACAGGTAGGTAATTAATATGGCAGGTTTTTTAAATAGTATTAAGAATGCTGTTTTAGGATCAGTGACTCAGTATGATGCTTTGCCAGATGGTGATAGTATTAATATTAATCCTGCGTATATTCTTGAAGTACGAATTTCAGGTGAAAATGGTATAGGTTCAGGGTATAAAGCACCTACATTTAAAAACAGACCGTATAATGGGTTGACGATTATTCGCGCATATTGTCCAGAAGTTTTGTCGTTGCAATTTACCAACGATTACGGTACTATAAACCCTATGGATTTAGCTTCAAGCAAGTTTGTTAATGGTGTTGTTCAACTATTTTCTGGAACGTCTACTACCCATAGAATTAATAATATTCAAGTTTGGCAAGGTTCAAAACCTTTAACATTACAACTGAAGTTAGAGTTATATGCGTCACGATCAAATACAGACAATAATATTAGGACAGGTAATACTAGACTACAGTCAGGTGGTTTATCATCGAATGACTTGCTGTATATTATTGAACAGTTGTCATCTTTAGCACAACCTAGAATTGACGACAAGTCAGGAAGATTAATTCCACCAGGTCCATCTCCTTTAGTAACAAACTTTAATGGCCATGTTTTTAAGGTAGAAAAAGATAAAAATGGTAAAGTTAAAAATGTTACTATTAAAAAAGATAGCAAAGGAAATCTAGCTAAAGGAAAACAATAAACTAGAGTAGGCACACGTGTAGATGTTTCTTTCGGTAACTTCTTTACGATGTCTCATGTCATTGTAAAAGATGTTAAAGTTGATATCCCGTATATTATGGCAGGAAGTGATAAATATGTAGGACCAAAAACAGATATACGTGCGGTTGAAAATACATTACGAGCCAAACCTGTTATGGCAACAGTTACATTGACAATACAAACAAAGACAATGGTTGATCAAGAAATGTTTAAGAAAATGATTAACAATCAAGAGCAGCCTAACCCTGCAGAAATTGATTTAACAAAAATGGATGAAGGTTTGCTAAAGAATGTTACGAATGGTATTCTAGCTCTAGGAAGTGATTATGTAGATGCTTCAAATATTGAAGTAGTTGAAGCAGCAGATGAAAACAAGGCAGGTAAATAATGTCTGGTACAAGTTTTGATTTAACAAACTTTTATGATGTAATCGATGGTGCTATTGATGGCTATCATTTTGACATGTATTCATTTCAGTTTAACGATTTTCCTGATTGGGTATTAAACAAAAATTGTACTGTTGCATATGTTAATGATATGGAACAAAATACACCAGATTTACTTGCATATGCATATTACGGTGACGAAACTTTATTTTGGATTATATGTTTAGCAAATCGAATAGCAGACCCGTTTACAGAATTACCTGTAGGTAAAAAGATATTCATTCCTGATTTTTCAGCGGTTATTGAATATGTAATTAGTTTAGGTACACGTTCAACGGATTCTGCTACTGCGACTTCAACAAATAAAACAGTTTCATTGAATTAATTGTTTTGAGTTCGTTTTACCACCACATATACCACCCTTTGATAAATTTAACTTCAATTTTAGAAATAGGTTTGTTACTCCCGTCTAAAGTTACAATGCAATCACTTACGTAGTTATAAGATAACCCACCGCCAATGCCATTACCAAAGCTGTAACCTGAATCATAGTGCCAACTTGAATGAGGGCCTCCAAACGAATCTTTAATATATGCAATACCATTTTTTTTGATTACTTCATAGTGTAGGTTGTATTGTGCAAACTTGAACATATTTTCAAGATATACAGTAATTTGCAAAGTAACACGACCGTAATCATTTTCAGCATTTTGTTCTTTTGGTTTAAATCCAAAATAACTATAATGTGGTTCATGTAAATTTGTCAGAACGGCAATAGAAGACATAGGTTTTTCAATACCGCGTTCCACAAATCTTTCGAAATTTGTGTAAATTTTAAACACAACTTCAGAATGAAGATTTGTCAAATGATCATTCGAAGGATCAACATCATGACGGTTACGTAATACAACAACGCGTTCACTGGTTTTTGAATTAAGTACTTTATAATCTTGACGTTCAAAACCTGCACCAACTTCTTTATTCTTTTTTCTTTTTTTGTATACTTGAACGAGCGCAACATTTTTTGTAATGTATTTGCTTTCTTTAGGCACATTAATTGTAAAACGTTTATACTTGAAACGAGAGTCAATAATTTCAAAGTTCATAACTTTTTTGCCTTTAATGTTAAAAGGTTTATCTTGACTCAACGTAATAGGTTTGCCGTTAAGTTTAGCACGAACAGGTGTATTAACATTAACGAAATTAATGCGAATAAGAGATTCGTTTACAGAAGGTCTATCAAAAGATGAATAGCTTTCCGAAGCATCAACGTTTTTAAAACCTTTCATTTTTTTAAACGTAAATTTATAGCAATCACCTTTTTTAATTGTGTTGACAAGTTTTTTGTCAGACATAACACTGTTTATATTCAGTTCATGTAAACAACCTTTATTGCTTGAATTTTTCTGGCAATAAGTTTTTGTGTTGCTTTTAATTTTTTGAATTGAATCAAAATCAAGAGCATAAGCATACGCATCTTGACGTGCATTTTCAAAAGAAGAATAATTGCAAGCTAAAACAGTGTTTTTATTAACCGTTTTAAGAGTGCCTTTTTCTTCAGTATTTACCGGATCAGAATAGTCTGAAGCAAATTTGTCTGTATTAATTATATTTCCGTATTCGTCAGTAGGAATATATGTTTTACAACCGACAAGACTTAAGCAGGTGATTAAAGCAATAAAATGTGTTTTCATATCTGTTTTCCTTTTATTTCATATTTACATATTACGATAAAAGGAAAATATTGTCAACAACATTTTAATGTGTCATAAAAGATTGACAACCACTTGTTACTTCGTAATCCAAATCTTCGTCTGTTAAATTAATTATACGTTTATTTGTCGTTGCAATCACATTTTTGAATAGTGAACCTAATTTATAATCATCACAATCAACGTGTATTTTATCAACACTGTCAACATCAGAAATTTTAATTAGTGAAGTGTCATAATTAAATTGTTTTAAGACTTCTAAAGAGTGTTCAACAATAGCAGCTTTACGTTCAATAATTTCCTCATCTTTAATCATATGACACCTACTTTTCTATTCTTTTATTTATTCTTAAAGAACAGTTTGACAGAAAAGTAGACAAAAAAGAAGGTCTGTTTTATCAGACCTTCTTCGTTTTAAACTTTTACTTGACCTTTTGTAGACCATGTGTGTGTGCTATAACTTTGCAATTTAAAACTTGTTGTCGTTTTATCACAAGGAATTCCGGCTACATCAGAAATACCTGCACCAGAAGTAATTGACGAATCGTTTGTGTACCAATCCATGTTATCTGTAGAGTTCCATTGAATTTGTGCATTGACAGAATATTCATTGTTTAAATATTCTTTTGCAAGATTAATTTCAGCAAGTCCGTAACTGCCAGTACCTGTTTGTGTACCACCTTGTTCAAGCCAACCTGATTTATATAATCTATACCAAACCCCGTCAATTGTTCCTTGTTCAATAACAATATCGGTAGATTCATTTGTAACACCTTCAGGAAGTACAACATAACCTTCAACAGTAATTTGAGTGTTAAGATATGCCCAACGAAGTTGAATTATATCATCAATTTCAAAGTCATTGCTACTTGTTATTGTTAAAGTTTTTTTGTCAGCTGAAACAGATAACAATTCATTGGGGATTACAGTTTTCCCTTGATATAGGGCAAACATACCTTCTTTAAAATAACAAGGTTTTTCTAAAGGTATTGTTAATGTTTTTGTTACTTCTGTAACTGTATAGTTTTGAAGTCGCCAATCAATAGCACCTTTTACATGATCAACTTCTTTATCAACATATGCCTTAATAGCTTTTTGTGATGCTACACGATAATCACTGTTTGCTGACAGTTCAATGTCTTGGTCAAGTGCTCGATACTCTTTAACGAATGTTGACATTGTGTGATTACCTAATAAAACTATTATCTTGATTAAGAACTGATCGGGCGTATAGTAAACGCCCGATCAGTCGCATGTGCATATTAGCAAACGATTAAAGCAGACCAACCTTCAGGGGCTGCAGTACAGTTGATTTGGAATACAACAGTTCCATTTTCAGTGTTGTAACCAATCAGACCTTCCACTTCGTTTTTGCGGTCATCAAGCAGTTTAGCAACACTTACTTTATGTTCAGCGCTGACACCTAAATCAGTTGACAAAGTAACTGTATATGTCGCTGAATCGCCGTCTGCATGCATAACCCATTTGGCTTTATCAAGGGTTAGTGTGTGAGCTGATGTAGCTGAAGCTTTAATAGCAGCCAACGCTTCTGCAATCGCTTTTTCAGTAGCTAGTTTTGCATCATCAGCATTAGCAACGTCAGCAATACCACCTGTTTCACCTTCACCTTTAGCTTTAACAATAACACCAGCAGCGAAATTGTCAACTTCAACATTTGACAGAACATTGCCTTCAGCATTTGCATCAAATGTCTTATTTGTCAACGTCATGGTTTCAGCAGGGATGCCGTCATGTAAAGCACGAACAGCCTTTTCTGTGGCTAGTCTTGTGTCAAGAGCAGCATCAGCAGCAGAAATTGTTCCAGCAGCAACAGCATCTTCTTTCATATGCTTGACTTCAAGACCGCCTTCTTTAACAGACAGTGTTCCGTCAACATTTTGAATTGTGACGTCATCGACAGCAACAGACTTAACGCCAGCATCAATCATTTCCTGAACTTTAGCTTCGGAAGCGATTTTAGCAGCAGCCTTCAGTTCATCCGTTGTTTCAGTCGTAGCAAATGACGCATTAGCATCAGCAAGATTTGTCATCTTCAAGTTGCTGATTGTATTTTTGTCAGCATCAATTGTTTTGTTTGTTAATGTTTGTTCAGCGTCTTTACGAACGATGTCTTCAGCTTCAGTATTATCAATAACATCAAAAGCATCTTTTGTTAAAGATTCAGCATTGGCTACAGCAGCTTTAAATAGAATATAGTCGCCCTTTTTCAGTTCAACTTTAGCTAACGTTACATCCGTATCAACAAGAAACAAATCACCTTTTTGAACAGGGTAATTGATAGCAGCAACTGTACCACTGTATGTAACGGCACCAACAATATTAGCATCTAAAGCAGCTTTTAAAGAAGCAGCTGTAATAGCTTTATTGCTATCTGTTCCTGCAATAGCATCAGCATCAGATGCAAGTTTAATAACACCGTACTGTTCAGCTGTAGCAGCAAATTTTTCATTCTTTAAAGCATTAACAACAGCATTACCGGTGGAGAGGTTAGACAGTTGTGCATCTTCAGCTGCAAGATCTTCAACTTTACGAACGATTAAACCGCCAGCAGTAGTAATTTGACCGTCTTCGCTTTTGATATCATCAATTTTAGTAATAGCATTGCTACTATCAGCGTACAATTTAACATCAGCTGATAGCGTTTGAGCTTTGGTTGCGTTATCTACTGCTGAATTTAGTTTGACAGTGTTGGTTTCAGCAACACTTACTGTTTTAGAAGCAATGGCTTCGTAAATCGCAGCAAGATCAATATCTTTCTTGCTACCGTCGGAATAAGTTAAGACAATCTTTTTATTCTCATTGTCTAATTTACCTGACTCAACAGTTTCTGGCATGTCAATATATGACACTTCAGAAGGTTTGCCTTCAGCGCCGGTTTTTGTTAGCTTTAAGAAGTGACCAACTTTTCTGTCTTCACCACCTTCGGCTATGCCATTATCTTCAGCGGCTTCAACAGATACAACCAAACCATCAAAATAAATTTTTGTAGCAGCTTCGCCAGAACCTTGCTGGATACCAGTTGCATCAGCAATTTTTGAAACAGTCAAATCTGTTTTGAGTTTTGCTTCAAGTTCAGCAAGTTTTGCAGCAACGTCAGAAGCGTCTGACATATATTCCCATTTTTGGGCGCCAGCAGTAGCATCTACGCAAACACCAAACTTATGTTTTTCAGAATCAAAATAGATATAACCAACTTTTTTGGCTGTAGGTGCTGCGGTTAGACTTTGAATTACTACTTCTTGTAATTCATTTTGATTCATGTTTAGATTAATTCTAATTGACTTTGTAAAATCAACCATGTCTAATTTCCTTTAAAGTAAATCATATACAATTAGTTTAATTCAGCAGTGCCGCAGAAAGGTATGTTAAAATCAATAACAATATTATTATTGTCAATGACTGTAATCCCCCCCTCTGTTTCAACACCGTTTGCATCAAAAATTTGAACGGATGGTTTTTTATTTAGGCCGTGGTGAATTACCCAATGATCAGATGGTGAGTATTTATGCTCATCATATGAAAAATGTTTATCAATTTGATCAGAGTATTTTACCCATCCTAAATTATCTAAACGACCATTTAAAACATATGTTTGTTTTTCTGATGCAACATATACAGCCATTCCAATTGTTCTGCGTTGCATTGAAATAGCATTTAGTTCGCCAATGGTTTCAACGCTTTTCCAACCACCTTTTCCAAACTTGCTGTCATGAGTAGCATAAACGTCTTGATCAGTAAACGGAACTATTGAAGATGGAATATTAAGACCTTTAAGTTGTTCTGTCATAATGTTTCCTTTACTTCAAGCAAATTTCAATGTATTTAGCTGATTGCATATTATTAGACCGAAATACTACGTAATCAGTTATATAGTTATGTTCATTTTTTAGATTGATTACAGACTGTTCCCAATCCGAATAAATCAAACCGCCGCATAAAATTAAGACATCATTAGAAATTAAATCTTTAGGTACAGCAAAATACATATACTTGCCACCTTCACAATTAAAAGATAATGTCTTTTGTATTGTGTCAGATAGTTCACCATTCAGTTGAAGAATAGCTTCGTTGTCTAAAGTTTCGTCTTCGCTAACGCCCCAATAAATTTTATTTAAGAATTCAATTGAAATGGTTGAATTAACTTTAGCTGTATAATTTTCTGTTGAACCTTCTTTATTTCCATAAAGAATTGATACTGTTGCATTGATATTGTTTTGAACATTTTCAAAAATGTATGAACGAGCTGAATCGGCGACTTCAATATCATTAACCCATTGACGTTTAATTTCCATTAGGTTGACATCAACAGGGTTCCATGTCAAATCATAATTAACAACTTCACCTTTTTCAAATTTGTTTGCGGATGTAATGTTGACCATTTGATCAGCAGACACTATTCCACGTACATCAACCCATGACAACTGTGCTGACGTTGTTCTATCAAAATGCAAGTCAGCCGTAACTTGTTCCGCATCTTCGCCGCCGAAGTATTCAGTGACGAACATGCCGTTCATTAAAATTTCTAATTTTGTTGGGTTTGGCAAACGTGTTGGAAGGTTTGCTGAATCTAATTTTTTATCTAATGCTTCTTGCGTCGCAGTCGAAATAGGTTTATCTAGATCTGATGTATTATCAACATTGCCTAAACCAATTTGTTCTTTTGTGACATTGTGTGGGTTGTTTTTATTTTCGATATGATCTTTAACAATGTCATTTAAAGTATTTTCAACGGAAATAGCTCGTTCCCGTTCAACTTTTATTGCATTGTTTAGTTGCTCAACAGTGATTGCTTGATCGTCTGTAATAATATTTCCATCATCAATTAAAACACGGGCTTCACCATTGACAGGTTCGTCATCAAGAATAAAATCTGAATCTTTACCATTGTTTGCAGTATTAAATGACAGTTGAACTTTGTCATTGTCAATTCCTGTGCAACCTTCTTGCAACCATAAAAACGCATGAGTATAACATACATGATTGCCAATTAAGTTAAAGTATTCAACGTTTGAATAATCAATGTTTTTTGTTTTAACAATGTTCTCAATAGACGCGCCAAAAGCAAGGTTCCCAAACACATTAATTTTATCTGACAGCACTCCGTCTTCAAAAGAAATTAATGTACCTTCTGAAGCTGTGAAATTGTTTGTAGAAATTTCAATATTATTGATTGCAGTTTTTAATACAATATTACCAAACATGCTATTACGTGAAAAACGTAGATTTTTAGCATTATTAATAATGATACCGTCGAGCATTTTATTGTCACTATTCATTCCTGAAATAAAATGACAGTCAATAATGTTCGCATCAATTAATTGCTTTTTGGAATTGATAATATTTGCAGCACCTTTAACAATGATATCAACTTTTGATAGTTCAAAATTTGTCAAAGGCTTGTTTAATTCAATAGCAGCGGTGTTTTCTTTTGAAGGTACATAAAGTACATTAACACCTTTCATTGAGAAACCATTAGTAGCGTTTACTTCAATGTGACCATGAATAATAGCATCACCAAAGCCAACTAAACGGACATTATTTTTATTAACAGTTAAATCTTCATCAAACGTGCCAGTACCAATAAAGATTGTTTCAGCTGTTGTATTTTCTAATGCTTCAAAAATTGTTCCAAAAGCAGTTGAGCCATATTCAAACATATACCCGTTGAATAATATTTTTTCGCCAGGTGTAAATTTTTCTGTGCCTTTAAGGACACAAACAGTTTTATCTAATACCACTCCTTTTAAAGAATCAGCAGCATCTAATTTTTTAGATAGAGCAGCGTCAATAAATGCTTTATCATAGATGTCAGTAACATTAGCTTTTTCACTTAAGAATTTTGTGATAGCATTTTGTGTTAATGTTGTTGTTACTGATGTGCCTAAATCCTCAACGAACAATGTTTCAGGTGTAGGAATTGTTAATTTCTTCCACCATAAATAACCATGAGAACACCACAAATATTCATCATCATGTTCTTCTGTAGGTGGAATAGTATCTTTAAAAAGTTCTTTATAATCAACAACATAGTTGCCTTTTTTAGGGCGGACTTTCATATATGAGTTGCTAGGTGTTGGTTTTGGTGGAACTTTTTGAAGAGTTAAAGTTAAATTGATATCTGAAACGACTTTAACTTCACCGATCTGATCTTTATATCCTGGGGCTGAAACTTTCCAATGACAAATAGTGCCTTGTTCAACTTCAATAAATGACCGTTCCTCACGTTCAATTAAGACTTTAGCATTAGGAACATTACGAACATTAATTGTAAAGTTTTTAGTTAAATCGTTATCAGCCATTACAATTCTCTTGATGTTTGTTTAGTGCATTTTATTTAAGAGAACGTTTATTCTTAAAGATCTTTTTCAAGTAACTGTTCTTAATCTTAAGATAAACAATTGTTTGGTGTTTCCATGAAGTTTCTTTTTGATTGGTTTTTCAAGTTTTTGGATCAATATTTAGATATGTTTGATTTTAAAGAAAGTGAAGTTGAAATGAAGAAGATAGGGTGTTATGAGAGATTGTCAGAACCTTGTATGTTATCACCTGCAGGTGCTGATCGATTGAAACAATGTTGTAAAGAGTTACAGACGATTATCAATGAAGTATTGAATTATCGTGATATTACAATATTGTGTGGGTATCGTTCAAATGAAGAACAGGAAGCAATGTGCAAGAAGAAAACATCAAAAGCACATGCGGGGCAATCAGCGCATAATTATAAACCGAGTTTTGCTATAGATGTAGTTCCTTACCCTATTCCAATGAAAAATGGTGAGTGGGATAGCAATTCAGAAGAGTGGGACAAACTTCATGACTTGATTGTTGGTATTGCAAAAGAAAACAATATTGAATTAACATGGGGTGGTGATTGGAAAACAATAGTTGATAAACCACATTATGAATTGAAGAATTGGAAAGAAAGAATTTAAAATAAAGGCCGGTTGAAATTCCGGCCTTTATAGTTATTGATATTTGCAACAACTCTTTGAGAAATAGTGCAAAAAGTTGAAACGAAACAACCAATTATCAGAATCATCAATTCTTTTGCAAATGTAACAATTAATGCACCACGCGTATTGTTCAGAATCTTTAGAAATTAAAATGTTCTGGCAAAACTCTTCAAAATCATTCACAATAATTTTTGTAGAAAATGAATTAAATAATTTTGTTTGTAATTCAATTAACTGTTTAGATTCATTTGATTCTTTAGGTAACGTAAAAGAAAAAGACGAATCTTCAGGTGATTCAATTAGTTTATCGGTAGCAACATTAATTCCTTGATACTGAAACGTGTATAGAGCCATTACTGAATACCTAATAGATCTTTTAGTTTTTTAGAACCCCAATCGCCAACATACGTAGCAACTTCAGTATCAGTGTTAATAATTACAGGTGCAGCTTGAATTTTGTATTTATCTAGAATATCTGTATGTTCCATGCCGTTAATTTCTTCAATCTGATAATTCATACCGTCAAGCAGCTTCTTAACCTGTTTGCATTTAGGGCAATTAGGCATACCTACTAATTTAAACATTTCAATTCTCCATTTTATTTGAATTAATTGGAAGGACAAACGTGACCTTTCCATCATTTTATTCAGTAACTGATTCTTTTTCGAAGGAAGTTACAGTATTCCAACGTTCATCAACCTGTTTCTGAAAATCTTTACTCAAACCTTTTTTGCTAGCAGCATCTTTAATAGCTTTTTTCAAATCAGCTGTAGGAATAGACATTTTAGCAAAAGCATGATAAACGATACCTTTAGAAGATTCGTCAACCTGTGTCAACACTTTTTCCCAATAGCATCCCTCACGTTTCAAGCTAGATACTGTCAGATTAGAAGCTTCAGTGCCTACATATTTTAACTGGCCTAAACCAACAGTCATGTCTTCATTGGCAGCTTGAACAATGTAATCAAGCTTTTGTTTGATTTGATCAGCAACGTCTTTTTTTGTGACATTAGAAGCAGCAATGCACAGCCACGACGGACTAGTGCCACCGTCAACAATCATATTCCCTACAAAATATGTTTTGTTGCCTTCTTCATAGTATGCAACTGTTTCAGAAGCCCATGACGGTCTTGACGACAAGTTGTCAGAACGCTGAATTACTTTATCACTCATCGTAGAACATGCAGACATTGTCATACACATGATTACTGTAGCAATAGTTTTATTCATGATATTTTCCTTTCGATTAGCTTTTCTTTTCATCGTATAAATATACTATATAATGAAAGCAAAAGGATGTCAATATAAAATTTAAATGTTTTCTAATTTTCTTAAAGTTTGTAGATTAAGCCCTGCTACTTCAAGTCTTAAATTATACTTTAAAGCTAAATAAACTAAAATATCATCATTGAATCTATAAAGATGTTGTTGTCGTCTATAGATATATGCACGATTTTCTTCTTTATTTTCAAACCAATGTTCATATTGGTAGATATGAGGATTTGCTCGAATTATTGAAAGGGGTCTGACAAATTTACCTCGACGTACTTCTTTTACAGTAAAGTTAATAATTTTAGTTTTTTCTTCGTTAAGTACAGGTACTGTAATGTATACTTTTTTAAGATTATCAATTTGATTTTGTGATAATTTAGAAATTAGCATGATCTGATTTTCCCAATGGCAATTAATTTTTTCAATTCTTTCATAATCATCTTTTCAGCTTTTTCTTGTGTTGTTGTATATGCAATTAGCTTAAAGTCACGATCATGGTAGATTGGTCCTGCAACAAAATTAATTTCTGTAGATTCGTGTTGATTTTCAATAAAAATCTTGTAAACAACAGGTTTCATATTTGGATAGCTGAAACTGAAACTCCATCTAAAAACTCTTTTGCCGTCAACAATGTTTATAGAGGGTTTGTTTGGTTGTTGTTTATAAAAAACAGGTTGTTTAGGTTTTGTTGCTGGTATGTTATAACCGGTTTTAGGAATAATAATTTTGTTGTTAGTATAATTCTTTTTAAAGACACCATGACGGTTTGGTTCACGTGTTGTACGCGGTGCACCTTGAGGTTTATTTTTAGTAATATTGAGTGAAATCTTTTTGCAAGACAAATCATCTAAACAATTAAAAAGCTCAACACTTCTAGTTTCCTGTCGTTGAGGATCTTTAAATCCTTTAATGTAGTACGCAACAGCTTCCGGTAATTCCGTAGGGTATTCAGTGCGATGAGACATTGGATCTGTAACAACTGATTTTTTAATATATTCTTCATGCTCTTTTTCAATTGCCGCATCTGTTCGTGTCCATAAACCTCCACTGTATTTAGGTTTATTTAGTTCCAATTTAGGCAATTCCTGAATATAAAAATCTTTACTGTTTGGTGGAATTAATTGTTCTGCCGTTTCTCTTGAAGATGAATACGACACCATTGTATCTGACTTGTTGCCAGAATTTCTTTTATAAACTACGAATACTGACATTAGTTTTCCTATTAGTTAAGTTTAAGAATATGTTAGCAAATTTATTCAAGATAGTCAATCACTAAATTCCAAAAAGTTCTTAATTTATTGATGTTTTTTAATAGGTAAATAAAATGTATAGTGTTTCATATGAAGATAATTTTATTGAACCAATGAATGTAAAGGAATTTACATATGATACACAGTTGCGTGATGTGCCTTTACCTAATTCTGTTTTACCTAAAGTTTATCCTTTTGAAAACACAGATGGAAAGATTACTTTTGTTGAACCGAATTTTAATAAAACATATGCACAAATGTCTGTTTATGATTCGTTAACATACAAAAGCACTACATCAGGTTTCTTTTTAGTTGACCAAATTCCATCTAATACAAATACACCTTTTAAAACAACATATCATAGCAAGGTTACAATTAATACTTTAGCTGCTGTTGGTTTCAAGTATTTGAATACATATAGACCATTAAAAAAGGGTGATTATTTTTATATTACAGGAAGCCAAAGTTTTACTGTAGATAATGTTTTATTCGAGCCGTCTGATATTATAGTGTTTATGCAAGATTGTGGTGTTGATACAGATGTTACATACGGTATGTTGAAACACATGAAAAGTTTTAAATTATTAAAGACATCATACGGTAAAAAGAAGGGGTATAAAGATTTGAAGATACTCAAACAAACCTTATATACCCCGTCAATTGATTCATATTGGAAATATAATAGAATTAATGTTAAGAAAGTTTCAAATGCATATGATGTTGTGACATTAATCCTACCTAAAGATTATTGGTATGTACCTACATTAAGATTTTTTCCAACGTTTATTTAGAATCATTCTTCAAAGAATTCAAGGTAAACACCTCTAACAGGTGAATTACGTTTCATACTTTGATTGATATGTTGACGTGAAACTTTAAGTTCTTTGGCACAACTTGACAGTGATTCCCAAACTTTTCCTGATCTAGCATCGCGTACTTTTTTCTTGCGACGTGACTCCCATTTCATACCTGTACGGCGTAAAGAGCCTAAAAGTTTACCACGCGTTGTTCCTAAATTTGAACAAACTTCATCAAAATTATAATGCTTATCTTGAATGGCTGTATTTAATACGTTATGTGTTACAGTTTGCTCAAGACGACTGCTTAATGCATTGATGTCTTTTAATGTATATATGTAATGATGCTCGACTTCTGTACGTTCCAAACAATTTTTATTATGAAGGTATCTTAATGTATTAATAAAAGCACCTTTAGGCAAATTGCCGGATTTGGAAATTTCTTTATATTTAGCATATGCTTCATCTGTTGATAGTGAAGCATTTTTAAACATCATTGCTACATCGTAGTAGTCAATTTTAGTGCGTTCATTTGTGTTGTATTTGAATTTATTACCACGGCGTTTAAAATCATGTTGATGATTAAGGATATTAACCAAATACTTTACTTGTGCAAGACTTAGATTCATAAAATCTGATTCGTTGTTGAATTTTCTATAGTATGCTGCTCGTAATTCTTCAGCATTAATATATGAATCAGTTTCTTTAATAATGGTTAATAATCTTCCCATATTAATACGATAGACAGGTCTGTCTTTACTATCAAAAGAAAAACCTTTAATGTCTTCAGTGTTTTTTGAATCAAATAGATTTTCGCTTGAATCGTTCAGCATTATAGGTTTCCTGAATTAGTTTTTGTTTCAGTTTCTTCTTTAGATTTTCTTTTACGTCGCACAACAGGTTTTTCATATTCACTATTTATGCTATAAAGACCTTTTGTACATGTGATTTGTTTTCTTTTCTTCAGGTGACTTAAGATATTAACCAAACCACTTTCAGATAATTGTAAATTTGGTGAGTGTTCATTGATGATTTTGCACAAATCATTTTTATCAATAGGTGATTTGTTTGTTAAAATAGATATAATCAAATTAACTAAAGGTTTATTCTCAATTGATGTGTTCGTGCGACGTGTAATGGTGCGTTTTACTTTATCTTTATTAACAATATAAACGCCACGTTCAACGGTTAAAACATCTTTTTGAGTAATCAAATTTCGTAGCAATAATGAAACTTGAGTGACGCTTAAATCTTGAAAGTTTTTGCAATCATGATATTTTCTGTAAAATGCAACACGAAGATGTTTAGCTGTAATTGGTTTTTTGGCAAGTTCCATCAAATACAAAAGTGCATACCGTAGATTACGTCCACCTTTAAAACTATTGTTTGTATATTCTGGAATGTCTGAAGTATCACTAATATCAAAATAGTCTAACATTTAGAATTCACCTGCTTTTATTTAAAAGTGTTTATAGAACATTTAATTATTATAGTAGAATTTTACAATGAAAATTATTGTTTGTCAACAATTAGTTATTGTAAAGTTGTAGGTATTGAAATGATTTTGTTACTATACTTTTTAATTGAGTTTAGATATTCCGTGACATTTTTTCCAAAAGCTTCAGCAACTTCAATAATTTGATTTGCTGACTCTTCACTTAAACATTCAATAGAGATTTCAGATTGATTATCAGGACAAACTTCATCAATAATATCATTAGGAATAATTGTATCTATCTTTACAACGTCTCTATTTAATTTTTCTATGAACATTATGATATAAGGTTTGTCTGCACAATCTTGTTCAAACATACGTACTATAACAATTTCAAATGGTAAATTGTTTTTGATGACAGCTGTACAAACTGAAGATACACCGTTAAAATTATCACTTTCTTCTTCAGTTAAGATTTTTGTTTTAAAGTTAAGGTCTGAAATTTTTGTCATATTTATTTACTTATCTATTGATGTTACTACTTTACCATTTTTAACAATAAAGTCAAAACCGCCAATAGTGACTTTATTCGCATTGTTAATCAAGCCAATAGCTAAACTTTCATTTAACAGATTCTTTCGGATAGTTTGAATATCAATAGCACCTGAACGTTCAAGATATCTGACTAAAGCATGATCAGTTAAGTATTCGTATTTTGTTAAGCCATTATAGACATTATTTAAACGCTCAACTTCTTTTGTAGTATCATCAATCTTTTTGTTTAAATCTTTTAAGATAGATTCATACATTTCTTTATCAGCTTTTAACTGATTAAGAAGTTTAGTCTTTTCAGATTTCATTTTCTTTAAATCATTAACGGCTTCTTCCATCATTTCATTTAGCTTTCTTAAAAATCATACGATCAATCCAAAAGAAAATCAAACCACCAATTAAATTGGCAATGATTGTACTTGTTAAGGCACTGCAATTTTTTAGCCAATAAATGACAGCTGCCAGAATTGGTGTCGACAGCTGCCACCTGATTAAATATATTGTATATTGCTTCAACATATTATATAAAAGTTATTTATTTTTCTAAAGTAATTAAATCAGCATATGGAAATGTTTTAATAGCATCACAAAAGTCATGCCATTCACCTAATTTATGATCACGACGTTGAAAATACATATTGCGCAAGCTTTTTGCATTTGTATTCAACATACGTGTTTGTAAATAACCATCAGGTAAATTCATTGTAATAATGTCGAATAATTCTTTTTTCTTTAATGTGTCTTTTTCTTCGCAATAACGTTTGATATCATCATTTAAACGTTTCAATGTTTCAGGGTAGATGTATTCAAAAGTTTCAAAATCTGATTCGTCAACGCCACCTTTCCACGCAAGATGCATTGTTGATTCTGAACTCTTCGATGTATGACGATATGTATCAAGTTGTTTGTGAAAACGTAAAGGCGCACGAACAGCAATCCAATACTGAATTTGTTCAAGAAATTTATCATGTCCTGCACCTGAAGAAACTAAAGTTTTAGATAATGGCGCAAAACGTTCAAGAATTTCAGGACGTACAGTTTTTGTATCAGCAAATAGTTCAAGGTCATCTAAAGATGTTTTCCCATAACTCAACATCGAACCAAGCATGGCTGGTTCAAAACCTGTACATTGGATTAGTTTAACTTTCATGTCTTCCTCTTTACATTAGTTTTATACGTTTAAATAAACTTTTTTGCTTTGACTTCTTATGTTGTTTGTAAATGATAATAATTAAAGCCAGAATAACAATAAAACAAACTTCGAAATGTTTTATTTGCAAGATTTGGTAGATAATTTCATTTAGATTCATTCTTCTTCCTGATTAAATGTAACCAATCTAAAGCTGACTTTTCTTTTGTATTATCAGTGCTTAAGTATTCAGCAAATTGTTGTGTCAATTCTTTATCTCCGATTGTTTTTAATGTGGCCCATAAATCTTCTGTCATCCTTTTGTTTGTTGTTAATGCTGCTTGTTGATTGTCAGCTAAAATAACATTATCAATTATTTTAGTGATCGGAAACATTTTTCCTGTATCATCATCAAATACAAAAGTTTCATATTGAGCTTCAGAGATTTTGAATGTGATATAATTAAAAAACAACGTCTCACCAATAACTACATCATACTCCTTTTTGTAATATGGATGAAGGTATTTCACAATTATCCGCCTTAAGTTCTGATCATTATTTGTTAAGATAAATTAGCACAAAATTTAAATAGTTTCAAGAAGATTTTTAGATAAATTTTCAGTCAATAGTTCTTTAACAAATTTGTTTAATTGACAACTCTCATAAAGAAATATATCCATTGTGGCATATCTTGTTTTATTTTTAGGCCACCAAGCAAGCAATCTAAAGTCTTTCTTAAATACATGCGGGTGATAAATTAAATCACATTCTTCAGGTAAATTCATGTTAACAAATTCATTTTTTAAGCATGCTATTGTAGTATTTTCAAGTCCTTTCCATTTTACAACCTTGCATGTAGTATCCATGTTTAAACTACCAATGTATTCAGGAAATCCTTCACACGATAGTAGCTCGACTGCTTCAATCGTCAACACGCCATCAATAGTGTTAGGTAAACCTTCAGCGTTAGACGCCATATTAAACAGATTTGACCATGTAAAGTTTCCAAGAATGTGTAAAGATTTCATATCAAACGACAATCTTCCTGAATAGTAAATAGTGTCTTTCAGTTCCAAATACTGTTCAGACTGAACGTATTCTTTTAAATCTTCGCTATTTGTTATATATGTTGTCATTAGAGCGTTTCCATGAAAGTTTCAACGGGGTCACTTGCCGAGTTGATATATGCGTAGTTTTCACAAAACCCGTTATTCATATCGTTTAAATAAAGAATTGTAGATTGATTTCTGCAAATTTCGAACGCTTCATCTAAAAGATCTTTAGGAAGAAATTGTTTCATACGTTCAAAAGATTTAGTAGTTCCATAAAAGATTTTATCATAAACTCGTTCAGCATTGATTACAGACATAGGTAAATATTCAAGTGTATCATCATTATATTTGTCACTTAATTTAAAACGAACAATGAACGGACCTTCATCATCACTGATTTCGTTTGTCAAATGAATACAACTTAATCCTTTAGTAGTCAGCAACGAATTAACTTCAATACCGCCACAATAAATTATATGTTTTAATTCGGCAAAAGAAATTTCTTTTTTAATTTCTAATTTACCATCAACCCTGATTGGAATAAAGTTAACGTTTTTTATAGGACATTCAATAACAACATTGTGTCTTACATGTATATTAGAAATATCGACAACCAATTCAGTACAAATAAACAAGCTTCCATCATACAAACCGTCTTTAATGTTTGCTTTCAAAGTTTCAAAATCTTGTTCATTATGAATAAACATTGTCATCAACCTTTCATTTCTTATATTTATATATTACATAAAAATACGATAGTTGTCAACAGTTAAATATAAAAAAAGAAAAGGGGGTTCGTTAAGAATCCCCTTTTTCGATTATTTTTACATATTCAATGCGTTCAAATATGTATCGAGGATAAAGTCTTCTTCCTGCTGTGTATTTTTATCTTTCTTGCGGCGTTTGACAATTTCTTTAATCGCTTTCTTGTCAAAGCCATTACTATCAGCTTCTTCTAGAAGTTCCTTAAGATCCTGACCTAGACCTTTACGTTCTTCTTCAATCGATTCATAACGTTCAATGTAGCTCAACAGACGAGCACCATCAACACCATTTACGCTTTTTGTTTCTTCTTCAGACATTTAAATGACCTTTCAATTAGTTTAAACAACTGGCAACAATTCTTTATCAGAAGTGCCGCCAACCCAAGAGTAAGCTTTCGGCTTACTTTTAGATAACTTTACCCAAATAACCATTCCAACTTTACGTGATTCTAAAGGAATTTCTTTTAGAGCTTCTCGTTTTGATGTATAGTATTTGAACGGTAATTCTTTTGTTACAACAGGAACTTCTTCAATTACTTCGTCAATCAGATCCGTTGCTTCGTCAATGATTGTGTCAACCGTATCTTCAGATGGTTTAACATTTTCACTTTCATTACGAATTGTTTTAACATTCTTTTCATTCAGATTAACAAAAGTATTTCTGACATATGGGCAATCTTGAACATCTAAAAAGTAGTTTGTATCAACTGTACAAAAATATGATGCAATGCCTTTATTGGTATCGTAACCACAAACCAGTTTATCTTGCAATTCAATCGAATCTTCAGAATTGGAAAGAATGGCAATAGTTTCATAACCCACATCATCATCCCATGAGTGTTCAATGATAACGTTTTTTGTTTTGAACCATTGAATACGTGATAGATCGTGTAACAAACTGTAAACGTTTTTATGTGAATCTGAATCAAAAGTTTTAGAAAAATCTAACGTAATTGTAGTTTCAGCTTGTTTTTCTACAAGCTTGCTAATTTCATATGGAAGTTTCTTTTCAGATTTATAATCAACAAAAGGTACAATAGTCAATGTCAAATGTTTTGTAACTTCATCAAAAACTGTTCGAATGCCCTTAATGTTCAATCTGAAAAGTTGAGAATCATACATCTTCTTTCTCCTAAATTAATCAAGATGTGAAAACAATAGCATTAATTAAAAAGTTTGTCAATAGGCAAAAAACAAGCCACTCAAATTTTAAGTGGCTTGTTGTAACTTTAGATGATTTGTGAAATTATAAAAGTATCTTTTGGATACTTTTCCTTCAAACGTCTGTATTCAGCAAATGCTGATTCACGTGTATCATGGTATACTTTAGGTGCATGACCGTTTCGTTTCATGATTAAGAATTTGCCAGAAAGTTTATTGAGACTCGTGTCTCCAATTAAGTGATATGGTTTGCCAAACGTTGGATCGTTATGGTCACATTTATAGTCTTTTAAAAGTTTAACAGTTTCATTGGCAACTGCAGATAAATCTTTCGTTGTGTCAATAAAAACATGATGAATATTTCCAGAAGGAATTGATTCTCTCATTTCTGTTGTTTTTGTGTATGTGCCATTAATGCATTTAATTTCAATGTTGATTTCTTTTTTGTTTATTTCATCTTTGTAGTTGACAATGACATACTCAACAAGTTCGTTTGAAGATAAACATAAATCAACATTATAAAACCATGTGTTTAAAATCTTTACTTTGCATTTATGGAAAATTAGAACATTTCCATAATTAATTTTATCTGTGCCTGGAACATATTCTTGAATAAAGTTTTTTATGAACCCTTTTGGCTTTTGTTTGTTCATTGAGAAACCTTTCAGTTAGACTGTTTGATAAGAGTCAATATAATTATTTTAACTTTGTTTGTCAAGTTGTTTTATTGAACTTTCAATTTACCTAATTTTACAGATCGTATTGCGCAAGGTTTTGGTGATCGTGGCGGTGTTGGCTCTTATGTTAACGAAAGTTTGCCAAATATTACAGGCAAGGCGATCGGAAATAGAACACCCTGGGATTGGGGTGGTAGTTCTGGTGTGTTTTACAATGGTGGTATTACAACTGTTGCTAGTGAAAGATATACAGCTAATTTAGATACAGCTACAGGAGGACGTTCATCTACGCTTATTCTAAACGCTACTCGTTCTTCTTCAACTTATCAAGACAATGCAAAAGTACAACAAAATGCAATAATTATTTTATATTGTATAAAATATTAATATTTTATACAATATATCTTTGCTGATTGCTGTTGCAAACCTTGACCACATGCATACCACGCATGTTTTGAAAACCCTTGAATTGATATTGATGTAGATGTTTTTAAACCAGCACCATATGAACTGGCTATATCGGTTACAGAACGCATATCTGCCCCGCTTGTGCCGGTAAACCACGAGTGACCTAAATTGTTTATTGTCGCAATAAAAAAGTAATTTGTATCTTTAAACGGTTTATGAAAATTATAAGCAGTTAATTTATAAGTTGAATCTCCTTGAAAAATACCACCTTGTTCAACCCATCCGTCTGAATAAACGCAATACCATTCAGTTCCATTACGATATGTTTCAACAACCTCTCTTTGTTTTGATAAATTAGGTAAATTGAAAGTTAGTCAAATTTTTCAGAATAACGCAAAATAAAAATTTTTATAATCTTGAAAAGTAAATTATTTTGTTGATAATGTTGTTCAACATTTTAACAAGTAAAAGGAAAAGAAATGTCTAAACGTCATGTGTACCCATCAGCTGCTATAAACCGTAAATATAAACGCAATGCTGAAAAGAGAAGATTGACCGCGCAATTACCTGTAAAAGAACATTCTTTAAAAGTATATAGTTATTTACGTGTTTCTACTGGCATGCAAACAGTTGAGTCTCAAAAGATTGGGGTAGAATCTTTTGCTAAACAAAAATCTTTAACCATTGATGAATATATAATTGATGAAGGTATTTCAGGAACCGTTAAAGCCGAAAACAGAAATTTAGGTAAACTGTTGAAAAAATTAAAAGATGGTGACATTGTTATTTGTTCAGAGTTGTCAAGATTGTCTAGAACAATGACTGAATTATTATGTTTATTAAATAGTATTTTGAAAACAGGCGCTAAAGTTTATTCAGTAAAAGAAAATTACACTTTAGGTGACGACTTAACATCTCAAGTTATTGCATTTGCATTTTCTTTATGTGCTGACATTGAACGAAGAATGATTAGTGCACGTACAAAAGAAGGGTTAGCTAATGCAAAAGCTAAAGGTAAAATATTAGGTAGGCCTAAAGGATATGTCTGCAAACATCATGTTACTGATGGCAAAAAGTACAAATACTTAAAATTAAGATTAAAAGGTTTGTCAAAAATCAAAATCGCAAAACGATTTAGAATCTCATATAAAACGATTCAAAATTGGGTTAAAGCAAATAATTTAGACGATTACCTAAAGTTTGTTAAATTTAAAACTAATTATAAAATTTTTGATAAATTTGCTAAATCAATTGTTGACAACGTTTAGACGCTTTTGAACCTCTGGTTTTGTTAAAAACTGTTTAATTGCACGTTCAAAATTATTGTCAAGTAAGCCATTATTATCTAAATCATCAACTAGATAACGACCTGCTTTGCTATCTAAAAAGTCACGAGTCAGTTCAGCGGACATATCACAGTTGTTTTGTAAATGTTCTGAAGCAATGTTCCAATATGTTGATAACAAATCTTCATCAATACCTTTAGCTTTTAGTTCACCATAAAATCCATGGTCTTCGTTATCTGTTGGGAGTACAACAGTATCAATTCCTTCATCTTTTTCAATTTCTTCCATAAAGGATCTTAAGTAATGTTCGATTTGTTTAATTTCTAAAGACATCGTTCTATTCCCAATTTCTTAGTGTAATTTTAACAGCATCAGTCCATGTGGCTGTTGTCCCATCTGTCGTTAATAACTTCCCGTTATTTCCAGTTTGGTCAGGAATAGCATCGACATTATCAATAGCTGTTTTAACAAATGCTGTGGTTGCAATTCTTGTTGTATTATCACCAACATCAGCTGTTGTAGCTTTAGGTGTTCCAGTGAATTCTGGGTCTTTCAATGTTGCATATGCTGATAAATCGATATCACCAGCAAGTTTATCCCAAAAACCTGCAACATCGCCAACAGGTGCAACCCATGCATAATTATCACCAGTTGACTTAACATTGTAAACATCACCTTCTGTTAAGTTTTCTGTTGGCAAATCGTCGACTGTTTCAACTGACCCTTTGTATTTATATACTGATGAAATTTTACTTGCTATTTCGTCTTTTGTAAATGCATCAGTAATCCCATAACCTGCTAAAGTATCTGCTTTATTCGCTTTTTCTGATTCGTAATTATCATACTTTGATACTCTATCTGTTGTAATACCAGAATCAACAGCGGCAACTTGCGTTTCTGTTAACGCATTTTGTTTTGAATCAAGATTTAAATCAACCCATGATGCAACTGTACCGTTTGTTGTCAAAACATTACCAGATTTATTCGTTTGATCAGGTAAAGCGTCAATATTTGAAATTGCAGTAGTAACATATTCAGTTGTAGCAACATTTTTTGAACTATCAGAAGCATCTTTTGTAACAGCTTGCAAACTTCCAGTAAATTCTTTATTACCACTAATTTGTTGATCTGTGTCAACAGTTAATAAAGTATCTGCTCTTAAAGTAATTAAACCATGTGTCATTTTACAAGCTCCTGATCGCAAGTTATATTTAAGAACATTTATACAATCTTTAAAATGTAAATCACAAAAATTAACTTTCAATTTGCCTAATTTTGGTGATAGGTATCCAGTCGGTTTTGGTTCTTTGGGTGTTGTTGGTACTATGTTATCGCAAGGGTTGCCAAATATAACAGGAAAAATAATAAACACTCGTCAGGTAGAAGCAGCGGAAGGTTCTTTTTACCTTGAAGCCGGAACTGGCGGTCGAGGAACCGGGGGTACTGCAACAGCTTCATACAATATCGTTTTTGACGCTTCACGCAGTTCTAACATTTATGGAGCAACCAATAGGGTTCAACCATTTTCTACCGTTGTTAATTTTTGTATACGATATTAATATCTGATACAAAATAAAATCTGTGTGTTGTTAGCGTCAACCGTTGTAGTGTTTTGATAAACACTGCTTACTCTTGATGCGTCAAACGACTGTATCCAATGGCCTGTAAAACCAGAACTTGCGCTTGCTGAAGAGCCACCTGCAAGAACACTTGTATTGGTAACTATAGCCCCCGTTCCGTCATATAAACCAACCTCAGAACGAACACCACGACAATTCCATGTTGCGGTAATATTAGGTACGGCGGCACTACCATACACCCCCGCAGTCCCGCCTTTTGGATACCTACCTATAAAATTAGGCAAATTGAAAGTTGAACTACCGTCTCCAACACCATAAAGTGTGCCAATGGCTGAAAACAGTGCAGCATACGTAGTTCTGCTAACTGCAGAACCATCACATAACAAATAACCAGCAGGTGCGGAAGAACCAGCCCAAATCTTAATGAAACCAGGCGCGTCTGATGATGTGACTGTGTTGCCAAGGTCAGTTACTTTTGTATCAAGTTGTGTAACAGACGTATTTAGCGCAGTTACTTTATCATCAACAGCAGTTACTTTTGTATCAACTTCTGTTTTAGAATATGGTGAAGCTTGCCATAAAACTTGATCATCAACATAACTTAATGATGTATTATTTTCTGTAGGTGTAGGAATCTTTTCACCTATAGCAATTACTTCATCAATCTTTTTTGAAGGAACGCCTTTAAAATAATTGACTGTTACAATACTGCCTACAGCCATATTCTTCGTGAACGTAATGCCTAAAAAGTCATCATCTAATGTGTATTCGTCAGGATAAATAAACACACGATCTTGAAAAACTGAAATATAGCTTTTCGTTAAACATTTTTCTGTGAATTCAATATGATTATTCTCTTCTGTGAACTTTTTTGTCACTTGAATTATTTCACCAGCATATGATTTGCCTTCAACGAAATCATCTGTAATACAACAAACCCAATTCTCTTTAATTGTTCCAGCTTCAACGGCTGCATTGTATTCTTTTAAAGTACCAACCCAATGATACATTGAGTCATTTGTGTTTTTGTTAATGACACCAATGCTTTGTAATTGTGTATTTTCATTGTATGAAATTGTTTTAGTGTCAACAACAGGTGTTGCATTGTCGACCATTTCTTTCACTTTAGCGAAAGAAACTAGAGTTGCATCTGATTGTTTTTCATCAATTTTCAAAATGATATCATCAGCTGCTACTTTCTCTATAGTCAAACCACCATCTTTAACACGAATATCATGTGTCGAGCCACCAGTTGAACTTGAATTGTCAAAAGATTCAATCGTAATATTATCAACACCAGGTGTAGCATTACTAATAGCCGTAGTAACAAATTCAGTTGTCGCAACCTGTTTGTCATTTGATCCTGTATCAGCTGTAGGTGCTAAAGGTTTTCCTGTTAATTCTGGCGATGCTAAATTAGCTTTAAGTGCAAGATTGTCATTGACTTCTGATTGATTTGCTTTTGTATTAATTTGTTCCTGGATATTGCTAGTAACACCGTGGACAAAAGCTAATTCGGCAGATGTTGTTTCTGATTGCGCAAATTTTCCATCAGCATCAGTAATTACAACTTTATCTGTCGTCATTGGTGTGATATTGCTTAAATCATGATACACCGGATCAGTTGTAACATAAACTTCATCATTCTTAATTTCTCCAGCAGTTTTTAATTCTTTTAACTTTGCTGTGTCTAATTGATTAATGACAAGAGTTTTTGTTTCAATATCTGCGCTAGCCATTTTAAAAAGTCCCACAAGATTAACCTTTTCTAAAGAACAGAAATTTTAACTTCTTGAATGTCACAAAGGTTTATCGTTGATTTGACAGTTAGTTCAACTTTCAATTTACCTAATTTTATAAACAGATATTTAATGGGATCAAATTCTTCAGGAACGTATATCGATGAAAGTTTGCCGAATATTACAGGCACAGTAGAACAAGGTCTTGGTTATTCTGTCGCTTGGAATGCCGCGCTTAACGATAATGGTGGTGCTTTATATGGCATTCATGCTACAACAAAATGCGCTGATGCAGCAGGAATATCAGGAGCTTATTCTAAAGGTTTTGGAATTGATGCTTCACGTTCATCAAACGTATATAAAGACAACGCAAAAGTCAGACCAGATTCTTTAAGTGCAATGTATTGCATTAAATATTAATATTTTATACAATATTGACAAACAACGTATGCACATACAACACGATCTACATTGGAATAAACAGCTGAACATTTAGAAGCATCAAAATATATCTGAGCAGTTGAACCTGCATTATTTGGACTACTGCTTTTTAACCCGGAAGTATAAAAAGCGCCGGAAACTTCACCATAATAATTGTTTTGTCCAGCAGCGCCAGTAATATTAGGAATATTCCCTAAACCGTAACTTCCAACAGGAAGTGTTGCACTCTTCCACGGAATAAAGTCCGTACAGTTAGGTAAATTGAAAGTTATTTTAATTGCCTTTAGCTGGAATAAAAATTAACTCGCCACCAGAACCTGATATTTGGTAAGTATCTCCTGGAGCAATTGCCAACATAATGCTATTCCAATCTTCCCAAAGACTATAATGTCCATATTGGTGAAAAACTTCATTACCATTAATAAAGCCACGGAAATTGTCAGTATATGCTGTGTTACGGATCAAAATGTATCCATATTTTGAAGAAGTGTAAGTTACACCTGAAGCTTTAATCTCACGTCTTTTCCAATCAGGAAAAGCGGCTTGCCAATTTGACGTAGCATTTTTTGAGATAGGTGTTGAGCCTTTATATATTGACATGTTGCACTCCTTCATTTACCTTTAACTTTAAGAACATGATTCGTACGAGTCACTTAATCTAAAAAGCAACAAATAAGACATTGACAATGTTTTTCTTTTATGTTATTTTTCAACAGTTGCAATTTTATAAAGGTGGTAACATGATTGTATCAGTACAGGATTTAAGAGATAAAGCTATTGCAGTAAAACGGTTGCGTGAAAAGATTAAGGAATTAACTGAATATAAAGAAAAATGTGAAAATGCTTTAGTTGAAGAGTTAAAAGTCGTAGCAGAACCTGAACAGAAAACATTTATTTTAGGTGATATTTCGGTAATGATTGCTGATTGTAAAGGTTACTCTTTAACTGAAGCTGGTCAAGCAATTATGAATACAATCCCGTATTCTGAAAAATTATGGAAAAAAGAAATTGACATGAAAGAAGTTCGTAAAGACCCTCGTTTCAAGAATTACATTATTGAAACACCACACCGTACAAGAGTAACTTTAAAAGAGGTTGTTCCTGACAATGGCTAAAATTATAGGTTTTTCAGGATTAGCAGGTTCAGGAAAAGACACTGCTGCTGATGTTTTATGTGCGAAAAGTAATAGTTATAAAAAGATTTCATTTGGGGATGCTGTTAAAGATGTTGTGGCAGCATCTTTTGGGTGGGATCGAAAGTTATTGCAAGGCGATACCGTTGAATCAAGACAATTCCGTGAAACTAAAGATGAATTTTGGTCTGAAGTATTAGGAAAAGAATTTACACCTCGATTGGCTTTACAGTTAATTGGAACAGAATGTTTTAGAAACACAATTGATAATGCTTTTTGGGTTTATGCTTTAAAGCATCGTTTAGCGAATTCTGATTATGATGGAACGTACTTAATTACTGATGTACGTTTTCCGAATGAAGTAAATATGATTCATGATTTAGATGGTGTTGTTTATAGAATTAAACGAGGGGAATTACCTAAATGGTATATTGCAGCACAAAAGTATAATGTAGCTAAAGCAAGGGGTGAAGATGTTGAATTGCCTGATTTGTTAAAGCAAGTACATGCGTCTGAAAGGTCTTTAGCAGGGTTGTGTTTGGAAGACTTCACGATTTATAATAATGGAACATTGGAAGAATATCAGCAAACTGTTTTAGATTTAATTCTAAAAGATTGACTATTGTTTCAATGGTTCTGATTTTATCTAAACAACAGCTACAAGGAAGCTAAAAGTGGCTAAACTTTTTTTCATATATGGAACAATGGGTTCCAGTAAAAGCTCTTTATTGATTTGTAAAAACCATTCATATAAAGAAAAGGGTAAAAAGACATTAATTATTAAACCAACGACGGATACTAGAAATGGTGCTTTTACGCACGGTCAAATGGGGACAACATGTTCAAGACCGATTCCTGAAGGGCCAGAGTGTTTGTTTTTAGATTCAGGAAAATTTAGTGACTTACCTAATTTTATCACTGTAGAAGACTTAGATATTATTTTTGTAGATGAGTCACAATTTTGTAAAAAAGAAGATGTATATTATTTAAGTGATGTTGTAGATGATTTAGGCATTCCAGTAATGTGCTATGGTCTGAAAACAACAGCTGAAGGTGATTTGTTCGAAGGAAGTGCAACTTTATTAGCTATTGCTGATGAGCTAGAAGAGACTATTGGAATTTGTGATTGTGGTCGTCGTGCAACACATCATATTCGTTTATCTGGCGGTAAATATTTAGCTGGCAATGCAGGTTGTGAAAGTGATGATGTAAAGTATGAATCATGCTGTCGTCGTTGTTTTAAAAAACATTTACGTGCACAAGGCATCATTGGCGCTAATGAAGTTTACAAGAAAAATAAATAATGGAGAATTTAAATGAAAAAAGTTTATATTAATCGACGTTTGTTATCTGACGAAGCCGCTGAAGTGTTGTTGAAATTGTTTCCAGCTGGTGGCGTTTTTTCAGAAGAAGCAGTTTATCGCACATTACGTAAAATTACAAAAGACATGATTCCAAATGGGTGCAATAAAACACCTACACAAATTCGTGCTGAATTAGATAAGTTTATTTCTGAAGAGTTGACAATTAAAATTGATATTGAAGGCGTTACTTGTGAAAAATGTGAACGTAAAGTTACTGTAGAAGATGAGCATCAGAAAGCAATGGTTAAGCTTGCAGAAATGGCAAATGAAGAACATAAAAAAACTGTAGAAGTCAGTGAAGTTGTTGAAGAAGAGTCTGTTGAACCAGAAAATGTTATTGCGGAAGAGCTTAAACAAGAATCTGTTGATATTGTGAACACTGAAGTTGCAAAAGAAGTAGTAACTGTTGAAGAAGTTAAACCAACTGTTGAACAAACTGCTAAAAAACAACCTGTTGCTAAAACAGCACGTTCTTCGAAAAAGAAAACAACAAAAAAGAAAAAATAATTATTGACAACGATTGTTGTTTTTGATATTGTTTAATTGTTGAAGGTAATCTGCAGTTTGATTGTATGTCATCAAATTGTTTCAGCTACAATGACTTCACATTGTTCAGATTACAACGTCCTGCAAAGGTTTTTGAAAAATTTTCCGTTGTAGGGCTGTCATTGAAATGCTCATTGATTTTCGACTATCCTTTCATTTAGGATGCAGTAACTTCTGTCGATGCCAGTGAAGATTTTGGTTAACGTGATAAAGTGTCGAACAACGCATTTTCATATTAATCAGTGAGCTAAACGAATTGACTATAGAGGTTACTGCATTTATGGTTGTAGTAGTCTACCGTGTTGACGCATGGTTTAGGTGCAATTCCTTTAACAGCCTGTTGATACAAAAGACAGTCTAGTAATTAAATTTGCTAGACTGTTTCTTTTTATTGACAAATTAGTACATTCTTGCTATATTGTTTTTGTTGTTTAACTTAAAGGACAGAAAAATGAAGATTTTTAAATCTATTGGAGACTGCTTTTCAATGATTGGTTTGTCTATGATGTCTGTATTCAACCCGTCAATTCTAGAAGGTGAGATTGATAAATTAGAGTCAAAATATTCGAAAGGTAAAAAGATTGATAGGTTTAAAGTAGATTCACGAGGGATCCCTGTTGAGTTAGATATGCCAAAAGAAATTATTGATGATATTTACAAACATTTTCGTAATGTTGGTGTGAAGTTGACCATTGATGATTGGTGGAATCTACAAGATGACTATAAAGCTTGTGGTTACGTTTATATATATGATGTGTAAAGGTTGTTATTATGAACAAAAAAGAAAAGAAAAACCTAAAAGAAGAATTAGCTGAAGGTGTTGAGCATATTCAGAAACAGTCATTTATTAACGGTGCAAAACATGCAATGACTGCATTAACAATGGCTATCCAGAATTCTAGCAACAGTTCATTTAGAAAAGATCAGCTTTTGACATTGATTGTAGAAATTTCAAAAGTGTTTGATGATAAAGACTTTATTAATGAAGTCTTTGAACGTAAAGACATCTAAAAGAAAGGCCGGGATTAATTCCCGGCTTTATTTATTAAATATTCAAATATTGACGGCATTCCAGGGCAACCTGTTTCATCCCAATTAAGTTGGCAACAGTCTCCGTTACAATATTTAAAGTATTGACAAATATAACAATTGTTATTTCTGATTAATTCTTTGGTAATTAAAGAGTTGTAGACATCAACATTTGTTTTCCCATAAATATCACCATATGTAAATTGATAGCTGTTAGGACACCCGCAAATTGTTCCATCTGTATTGATTGTAATTATTTTCTTTTGGCATTGCCGTTTCCTGCATCCTATCAAATTATTATGAAAAACAGCTTCTTCACAACTTTCAAATAATGGGATTGTAAAATTAAATTTGTTGATATTTTCTATATATGCATTATACAGCCATTTGTCGATATCACTATTATTTGCTTTAACATTAAATTTCGCAGCATTTCCAGTTTCTGTGATTCGTTCAAAATTTAATTTTGATATGTTAAATTGTTTAAAATATGAAAATAAAGCGTCTGATTTTATTTCGTTTATTAAATATTTATTGAGTGAAACTATAGGTTGAATATTTATGTTTGATTCTGTTAATTTTCTAACATTATTTTCCCAAAGTTTTAATTGTTGTTTAGTTCGGAAGCGAATTTTGTAATCCCACGATGTTGAAATTAATTTGAATTGTTTGAAGAAATTTAATGTTTTTTCATCAATATTGTACATTAAATTTGTTGTTATATAAAGGTTAACTTTTTTATCAACATTATCAATAACAAATTGGGATTTTTGTATCCCGTCATATAAAGGTTCGCCACCGTGTAGTATTAATGTTACATTATTTGTCAAAGTTTTATTGTTGATAAAAGAAACGGCTTGTTTTAAAGTATTGACAGATAAGTCGTCATTAAATTTTGAAACAGCATTATAACAATGCTGACAACGTAATTGACAACGATTAGTAAGTTTCAAATAGATGATTAATTCATTCATGGCAAAATAAAGTTTGGCTGTATCAGCTCTTGAATTTTTTGTTTATTAATTTGTTTGTGCGGTCTAAAATTATTTATTGTGCTATTGTACCTGCTGTTATCAAGGATTGATAATTTAACAGGTATTGATGGAACTTTTAGCATCATTAACAATAATGCTTGTAGTTCACATTTATTATTAGAAGGTAACAAGCTGCCGTCGTTTTGCAGAAACATTTGTAATGCTGTTTTTAATCCTTTATTAACAGTATCATTTAGTATACTAACAATTTCGTCGTGTGAAAAGTAATCGTTAATAAAATTGTTTTCAGCACCATAAGATAGTGCATCATATTGTATCAAAATGTTATCAAATAAATCAATAGGTATGTTTACATCTAATACTTGTGTATTTTTATGATATACATTTTCTATAGTTGAATAAACAATAGAATTAGAATTTAATAATGACGCAAAATTTTCAAACTGTGAATTTTGATATAAGTAATATGTCCCTAGAATATCTTCACCTGAATAATTGTCGAAAAATAAGTCCAATTCATTGTTTAGCAGCAAAGTATTGAAATCTTGAAAATATTTAATAGCTTTTGTAGAATTAATGATTCTTTCAGCTTCTTCTTTTGAAGTAATACTTTTGTTAGTTGTTTTATAGATAGATTGGACATTATCTATATGTATTTCACCAATAAAATTCTGATTAATTTTAGCGGTCTTTTTAATACATAAAGGAAGTTGTTGGCAAACATCAGTTGTCTTTATATAAATATTATTATAAAACATTTACCACTTCCTTTATTGAATTTACAAATGCGTTCCAATTTTGTTCGTCGGCTATTCCAAACATTAAAGTTTGAAATGGCGTATGATTGCAGATATTCTCAAATAAAACATTGTTATCTAATGTAAAAAGTTTTTCATAAAATTTAGGTTGTATTCCTAAATCTTTAGAGTATATCAGGCAAAATTCAGGCGAATCAATAATTAAATTAATGATATCTTTACAAGTTTCATCATTTGATTTTGATAAATCATCAAAAGATATTTCAAAATCAATATTATCTAAACGATTGATTAAAAATAGTGGCAAGGATATTGACAGTTGAATCAATTCATTTAATTGTTCTTTATGTGAATTTATATATAAAGCTTCTTCTTGTTCGGTTAATATTGTTTCTAGTTCATTGTCAATATCTAGAATTTTAAATATTGCATGTAATAATGTATCAGACAATTCATTAATCTTGCAAGGGAAACTTCCGCCAGAAAAATAGCAATCTAAGAATTCTACTTTTAAATTATAATCAGCTTTTTGAAAATTCAAATGAACGTTGTCAAAGTTTGTGTTTCTTAAATAGATCAAACTTGTTTTTACGTTATCTTCATTTGGAATAGAAGGATAATTAATATTAGTTACATCAACAATCGCGCCTTCTTGCATTATCTGTTGCATAGTTTCAAAATCATAAGGCAAACCAGTTTTAATCATCTTCTTCCTCGTGAATCATAACAATTTGAATGACAATCTGAATAACATTGAAAGAATTTATATATGATTTCATTGCTATCACGACATTGAGAAGTCCAAGCATTTAAACAATTTGCAATTGTTTGGTTTGCATCAGAAGCCATAATTCTCTTACCCGCAGAAAAAAGCATTTGTGGTGACAGTTGTATATTTGTATTTCCTTCACGTGTCCATGACGCTTCTTTTGTACCAGCGGGAATGTCAGGGAACGTTAATATTCCTGTTCCAGACATACTGTCAACTAAAGCTTGTGTACCATTTGTATTAAAATACCATTGTGATTGAAATTTTCTAATCTTACTTAAAGATTGTGTAATGTTTAATAGTGCAGCACATAAAGAAGCAGCGTTTATTCTAGTATCGTTTGATGACAGGTACGTACGTTTTGTACCTAACAATTGATTATCAGGTACTGATTGTGGAGTTGTTAACCCGTTAGCCGTTTTTGAAAAATGAGGTTTGTTACCTGAATGATACGTTGCTGTATTATAGGCAGGATCAACAACTGTTGAATTGAATTGTGAAATGAAACCAACAATTGAATTTGCTGTAATTTTTTGAATCTTTGTATTTGAATCTACCATATTTTAAACCCGTCGTACGACTTGTCATTTAACAATAGAACGATTTTGTAACAGTGTCAATAGACGTTTTAACCCGGAGCATTCATTATTATTGTTTAGTGTTTCAAGGTGTTCAGCTTTACATTTGTTAAAGTATTTACACGTTGAACAAGATTTTATGTACGTTTGATAACTCTTCTCGCAGAATGTTTGCCATTGTTGTAAGTTGTCAAATGTTACATATTGTTCTATATTATTTTTAAAAACGGTTGTACAGTATTTTCCGTTTGGGTTTATAAACAAATAACCTTCCGTGTTTGGGTCGAAATCTGTATCATTTAAGACATTTAAATTTTCTATTTTAAATTTAGCGTCAGATTGCATTGAATGGTAACAAATGAAATCATATAAAAATCTTGAGAATTGATCTAATGAAATTGAACACGATTTTTTATAGACTGAATTGTGATGTTGAATAAAGAAAACATCAAACCCTAATTTATTATAAAATTTATATAGTTCATTTATTGGTCTATTTATAATAGACGGTAATACAACAACAGTTAGATCAAAAAGCTTTGTTCCTGTATATTCTTTGATTTGTTGTAATGTTTTTGAGTATTGGTATCTTTCTTCATTTAATGAAACGTTTAGCTTGATATTATTAAGTAAACAAAAAGTTAAAATGTTTTCATTACTAAAATTACTTGTTAAAGATATACTTGATTTAGGTAATTGAAGTTTTATTAAATCCGCCAAACGTTGTAAATAAACGTTATCAAGCAGTGATAGTTCACCACCGTACAAACTAACATTTTTAATATTATATAATTGCTTTAATTCAAGTAATGAAGACTCAAGATTTTCCAAACTTAAAAGATTGTCAGATTGTATTAAATTACCTAAATAACAATATTGACACTTGAAATTGCATTTATATGAAGGCATTATTGATAATGTTAAATTTTTCATAGTAATTCATTTCTGATTTTAAAAAGATTCATACATTTATTTTTATCTGAACTATAAATATTTTTTGAACCACATTGTTTATAATAAAAACATTGTTTGCATGTATCTTTTTGTTTTGCATTAATACTTTTGCAAAATTTGCTAAACTGTTCAACAGTGTCAAATTCAACAAAATATTCTTTATTGTTATTATCGTATGTTATTGTTGAAAATTTACCGTTAGGGTTTAAAAATAACGAGTCACAACTGACGGCATTTATATTGTCTTGCAATAAGAAATCAATATTTTTGATCTTAAAATTATAGTGCCCGATCTGATATTGTTTAATTAATTCATCAATAAATTTATAGTATTTTTCATTTGTTATGTTATAATTAAGTTTGTTAGTTCTTGAAGCGTTATACTTTAAGAAATAAACATCAAACCCAAAAGAATTATAGAATTGTAAAATGCTTTTAATGTTGTCATTTAACAGTGAGGGTAAAACGACGCTGCTTAATTGAATATTCTTCAAGCCTTTAATTAAATTTAAATTCTTTATTGTTTCTGCAAAGTGTTGTCTTTCTTTATTGACTGATATCGTCATTTGCACATTATGTTGTAAACAAAAATTTACGAATTTAATGTTTGAAAAATTAGTTACATACGTAACTTGATAATCTTTAATCAAGTTTTGCAACTCTTCCAAATAGTAGCAATCAAGCAAGCTTGGTTCCCCACCTAATACTTGGACATGGGTAATTTTGTAATATTGTTTAATTTCTGATAATTTATCTTTTAACACATTGAGGTTTAAAAGTGTTGTATCAGTTTTTAAATTACCCAAATAACAAAATTTACAACCCCAATTACATTTAAAGGATGGTTGTATAGATAAATTTCTTAAAGTTTCCATGATATGAATTCATTTTTTAGATTTGAATTTTGTTCAATATATTCTATAATTTTTCTAAACGGACAGTTGTCGAGTTTAGCATTTTTATAGATAATAGATGTCCAGCAACATCCAGGGCATTTATCTATATATTTACAATAGAAACAACCTCGCTTGCACATTCCTTTATACTTTTTAATTTCAGAGACATTATCTTCAGTAATAACTGTATCACCATAGAAATCAGTATTTGGAAATATTGTTGAGCTTTTAACACAATTATATGTAATACAATTTTTACATGCTGATAAATGTTTATTACAGTTGCAACCTTTAACACATTTAGACATTTTGCCAGTTAGTGTTAGCATTAAGCTGTTTAGATCAATAATTTGAAACAGTTTATTATCTATTGTCCATTTAAAAAAGTTAAAAAGATCGTCATCAGATGGAAGTAAAGCCTTCCAATTAATGTTTGGTATATAGTAATTAATATCAATCTTTTTAGCAAACTTTAAATCTAAAAGTCGAGATTGATCGTTTATGTATGCATTAATACAAGGTTTAGTTAATGTGATTGAAATTTCATTCAATAATTGCAATGAATTAAAGCGTAAAGCATTTTCAATCATTAAATTTTCTAATTCTTTTTTATGAAATCTTCCAATAGGGTCGTAACTTAAATTAATTCCACTGTTTGTTTCTTTTAATAAACTAATAACTCGTTCGATGTTTTTAAAGACACCGTTCGAAACCCATGCAAAATCCAATTTAATTTTAGGAAAAGTTTTATTAAATAAACGTTTTGTTTGTTCAACAAACATTCTATATTCTTTAAATAGACTGTCAGGTAAAGCATCAAAAAACAATTCACCTCCCCAAATGCGAAATGTGATTAGATTTGTTTCAGAATGTTTTTCATATTCTTTTACAAATCTTTCTAATAACATTGAAGGAAGTTGTCTAATCCATTGAATGTCAATATCATTTACGGAATGTTCTTCAAGACAAAAAGTACAATGAAGATTGCAACGTTCAAATAATAAACAATCAAAACCGAAGCTGCTTAAATTATTTTGTTTCATTGTGTTTCCATTTCAAAAAATCATTGATAATAGCATCATTTGATTTTATATAATCGTAAGTTTGTTTGTAAAAGCAAATCGATGGTTTAAATCCTTTAAACACCACAGAAATCCAACATGGGTGTTGACAAATGTGATGATATTCACAGGCTAAACACCCACGTTTAACCAACCCAATAGATGCCTTAATTTGATTTGAATTTTCTTCTGTTATTTGTGATGTGTATTCACCATAAAATAATTCTGACGGCAATACTGAACTACATTTAGCACAATCAACACTCCATTGACCATGCGTAATTTGGGAACACCACAAACAGTTGCAGTATGAAGATGACGGCTTTCCTGTAACAGAATCAAAACATTTTTCCAATACTTTTATTTTATATAATTTATTATCTATTGCCCATTTGAAAAATGTAAATATTTCATCATCTGTAGCCAATAATGATTGCCAGTTGACATTTGCAATATAGTAATTGACATCAATTAAGAATCCGATATCGTTAAAGTATTTTAATAAATCATCATTTTCAGTAAAACCTTTAATGGAGTCTTTTGTTAATGTAATTGAAATTTTATCAGCTAAACCAATCTTTTTAAAATGTGTTGCTGTTTTGACCATTAAGTCCTTTTGTTTGTATGTTGAAAATCTATTAACAGGGTCATAGCTAAAGTTAATAATCCCTCCTGAATATCTGACAATACCCTCTACACGTTTATAGTTTGTAAAGACACCGTTTGATAACCATGAAAAAATAACTTTTATGTTTTGGAATTTCCTATCAAACAAATCTTTTATATTATTTACAAACTTGTAATATGATTTGAAAACTTCGTCAGGTAGTGCGTCATAAAATATTTCACCACCCCACATCATTATATAAAGTGTCTTTAATGAATGTTTATATTTTTCATAATCAATCGAAAATTTTTCATCAATTATCTTGTAAATATTCTCAATGTAATCAGTATCAATTGTTTTGTTTTTATGATCTTCAAAACAAAATTTACACTTCAAATTGCAAGGTTCAAATAACATGCAAGCAATTTCATAGTAATCGCTAATTTTATAAAACTCTAAAGGATTCATTTCTTAAACCTTTAATTTGTTGTAAAGCTTTATTGGAAATGTGCAATGTTTTTGTAGAATACATGGCTTACATATTTTATTTAATTCACAACTTAAACATTTATCAACAACATGAACAGTTTTAAATTGTGGGCAACCATTATGCAAAATACCGTTTGGTTCAAGCGTTTTAACTTTTGAACAATCCAAAATACATTTATTTAGTTTTTCTTCAATAGCATTATTCATTTTAAAATGCCATTTATCATGAATGTTGCACAACCAATTGTCAACTTGTTCATAATGTTTTTCGTTCATTCTATCATCAACAACTTGTTCAAAAATGATATTTTTTACAGTACATAATCTTTCTAAATGTTCTAAAACTTCAAACATTTTTTCTGTACCGTTTTTAGTTATCAAATCGTTTGTCATTGTTATTAAAACGTCACATTGTACCTTTTTAATATTGTCAAACCATTTATTCAATTGATCGTTTGTGAACCTTTTTAGATTCCAAGAAGTAGCAATGTTAATGTTGTAGTATTCAATTAAATTTAGTGATTCTTTTGATAACAATAAAAGGTTCGTTGATATTGAGTTAATCTTTTTAGTTTCGAGAATATGTTTAAATCTTTCAAAATGCAACAAAGGTTCTCCACCAAATAAAATATACTTTTTGGCGTTTGTTTTAACTAATGTTTCTATAAATGTTTCTTCGTTGTATTCTATATTATAATTGTGTAATGTACAATGCGGACATGCAAGATTACATTGATAGTTTGGAATTACATATAGCGACGTTAATAGATTTTCCATTTAGCATCCAATATCTTTTGTTTCCGTTTTTTCATTTCAAAACAAAAAGTCTGTTTATCGATAATTGCTTGTCTTGTTGATTTACAAGAATTGCACAATCTGCACAATTCACAATATAAACAATCGTTAGAAATCAATTGTTCAGGTTTCATACTCTCTTCTTTAGGTGTAACTTTACCTTTATCTAAAAGAATACGCGAACCACGTACAGCGCAATCTTCACAATTATTATAATGTATATTATTGTTGTCATCAAGCCAAAAAGAGCGAATAGTACTTGAACACATTAAGTTTGTATTAAAATTGCAGCCACCATTGTGAAATTGAATTTGGTTATCCCAATATTCTTCAAGATTATTTTCTTTTATTTGTAACCAAATATCAATCATTTTATATAAAGGATAATATTCTTTTGATAGCCCGATTGGTAAGACGCCATTAATTTTGCATTTAGTATTCAATTCTTTTGCAAGATACAAATGATCTAATGCTTTATCCTCATTTGATTTAGAAATGACTGAAATAAATGAAGGTGTGTAACCAATATCTTCTTTAAATCTTTTCATAACTTTTTTAAATAAATCTTCACTATAAACCTGTTCAGAACTCCACATACGTTCATTTCCATATTGAAAAGATGTGCAAATTCCGACACGTTCATTTCTAAACAAACTAATCCATCTTTTGGGTTGAATGTAATAATCTTTTAGGTTTGTCGTTAAAGAAATAGAAAATGTGCCCAAAGACAAAATTTCACGATAATATTCAGGGCCAACTAATAAAGGGTCCCCTCCTGTAAAAATCAAACTGTTTGGTTTGATAATTTTAATAATTTTTATTAATTCATTCGGCACTTTTGTTTGGTGCTTAATACTTAATAAATTAGCACTACAAAATTTGCAATTAAAATTACAACGACCTGTCGGTTTGATTATCAGTTCCAATTAGAAATTCCTTTTTAAAATAGCTTACAGTCTTTTCGACAGATTTATATGATAACGGGTCTTTAATTCGTGTTAATATATTATCATAAATTTCTTGAGAGTCAATATACGTTTTGAAAAATTTATCATCGGGTAATAGATCTTTAACAGATAGACACTCATAAAAATCTTCATGAAAGAAGTGCTCAAGACATTTTGCATAAACGATAGCAACAAAGTATGATTTTGCAGGGTAAACTAATTCAGATTGTTCATAAAAGAAATCAACGACTTGAGATGCAATATCTTTATCGTTTATAGTAAACGGAAGATTTAAATCATCCCAGTCGTTGATTAAATATGAAAGTTTTCTTTTATCTAATAGATATTGTTTCATTAGAATTTCAGCTTAACTGAACACAAAACTAATTTCTCATCTTCATCTAATTTATCTTCTAAAGCAACCCCAATAACTTTATCTTCACTTTCAGCAACTTTAGCAACACCTGGAATATCAGACAAAGTTATTTTATCAAATTTATGAACAGAACCAATCAAACGAACAGGTACTTTACCAATTAAGGCAATTGGTTGTGCACCATCATCCTTAACGTTATTAATTAATAATCCTGGCTCAGAAGACACAACGCCATTAACTTCACTGATAGCTAATGTCATTTCCTTTTCACCGCCAAACTGAACTAATGTACCAGCTTTATAATTAAAATCTGTTAGATACATTTCGGCAAGGTCTCCCCAATTCGCATACATTGCGGTGCCATTAATTGTTTGTGAGAATGTTTTAGTTCCGTTAATTGTTTCATCACCTGTTTTATGAACAATACTGGTTGCTGAATTGCACCATGCTGTTGTAGCGGGTTGTTGATCATTTGCAGAAGCACTCAATGTAGCTGTATAATTTATTTTCCCACTAAAGCTTTTTGTTCCTAAAATAGTTTGGTCACCAGATGTACGCATAATTGAAGAAACATCTACAGTACCGGCAAACTCATCAATTGTGTTTGATACGTAGTTTGTTGTAGCAACAGTTTGTTGTTCAATTCCTTTATCATCAATTAAGTGTGTTGTCATAATCTAACTCGCTATAAAACTAATCAGTGGTAAATTAAAGAACGTACGAAACTGTGCACTGAAAAGATTTTGAAATTGACATTTTGTGTAGAGTTTGATATAGTAACTATAATTGATTTTAAAATTTAAGGAGTCGAAGAATGTTTCAAGATTTGTGTTCAATTGGGCCTAAAAAGCGCCTGACATATCAAGCAACTTTTCATGATTATAGAAAATATAATGACGTTGAATATGTTTTGCTGAAAGGTGTAATGCTTAATGGCATCAAACTCCTTGATAAGCTGAAATTTGAACGAAAATATGTTGGTAGAAGTGTTGTTTTTGAAAAAGGTGATATAGTTTCTTTTGAAGCGAATGTGCAGCAATGCATCAAACCTATTAAATATTTATCTATGACAAAACCTGTTTATACAAGTTACTATTATGAATTAATTAAAATTGGCAATGTAAAGTGTGCTAATCGTGTTGAAGAAAGTGAAACGCCAGATATTCTTAAAGATAAAGACGTGAAGATTTTTATTGTTTATAATTCTTTTAAAAAAGAATATGTTGTTGAGCATAAAGGAAAGAAAAGCAAATTTCCATTTTCAATGACTTTTGATGAAATCAATAATTGTTTAGGTGCTTGAATGCAAGGCCAAATTTTTGAATTAGGTAATCGACACGATCATAAAATATTTGAAGTGAATGAAAATGTGTTTCTTCAAAAATATAAAAATTATCCGATTGTTTTATTGTCGGCTGTTGAACTTTATAAAGTGTTGCCTTCATTAATTAATAGAAAATCTTTACAAGATTTGGAAAACTATGACATTTATGAATTCTTAAGATCTTTAGAAAGTTTTTTGCAGACTTCAAGTTGGCATGGTAATTGTTTGTTGGTTGAAGCTGAAAATGCAAAAGGACAATTTTTTGCTATAGAAATTTTGGATAGAAATTTATTGGTTTTAAAAAGAAATCTGCAATTCACGTTCGCAAAAAATGATTGCATTGCTGATTCAAATTTAATTCCGTCTAGACCAATTGTGAAAAAACAGAAATTAATGTGTGAACATTTTGCAGATTGCTTCAGTTTGGTTGAGAGTCTTTATCGAACTGAAGGTGCCAATGTTTTAAACATGATCTGAACCCATTGATTTGTACGACAATCTTTAAAATAGTTCTTTTTATATATGGACTTTTAAAGGAAATCGTCAAATGCCAATTAGTTCGCATAAACTTGAGATTGAACAAGTTAAAGATTTACAAACGGATTTAGATGATACAGTTACAATTAACGATGCACAAACAATCAGATCTTTAAAAACTTTTGATATGTCAACTGATACTGTACGCACTGATGTTATCATGTCTTCTCAAGATTCTGATACTAATACTTGGGCTGGCGCTCTAATTTTTCGAAAAGGTGATTTGGATACAGGTTATTGTGAATCTTTCCTAAATAAATCAGCAGAAACTAAAGATGCTTGCATGCAGTTAACGGCACATCAAAATGTTGATGGTACTGACTATTATGCTAATTTACGTGTAGGTGTTCGTGGAAATAATGGCACATCATATGCATTAGCTCCAACACCTCCTGTTGATGGAAGTAATGATGATCAAATTTTAACTAATAAATGGTTTAATTCCAAAATGCAAGTCGTCTCAACTTTACCAGCTAATCCAGATTCAAATGTGTTTTATTTTATTCCTGAATAAACAAAAAGGCCGATTTTAAATTCGGCCTTTTCTTTAAGTTATATTTTTCAAATCTTTAGCAGCACCAACTGTTACATATGCAAATGCACAATGTTTAGCACAATAGGGTTTTCCATTTACTGTTTTTTCACCACAAAAATGAAATTCAGGTGATTTAGGATCTCCGATTGGCCACCGACATTCATCATGTTTTAGTTCATACAGTGTTTTACCGTATTCACTATGACAACGATCATCATGTTTTACAGAATCATCATAAAGGTTGTGCAAATCAACTTCTTCGTTAACTTCGTCATGTCCACCTATACTTGTTTCTTTAATTTCAATACATGGTGACTTATTAACTTTATTGTGTTGACAACTACATGTGTGTTTGTGTTCAATAGTATGTTCACAATGACATTCATGCTTTTTACATAAATTTACAGGTTTGTTTCTTGTAGGTAACTGAAGACGGTGCACTTTGCCTATAATAGTACCTTTTGTTGTATGCATCATGTCAGCAATCTTCTGCGTTGTATATCCTTCAGCCCACAACTCTTTTAATTTATCAACAATATCTTCAGTCCATTCCATTGTTTATCAACTACCTTTCTTTAAACTATAAAATGAACTTAACATATCTTTTAGAATTTGTCAAGAGTCTTTTTGTTTATTCGTTTTTTAAGCAGAATAAATAAATCTAAAATATTGTGTATCACCATCAGCAGAATAAAAAATAGCAATAGTATCACCTTTCTTACATGGCACAACACAACCTAAAGCTCTTCCCATAGTTGCTTCAGTGTTTGCATAACCAACAAGTCTATTTGCTAAATTTGTTAAACGAATTTCTTGATGAGGTGCTGTTGAAGATTTTTGAAAAACGACATAACCATTTGCAGGTGCAATATATTTACTGTTACTTGCACCTAATGTTAAATCTATATAGTTTCCAGGAACCATTGAGATGTTTGCTCGTGACCACCTTGTTGTAGCGATAGATGAAGAATTATGATTTTCTGGCGGGGTTGGACAAGTGGCACAAGTTTTACCATTTGGATCAATACTAACGCTTAATTCAGCAATAATCTCCTTTTCATCGGATTCAAGAAAACGACGAGCATATAGACTTGACACAGTGTATCCGTCACTGCTTCGCCAACCTTGCAACCATGATGAATAACCGTCACCTTTTGAAAATGTTTTGTTTCTATATAAACCAATTTGACCTGCTGTATTTTGTGAAGGCACTTCTTGCTGATTGGTGTCTCGCACAACCTCAAAAGGCAACTGTTGTGTGAAAGACTTATGTCCACTTATAGATTGATTAGTATTTGTTGTTAAAGCATTATTTTTATCCTGTTTATCATTTAAAGCAGTGGACAAATCTGTAATTGTATCTTGTCTTATTGTAAACGTTGACATTTGCGCTACTCCTGATGTGTTTAATGTATGTAGAACTTAAAGTCGTACGAATATTCTATTGCCTAAATTTTATAAAACTACTCGTACGACTCGATGTTCTTAATTCATAAACATTATAGCAGGTGTCAACATGTCTATTTTTAAAGGCTCGAAAAAGCTAATTAAAATTACTGGCAACAATAAAACAGCAAAAAGAATTTATTACGGCTCACGACTAGTTTACGGAACTAAAGTTAGTCGAGTCTTAACATATATATCATCTGGTTCCGTAACAATTCCGAATAATACAATATCTTGTATTGTCCATGTCGTTGGAAGTGGTGGCAGTTCAGGTGGGGTTGCTGGTTACGCACATGAAATTCATTGTGCGTCCGGCGGTGGATCAGCTGGTTATTCTAGAAAACAATATGGCTCAAGTTTATCGGGTCGAAAGATCAATTTTACTGTAGGTGCCGCTATATCAAACTACTGTACTAATGGTCAAAATTCTGTTTTCTTGAGTCAAATAGGTGGTTTAGGCCATGGTGGAATAGCCGCAACAGGGGCAGCATCACAAGCAGGAGGCGCAGGAGGAACAGCGTCAGGCGGAGATATAAACACAAATGGAACTCAAGGTTCCACAGGATCTTGGGTTGCAGCGGGAGGGACCGGTAAAGGAGCGTCTGGTCATACAATTAATGGTGTGCAATATGGGTTTGGAGGAAGTTGTACTGCATCTGGTTCCCCAACATCTGGTAGCGGTTGTGTGATTATTGAATTGATTTATTGGAATTGATTTTAGTTTACTGTTTCTAGCGTTCTTTTAAGAAACAACTTTTATCATGTGTTTAAATGTGTGAATTGATAGAATCTTTTCAATATGAAATTTTAAAACGTCTTAAAGAAATGACATCAGTTGTTGTTTTTGAATATGAAGATGTTAAGTTTATTTACGACAAATCATTTAAAACATCTGATGAGTTTAAAGATTTATGTGATGAATATAAAGAAAAGTTCAGTAAAGTTTATGAACAATATTGATAAAAAATATCGTAGTTTAGGTTTATATTCCTATTTTATTAAACATTTTGATTTATGCAGTCGTTTATTTAGACAGGAAATTAAGTGGCTATCTGTTTACGTTTATGCTAAAAATAAAGTGTCAATGAATGTTCATAAAAAACTTTTAGGAACCCCAAAAATTAAAACTTTCTATAAGGTTATCAAATAAATTAAAACCCGTTCATGGCTAAATATGAACGGGTTTCTTTTACAAACAATGACCGAAATAATAGAGATTAATTTCTTCATGTTCGTCATCAACATCGGAAACATATTCGGATTGAACCTGCAACCCCTCCTCAATTCGGTTATCAATAATGTTAGTAATCAATTCAGGATGCTGATTAAAAGCTTCTTCAAGAGTTGCAATAAATTGTTCGCTTGGTTGTTTTAAGCGTACAATCTGTGCTTCAAGTTTAGCTTTTTCATCGTCAAACTGTTTCTTCTGTTCTTCCAATTCTTTCTTCTGTTCTTCCAATTCTTTACAATTATCAATAATGTCTTCAATTGCATTTTTCAATTCATATTTCGTTTCTTTATTCAAACGCAACGAATCAATTTTATCAAACAATTCTTCAACTTTCATTTCGCAATCCTTTCATCTGTCTTGATAAAAATACTATATACAAAATAAAAATAATTGTCAATACAAAATTTTGTTAATTCTTGATTTCTTTAGCCGGTGTATCACCGTTTGAATAAATGAATCTAAACCTGTTGGTTTCAGATTTCATACCACTATAATTAATGAGAAAAGTTTCATTTTTTCGTACTGGCATTGTATATGCTATTTCATAACCTTCATATGTTGCATTGTTAAAGATGCATGTGTTTGATGTTGTACTCATTGCAATCCACCCCTTATCAGTACTTGCTGATTTAGCAATAGATATATATCCATTATCGGGGGCTCGATATATAGTGCCGGATGCACCTAATGTGAGGTTGATTACTTTATGTGAAGGCATGCCCATGTTTGCTATTAAGCTTCTACCTATATTTGAAAAGTTCGAAGCATTTGCTGTAACAAAAGAATCTACCATGCATTGTTTAAAGGAAACAATATTAAAAGGTGATGTTGATTGTGTATCAAAATATCCCAAAACGACAGTCTGTTGAAATGTTTTTGTTCCATTGTTCCAATAAATGTGTGAATCACCATCAAATTGCGCATCGTTGCGAATATCAAGTTTATCATCAACAATAACTACTTTATTATTGTATCGTGCATTTCTGACAGAAAACAATTTGACGCTTTTAGTTTCATATTCATTAACAATCGGTTTGTTGTTTTCATCACGACCATTCGCAATAGAATATTTAATTCCCGGTAGTGAAAATAAATATGATCCAATAAACCCAATACCGTTAAACACTTGTGTTACACCATTCACCCATCCTGCAATCGGGTGTTCTGTTGTGTTTGTATTTAAAGGCTGTCCCGTCAATAAAGGTAATGACGCATTATACCAATTGGCACCAGAATCATTGGTAAATTTTACATAATTGTTTTTTGAATCATATCATAATGCTTTACCCTCAACAAATGATGTAGGTGCGGTGTCACCTGAAGTAACATTACTTCCAATACGTGCTTCAGAATTTAAAAAGATTTGATCATTTTTAAAGTAAAAAAAATACCATTTCCGTATGTAAATCAATGTCAGACCAAAAGGCGTCATCAACATAATTGTCATTAATCGTTTTACGAATTGAAAATCTTTTTGTTGTACCATCAGATTCAAACCCATTTGGAACGTAATATGTGGTGTCTCTTAAGATTTTCAGACGGTAACGTTTTTTATTTTCTTCAACATATTCAGTACTATAATTAACAACTTGAGGAATTGATAAAGCTCTGTTTGTAGTATAGTCAAGAAGATTCTCTTGTATGGAATTTGCTACTTCATCCTTTGTACTATAATCACCTTTTGGTTGTTTTGATTCTAAATCAGTCCCTAAATTTTCAACAACTGTTTTCTTGATTACAAAAGATGACATGGCAGAACTCCTTTCCTTCACATAAAGAAAAGAACATTGCCTAAAGAATTACATTAAAAATTTGTCGTACGACTTTAATGGTGAATATTAAAACTGCAGACACAGTAGATAAACTGTAAAATTTTTAGACATTTAATAGAAATTTTACAATTCTCCTTGAGCAAAATAAAATCTAAAGCTATTTAAATTGTTGTAAGCATCGTACTGGACACGAAACTTTTGGCCAGCTCTAATTGGAAAACCAATTGTATAATTTTGATTAATGCCAGCTGATTGCATATTAATTAGCTCTGATACGTTGGCAGAGTTTTTATTAAAAAACGCCATATAATTATTAACAGCTAAATTAACGCTCATATTTATCCAACCGTTTGCTGGCGCTGTATAGATTGTTCCAGATGCACCTAATGTCAAATTAATAAAGTTGTTTGAAGGTAATGGTTTTTCAGCAAGCTCAAAGTCTTGATATGAGTTAAATTTGCTAACTTCATAGCCTTTAAATTGTGTTACTGTTCCTTGATTCACAGAATAGTTAAAACAAGGAATTAAATTCTTTTGTTTCCAATTAGGCGAATCATTTGTACCAATATTTTGATAAAAAACGTTGCCGTTAAACCAAACAGCTCCAGTTTGGTCATCTGGTTGTGTTGCTGAAGTGTGATAGTTATTTTGCCAAACCGCATATGGTTGAAAATCTTCGGTCAAAAAACAAACAGCTTCACCTGTTTCCGTTGTTAAGTTATTTCTGATTGTTACTGTGTTTGAAGTTTTTACAACAGAACTAAATAAACCGTTATTGTCTGTACCAACAGCAAACTGATATTTAACACCTGGTAATGCAAATTCTGTTGAACCGATATACCCAAAACCATTAAAGACTTGGTCAATGGATGTTATACCGGTTCCGTGTACCAGTTGAGTAACAGCAAATGGTAAAGAATAACCTTCTTCCCAAGTGGCACCTGTATCAGCGGTATATCTTATAATATTTGCAGCGGTGTCGTAAAACATACAGCATACCGTTTGCACAAAAGTGCCACTTTGAAATTGATTTCCTATAAAATTTCCACCTTGTATTTTGTTCAAATTTTTATTGAAACACCAACCATAGCCGGAAGTATAATAGTTGCTTACCAGTGAAGCTGATAGCAATACGTCTTTGCTAACAATAAACACATCAAATTTGGGTGTTGTTCCATCAGATTCAAATCCGTTTGGAATATAAACCTTGCTGCCAGCTTTTAATGTCAATGTGCCGTTATTTAACTCAAGCTTTATATCCTGTGGAATTTCAAGAATTCGGTTCGTTGTGTAATTCAACAGATTTGATTGTAGAGATTCTGTTAAAGAAGCATTTGTAGGATAATCGCCCGCTGGTTGTTTTCCATCAAGATCTGCATTTAAATTTTCAACAACTGTTTGTTTAACTGTATATGACACCATGTCAATGCTCCTTTATTTTAACTAATAAAAAGAACATTGATTTAAATATTTATTATTAAATCTGTCGTACGATTTAGCAGACTATTTAAGAGCACCCTTCATCATAAACAAACCTAAAAGCATTAATTGTTGTGTTACTATAGCGTAGAGTAAATTTATCACCAATTTTTAATGCTATTTGATTTGTTGTTAAATCATGTCCTTCATTACCATTTATTCCACAATATTGTAAGTTTGGAATATCAATTGATATATATGCAGGTGAAGCATTGGCATGACCACTACAATAAATATAGCCATTCATTGGAGCAATATAAGTCGTTCCAGAAGCCCCGACAGTCAGATCAATATATTTGTCTGAAGGTTTTCCTAAACCAGAAATAATTTCTCTTCCATAGTCAGATAAATTCGTTGCATTTGAATTAACTAGTTCATGTACACCACAAGATTTTAAAGAAGTAATTAAACTATTATCAAAAGTAATTGTGAATGCTGGAATTGCTTTAAATTCTGTCCATGTTAATCCAGAATCTTTTGTTTCATAATATTTTCCAGATGCTGTGTTAAACCAATAATTTTCAACATCTTTAACTATAGGTTGCGTTGCTTGATAAAAACAATTTTTTGATGCACGATGAATATAACTATCAACACCATTAAAGAAAAAGGTTTCTGAACCAGTACCCCATGATGAAGTAACAGTTGTTATAGACACTTTTGTTTGTGTAATTATTTCATTAATTAATGTTCCGTCTGAATTTAACCCTTTTGGAATATATCCAGTAACACCTGGAAGAATATAACAAGTTGAACCAATATATCCAAAACCATTAAACAATTGATCAACTTGTTTTATTGCTGTATCACTAGATGTAGCCAAACAGAAAGGAAAACTCATTCCGCGATCTTCCCATGTTGCTCCCGAATCTTTTGTTACTTTAATTTTATTATCATTCAAGTCATACCAGCACATAAAAGTTTTTCCTGTTGGCGCTGTCGTTCCTGAACTAATTATGCAAAAACTTGAATTACCCCATTGAGATATTACATCATTCTTTGTTTCATACATATAAAACTCTTTTACTGATGAATTTCTTGTCGATATAACATCTTTTTGCAAAATAAATATATCAAATTTTGGTGTTGTGCCATCTGATTCAAAACCATTCGGGACATACAATTTACTACCTGATATCAATGTCAACACGCCGCTATCAAATGTAATAACAATATCCTGTGGAATTGACACAATTCTATTCGAATTAAATTTATCAATTATTGTGTTTTTGTCTGTCTGCAAATCTTGAACAACTGATTGATTTATTTGATAGTTAGACATTGCTATTCCCTGCGTTCTTGAGCCATTTAACTATAGACCTTCGATTCGTACGATACATATTAAATTTCAATTTTTATAAAAACAGTCGTACGATTCAATGTTCTTAAATTATGTATTTTTAAAACTTTAGCTATCATTAACACTCTGAAAGATTAATTAAACTATGCCAATATATAAAGGAAACAAATCGATTAGTACCATTAAATGTAGTCGAAATATTGGAAAAGTTTATCATGCTTCTACATTAATGTTTAAGATTCTACCTGTGAACACTGTCTTATTTTCTACACGTACAGCAGGGACTTATAGTTACACAATTCCTACATCACAAAACTATCGTATCACGGTTGTCGGTGGAGGTGGCGGCGGTTGTACTGCTTCTGGTGGCTCGAGTGGTGTGTTTATCGGGCAAATTAAATTATCTAAAGGAACAGTTCTTAATATTACCGTGGGGGCTGGCGGTTCAAACGGTAACCGAAACACCTCAAATTCTGGTATTGCTTGTCGTGGGGGAACAACCACAATAGAAGGTTTGTGTTCAATCGGAGGAGGTTATGGTGGTGGGGCACAACGACACATCTCTGCTGAAGCTCAAAAGGCTGGTGAAGCTTGTTCAGGTTATAATTCTGGATTTATAGTGATTAAAAACATAGCCGGAAATGTTGGTGACGGTTGGGTTGCTGGTGGTCACGGCGGGTATTCGATCGTTGATGGGACTTTAACAGGTCCAGGCGCTGGCGGAAGTGGAACAAATGCATCAACAAAAGCGGGTGGTGCTACTGGACAATCTGGTTGGGTTGAGATCAGGACAATATAAAATTTTATCCTTGATTTTAAGGATGAATTATGTAATCTTAAAATAAGATTACATTTAAGAAAAACGAGGTTGAAAGTTTTTATGACAAAATTCTTTGATGCTGAACGTGTACTATTTCCGCTATTGAATTCGAATAAATTTGTTTCTATGAAAGAATTTATCAGCTACACACGTCGAGTGGAAAGTGCTTCTAGAAATTGTGCTAAGTTTGATATTTCACCAATAGCTATTGAAAACGCTTTAAAACTATATCCAAAAAAAGTTTTATGGAAAAATGGTTGTGGCTTCAGAGTAGAGGACTGTAAAGAGTAAGCAACAAATAAACATTTCAACAAAAAGGCAGATAGAATTTTAATTCACTATCTGCCTTAATCTTTTTAATTGTTTGAGTTAAAATTCAAACTCTTTTAATTCAAGTTCCCACCATTTATCTTTTTCAGGTAGATCACGCAGCTCTTGAATATATTGACATAACTTAATGTAAGTTTCTTCAGAATCAGTGGTTTCTATACCAATAGCTTTTTGCCGTTCATAACGTGATAGACGCCATTCATATTTTTCAATCATCACATCCCGTTCATAACGTTTGTTCTCTTTATACTGCTCAATCGCAGGGTCGGATGTTGTCAGAACAAACTCGCCATTGCAGTGGACATAATCCGAAACCTGGTGTTCGGTATCTTCCTCAACTGTATCAAGAACCATGCATGGAAATTCACCAGTTTCGTTGACTGCAATAATTTTATTGTCTTTAAGTGCTTTAAACATTTATATAGTTCCTTTAATTCAATTCGTGGTTTCTTTCTGCCATTCCTCAAACGTCATCGGATCGGTTTTGAACCAATTTTCTGTTTCAGGATAATCACGCAAATAAACTCTATACGCTTTATACAGCTCACGTTCCTCATCGGTGATAGGGAAATCGGACAGGGCGATATATTTATCCGTATCTTGTAAATACTGGTTTCTGACCTGTCTTACACGAGTCTGCTTTTCTTCATCAGTCGGTTCGGGTGGATTGACAGCTTCCAGATAATCACCTTTATCTTCAATGACTAAGCCGTTCTTGTTGCAATAAACAGCAAGGTCAGCATACTGAGTGTTTGTGTAAGGTTTGTTCAGTTTCATTGTCGTATCTCCTTAATATCCGCAAGCGTACCAGTTAATAGCGTAGCTTGAATTCGCATTCCAAAACCATGTAAACTGAGAGTTGGTACTCTTGGCGTATTGCACCAGTCCTGAGAATGTTCCCGCTGAATCACCAGTAAGCTGGTCACCAGATATCAATATATTGTAGTTCTTGTCACTAAATGGCCTTACAAGACTTGCGATTTTCCAATCTAATGTACCATCTGAAACTACTCGTCCCCCTTGTTCAATCCAACCATCTGAATACACACGATACCATTCAGTACCGTTGTGATACGACTCAACCAAATAACCACGGGAAGCGGCATTCACATCAGTCAGCTTTTCCTCAATCCTTGCAACGTTAATCAAGGACGCATTCTGTAATGTATCACCAACGTAGTAATAGAGGTTATAACCGGAGGGGACGGTCTTATCAACAACCATACCTGATTTTGAGGAATCTGTTGCTATTCCTAATGTTTTAAAAGAATCAAATAAATTCCCGGGACCACTATTATAACCTTCAGTCCCTGTCGCTTTAGTGTAGTTTGCTTCATTTACAAGAAGTGAACCACCATCAGTAACGCTAGAGTGGTACACCATAGATTGCAAACCACCATTATTAGTTCCGTCTGTCAACCCAAGTGTCAATCCATTCCCTTTAACCCCATCAGCAAAAATACCTTCCTGCCCATTCAGCAGCGGTAATCTGAAAGTCTGGTCTGTTGTATTGATAACAAAGTCGTAATCCGTGTATGTAGCAGTCGAAGCGACAAACCCAGACTTGCCAGCATTTACTTGTTCAACCAGCCAGTTATACATACCAGCATAGACAGTGCTGCTATTCCATTGACCCGCAGATTTGAGCCAAGACAGGTTGTTCATATCACCATTATAGTATTGCGACATACCATAGGAATAGACATTGTTGACCTGATAGTTATTGATAGGACGTTCAGCTTCCTCAACACCTGTATTAACGACAATCACATACGGATACTGGATTGCTTCTTGCTGAACAGGGGCGTTGTCTTGATAGGTGGAAGAGGAGAGAGATGCGTCGAAACCCAAAGCGTAACTGCTCTTGTTCTGCCCAACAGGCGCGGCAATCGTCGTCTGTCCTTTCTTGAACGCTCCGCTAATTCTTGTAACATCTGCGTCAAGAAAACCTAAATCGCCCGCGTAACCGACTTCACCCGTTATATTCGGCAAGCTCTCACTCTTAATCCCGCCAATCTGAGCCAAGTCAGTCAACCCTTGTGCATTAACCACACACGGTAATCTGATTGTACCAGCAGTGTCATCAACAACGAACTTGCCGCATTGACCCAGTTTGCTGTTAGTCTTCTCAGCTTGCCAGTTTGTTTCAGTCGTGAACGCATTAGCCATAGTGGTCATGCGAGCCTTGACTGCTGACGTAAATGCAGGGAACTGTGATTGAATAATTACCTGACCATTCAGATACCGACGTTTGTTCTTGGATTCATCAATACCCAAAGGAGCGAAGACGACATCCATAATAGACAAAGACCCAGACTTGTCTTTCACATAATCCACGGTAACAATTGCATTATCAGGGGCATTTTCTGGTGTGTTTGGAGCATAGGCATAAGCACCTGTCGTACCGGATTGAGGAACGCAAGCGGCTACAATTGAACTATAGCCATCCTTGTTTTTCGAATGAATAGTTGTATGAATTTCGCCAGATGTTAATTGTCCACAACCAAACCACCCCATATCTTTTCCGTTTTTATCTTGAACACGAAAAGCATCATTTTGTTGATAAGTTTCAGGGTTTTCGACGGTAATATCAACAGTTGTTGATTTCTTTAAAGGTTCGATTGTAAAAGTTTTTGAGGAAGTAATAGTTTGATTCGTATCAAGAGTAACAAGATTATCTGTTGATACTTCTGTTTTAATATCACCGTTACTTGCAATAATTTTACCATTAACACGAATGCTCATATTCACACCTGTTTGTTTTCAAAATCTTTATAAAAGAACGTGATGAAAGTTTTTTAGAAAGTGATGTAAATAAAGCTTGACAAATATGCGCATTTATTTTAATTTATGTTCATTGGTTTAACAAAAGGAACTCAGAATGACAAAACCTACATTTAATACACCGCGTGATCTGATCGAATATTTGAAAGAAATGTTTTTGAAAGCAACTGATGTTGATGAATTTGCATCTGACTTTTATCAGTTTGCTTTTCAGGATATTGACCATATTTTGGGGGATGTAATCGAGATTGACGATGACGATACATTTCCTGTTTACGGTTCATTGAAACAGGCTAAAGAGTTTGTTGATATGAATAAAGATGGGTTTATCTTTATTGTTAAGGCAAAAAAGAAAAAACCTGTTGCATATATTGTTCGTAATGGCAAATTTGTGAAATTGACGTAACATAGAGAAAAGGGCGGGTAAATTACCTGCCCTTTTTTATTTAGCTTACTATATAGTCATTTGAAAGACAATTAAACTTCATTAAAGATAAATTTTCAATTAAATAAAAAGTTCTATATTGAACAATTAAATTTATTTTAATAGGTTTAGAATGTGTGATTTAATTGAAATCTTTAGACAAGAAATATTTCAAACACTTTTAGAGTCAATGTTTTCCATTGCAGAGCTAAATTCTAAAAAAGAATTATCTGATAAAATAAAATATTGTAAAAAATTTTTGAAAATTGTTGGAAAAGGTACAACTCGTATAAGTTTTTATTTACCAAAAATGAATCATGTTTTAAAATTAGCTTTTAATGAAATTGGTATCAAACAAAATGAATTTGAATGCGATAAAAAGAAAGCTAATTATAAAATTTTTACAAAAATTTATAGGCATGCTGATGATTTTAGTTGGATAGAATGCGAATACGCTAAAGATGTTTCAAGATCAAAATTTAAAGAATTAACAGGAATATCCCATAGTGATTTCGGAAAAATTCTTTATCTTCTTGGAGACATTTATTTTACAAGAAAATATGATAAAGAATTTATTTCGGCTAATTTGAATAAAGATGAGTTAGCTAAATTACACAATAATTATGATGATGTTATCAAGAAAAATAAATTTATTCAAGAATTTTCTAACTATTTATATACTGAAAAACCTGATGCTATGTTTATTGCTGATTTAATTGATAATTCTGCGATTTCTAACTTGGGTGTTGTTAAAAGAAATAATAATGAGTTTTTAGTTGTTAGAGACCATGGTTTGAATAAAAAGATCATGAATATGATAAATGATTTAGATTAAAATAACCCAATATTCTAAACTATCATAAAATTTATGATAGTTTAGAATTGTTTAGAGTTTTACTTTTTAACCCAGTTACCAACGACAACATTACCAAATATTGCTTCATCGTTAACTACGAATTTAGAATCTTTTAAGTAAATTGTGCCGTCAAGGTTTTCACTATTATAGCCAATATTTGCACCGAAGACAAATCCATTTTTAGTCAACCCATAACGGCTACTTGTATAGACAGCATCTCCAAATGGAACGTTGTTAATTGAATAATTATCATCTTCTACAGCGTACAGTTTCAAGTTTAATCCATCCTCGACAATTTTTAACCAATATGTTTTATTGGCTTCCAATGTAAAATTGCTTGTTTTAGAGCCATTTAAATATCCACCAAACTTTCCACGAGTTTCTCCAATCCACCAAACATTTGTACTTGAACAAAAAACAGCTGCTGACGAACTGACGTCATTAAATTTAACTTTTGTTATGATCTCTAAATTATCAGATTCTTTCAAATCATAATTAAGTTTAAGATAGCTTTCAGACGCTTTTGATCCATTGAACTGGTATGTTGATATATCGTAGGTTGCATCTGTTCCTACCAAAGTTACATCAAAAGGTTCATAACCATCGACTTCTGAATAACTATACACTTTATGTTCAGGAACATTGGTTTGACCTAAATATGTTACGACACTGTTTTCAATTGTCGGTGATTCTTCTTTCGTTAAAATAATAGCAGTGTCTTGATTGTCTTTTTCAACGCTAAACATATTTAATGTATCAGCAACACCTGTATCAGTATAATTGTACAAACAACCGTTTAAGTTATATTTAACCAATGTTTGTTGATTATATGCAAAAAATAAATCATCATTAACAACGATTTTAGTATTTGCTAAATCAATGCTTCCTTTACAATATTCGCCAGTTAAATTCTTATTATATCCTATATCAAAAGAATTTCCTGTAAATATATTATCAGTTGATTGCCAACATTGAGACCATGAAGATATTTCTGGCAAAGCGTCTAAAGTATAAGAATTATCTTCAAGCATATATCCAGTTAAATTTGTTCCGTCCCATATCACTTTAAACCAGTGCCATTTATTCAATTCGACTTCTGGCGCGGAAGACTCCCAAGTCCAGCTCCCGTGATAATACCCAAATTTAAATCCGCTATTATTACGAATGATAATAGTTCCATCATTGCCAGAATTTCTTCCAAACAATGTTGAGTGAGACCCATTTTCTGTAAACATTGCTTTTGTCACAATTTCCATTGATGTCATATCTGAAGGAAACTTTTTGTTCAATGTTAATTTGTTTTCACTACTATTAAATCCGGAATAAACACCTTCAGATTCAGTACAACCATTATTAATTAAATAGTAATTGTTTTTATATTCACCGATGCTTTTATAGTTTTTACCAACATTCATAAACACATTTTTTGTGTCATCAATAAAATGCCAATTCGGCAATGTATGTTCTTTTGTAGAAACAATTAATGGGTAATTGTCTGTTTCAGTTAAGGATGTTTCAAGTCCTTCAAATTTCTTCATGTCTAAAACAATATTGCTTGAATCGACAATAGTTTGAGTTGATCTGTAATCATAATAACCACGTGATTTAGCTTTCACAATAAACGGATAATTACTATAAACGTTTTTAACTAATTCTGACATTATTGAATTCCCCCAACGATTTCGATTTCAGCATTGATATTTGTTGTCACTGTTGCAGTAGCTTCTTTCATTTTATAAGCTTTAACTTTTGTCATTGCACCTGTTTCAGCAGCTTTTTGAACAATTCCTTGAATACTTGTTGAGTTGCATAAATCAGAGTCAACAATCTCAAACTGTGAACGATCTTCTAAAGACTGTACAATAACATAATTAAAATCGCCATCGTTTTTTTGCAACGCATACACAACTTTTGTTCCAGTAGCATCAAAAGTGAATGGAATATCATCTGATGTGAAAGAGTATTCATCGCTGTTAAATGCATCAGGTTTTGACAATTTGATTTCATTAAAAATTGGTAAATTGTTTTCGTCACAACCAGTATATTGCAAAATTAGGTATTTGTCTTTTTGCTGATATTTTATTGATAAAATTTGATTGAAACGATTAAAAAAGAACAAATAATTTAGATTAGCAAATTTGTTTTGCATTTGTAATTTGCCTGATTCTAAATCTGATAGTTCCGTAAAAGAGTTAATAGAATCACGTCTAATGCAACGTAATCTTTCAGAAGAAGAGTTTGTACTTTTACAAATAATAAATTTGTGATCGTTTGTTATAGCAACAGGTCGAATATTAATTTCTTGCAGCTTGGATACATTAATGTTTTCTTTTGTAACTGTATCAGTATTTTCATCAATTATAGCGACAATATTTGCTTTAAAATCATAAACATATAATTTATCATTTTCATACAATGCAATACATTGAGCTTTATAGTTAGCGTAAGACCAATCAACGTCTTCAATTAACCACTGTTTTAGATTCTTTCCTGTTTCAAGGTCTTTTTTAATGACATAATTTTTATTGTCTGATTGCAAGACGTAAATGTCTTCACCTATATATCCACCTCCAGCATGATAAGAAATATATTCTTTCCAATACCTTGAATCGCAACGGTATTCTTCCGAAGTATTGGATCCAGAAGTATATCTTAAATTGCATGTCAACAATTCACCATTTGGTCCAAATGCCAAATCACGCAAACCCAAAGTACGTGTAACAGTAGAAAAATCTTTAGCTTTTAAACCGTCTAACTTAACGTATGATAACTGTTGCATAGCATTTGGTGCATAAACAAAATTTCCATCTGCGGATAAAATTCTAGGATATGATGTTTTAAAATCATCTTTATCAGAGATACAGGACCCTTCACCACTTAAAGCATTAACATGATTCAAAAAGACTTTATCTTCAACATTTACTTTATTAGATGAATTGTTCAAAACATTATTGAATGTTGAAGTTTCAAGGTCACTTCCGCCACTTCCAGAGATTTTTTGAATATGTTTTGAATATTCTTCAAAATTGCTATCGTCAGCAATTGTAACACCTTTTTCTTCAATTGCATCACGAATATCTTTTTTAACATCTAGAAGTTTCTTAATGCTTAAATCAATCATTTATGCACCTTTTTAACTAATTTAGTAACACTATTAATTTTTTAGAACCAATTTAAATAGCAACCCGTACAAGTTTAAGTTTGAACAAATATGTTGCAATAAAACAAGCTTTATGTTATAGTTTATTTCGCGTTCAAACAATTAACAGTTAGAAAACTAAATGATTAAAATTTTTATCTCAATAAAGACAACCGGCACTATTCCATGGAAACATGGGATAACTGAAATAGCAATGCTTGCAGTAAAAGATGGTCGTGCAATAGATCAAATGTTTACTAAAATGAATCCTGGTGAAGTTGAGTTCGATTCAAAAGCGCTAGAAATTAACAATGAAAAGCAAGAAACAATTCAACAATATATTCCGCAAGAATTTGCATTTAACCATATTGAAAAGTTTTTGAATAAACACACTGTACCTGATGAAAAGTTTATGATTGTTGCGTATAATGCATCATTTGTTTATGACTTTTTATTGAATATGTTTAAAAAACATGGAACAGTTGTTGATGAATCAGGAAACAAACATAATCGATTTTTTGATTACTTCTATTCACCTGCGTTAGATGTAATGCAAATGGCAAACATTTTATTGCTAGACATTCGCCCAACCATTCCTGATTTCAAATTTAATACAATTTGTACAGCATTTGAACTTCCTACACCTTTAGATAATTCTTGCTTTAAGCAAGTACGTTTATTGTTTATGCTATACAATAAATTGTCGACAAGTTAATGAAAATTTTGTTTAAATTTTGTCAAATTAAATAATTACGTTTAATTGTAGTTTGTTGTCAACAGTTGCATTGAATTCTTTAGCCATACATTAAGTCTGTAAAAGCAGCAATGTCTAATTAATGTTCTTGAAAAAGTCCGTGCAACTATGAACAAGGTGAAATCCCATGTCTAAATCAGCACTCCCTAAAGCATTCCAGTTACGAGAAACCTTTTGTGGTGAAAGATTCTTGATAACTAAAGTTTCAGAAGAGTTTTGTTTTTACCTATATAGCAATGGGTTAACTTGCATGTGTAGAAAAAACGAAATGATAGAGCCGGTTGTAAAACAATTTCCAGATTTTATTTCAGCGATAAAGTCACCAGAGTTTAAATTAGCAATATAAAAGAAAAGCGGGTAGTAACAAAACTACCCGCTGAAATTTTTCCAATTAATTCTTTTTAGTTCGCTTTTTCTTAAGTCCTAGACTTTCCAAAAGTTCAGAAGTTTTTTCATGAGCTTGCTTAAACAATCGACTCAATTCCATTACATTCAACGTTTTCATTGCTTGCAAATAGTTAATCTTTTCTTCATTTGTAAACAAATTGGAATAGCAACATGTCTTAACAATACAATTCTTTACACGATCAAAAGTGAATAAATTATCAACAATCTTAAATGTCAAACTTTTCCTTTTAATGATGCCGTATGATGACATTGTTTTAATTAATTCTACAATGAATTTGTAGTTATCACTATCATCAATGCTTTTAGATTCATCTTTTTCATAAAGTATATCAAACAAAATTAAAGATGTAATTGATTTGTTTTCATACATCTTGCAAGCTTGATAAACAGCTTTTGACAATTGAAACAATTCATTATCATCTTTAGAATTTTCTTTATTACTAAACTGTTGAAAGGTGTTGCTGTCTTCAAGTAATTCAGGAAACACCTCACAACATTTACATGTTTCATTATGAACAGTAATAGAAGGCTGTTCACATGTGCATGTAATTTCATAAGGTGCTATAACAGGATCCTTAAATTCTTTCAAACATTCTTTTGGTTTGTTTTCATTTACAGGAACATGAATATCATTTAAATCTGTATTGTCTAATACAAATTTAGCTACACTAGCACCATATGTGTTTGTTCCATAAACTTGCAAGTACCAAAACAAACGTTCATCAGACAATACTTTTTTTGTTGTATTATAGTATTGTAAAACAAAATCACTTGCAGAAAGATTATTGTGTGATCGTGCGAATTCACGAAATTCAATTTCATCTTGCTTTTTACAATCTTCTTCAAACTGCAAACATTTTTCAACTTGATGTTTAATGTTAGAAGGAAGTAATTCCAAATCTTTTTTTGTTACCATTTAGAAACCTATTAGTTTGTTATTTTTGTATATTAAGTTTAGCAAATTTAAAAGAAATTGGCAAGGTAAAATTTACAAACCAATGGTAAAATTTTTTATTTACCAAGTCTTAAAAGCAAAAGCCGTTTGTGTTTTAAATTGCTAATCCGTACAAGTTGTCATGCTGTTTTAAAAATAAAATACCCAAGTGTACCGTTTGTTGTACCTGTTTGGTTACCTTTACCATGACCACCGTAAACAGATGCGCCAGGGGAGTCATTTACACCAGAGTTGCCATTTTTAGTTATAGATGTGTCTACGGTTACACCAGACCCAAATGCATATGTTCCACCTGCACATGGCGTTCTTGTTGGTGAAGTATGAATATGTGCAATTGCACCGCCACCACCGTTCGCTGTTGCTATAGAATTTCCAGGAATTGAAACTGACGATGCACCACCTGCTTTTGCCGGATAGTTTCCGACAGAGTACCCAGAGTTATTTGCACCTAATGCACCTACAACATAAGTGACAATAGTGCCTTTTGCTAATTTAATTGTTCCAGCTGCACATGCGCCAGAACCACCAGCAGCATTACAATTTGTATAGTGCCCAGAACCGCCCAATGCACTACCGCCACAAGCGCCGACTGCAATAAAATAATAGTTTTGTGTTTTAGGAATTGTTAATGTATATGTTCCTGGCGTTGATGTTTCAACTAAAATTTGGCCAGCAGGTAACTTATTTTCATATATAATTGTTGAACCTTTGCAGATCTTTTCAATTGTTTTCAAACCTTCACATATTATATTTTGCTTGATTTTACCTTTATAAATTGACATAACACTAAACACAAATAACAATTAAACTATAATTATAGAACAAAGTTTCGTACGACTTAATATTTGTAAAAATAAGATTTGAGTCGTACGACTACATGTTCTTCCTTTTAGTTGTAATTTTATGCAACTAAATATTTAGTTACTAGAAAGTGTTTCATATGATTGTTTATGACGGAAAAGAAATGCCATTGATTACATTAGGCGATAAAACTATTTCTCAAATTTATCAAGGTTCAACGTTACTTTATCAAAAAGCATTACCAACAGGTACAATTCTGTTTGAAAAATATGGAACAAACGGCGGTGGTGGCGGCACAAAATATGAATTAATTCTGCCAACAGCTCAAATGATAGAGATTGTAATTGTTGGTGGGGGTTCACCAGTTGTAGGTGCTGCAATCGATTTATAAAGGAATTATTGAATGATTAACGTTGGAAACTTTTTAAATAACAACATCAAAAAACATAATAGAAACAACCGTTTAAACAAACATAGTGATAAACGTTATAAGGTTTATTGGTCACGTTCGACAGCAAGTGGTTCAGGTTGTGGAGTTATCAGGATTAAACCAAAAACTGTTGGGCAGAAATTATATATTTTTGTTGGTAACGGCGGTGATAATACAAATTTCGGTAATGGATCTTTACCAGCGCCGACACATGAAGGCGCTGCTTCAGGAGTAGGAACTCTACCAGACTATTCTTCAAATATATTTATAGCACCTCAAGGAAATCTACAACAAGTTGGTTCTGCTTTTAATTCCGGTAAAGTTGGGGATGGAACAAAAGCTGTTGGTTATTCAACAGGTGGTTTCGATACGTCTTTATGGACAGATTTTCAAATAATTAGTAACAACACACCGGCGAATGGCCATTGGTTTGCTATTTATGATTCATGGGTTGCACCAGGCTCAACCAGAACAGTTTCGACATTCGACAATACTCAAACAGGTCCGGGTGCTTCAGGATATAATAATGCTGGTCAAAACAGTGCATCATATCCAGCACTAGGTGGATACGTAAAAGTTACAGCAATATAAAAAGCGGGGTTTTAAACCCCGCTTTTGCTGTTTTAGTCGAGATGTAATTCCGGATCTAAATATGTATAGCCAATGCTATCATACCAATGGAAATGAACCTTAACTTCAATATCGTCAGTTGTTTGGACATCGACAGGCAATACAGCTTTTAGAGGTTTCACGCCAGAATCGCCTTCCCAAACTGAAGTATCCTGTTCAACTGAACCTTGAACAATTGAGTTATACACTTTAACTGAACCATCTGTTTGAGGAACAAAAGCTTCCAGCCAAATTTTGGAACCAATACCTGCAAAAGAAGTATAAGAATTAGATGAACCAAAATACGCTGTAATTGTTTTTGCACCTGTTTCAGACGGGGTCAAAATAAAGCCAGTGCAAGGATTGCAACCTAATGTCAATTCGTTGTTTGTATCATTGACGGTTGTTTCCATCTTAAAAGATGCTTTAGCAGTAGTACCAGCTCTTGTAACACCCCATGATTTAGCTGAAGCTGAAAGGTTACGGGCAATAAACAAACCATTGTAATCATTAGCAACCCATGAAGTTTCACGAGCATTACTATTTTTGTTCGTTGACATTGATAGATTGAACGGTAATGCATTACAATGATTAATGAAAACATTGTTTGTTGCACCATATTCAAGATTGTAAAATACGATCTGTTCTATTGAAGAGTCATACGGATATGTTGCATCATCTTTAACAACTTCAAGTGTATCAATTGATACAGTACTGCAGCATGCAGCGCTAGACATATCAATAACCCTATAGTTACCCTTTGGGTTGATTACTTTGTTAGCTTTAAAGTAATTTCGACTATAAAGATAAATCAATCCACGAATTATATTCGCTTCAATACAAGCACCTGTTGAATACAATGCGGCGCCATAACCTCTTAAAACAGAAATGTTTGTAGCTTTACAAATGGTTGGTGTATAAATAGGTGTAGATTGCTCTGAACCCGTGCTGCCCATTACAGAATCACATAAAATTGCTAAACTTCCAAAATCGTTGTTATTATTATCATTATAACCTACTTTTGAAGATGTATTATATTTTATAGAAATATTGTCAATCTTATTATTTGGGCTTCTTGAATACTTACAACTAATTAATAAGTCTTTATATAAACCAAAGTATGGTGAATTAGAAAAATCTAAATCAAAGTTTGTAATTGAATAGTGAGTTAAGTTTTCAAAATCAAATAAAATTGAACCTTGGACACACGAAGCAACATTGTCTTTCATTTGTTTATAATTCACTTTTGTATTATCAACTATAAAATTAGTTGTATAATCATTTTCAGGCATGAAAAAACATATTGAAAAGTGTGGACAGTAAATGTTGCCATAATCAATCATATTGAAAACATTGTTAGACATATTTACATTACGACAAACGTTTCCATATAAATATGAACAACAATCATGTGATGCACTTGAAGCAGCATTAGATTTACTGCAAATATTAAATATATTATTGCAAATGTTTATATTTTGTGTTCCTTCCACAGTCAACAAACAGGAACGATAAGTGCCGTTTAAACTGTTATAATCTGAAGCAGCGTTAAAAACACAATTTGAGATGGAAACTGCCTGTGTATCGCTTGCATGTAGAAAATAGGCACGATTTTTATTGTTTGGTGCAGAATGACTACTTAACCATGCGTCATCATCAAAATTATCGCCTAAAAACCCAAATTTGCAATTGTCAAATTTGGTGCAAGCATCAGCGTTTGTCACGTCAAAGGCAAATTCTTTAACATTGTCGTTAGACAAATCGCTTTCATCTCTGAACAAATAACAACGATTGACAATAAAATCATTGACGGCTGTTAGAGTAACAGCTGGTTGGTTGGCCGTTGTGTTGTTGACACGACACATTGCATAGTCAAAATTGTCTTTACCCCAAGCATCTTTTTCCAACTGATTCATATACTTGTACAATAAATCTGTTTCTTTAGGCATACCACAAATCATCAAATTTTTAAAATCGTAAGTTCCGTTAGGAATTTGTGGTAAAGTATTAGGACTTTCATTTGTACGTCTAATGACATAACAAGTATTGTCAGCCAATGTTGTTGGAAAATCAAACAATGCATTTTCTGGTGTTGACCCGTCACCGGCAACAGTTTTAGATGGGTCGATAAAGATTTGATTATATTCTACGTTGTTATAAATAATTGTAGACATTTGTAAATTCCTTAAAATTAAACGTCAGTTGAGAATTGAAAGTCATCTAAAGTTTTATTTGGCCCCCAAACTTGCTCTGTACATGTTGGTTGAGCCTTAATAAAACTATAATCTATGGAAGAAACTTGTTTTTCAACCACATACGATTTATCGACAGTTTCTAAACCACGATAACCCCAAACTTGATCACCTATTTTAAGTAAAGGTTTTTCAATTGTTAGAATATCTTTTATGTTGAAAGAAAAATAAATTTCACCCATTACAGAAGAAACGCCACCTCCGAACACAAAGTTTTTGGGTTCAATAGGCACTTTAAAAAAGTTAAAGTATGGTTTTTCCTCTTTTGATGCTGTTTCGATTTCTCTAATCTTCAAAGGATATTCATTGAAGTAGAGATCTTTATCGATTTCAACACCTTTCTTTTTTATTTCATTATAAATTAGTTTTTTGATTTCTTGAATTTCATCAAGATAGTAATGGACACCCATTGTTTGTTTCCTTAATTTTTATTTAACAAACAGATTAGATAAACAAGTTTCGTACAGCTTATTTTAGAACAAATCAAAGTTGCAAAACAAATATATTTTTGTTTTGCAACTTTTAAGAAGTAAATCCAACAATGACTATCTGTTTACGAATCTAATTATAGCACAAAATTTAACGTTCTTAATTTAAACAAATAAAAAACAGGTACAACTTAATGAAAACGTTTACTGAATTGTTTTTGCAATTAATGAAAGAAAGCTATGGGCATCCTTTAGAAGAAAAGCACATGAAATATGCTAAAGAAGATTTTAGCTATATTTCTCAATATGTTAAAGGTGATGAATGGAATAAAGATGATTTGAAGGAATTCTCATTCCATGCTGAAAACGATGTCGAAAATAAAGGCGTGTTTAGTTTTGTCAGGATGCGAGTGTTTTTTGATAAAACACATTTAGTTATACTTACAGTCAATCAATTAAGTTATGATTCAACACAACAATCGAGGATCGTTTGTGGTTGTGCAATGTCAACAATAAACGAAGAAGACTACAATAAAATCAATGAAACTTTACTTCGTTTAGATCATCTCGATGCTTTTGGAATATATTCTGAATTGAGAAACTATCTTTTAAAGAATTGTTCATTTGTTTGTGTAAAAGACATGTTCAAACCTTTTATTGAAGATAACTCAATTAAATTTAAAGATGATTTAAAATTTGCAATCGTTCCAAACAATATTGAAGGTCTTGATTGGTTTGATAAACAACTATATCGAACAACAGACCAACAACAAAGAATGGTCAACATCAATAAAGCAACTGTTTAGTAGTAAAGGCTGGAAATTTTAATTCCAGCCTTTGTTTTTAATTGCCAATATCTATTTCAAGAATATTGTCTATTTGTTGTATCCTATCTATAAACTTTTCTTGATGTGCAAGGAAAGGACAGGCTCGAAAAGTTACAGGTGTATAATCACCCGGGACAATTGCCCCGTGCTCATAATCTACATCATTTAACCCTTCTAAACGTTTTTTATAGTCACATAAATTATAAACGTATGGCGCTCGACTTGAATCAATTAAGTCTTTATCAAATGTTGTAAATTTAGCAAAATGCTGCCTCATAATTACATTTAATTGATAGAGTTTGTCTCTATTTCTTAATAAAATTGACATGCAATCGTTAAAATCTTTCAACCAATTTCCTGCTTTATAAGAAAAGTCTGATTTACCAAATAACATACCCATATCATAATTTGGAATCAAAGCATGTGAAGTACCTACTACATAATCATAAATAGAGTAGTCACGTGGCAATAGAAATAGTTCTTGAACAGCATCCAATACAGTAACAAACTGTTTATTGTTTTCTTTTAAAATTTGTTGCAACCATTCAATAATACAATTGTTTAAATAATGTGTATCACCAACGCTTAAAGCAATCATATAAATGAATACCTTTTTAAAAGGTTTGATTTCTTTTATAATGTCTATATCTTTACGAATCTCACCTCGACAAACAAAATGAATTAAATTCTTGCATTTCTTAAAATTATTTTTAACAGAATGATGTTCACTACCTGTAGTAATAACTAAAGTATCATCGTCAACATATTTATCAAACAATTTATTTATAATGTTTGTAGCACACGTATCCACTGATAATTCTTTATGCGTAAAGCTATTGAATGGAAGCATAGAAAAAGTTCTATTTTTTTCTTCTTCAAAATTATCTTCAACAATTTGTTCAGAATCACGTATGCTAGTCAATTTAGCAAGCTCTTCTTTTGAGTAGTTGAAACTGTTCAACCAATTAGCAATTAATTTCATTAAACACCTAAAATATTAAAATTCATTAAAATCATATAAAAACATTAATAAACCTTAAGGTTTTAGTCTTAAAGACTCTTTCGTCAAGAGGAAATCTATATCTAAGTTTAGATTTCTTTAACTCTGAATGAATCTGTTTCCAACTCACAAAATCCACAAAGCACTTTACTTCTTCCAACGAGTGTTTTACTTTGTCTAATAGTAATTCTGTTAAATCTGGAAAGATCACATTCTTCGTTTTAGCTTTAATCTTCTTTATGTATTGAAGATTAAATTCATAGCATCTTCTACTGATCTCAATAGAAGATAAAACCATATCAGGTAATCTTAATTCCCTGTAAACTAAATTGCCTATAACAGATGAATATTGTGGAGATATTTCTACAAATTTAATACCGAATATATTACATCTTTTTCTTAAGTTATTGACTAGTTTATTTCTATTCCAATTATTGTTTATAAGTCTATTGAAATTCTTTCCTTGATAATTATCCTTGGATTTGATAACCAAATCTTCAATAGCAAAACACTCACAATGATAATGTTTAGATATATCGACAAGAAACTTTGATACTTCCAATGTTTCATAGTTGCGTTTATTGTTCAGATGTTTTCTTTCTGTGGATGTTGAAGGTAATTTTAATTTCTTAAATTTGAACTCAACATCGTTGATATTTTTCAGTGATATTACACCTGAATTCACAACCTTGAATTCATCAGATTCTTTCAAGTCTACGACTGACCATCCGATGTAATTGGGATTCATATCTATGGAAAATATTCTGTTGGATATTGGTTTAACAATCTTATCTCGTAAGATAGATTCATCAAATGAGATATATACAAATTTCTTATCCAATTTATAAGTAATTGGTGTATCTTTTAATTGTTGGTGAATATATAATTTCTTTAATACTTTAATCCTATTACCAACACCAATGAGTTTTAACTTCGTCTTTTGTTTTAACATAGGACTAAATATGACTGAATAACAATCTTCAGACAATCTGAAGAATCTATTTCCATTACATCTGCCTTCACCAATTGAACACAATGGAACTAATCTTCTTTCTTTAAATTCTTCCTTTGAAATGTTATGTCTAAATCTTTGTTCAAAAAGATACTTTCCACCAAATAAGATTGTTTCCTCATTCTTCTTTAACAAGAATGAAGCATCTTTCACACAAGATTGTCTAAACCAAGATTTCATTAAATCAAGGTTATTGAATTGTAAATGTTTACATTTTGTTTCAGATGTACCATCCTTTAATCTATTATAGAATAAATGCAGAAGATTATTATACTGCATCTGATAATCAGCTATCACCTGATTATCAGATGCCCTTTCTGCAATATATTTAATTTTCAATGTTATCATTCAGATAATCCTTAACTTACTTATTTTATAATATCATCTTTTTAAGGAAAATACAAGTGATATTTATATGATTTTATATAAAAATTTGATTATAAATTCCCATCAACAATAAATTTTGTTGTTTGAAAAAGATTGTTAAAATTGTTTTTATCTACAACAGACCAACAACCTCTAAACAGTACGCCAACATTATCAATATTATCTCTTACAGTGTCTTCTTCCTGCATTTGATTAAATTCACCATTTCTAGTTTTAATAAAAAACAGGTGACTAATACCAAAATCAAAATGAAATTGAGTGTTGCGAGTATTTCCAAATTCCATACTCATATAGGTATTAAATTGATAAAGATACTCTTTTCGTTTCAACAACCAATTCAGCATTGTAACAAAAGGTTGAGCAATTGCTAAAGGTTTCCCAATTGAATTATCTTTTGATAGTAACAATCCAACGTTGTATTCTGGGATTAAGGCATGAGCTGTTCCAATAACATAATCGAATTTATTATAATCACGATATAACAAAAACAATTCCTGAACGGCATCAATAACTGTAATTACTTCTTTTCCTGACGCTTTCGCACGTTCAATGATTGATTCAAATTCTTGATCATATACAATATGACCTGTTGCACACATTGTACCAATCATATAAATAAAAACACGTTTATATTTCTTGTCTACTGTAAACTGCTGCAATGTTTCTTTATCAAAAGCCTTAACAACATTTTTACATTTCTTTAGAATTTCTTGAACTTTTGGATGTTCGCTATTTGTTGTCAAAACTAAAGTTTCATCATCAACATATTTTGCAAACAACTGTTTAATTAAATCTGTTGCTGTAGTAGAAAATGTGAAATGATAATCATCATTAATTTGACAAGGTAAAAACTTTTTTAAAGTTTCGTCTACAGATACATAATCACGTTCAGACATCAGTTCTTTTGCATTATAACTCTTTAATGCTTCTTTATAATATGCAAATTCAGCACTGTTAAACGCTACTTTTTCTAGAATAGATTCAATCATTTAGCATTTCCTTAATCATTTCTTTATCACAAACTGCACACTCTTCGCTATCTAAATAGATTTGATATTGTGAACTATGACCACATTTATTAACAACATTGTCGGCAATTTGTTTATCATAAAATTCTTGCTGTGTTTCCTTTACACGATGGGAACAGTGCATTTCACCTTCTTCAAATCTATACAAATAATCGCTGCGATATTTCATATTGAACAATTTATCATACATAAATTCAGGTTCATTCATTCTAAATTTATATAGAAATTCAATAAATTTGTCACGTGTTGGAAAGAAGTTTGGAATAATTTGATTCGTTTCTTCTTTTGTATATTGTGACTTTTCATTACGGTCAATAGGGCAAGCAGGTTTCAAGAAAACAGCAGCCTGATATTTGTTAGCAATCTCCCATAAATCTAAAGTACCTTCAAGATATTTATCAATAAAATCACCTGTTAGAATAGATGTGATATTGATTTTAATATCTTTATATGTATCACGCAGCTTTTGCATATTGTCGAGCCATGTTTGTTTCATTTTAGGTGTATGGAATCTTCCAATTGTATCATAGGATGTCAACACCCAAACTTTTGATATATCATTGAATTTCTTCAACACTTCATACATATCTTTTTGGTCGCCAATGGTTAAAGTTGCACATGTCCAGACTTCATTAATTTTACCGTCATTCAACAATTTAGCAGCAACATCCATCATTTCCATAAATTTGGATTTGACTTCAGGATTAGCCAATTGTCCTTGATAAAATTCACCACCAATAAATGCTACTTTATTAAACTTTTTGCAAAAATCAGGTTCATTCATGCTGTCAATGATTTTATTCATTTGCCTGATTTTAATTTCATCTAAAGTTTTGATGTTATTTGTACTTAAATAACAAAAGACACATTTAGAATTGCATTCAGTCCAAACTTCAAATTGGCATTCCTGTCTATTGTTCATTTCAGTATTCATGAATTAATATCCGCTTCTAGTAATTCCAAATCACACAACATACAGTCATTACTATCAGAATAGCATTTATACAAAACAGAATGTCCGCATTCACTTAACTCTTCTTTACCATCAGATAAAGTTGGTTGTTGATCAAGGTGTTTTAATCCTTTAGATGTTCTGTCAAGGAACCCTGTATATTTAAAAGTTCCGGAATTTTTTGTACTATACAAAAAATTATAATACGTATCAAGACAATTTTCTCTTAAGTAATCGACAAACCAAAACAGATCTTCACGTTTAAAGAAAAAATCTGGGAGTTTATTTCCTGTCTGAACAGGGTGCGGGTACAACAATGACAACACACAACCAGGAATTTCTTTTTCAACAAATTCGGCTACATTAAATTCACCTGATTTACATAAATTAATCAAATGTTGTGTAACAATCATCTGAACACCAACACGATAGTTGTATCGGTCATGAAATTTGTTAATATTTTCTAAAGCAAGTTTTCTTCTTTCTTCAGAATGATATCTGTATTTCAAATCGTATGAAAAGTTAATATCAACCTTTTCAATACCTGCACGGTTTTTAATTTCATCAATTACACGAAAAAGAAACGTTGGATCATACAAGCCATTTGTAACGGATGAATATCGACAGAATTCATTATCAACTTTTAACAGAATATTATCAATGATATCATTAATTAACAGCATGAATTCATCTTGCACTTCTTTATCTGTAATGAAATACAATTCACCACCTAATAAAGAAATTCCGTATGAAAATTCATTTTGCCAATCAACATGCTTGATGTTTTCGCGAATCCTACGAATATTAGCAACCTGCTCTTTTTTCGTATAGTGATGATGGTCACGAATTAAACAGAAATCACAATGATTGCTGCAATTAGACCACATCGAATATTGCACCATTTTTCCCATTAAACACTACCTAAAAATGCATTAACATCTTCAACCATTGACTCTTTTGAATCACAATAACCATTCTCATATGTCACATTATACAAACCTAAAGTTGGACAAATGTATTGAGATCGACGACCTTCTAATTTTCGCCACTGTCCTTTTAAATGACAATATAACGTATCAGAACGAATGCGCATTGATAAGAATTTTGTTAAATCAATCCAATGGTTATCAATTGCTGTATATTGAATAAAGTTTAAGAAATCTTCACGTTTTGGGAAGAAGTCTTTAACTTCCTTCTCACACTCTTTTTTATCATAAAAATAAAACCCTGAAGATGGTTCAATATAATCAATACGTGTGTTGTATTTTTCACAGAACTCTTCAATATTAAATGTTCCCTTCATTACAGCGTCAATAAATGCTTGCGTCACAATAATCTCTGTATGAATCATTGTGTTATAATCTTTTGACAATTCAACCATATTGGTTTGCCACAACTGTAATGCTTTTTCATTATGAAACCGATACTTCAAATCATATGAAGTACACAACAATGTGATATCTAATAAATTTAATTCTTTTAAGTAGTCAAGAAACGGTCTCAACAATCTGTTCGAATCAAAAATCAGATTAGTTGTAATATAAATACGGTCAAGCTTTCCGCGCTCTCGTTTGTCTTTTAAAATATCAAATAATTTGTAAAAAGCCTTTTTCACAGATTCATCTTCAATCTGATTATCAAAAAACTCACCACCAATGAAACCAATTTCATTATAGAAATCAGATTCTTCCAAATCCAACAATCTTTCTTTAACAAAATTGATTGATGAAATTTTCTTTTCATTTGATAACAATTTGTGACCACGATAAAAACAAAATTCACAATTATTATTGCAATCTTTCCATAAATTAAATTGTAGAAAACGATGTTCACCACAATCTACTACATTTGTGTTTACTTTAGTCATAGATCAAAAACTCTCTTTAAATCACAAACAAAACATGCTTCATGGTCATCGCTATATTTCTTAAAGTTTACAGAATGGCCACATTCTGAATCATCACAACTGCACAATTTTAAATTATCTGGATAGCAAGCATACAGATACCTTTTATGTCTCAAATCCATATTATCTACGTATTGTCTGATATATTCAGGGTGCTGTTCATTAATCTTCCTTAAAGCTTCAAATATCGTTTCTCTATCAGCACACAACTCTTTATTCAACACAATGTATGGAATTAGATTTGTATTAACATTAAACGATTCCATGAAATGAAAGATGTCAAACTTTTCATTGATAACACTTTCACAAAACTGTTTTGTTAAGATGATGTTAACAACAGTTCGAAGATTAGGAAAATCATCTTTTAACAACAATAGGTTTGACAATACTAATGAACGTGCCTGTTTCGTTTTAAACCTTCCGGCAATATCAAAAGATGTTGTGAACTTTAATCTGTCAAACAGACTATTTGCATCGAACATTTTTAAAACAGGTTTCAACATTGTTGAATATGTTTGATCGTAAATCAAATTCGTATTCAAATACAGAATATCAATGTCGTCAGACAACATTTTTTCAATAATCTGTTCAAAAAAAGGAAGCATGAACCCGCGATCACGATCAAATAGTTCACCGCCAACAACGAGTACATGACTTCCTTTTATATATTCATCTGAATTAAGAAACCTTAACACATTGTCAAGAATTTGTTCTTGTTCCTCTAATGAAAACAATCTTGGATTCTTCCGTTGAAAACAAAACTTACAATTGTTATTGCAATTATCCCAAAGAAGAAATTCCGTGATTGGTTTGATATCCATTAGATTGTATCCAAAAATAGTAAAAAGTCACTTAACCCATCAAAAGTTTCAAACTGTTTGCCTTTAGCTTCTGTCAAATATTCGACTTCAATTTTAGTATCTTTCGGATACTTTGAGCAAACCTTTGTTAAAACTTCTTTCTGTTTTGCATTATATCTTTTTGGAATGTATATGTCAAGGACTTTCATTACATATGTAACATTAATACAATGAATGACATTGCAGACTTCTTGACGATCAGATAAATTAATGGTTTTGTCTGTAACTAAATGCGAATACATTTCATCATGAGGTTCTTCGCAAGGCAATGCAACAGCTTCTTCAGTGATAATCCAACCATTGTTTGGCAATTCACCTTCAGATGCCACAGAAATATCTTCAAGATTCTGGCCTTCAATACCTAACTGTTTTAAGTATGCATAAAGGTCTTGCAACTTTTCTAAAAGCTCATTTTCACCATTACGTGTATTGGCATAATCAAAAGCTTCTTGCGGATCATCTTTATATTTAAACTGAACAGTATGTCCATTTTCTTTACATGTTTTGCAATAAACTACTTTATATTCATCGTTATATGTTAATTCACTTCCACAAAAAGGACAAAAGTTATTTCCCAATTTCAGATTAAACTTTTTCATAAAAACTACCTCTACTTTACAATCTTAAATGTATATATAGCTGGGTATGCACGAATACGATTACGAATTGCGGTTACATACTCTTCAATAATTTTAGTGACAGGGTTTTCTCTTACGATATCATCAGACAGTTCAGATGCATTGTGTACACGCACAGATTCGTTAGAAGGTATATAAACAACCCATTTATTGCCTGTATATATGCTAGTTGCGAAAAAAATATTGCTTTTAGCAAATTCTACAATATTTTCTAACAAATAAAATATACCGTTAACAGTACATTTTGCATTCAAATTTAAACCTAATTTTGCAATAAATGCATTATAATCATTTGTTAAATTTGCAGCGGTTTGTTGCGGAACCGCATTGCCTGTCAATGAATAATTTGAAATAGGTACGTATTCTACCCTACCGCCAGAGCCTGGAGCAGTATATGTATGAGGTACCTTTACATTGACAGAAAAACCTGCTTTAAAACAAGCGTCAATGTTGCCATAATTATTGATATTAGCACACATTGCTATCAACTTATTTAGCATTGTTGTTGTGATGTTGCTATATGTAATATTCATATTGCACCTATTAAATCATCATATAGACAATGTATGAAGAAGATGAACTACAACAACTTGAACTGCTCGAACAACTGCAAGATGAACTTGATGAAGATGATGAAGATGAACATGCATAATTAATCAATGTATTTACACTTTTAACACTTGTCACATTCTTCAAAGCTTCAGCTAAAGATGCCAGATTATATTCGTTATGTGTTGTCGTAAAAATTACTTCATGGCGTTCAGGATCAGAATTGATTTCTTCTGACAATTTAGCAACACCTGAAACAGTAACTGCACCTGATTTATAAATACAACACTTGTTTCCCGATACATTATTTACAACAGTAAACACATGTCCACTAATGAAGGACGCTAAATAGTTAAAGAAATTCAAAACACCTTTAGCATTAATCAAAGTACCTGCTTTTGAATATACACCATATGTTGACAAAAAGCTAGTCAATTCAGAACGAACAGTAGAAGAAGCAACTTGTGCAACAGTACCATCAGAAACTACCATTGTGAAAGAATGTTTACCGTTGTTAGCAAGAACGCGTGTATAACCATTTTTAACATCATCAGGAACAGATGACTTCATGCCATCAATGTTTTCACAAACTGATGAAATATATGTTAAAGCATACTCAATTAGATCATTATACTTAATCAGCTTTTTCATTTTCTACACCGTCTTCTTTCTGAAACTGTTTTAAGATTGGTCTTAAGAATTCATTCATCATTTCATTGCCAATACGATACTTACTCATAATAGAATTAAAGTATAAATTAGCATCTCGAACCAATGAACATTCAGAAAAAGAACCATCTTTAACATCACATAAAATGCTGCTAATGGTAACCATATCTGTTGTCAAGAAGAGTGTATGGTAAAGGTTCGGCAACGGCCTGTATGAATCAAGCATAGTATATTCAACCTTGTTCAACGATCTACAAATTGACAGAAAATAAATAGCTACTTGCCGTGAAACTTTATTGATGTCATCTTTCAGACGGCGTTTCAAATCAACCAATTCAACTGATTTATTAACATAAATATCTTCAGATTCAAAAAAGCTGGAATCAAATGTAAAATATGACTTCAACAGACACAATACGTTTGTTAACAACTGAATGTTTTTTAATTCAGGATTATTCAGTGCTTCTTTCAAAACAAAAGCAATTGTGTCAAGACTTTTTCCTTTCAAATCAAGCTTAACATTCGAATTGTCTTCTAGAGTTTCTTCATATGCAAACAATTCATCTAATACTTTTTTGATATCTTCTTTATTTTCATTCTCAAAATGAACAACTGTATTTTGGTCAAACATCTTAAAAACCTTTAGTTAAAATAGCAAATTAAAGAACATTTTTAACACTTGTTAAAGTCGTGTCATGCGATTTGATTTATGTTTCTTTTCGTTTAAACGCATTAATTTTGTTTTGATCTTCTTTAAAAATTTACGACTGACAGCAACGTTTTCATGATCCATTAAGTCTGACAACAAACTATCAAGTTCATACTCAATATAATCTTTTCGTAAAGCATAACCACCAATACAACGTGCAACTGGTTTGATTACATTCTTTTCGTAAACATGAATATTCCCTACAGTTCGTTTAGTCATATCTTTCACATCTTCAACACTGAACCAACGATCAGGTTTATTTCTTTTTGATAAAACAAAAGACCATGTGCTTGTTTTATTGTTCATACGAACAACACACATTCCGATCTTTTCAATATCAACGCAACCATTCTCATAAATGTCATGGCCGTAGGAATCACACATTCCAGTATTTTTCTCAATGATGATAAAGTTTTTTTCTGTTGAATCAGTATCATCCGTCAACCAATCATATTTATCTTCAATTTTATCAAAAGACCAATATTCTCGATTGCGTTTATCCCAAACTCGAAACTTAATTCTCTTCTTCATCTTCTACTATTTCACCTTCATCATTATAGTACGCATCAACGTGCTCTTTTACTTCTTCTTCGCTAAAGTTACCGAACCAATCAAAATCTTGATGATTATCAACATAACCGTTACTAACATAAAAATTATGTACTTCAATTTCTTTTGTAAAACCTTTATCATCAAGCTGCTCTATGAATCCATAAAGATTAATTGTATCACCACATTCTTCAATATAACTTTTAGCTTCATCTTGAATATTAAAATCTTTCAAAACTACACGCTTAATGAATACAAAATAATCCTCATATTCACCTTCTGCCAGCTCAAGAAGCTCTCCGGCTTTTAAATTATAATTTTCCATAATCAAATAGACTCCAAAACAACTTCACCACATTCTTTTAAAACAATATATCGTGTTTTTGTGTATTCATCAGTAATGAAACGCAACTCTTCGAATGCAATATGTGACCTCTTAAAACAATCTTCATGGGCATAATATGCACGTCTTCCTTTAGTATAAACTTGTACCCAAATAGAATTAATACTTGTTTGACATTTTGGCATATCCCAAATTTGAACAAACGTATTTTTGCCGTTGCAACAACGACCACCAGAATTTTGTTTTAAACATTCAACAATATATGTATAGCAATGACTTTGAATCACCTTAAGAATCTTCTTAAAGTGTTCATTAGTACTATCTAAAAAGTATTGTTCAGATGAACTTTGATATTGTATTAAACGGTTGACTACAACTTTGTTTGAACACAATGATGCTGTCCACTCGTTCGGCATTAACAATCGCATTAATCTTTATCTTTATCTTTATCTTTAGAAGTCATATTTACATAACGTTGCCGCTGTTTCTCTAAAATTTCTTTTTTATGACTTTGATAATACTCTTTTGCTCGCTGATTTGATTTTGCACGATTTTCTGGAACAGAAATATACTTTTTATAACTCTGATGACTTTTTTCTTTGTCTTTAGCGATCTGTTCTTCAGTACGGTTCTGCCGACGCTTTTTCAAATATTCGTAAAAACGTTTTCTATATTCTGCTTTCTTTTCTTCAGGCATATTCTTATAATAGTTTTTACGATACTCTTTAGCACGTTCTTTTCTTTCTTCAGGTGTATATTTAGCTTTTCTTCCCATTAGTACATTCCTTCTAAACTTTATTGCTTATCAACAATTTCATATTCTTCAGCAACAATATCACCAAACAAATATAAAATCACAGATAAAGTGTTAAACAACATATAAATTTGAAAAATGAAAATGCTTTCTTCTGATTCATCAAAAACCTGTGACAACACAACCAATGAAGTTACTACTGTAAACATCAATTGAAATTTTGATAAATTTAAAATAAACATCTTCATGATTATTTGCTACCACCATAACATGAAATAATGACTTCCAAACCACTCTCCAAAAGCTTTACTTAAAGCATTTTGAAGAATTTCTTGTTTCCAAATATAATTACTTTCACCTTCGTCATAAATCTTTTCATATTCACCACATTTTATATGAAGTGGTGCTTTATTTAGCCAATAACGCCAGTCACCTTGATAATATTTGTCAATCATTTCTTCATTAAACAATGAATCAATTTCTTCTTTTGTGATTGCCAAATCTTTTCTTGTTGATGTTGCTTTATACAAGAATTCAAGCCATTTAATTTTTTCATTAATATCTGAAATGAAATCATCAAATGTTTTATATTCTTGATCCGGCCAACCATTTGTATAATCACGATAACATTTTAACCTTGGCAACAACCAGGCATAAAACGCAGTATCAATTGACCATGAATCTCGATAAATTTTTGCTTTATATTTTTTATTAATTTTACTCATAAGTTTCCTTTCATTAAATAAACAATAAAGCAAAACGGTTGAATTGTCAAGTTTAAATTAGTTCTTATATCTATAAAGTTTCAAGGTGACATATGAAACAATACATAAAAAACATTTTGATATCAATTAGTCAATTACTAAACAGCATTCTGTTTGGTTACCCTGATGAAACATTTGCTGCCCGTAGCTACAGAAAAGCATATGAAGGCAAACTATTTTTTATAGTGACATGTTTTATTATTGATATCTCTTTTGCCATCTTTACAGGTTATCGTAATCATTGTCAAAAGGCTCATGAAGAAGAAGTTTTAAACAAACAGACTTCAAGCGATTATGATGTTTAGTGGACGGCAAATTTCATCTTTTCCAACTCCTTAACCAATTTAACGCAATCATCTTTATTGCTACATTTTGTTACTATCATAATGCCTTCACGATCTAACAACCGTTTAATCCACTTAACACCTTCTTCTGACAATCTGTCAAACTGGTAATCCCACAAACTGATATAATCTTTATAACGGTTGTTGTTTGTAATTACAGCATCAGAATCAACACGCTCGATAAAAAAGAATTCATTTTTATCAATATCACAACACACTGTAAATACTTTCAGATTATCATCTGACAATAATCTTTCTTGCATTTTTGTGTATGTAGCATTCATTAAACAATTAGTCATTTGTCACCTACCTATTTATTTAAAATAAATATACACTAGATGCAAAGAGTTGTCAATTAAAAAGAGGCAATGTTTTAGCATTGCCTCTATTATTTCTTTATTTATTCAAACTATTTGACAGTTCGTACAATGCTTTCAAACCTACAGCATCAAAAGGGTTTGTTGAACCTGTTCCTGAACTACCACCTGAAATGATCATATGTTCTGGGAACTTCACACTAGCCAATGCTTTAGCAATCCCAATGCGTGTTTCTTTTTCAATTGTAGCCTTTTCTAAAGGTGTCAACCCTGCTTGCACTTTCAATTTGTTTGCATATGCTTCAGCTTCACCTTCTTGTTTAACTTTCATTGCTTCGTATTTAGCCTGTTCAGCGGCAAGTTTAGCAACTTCAGCACGTTTCTGTGCTTCAACAACTTCAGTCATTTTCTGTACTTCTGCATTAGCACGTGCTTCAGCAATTCTTGCTTTACCTTGAGCTTCAGCTGTCAAAGCATCCTGTTTAGCACGTTCAGCATTAGCAGTACTGACAACTTTCAATTGTTCTGCTTCTTTCTTTTTCGAAATCAAATCATTAATTTTCGAATCGTAGCCAAAATCGTTTACAACAAACTGAAGAATTTCAATCCCATAATGCTTCAGCAATGACTGTTTCTGAACGATAGGGTTTCCTTCATTATCATAAACAATGTTAATGATGCGCTGTTTGAATTTTGTTCCATTTTCATCAGTCGAATCGACAACTTTTGTAGACGTTTTGAAAATACCGTTTTCCAACTGTTTCTTCGCCGCATCTGAAAATTCAGCACGTCTTGCAGAATATGAATCTTCAGCAACCATCAACGTAGCGGCCTGTGATAAAGCTTCAGCTACATTCTTGCGAATCAAATCTTCTTCAACATTCTTGAATGAACCGTAGTCACGATGTAATTCCATCTGCAATTTTTCTAACATTGGCAATTTGTATTTGACGGTACCTTTCACACTAGCAACAGATCCATCATTAAAACGCACAGTCATTCCTGAATCCTCAAAATCAAGGTCTTCAGAAACAGGGTATGTAGTGATTTGCCCGAACCCTTGCCAATACAAACCTGGCGCTGTACGAACAGTAACATTACCAGTAACGGCCGCCTGTTTAATTTGGTAGTTTCCGAAACTGTTTGTTTCAAACAGACCACCAGCCAAACAAACAAAAAGCACCAAACAAATTGCAATCGTCACGATTGTCAAACTTTTAAACGACATTCAAACACCTCAATTAGTTTTTATTTTCACGATCAGCTTTATCAGCCTTTTCAACAACTTTGGACAATTTGATTGCCCAAACAAAACCTAAAACTGCAACAACAGTAAATACAACACCTAAACTTAACAAAAAATTTCTCCTTGAACTGACTTAGTAGTATGCAAAATGTATCACATACAATGTTGTATGTCAATAGATTAAATAACATCTAGCACAACTTTTCCAACATCCTTTCTTTTTATTAATATGGACAACCCATGTGTTTCTAAAAACAAATCATCTTTTTCAAATGTTTTAGAAAATTGTTTTAAATCTTCTCTTGTCACTCGAACTATAATGTAGCCAGATGCATTCGTAGCTCTTTCTTTATCTAAATAAATAGCACCTGCGACAACATACTCATTATTTTCTTTATCAAGTGAAAATGTATGACATGTTTTGACGTAATATTCGTTATCATATAGATTAAATGTTGACTCTTTTTCATTTAAAATTTGATAAATCAGTTCAAGCTTTTTATTCTTGGTATTTACCACCATTTTACATGCTTTCTTTTGCCTACGGTGACGCAAGGGCCGAGAATCACCACATCTGTTTCATCAATATTTTCATTAAACGTTTCTAATAATTCGTTGTTTTCAAAAATTGCTTTGACAGCAACTTGATTGTTGCTAATAAATGTCTTTGCCAAATTAAGATAATCTTCACTTAAAGATGAAACGAAGTCATTAAACTCATTTAAATCTTTTATTGTAACATTGTTTCTTTTAGCGTTTTCTAAAACCATAAAGACACAAGCTTCCAATTCAATTGGTGATGTTTGATAGTTTTTAATATTTTTTTCCATATTTATAAATCGTTTCATTTCTGATACACCATATTCAATTGTTTGCTGAAAATGACAAACTTCGTGTGCTAGAATTGTTTGAAATTTTATTGAATTAATGTATTCTATTAAATCTTCTTTATTATTAAGATTTAAATGTTTTAAATTAATGCACAATTCATACGGATACACTAAAGGATTAAAACTTGCTAAAGTATCATCTTCATCAGTATCAAATTCAAAAATGATATTGATTTTTAACCCTTTAATTGTCCCTGTCAATTGTTGATTTTTTTGGTTCTGCTTTCCTTCAATAATTTTATCTGAACAATTATTTATAATATGTTTTATTGCATAAACGAACATATTTAATAACTTAAAGCAATTATTAAAAGACACAAACTTTAAAGGTCGTGGTGCAAGCATCTCATTCATTAAAATAGATAAATAAATATCATTATAATTTCTCATTTTTTAACCTTTTAAAGCCAAACAATTCAAAATGGATTCTCAAACACTCTTTCAACTCTTCACGTGCAATATTGTTTAAATGCTCTAGGCTATTCAATTGCTCAACACGTTTTAAATGTTCTTTTTCCGATTTACTAATTATTTGTTTTTCTGATAATTCAACTATCATGTAGCACCTTTAAATTTCGTTTAAAGCATTTTCACCAATTTCAATAGGAACTATTTCATCATGAAACTTATTAGTATCCATTTTCTGATACCTAAAATATTTATATAAACGTTCATCAAGATATTTGTTGTTAATCCAAACAATCGCTTCGACAACATTAAATGACGTACTGTATTTTAATGTAACTTCAATACAAGTATAACCTTTTTTCGTTGATGCATTTGCAGCATCAACAGACATAACTTCATAACCATATAAAGGTGTTGCCAATATAAAGTCTTTTACAGATTGCGTCAATTCAGTATCATTGTTTTTCATTTCAACTAAACCTTTTTATATGAGCATTATATATAAAAACAAGTAATTAGTCAACAACAATCCAATCATCCGCGAGGATATCTTCAACTTTAGCTAAACTCATTCCATGATTATTCACTAACAACAAGCCATTTGGCAACAAACCGAACATAATATTCGGTTTACTTTTTCGATATGCTGATTTTCCTGCTTTCAATTCTATTAACACTCGATCAAAAGTAACTGAACGATCTACTATTCCATCTTCAAAAGTTTCATCTTCATAAATTGAGCCAACTGTTTTATAAATATGATCTACGTAACTTGAATGGTTTTCTTCATAAAACTTTTCACACAAGTCTTTACCGTATTTCTTTTCAACAGATGTAATCAAACTATAATCATCAACAATAGTTGTTGTTTCATCAACCCAATTTAAAAGAGCCGGAACAATCTTATTTATTATAAAATTTAGATATGAATCATCATCTGTTATATCAGGATCAAAATAACTAAACTCTTCTAGAAAGATTGGCTTAAGTTTTTCTTTAACTATATTAATAGTTGTTCCTGATTTTTGAAATGATTTAATCTTTTTTAAAACTGTTTCATATAAATCATAATAGTGACCACCATTACCTAAATCAAACAATTCTTTTGTTGACTCTTTAACATAAAAATATTCTGTAGACATTTTAATTCCTTTAAAAACTATTTAAACAAACTTCTCCAATTTCAACTTTTTCAACTTTATAAACAAGCTGATTATAAAGTGCGCTAAAACTGATTTTGATTTCACCCTTGAATTGTTTCTGACACCAACTCACAATTACATGCTTGAACAACAATTTAAACATAAATCTGTCGAATGAACTTAAATTAGTTGTCAACAATGTATATTTGTTTATTTGTAAAACATTTGACAACCTATTATAAAAATCGCTTATTGATGAATATAAAACATTTTCTCTTGATAGATTTGAACAACTAATTTGCACTTTATTTACAATGACATAATTTGTACAATGTTTCCAACTAAAATCAATTACACAAATAGGTAATATAGGTAGCAGTAATGCAAAAGGTTGCCATCCATCTCTGTAAAACAACATTGCGATAGAAGGTAAAATATAAATTACTGTATATACAACTTTTAAAATCATCAAATTTCTTCTAACACTTTAGCGCCGATACCATCATCTGAAACAAAACAGCACAAACAATCAAATACAAATTCATAATTGTACTTTAATTTTGATGCATTATTAAACAACGCATCTTTTTTTATAAACATTGAAAAAGCTTTTTCAATGTTATGTTTGTCTTTTCCATACAATGTAATCTCATAACAATCTTTAAACTGTGGAAGTGATTGAAACTGTTCCATTTGATGCTTTATCCACTCATCAAAATTAAAATCATCTTTTAGTTTTAAAAAATTTATCGCCTTTTCCTTGTGTGAAAAAGGATCGGTATACTTTATTGCAGTTCCTAAAAATTTATTCATGATTTTATTAAAATTTATTCTAGCTGTTTCAATATTCATTTCACAAATCTTCCAAAATAATTTCACCTATAGGTTGTTCATTTATAAATTGTAAATTGCCTTTAGTTGTTGTTTTCAAAATGACTTTAAATTTCATATTGTCAAAACAATTAATACTTTTAAACCAATCTTTATCAACACAAAAAGTTTCAACCGTAAACATATGTTTCTCTGTGTTTTCAACCTTTGCTTTTAAAGTATAATATTCACCAGAATCCATAAAAAATTTTTCTGTATCAAATATTGTCGCTAAATTACACCCGTCAAATTTAATATGAGATTTGCATTTCAAACCCTTTATAGTTTCACAAAAAGCATCAATGTGGGGCCCTGTTATTGTGCCGTCACTATGGTAGAAGAGTAAACTATATGTAAACATAACGGTTATAACTCTACTAAAGGCTTTACAAACCAAATATTAAAATCAGTGCTGAATTTAAATTCAAACAAATGTTCAGTCATTACACGGCAATTGCATTTCTTTAAATCATCTACTCCAATTACATAATTGACATTGTTAACATTAAACCACAATGTCGAGTTTTCTTTGTTTATTGAAACTGAATCGTTGCTAATTTGACTGCCTTCTTTTTTCTTTAGCATATTCATAAAAGATTGAACCAAATCATCAAACACAACAAATTTGGCTTCTTTATTAAACGTATTGACAATGTCAGAACATACACGTACTTTAGCTTCCCAATACATATTTCTCCATTGTTTATATTTATGATTAGGTTCTATGACTTTGTCGCACATGTTTTTCAAGTCTTTAAACAAGTCTTTACACAATTGAAACAATGTCGCATATCTTTTATCGTTTACATTATCATTACAACACTCATCTGCAAACACACACCATAAAAATTTATCAATATTTTCATAACCAACACCTTCCAACAATTTTAAAAAGCTAGATGTGCGTTTGTTACGATCTTTGAAATGCCAAAAAGTCATATGATAACGACAAACGTTTTCAACAAAAGACCAATCAACATCTCCGTAAATAGCCTTTACTTCTTTACGGAAGCCACCATTTTCACTAATAAAATCAGCCCCTAATTCATCATGTTTAGGATGTTTAGGAAATAAAGATTTTTCTGTTAAAGGTTTACCAATATCATGCAGTAATGTTGCAATATAGCAATCGTGCTTAAATTCAGAAGGACAATTAACATTAAGCCATTCCAATGCTTTCACAACATGGCCACCTGTATTTCCTTCAGGATGATATTTTACATTTTCAGGGCATTTAAACAGGTTTTTAATTTCGTCAATCTTCAAAAAAGCATTGAAATTCATATTAGTTCTCCATTAGTTTGTAAAGAAATATTAGCAAAATTAAAATGTAAAGTCAAGCTGATTATCTTAAATATTGTTCTTTATTTAGTTGCAACTTAATATAGGCTAAAACAATGTCTGATTCCAAAATTAATCTCGAAGAATCATATCGTAAATTCGTTCGTTCATTCTTAAATGAAGACGCTATTGAACGTGATTGGGATACTTATGAACCTGAAGGTTTCGATTGTCATGCTGGTGAGTTAATCGAACTAAACGAATTCGCTGATAATGATGCTGATGCAAAACACACAACTTTTCTTGTTGTTAAAGATTTCAACTTAAGAAAAATGTATAAAGACGCATTGTTAAAAGATGCTAAATCACCCTTCTATGGTTTTGTTGAATACCTGGTTGAACAAGGTTATGTCAAAACATATGATAAAATCTTTGAAATTCGCGAGGATGAAGTTCCTTACGTTTTTGAAGTGTGATTGATTACTTCAATAAAATGATAAAGCCGTACAATATGTGCGGCTTTATTTTTGCCCGCATACAAATTTATCGTACGACTTTATGTTCTTAAAATAGATTATTTATAAATTACATAAAGTTATTAAAATGTCACTTTTCAAAACTACAAACATCAGCATCATTAACGCAAATAGCAAAAAAGCAAGACGCATATATAAAGGATCGACACTTGTTTATGTCACTAAAGTTCAGACGACAGAAAACAAAATTTTTAATGCAGCAGGAACATATAGCTTCACTTTACCTAAAGAATTATTATCATTAACAATTACTGTTGTTGGTGGCGGCGGTGGCGGCGATAGTGGGTTAGTTAAAAAAGTTGGTACTTGTAGTGCTGGCGGCGGAGGTGGTTCTTCATACACAAACCCAGATTTATGTACGAACGTAAAACACACTCAAAGATTTAAATCTGGTGATGGATATATAACAATTTCAATGGTTTAGCATTTAAATGTTTGTAAATTTCCACTATTGTCGTATTTGAACAACATTGCAATTTCTTCTTTCATTACATCATTTTTGATATAATGAAAACTGGCAAAAGACTCTAATGCAGTAGCAGGTACTAATTCCATTGCATATTCAACCATTTGTTTGATTGATGTAAACTCTACCTTTTCAGGGATCACAAAATTGTTCAAATCAATAGCATTAACGTAATCAACAGCATCAAGATAAAAATAATTGGCCTTTTCTTTAAATTTACTTTTACACAATTTCATGCTATTTACCTTCATCATCAATATGATAAACCGAACTCTTTATTCAAAACACGCATAACATATGCATTAGGTTTAATCTGTTTGTTATCATCAAAAAAAGCAAACCAATCTTCATTCTTTTTACAATCATTCAGATAACAATTTACATAATCATTAATGACAGTTCCTACAGCACCACTTCGAGAAATTCCTGCAAAACAATTAACATACAACGTTTTGCTGTGATCAATTTTGTCAACAAACTCTTTAATTTGTTTTGCGTGCTTTTCATTAAACAAAATGCCGTCAGTTTCTTTATCTGACATATCATCAAAAACAAGCTTTAAAACATTTTTTGTGTTTACAGGTACACCTTCATAACCCTCCTGTTCACCAATAGAAATGAAATTATTATATTTAAAAAACATATCTTTAAAAGAATACATCTTAATATATTTTCTCGGCACTACGAAAATTCTCATTTTTTCCTCACTTCTTTCGTCAATATATGCTACATTAAAATCAAACGCTTATCAATATGTTTAAATTTCACTTAAGCATGCACACCCAACAGTTTCTATAGACATATCAATGAAATGACGCTTGCAAGATTTGAAAGTTAAAACATCTCCTTTTTGCCAATTGTTAAAACCATCAATCAAAACTTTGAAATAAAACATCTCCTTTTGTTTCAAAAGAGAATATTGTCTTTCAGCAAACAACTTTATATAGTAAAAATCAGAATCCGCCCAAGTATCAACTAAATCAATTGAATATTTAACATCTTTAGTTTCGAGTTTGTACTCACATTCGTTTTCATCTTTAAAAATTTTACCATCTAAAGATTTAACAATTTGCATTGTTTGCGTTTCAAACTTCTCATACACAGTCATTACACGCACTCCAATGTTTGCGCACCTATATCTTTAAATGACACTTCAAGAAAATGAGACTCTTTATTATAGTCAAATAATATTTGATTTTCTTTTGTATCTTCAGTGATTAGCATTAACTCTGCCAATGTGATTTGTATATCTAGTTCAAATCCTGTAAAACCATTTGTTATAGAAACATTTTTAACGGTCAAATATTTTGAATCAATCGCAGCGTCTTTCTCATTCCAATCAACGAAGTTCGAAAACTTTTGACTGACCAAATTCATTAATAATCTCAAATTTTCTGTAATAGGTTCAATCATGACACATACCTAAATAGTTTCTAAAGCTACTTCACCAATATTTTTTAAAGTAACAAAAACACAATGAAAATCAGGTTTAATAATTAAATCGCTTAAATTTGTTTGTTTTGTAATTTGCCTTAATTCATTAATAGGGACAACAATCGAAAAATTAAACTCTTTATTATCAAAAGTTGCCTTTAATTCAATGCTTACGTTGTCACTGTCACTAAAATAAAAGACATTTAACATTTCACGTTCTTGACTTGCTTTGTGATGATCCCGCCACCAATTTCCTTGTGTAGCTCGATTTTGTTTACTTAACACACGAACAACATCAGTGTTTTCAACTGCGATAGACATGAAACATCTAACGTACAGTCCTTTAAACAAATTACGCAACTTTGTCACTTGCTTCATTTCTTCTTTTGCCAAAACCAATTGCATCACATCACACCTTACCTATCAAATATAGTTATATACTATATCGAAAATAAAACATTGTCAACAACTATTTTATTTTTAAAATAGAAACTGAATCTAAATAAAATGTTAATTTACCATCACGTGTATTAAAAGTTATTCTGTTTGTATAAATAGGTTCGATCACATCAGAATCTTTTAGCCAAACATAACCTCGCCAATATTTTTTTGTTTTTGTGACATCATCAAGTTTATAGCCAATACCTGCAATACACACTTTAGAGCGCTTATATGATGCTAGCTCGATTAAACCATTACGTGTCCAGAAATCTTTTGTGTTTTTAATTCGTTTGTAATCATCAATTAATTTGTAATAAACATCTTTTAACATTAGCGTATCAATTAATGAATCATGTTTATTATCACGTAAATTCGTCAAACCATAATAATTCACTAATGCATTCAAGTTATGTTTTACATGTTTATGTTGACTATTCAAAACATCGTATGACAAACGCAAAGTGTCTAAAATTTTCCAATTAACTGTTTTATCACAACATGCAAATTCTTTGTTCAATACACTCATGTCATAATTAGCATTATGAAATACAACAATATCGTCACCAACGAATTGAATAATCTCATCTGCTAATTCTTTAAATGTTTTATACTTTGACAATGTTTCTAAAGTAAATCCGTTAACATTACTAGCTTCAGGTGATACTTCTTTTTCAGGGTTAATTAATTCCGACAATGTTTCTATTACATTACCTTTACAATCAACCTTAATCATTGCAATTGAACAAATTTTAGGATCTGTTAAATCTGTTGTTTCTGTATCTGCAAAAATCATTAAGCACCTAGCATCAATTAGTTTATTATTGTTTATAGTATCAAAAACAAAAATTTTTTACAAAAGGAATACGTGTTGCTAAAACTAAATTGTCACTATCATTATAAAAATTTAGTTTTAAATATTTAGATTGGAAACAAGAATGACAACAATGACAAACTTTTGTAACAACATATAATGCTTCTGAATCTTTGTAATAGTTAAAGTTTGGTGATTCGCATGACAAACATAAATGATTCTTTCCTAAATGCTGTGCAATAAAATCATCAATACAGTATTTGTGCTTTTGAATTAAAGGATAGGTAACAGGAACGTTCTTTTTATTTTGAATCTTAAAGCTTGTTGATACTACACTTTTAAATTCTTCTTGAAAAGAAACAGCATCATCATTCATTACATACCCAATCTGAATTTCTTTTAAGTTTTTCAAGACGCCATCAGATAGATATGTCAAATTATTATGAATCATCAACTGTTGTGTACACTGCTTTCCACACATTCCTTCTTGTAGGCCAAACAACCCAAACCAAATAGGCTTTAATAATTTATTGCCAAACCTTTTCTTCAAAACAGATAAATTAATTGCTTTAATTATATCATCTTGTGCAAAATTAAAGATGATTGGTTTCACTGTTTCACCATTCAACAACGCTTTAAGCATTAAAACAGTTGAATCATAACCGCCGCTATAAACTATTCCAATTGAATCTTGTTTTATATCATAAGGAAAAGTATCAGGTTCAATAACAACTTTAGCTTCTTTTAAACAATACCTCTTAACAAAACTATCTTCATCTTCTTTAGACGTAGTTTTAATTCCTGATATTGAATGTGTTTCAAGTCTACTCCAATCAAATTTATCATAATCAAAAATGTTAATAGTTTCTAATTCATCAGACATTATTAATTCTCCGATAATAAATATTTGATAGTTTCAACTTTATTGATGAATTTTTCTTTATCTAGTAAAGATTCACATGCTCGTAAAGTTGCGTTTGTATTTTCAGGCTGTGCAATAGGATCAGCTTCTGTAATGCCAATCAATCTATTCTTTTTATCAACCAAATTAAATACATAAGGACCATTTTCCGTAACACTTAAGGCGTTGTCTGTTGCTAAATAACTTCCAAACACTTGTGTCATCACATACTTAAATTGATATAATTTCTCTTTATTTCTAATCAAAATAGATAACAAATCTAAATACTGATTTCCACGTGATAAGCACTCTTTCGTTGATTCAACATATTCTCTACTAAACAAAATACCAGTATCATATTGTGTTACAAACGCGTGTGCTGTACCTATAACATAATCATACAGCGCATAATCACGCGGTAGCATAAACAACTCTTGCACTGCATCCAATACAAACACAGATTGAATATGCCTCAAATCTAAATCACGTTTTAAATCTTTCATAATATCATTAAACGTAATTTGACAATCACCTACAGACAATGCTATGCTATAAACAAAAACCCTTTTAAAATTACGAATTTGTTCTGATTTCTTGTAAAAGTCTTCAATAACTTTACCGTTGCAACATATGTACAATACATTCTTGCATTTCTCAAGATTCTTTTTAACTGACGGATGCTCGCTCATTGTAGTAATGACTAATGTATCATCATCTACAAATTGTTGAAATAACCAATCAATAATATTTGTCGCACACGTGTCAAAATGAACATTATAATTAAATGTACGTACAGGAAGCATAGACAATGCTTTTTCTTTTACATAATCATAAAAGTACTCAACATCTTTTGTTTCAAAATCTGTTTCATATGATTTTAATAGCTTCATCTCTTCATTAGAGATATCAAACTGCCGAAACCACCAATCAATTAGTTTATTATTTGACATTAGTCTTTTTCTTTCAAATACTGCAAGTAAATCATTCGCAAGTCTTTTTCTTCTACAGTTCCAGCTTTATAAATTTCATTAAATTCTTGTCTTGTAATTTCAGACCACAAATAACCGTTAAAAGCTAAAGCTGCATCCGCTTCGTCACTCCAATGACCAGCTTTTTGAATCATACTTGATGCATCACTCCATAAATCTTTTGACGACGAATTCTTTTCTTCAACAAGCTTATAGTCGACAAATTTGTAAAGTTTCGCTTCTTCTTTGGATACAATAAATTCAACACGTTGACAACTATTGCGTTTTTTAATATACCCACCAAACCAATAAAAATGTCTCATTTGTTTCTCTTATATTCAAAAATTTCAAAAAACATTTCTTTAAAGAAATAAACTAAAGGCGCAAGGACAATCATCGCAAAAATGTCATCAAATGACAACCTTTTGTAGCACATAAATAAAAAAGTAGCATCAATTACAGTGACTATTAAAATATAAAATAAAAATTTATATTTATTTGTCTCAACCAATCTCTCTTGAAATTTTATTAGATAAACAGTTAAATAAATACAAGACAATAAACAGGCCGCTAACAAAAAATTAGGCACATTCCAAATTCGAGCATAATCAGGTGACAATGCTAAAATATCATAATCCATTCAGTTCAACCTTTCATTTCGAAATCATTGAACTTAAGTTATCATAAAACACAAACTTTTTCAAGAAATTTGTTTATGCCTTCATTGGGTAAAACCTTAAAATAGTGGGTGCGGTTCCACGAATCGATATTACATCGCCAACAGAAACCCATGCATAACCGTTACCACCACATGAGCCTGAATCCCCTAAATCGTACATTCTTGCTACTTCTATATTGTTTACTAAAAGCCAAGTGTCTCTATTTGAGGAGACTTGTCAGCACCAAACTAAACCACGTTGTGTACACGTGTATGGCGCTGTAATTGCAAAACCTTTTGAATAATCCGGCATAAACATGTTGAGATTTATCTCTTTACCGGAGAGTCGAGTACTTCCTTTAAAAATTGGCATGTAAAATTTCCTTCTAATTAAAACTCTTACACTCAAGAACATCGAGTCGTACGAGTAGTTTTATAAAATTTACAAGTCAAATTGTTCGTACGACTTAAAGTTCTTTAACTATCATTAGTCATAAGAGGTGCAAAATGTCGAGTTTTACAATTAAACAAACAACAGTAAACCAATTACCACAAACTTTACTAAATAAACAAGACATTGGTGATTATGCTACTAATGATAGCGTTGATGATAAATTACAACTCAATTTGTTGAACTATACGACGAACCGAATTCTTGAAATTCCGCAAAATATTAAAGTCGAGCTGGATGATAATAAACAGTTAGTTCTAAAGGCAGGTTCAAAAATCTGGTACCCTGATGGGTTTGAAGCTGATGGTGTTACACCAAAATTTTCTTCTATCATCACACAAGATACAATTACAGATTTAAGATATGGTGTTGGCCGCTCTGGAGTTATAGTTGTGTATTCTTTTAATGAAAAAGATCATATTGAATGGAGTGTAGCCGCGAACTTTTTTTCAGGGACTACACAACCAACAGATAACTGGTATATATGGTATGATACAACAGAAAATCGCATTAAATTACATAATGGCATTGATGGTTATGACACAAATGTAACTTTTCCATTTTGTATAGCGACAGAGGATTCTCCTTCAGCTTCGGGCTTAACCGATGGCGGTCTTAAATCAATCGACCAAGTGTTTAATGGATTTGGATATATTGGTTCGACAGCATTTGCTTTACCAGGTGTAAAATACCAATTTGCTGATGGTAGAAATTCAGATGGTACATTTAAATCAATAACAAAAACATTCGATAAAGTTGCAACCACACAATACGGTTACAACGTTAAAGATCCAGATAGGCAACCTTTATCCATTCATGAATCCGGTGCATTAATCCGAACAGCTAGATATTTTATTCAAAACAGTCAACCTGTCTATACTGATTCTGTATGGTACAAACCAGAAACAAACGAAACATTTAGAAGCAATGGTTCAGGTGTTTGGTCAAATTCAAAAGAGATTATAATTGCAACAAACATTGCAACAAATGCAAATTTTAAAATAACATCCTTTGAACCAGAAATTGCTTCATCTATAAATATCTATGCACGTTCAGATATATCTGGCATGACAATGCCATCAGGAAAATCTATTCACTTAACTTTAGGTTCAAATGGGACGACTTATTTAGCACCTGCAAACGGGTGGTTCATTGGTAATTTTATATGTTCAAAAGAAGGTTCATGGTTTGTACTGGAAATGAGGGCGAAGCATACAAAATCTTTTAGTTGTGCTAAAGGAAACAATACTGAAGTTTGTGCAATGCTGCCTGTTTTAGAAGGTGATTCTATAATTTTGGGAATAGATTCTTCAGCAACTTTTACTACTGATACAACAAGACAAGGTTTTTATTTTATTTACGCAAACGGTGAAGATTAAGTTTATTCAGCACACTGATTTTAGTTCTTTGTTTTATAAAAAAATAAAGACACTAAACAAATGCTAGATGAATTCTCTGAAGTTGAACTTGATTGGGAACTTTTTGAAAAGGTTAAGCAACAACGTTTAGCACGTTTTCCTCGATTTTATCAATTAGTTAATGAAAACGTGGAAGAATATATTGCTGACAGACCTTTTGTTTCGCAACGATTAAAACTATCATATGCTTTTATTGACGACTGTGTCAACGAATTAAGAAAGCTTCAAGAAAAAGTTCGTAAATGTAACATTCAATCTTTTGATGTTTTCGTTAACAAAGTGCCACAATATAACTTCTTCTGTAGAAATGCTAAAGAATATGAAAATCATCTGCAAAACAATGACGTCCTACCGATTCTATGCAACATTGTTTTCAAAAGAATACCTGGAAAAAGCAACTACTTTGGGGTTACCTACGATCTAAAAGATAAAATAGTTATATCAATTAATGAATTTGTTGAAGCTTGGAGCTTCGAAGATTGGGGTGAACAAGCTGGACTAACTGAACAACAAATTATTGATAAGAAACCAGTTGACTATATTGAAGCCATGATTAAAAGAATTCAATACGAAGGGTTTCATAATCATAAATATGTTCATGAGTTTCAACATGTTATGCAAATTTTGCACAATAAATGCAGTAACGATAAATATGATCTGAATAGTGATGCGAGCATATCAACGTCTGAAAATCCTGAACATTACTACAACTGTGTCACTGAAAAAGAAGCATTCTTGATATCTTATATTTATGGTATGCGGCAGATGGATACAAATTTTAACTCATATGAAGAAGTTTGTAAAAATTGCAAAGCATTAATGAAATCTGATTATATTGATGAAAAATATTTTTGGATTTTTGATAAATGTTTAAAGAAATTGTTTAATTTTAATGAGTCATGCAACAACAAATTAGACGATGATCTTTTACAAATAATAAATAAACTTGATATCGAAAACAAAAATATTGTTTTAAAAAGAACAAAAGAAATTTTAGCAATGTCAAAAGAAGATAAACAAAAAACATTTAATACATTTTTAAAACGAGGGTTCAAATAAACAAAAAGACGATGACACAACCATCAAACAATCAATGATTCTGTCATCGTCTTTTTGTTTTTTCCAATCAAACTTCTTTAATCTCTTTTTCTTATTTGGAACTACACGCTGCCTATATTTGTTTGTCATTAGATCTTTAGCAATAAAATCTCTGTGAATTACTTTTTGCTTTTTCTTTTTACTCATTTTATTTTCCTCACATATGAAAAATTCCTCGATCTATAACCAAAACAGCCACAAATCGAGGAATAGTTAAAATGGTTTCGGGAGCTGGACTTGAACCAACCTTAGCACAGTCAAAGTGTGCTGACCTACCTTTAGTCGATCCCGAAAGTAATTGTCACGAGCATTGAGAGGACAGTAAAATTATCACCGTTTCAACAGGGGTGCTATGCAAAAACTCTCTTCACGAAGATTTAACTTGCATTATAAACAAGCATTTTACTAGCTCTCTCAATGCTCGATTTTTCATAAGGAGTAGAGAACTCACCCGTTGAGGACAATGAACAAACGTCAAACAAGATGTTTGCCATATGTCGTTGAGTTACAACTTTCACTCTTGAGAAAGTTGTAACTTCAGCCTTCACTCATTGGCTGGCAACAACCCGAAAGGAAAGAAAAGGTTGTTGCAAATTCACAATTTGGTGCACCTGACTTGACTCGAACAAGCACGAAATTTCTTTCACAAGCACCTCAAGCTTGCGTGTCTACCAATTCCACCACAAGTGCATGTCTTCAGTTTTAGCAACAGCAGAACTGACAAGAGCTTTACAAACGCAATATGGAAAGCGTAGTTGCATCGAACAGTAAAAAGATATAATTGGCTCCGCGAGTAGGATTCGAACCTACAACCAATCGGTTAACAGCCGATTGCTCTACCATTGAGCTATCACGGAAGAATTGGTCGGGATTGAGTGACTTGAACACTCGAACTTCTGCTCCCAAGGCAGACGCGCTACCAGACTGCGCTAAACCCCGTTAAATTTGGCGGGTGGTGTGCGATTCGAACGCACGGAACATATTCCTATGTTCGACGGTTTTCAAGACCGTTGTATTCAACCACTCTACCAACCACCCGAATGGTGCCCTCTGCCAGACTTGAACTGGCACGCAAATAAATTGCAAGAGATTTTAAGTCTCTTATGTCTACCGATTCCATCAAGAGGGCATTTGTTTGTCATTTAGTTTCACTTAAGTAAACGATCTACGACAATTGTTAAAAACTTAAGCTACTCACATTCAAAACCACGTGAAGGTAAACAAACGAATTGAACTGTTTTGCATTTATCAAAATTAGAGATGATGAGAATTTTGAAAGGAAGGTTTAACGAGCGAGTAAAATTAAACCCTGCAAAACACCTAAACAACTGGTGCCGATGCTCGGATTCGAACCAAGAACCTACTGATTACAAATCAGTTGCACTACCGTTGTGCTACATCGGCTTAACCGTGTATTGTTTTGCTACGCTGGTACAACACACAAAACCTTTGACAGCATTCAATTAAGAATGTCATAAAGTAAAGCTTGTCGCACTTTACATGAAGATCATCAGTCTAGCGGAACTTCTATCATATCAGCAAGTATCATTTCTGGTCGGTATATGGGCAACGACAAACCCACAAACGATTCTACAGCGTTTGTACTGCTTATTGCTTTTGTCAGGTGAACAAGAAACCTGCAAGAAACAATCTTGATGCCTAAATTTTGATGACAGGTTTTAGGAACCTAATAGATAAATATATTTCAATTTATCTAATTGCCAGGTTTTTGACAGGTACTGACTATCGCGAATTACCTGAAACAATATCATCTTTCGACAATATTGTTACCTACGCGGAATTCAGAATTGAACTGACTCTTTTCAATAAAGAGAGACCTATAAATCTTTCCGCTATGAGAAATAGGAAGTTTTTAACACCAAAACTTTCCTAAAAACGGCTAAACAAATAGCTTGCAATAGTCTCAAACTGCTATAACAAATATGTTTTCCCGCATTATCGTACGCTAAATTTGGGATTACAACGGTTTAAAACTAACATCAAAAGCAACAAAAGATGCAGAAATTTCATCAATTGTTACATAGCTGAACTTTTGTTTCGCAACAGTTTACAATCAATGCTTCGCTCTTGAAAATAAACAGTAGAAGGTTGCTACTTATCCTTCAAACCACGTAAAGGTTTTCAGCTTGATGAAGGAGGGTTTGCATATAAAATTTTGTTTATACACAAACCTTTAAAAGCACGCTTTTCATTGATAGAACAAATTTTAGTTTCCGGCCAGAATTTATGCTTATGCTAAATAGCTAAATAGCACGGTTTACTTCTGGTTACTTGTCCACCAAACCACGTAGAGGTATTTGTTCACTTGGTGGTTCTTATTTACAATGTTTAACATCTCGTCTTGCTATATTCTTTATAGCAAATTAAGAACTGAATGTCAAGAACTTTTTTATCATAATTTCCAAAAAGTTTGGTGGGTAGGGGTTGATTCGAACAACCGTACGCTTTCGCGGGCAGATTTACAGTCTGCTGCCATTAACCACTCGGCCACCTACCCAAAAGTTATCATCAAAAATTCTTAATAATAACTTCTTTACCTTTTCTTTTTGATGCATCACTGTTTACTGAACGACGCACATCAACAGGGATTATATTATACTGTTCGTACATTTCATGGACCAATTGCACATCGTTATTACTCAACACAACAAAAGCGCCGATTTTATCCAATGAACAAAACAGACTTGCTAAACGTTTATGGTCGTTTAGAGTAAACCCATCTTTTGTATAATCAGTAAAGTTTGCCGTCTTGCTTTCAGGAACATATGGAGAATCGAAATAAACGAAATCACCTTTTTTCACATCATTGCAAGCATCCTCAAAATCACCTTCACGAATATCAATATTATTCAAATTTAAATAATTACTGATGTTTCGCAAATTACATTCATCAATTGAAACGCCATCAACTTTATTGTTATACGGAACGTTAAACAACCCTTTTGAATTGACCCTATACAACCCATTAAAACAATGTTTATTAAGCCAAATCATTAAAGATGCACATTCAGCATCTAACTCTTTTGAGTTGATTTTTGAATTATAACGGTCACGAATTTCTAGATAATAATCTTCATCACAAATTTTACCGTCTAGAGTATTCACCGTTTTTATAACGTCTTCAATGTTTATTTTTAATTGATTATAAACATTTATTAACTGACTATTTGTATCGTTAATAACAGCATCTTTAGGTTGAATATTAAACAACAAGGCCCCGCCACCGATAAAAGGTTCGTAATAACGATTATAGTCTTTAGGCATACAAGATCTTAATTTCTCAAGAAGTTGTTTTTTACCACCAACCCATTTTACAAAAGGTTTCGTTAAATATTGCATGTCTACCCAACTTTCAAAATGCAAATTAAAATTGGTACCCCCGCACAGATTCGAACTGTGATTTCGCAGATATCAGCTGCTCGCCCGGGTATAAGCCGAGTGTCCTAACCGTTGAACGACAGGGGCATAATCTGTATCTTCTACAGAAACTTTTGGCGGATACAGCAAGATTCGAACTTGCGGAACAACTTTCATTGTTCGACGGTTTAGCAAACCGCTGTTTTAGACCACTCAACCATGTATCCAAGAAATGAGTGGTGTAACTGTTTTAACAATCACACCACTCACACTTTCGCGACTACTTTTAAGAGAGTAAATTATGTCAAACATTAGCTTCGTTTACAAATGTAAACTACTAGAGCTTCTTCGCCACGTCAAGGCTGTTTTATGAAGAAGAAAGGAAATTGGCTTCACTGTTTAGAGAGGATGAATTTGGAGATGAGATAACATTGCTAAACAGTTACTAGACCATACAACCACGATGAGGTTTTCCTTAAGTATGGAAATCATATTCACTATTTTTAAAATCTCAATATCAAGTTCATCACCTGACAAAAACTAAATTATCAAAATCAGTTATGAATGTCAAGAACTTTTTTAAGTGATGTTGAAAATTTTATTTTTACAGCTTTATCACAATATTCTTCACTAAATTTAATTAGGCAATAGTCTAAAGATTGTTTGGGGTGAAAACTGCTAAACCACCAAACATTGGAACAATTAGGCATTAAGACTTTAAAGTGTTTCTTCTTTCAGTTATCAGGTATCGGATTAACGTACCGACCATTGGATCCGGGGAAAGTCAAACAGTAAGACATCAGATCCACGCTGCGATTTAATTGCTTAAATCTTCACCCACAAAAGAACCTGTTTCCTGTAGTGGCCTTTATAACCTCTACAAACCCCAATCTTTCACCGTTCTCTAAAACGATTGCATTACAGGGCTGAAACTCCCACTATATAATTATTTAGACACCGAATTTAGTAGGCCATTAGGTGATCCCAGCATTGCTAAATTTGTTATTGAGATTTCGATTTACTACCTTAATTTTGAAGTTATCGTTTATTCTTCAAACCGTAACACACTTGTTTCAAAATTATTCAATAATAAAATAAATTTTTAATAGCAACACTTTACTTGTTTTTATCGTCAACAGGAAAACAGCGGAAAGAAACCTGCACTGAGCCTCATGCTAGTAAACACCTACACACAACATGATGGTTTTATCAGTTCACTATCTTAAATAAATTTTTTTCTATTTTCTCCTTTTTAATTATATTTATTTGGTTTGGTATGTTTTCTTAAAAAGAAAGGAAAGCTTTTGAAATTTGAATTTGAACTTCGAACTTCAGTAATTCAACTTTTTTGAATTGAATTGATTGCAATTGCAATCGCGCTGACTCACTTCTTTCTAATTCTTATTAATTCTTATTAGCCATGTCTAAAATACTTTGAACAATTTGTTTTCTGGTATTTCCTAAACTATTTTCTAGCATTTGTGTAAACTGTTCCAATTCTTCAAAAGTAGTCGAATATAAAGGTTCGGATTGTAAATTGATTAAATCTATTTGCCATCTTGTTTCCGAGGCTTCTTTCAATTCAAAATCTTTATTGTATTTGATTAGCGTATCTAAAATTAATTTTTCATCATTACAAAACTGTAATAAATTCTTTTTTGTTTCTAATTTATCTTTGAAATTCTCATATGCCCTTTTTAAATCTTCTTCAGTGTTAAAGTGTTTATCTTCGTTAGAAGATAATAACTGAACCATCAATTCTTTTGTAAATGAATTAAATTATTAAATTCTGAACGCATTGTTTTATCATTAAACATTTTAAATTCCTCTGTTGATAAACCATTTTCAAACAAAAAATGAAAGTATTCGTGCAAAATTGATACTGATATCAATTCATTTTCTTTTATTAATTGCTTAATTAAGTTAATGCCTTCTTCTATTGTTTCCGGTACTTTGTTACAGTAATGAAATAAAGGTATTGTTATAAGGTCATGGTACATTATTTGGTTAAAGTTTCCAGAAATACCGTTTATATTTTTATTAAAATTAAAGGATAACGTTGGCTGCTTGTTATTTATTTGTACAACAATCGATTGAAAAGAGACAAAATTATTTAAGATATTTTGACTATTAAATTTGAAATAGTTGGCATTATCCAATTGCTTTAGATTGGCAACATAAAAAGTAGACGCTATTGCATAATCTTTATAGAAAGATTCTTCTAAACACATCATTCTTTTATAATTTGGCGTAGACCATCTTCTTTTAAATCTATTTAAAGTATCGCTCATCAGAAATTTTTACTCTTTATCATTTCTTTAATTTCTTGAAAGATCTGTTCTCTAGTCTTTCCTAAATTCTTTTCTAGTGTTTGAGTAAACTTTTCCAAATCGTCAAGTGTTGTTGTATATAAAGGTTTGGTACGTCGTAACGTTAACATATCAATTTCGGCTCTTATATCAAAAGATTCTTTCAACTCATAACTTTTATTGTATTGAAACAATGTATCTAGAATCAATTTCTCATCATTGCAAATTTGCAGCAAATTCTTCTTTGTTTCAATAGTATCTTCAAATTCGTGATAGGCTTTCTTTAAATCACCTTCTTTTGAAAAGAATTTATTGTCATTTGATGCCAATAATTGAATCATTAACTCTTTTGTATATGAATTAAATTCAGATTCTTTAGTATTGTTGTTAAGCATTTGAAACTCCTCTGTTGACAAACCGTTCTCAAACAAAAAATGAAAGTATTCATGCAAAATTGACATTAAAACTGTTAAATCAGTATTAATTGCTTTTTTCACAAAAGCAACACCTTCACTTATTGTATTAGGAATTTTATTAAACAATCTAAATACAGCAATAGTTATGATTCCAGGAAATTTAAATTGCATAAAGTTTCCAGAAATTTCTTTTATGTTTTTATTAAAACTGAACGATATAGAAGGTTGCTTATCATTTATTTTTAAATATATTGCATTCAATTCTTTAAAGAAATTGTTCTTTATAACACTATCTTCTTCATTCTTAAATGAAGTGTAGTCATCCAACAAACCAATTACAGTTTTATAATATGTTAAAGCTGCAATATAATCTTTATAAAAAGACTCTTCTAAACACATCATTCTTTTATAATTTGGTGTAGACCAACGTTTGATAAATTTGTTTAAAGTATCATTCATCAGAAATTTTCACTTTTTATCATTTCTTTAATTTCTTGAACAATTTGTTTTCTAGTCTTTCCTAAATTCTTTTCTAGTGTTTGAGTAAAACGTTCCAATTCCTCAAAAGTAGTTGAGTATAAAGGTTCAGGCTGTAAATTTATGTTTATCAAATCTTTATTTATTTTCCAATTTCGCCAACTCTTTTCAAAAGATTCTTTCAATTCAAAATCTATATTATACTTGTTTAAACTATCATTAATTATCTTTTGCTTTTTATAATTTCTTTATGACATAAAATCTTTATTAAAGAAATTTTTATAACGCTCTAAAAGCCATTCATTATTAAACTTTTTTTCAGAATCAACTTTCCTTAAATCACGTTCAGCTTTAACAAATTCAAGCATATCTTTTGAATCTAACTCAACAGAAAAATCTAAGCATTCTCTCAAATGCTTTACATATTGTTTGGTCAAATTTTCTAGATATGCTGTTTTTAAATTTTCAAACTCAATAGCCGCATAATATTTTTCTAACAACTTTTCTTTTTCTGACTGCGTGCAAGTTTTCATTTCAATTAAAACTTGTTTTTGTTCTTCAGTTAAGCTGAAAGCTTCTTTATAACTATAACTGTCGTCAATCTGTGCTAAAGCATACCGTAAAACTTTTTCTTCGATATCAGTATCAGCCATAAATCACCTATTAGAAAAAAAGTAAATCACACGACATGTATAAACACACCGTGTGATTCGATTGTTATTTATTATTATTCTTTACACAAAAGTCATAATGTTGCTTTTGGCATAAAGCTTCAATAGCTTCATTTTTACCTAAACTATAAAAACCGAATAGACAAGCAATCAATAACATTGTCGCAACAATGAACAATGCAAGACTTTTTAGTTCAGACTCATGTACGCAAGGAAATTCGTGTGTCATATTATTCTTCATTCAATCGGTTAAAGATTGTTTTAAAGAACCGTTTAACAGCGCACTCTTTTTCAACAGGTTTGATTACATGAATAGAAGTTGTCTCACAAAACATTTTATCAACAGCTTCTTCGATAGATTTTTTAGAAGCTTTCTTAAAACGAGACACTTTAGTTTTCAACAACTGTGAAGGTAGCTTCCCTGTACCTTGATAATTTGTACACATACGAACTGCATAATCATCACGGTTGATGTTCGACTGAATACAACATAACTCACCATGTTTTTTAACAGCTTTAATTTCTTCATCTTCGAAACCGTTTTTAATGGCTTCAGCAATGACTTTTTTGATTTCAGCCTCTACCATCTTTGTATCTTTATCCGTGATACAAACAACTAGTGGCGTGACAATATCTTTAATAGATGGGACATTTGCAATCCCAATATAGTAACACAACCCTAATTCTTCACGAATACGCTTAACTAAACGACTTGCCAACCCGCCAGCTAAAACAGCTTTTGCAAGGATGCTTGCAACGCCACCAATAGAGTTTGAAGTATATGAAGAACCACCAATCATAATTGTATTCTGTTTGGTTTCTTTATCTTCAATAACAACAGTATCAGCACCTAAATTTAACTGTACAGACGCACGTTCGTATACAACATTATTATTTGAGAATTTCTTTGTAAATTCTTCAACAATATTGCGCACTTCATTAAAAGGTGTTTTACCTGAATATGCAATAATGCAATTAGCGGGTGTATAATGATTATGCATAAATGAACGCAAGTCATCAGATGTAATCGCATTAACATCTTTCCAATACCCAATAACAGGCCTTGCAAAAGGCGTATCTTTAAACAGTACACTTACACCATGTTGTTGCGCACGTTCCTGTGGACTATTTTCAAACATAATGATTTCTTGATGAATTACACCTTTTTCTAAAGCCAAATCTTTTTCATCGAAACGTGGTTCAGTTAACATTTCACCAAACAAATTGATAACTTCTTTTGTATCATCGTTATGAAATGTACCATGATAACAAGTGGCATCAAAACAAGTAAAAGCATTAGACTCAACCCCCAACTTATCCATTAAGTTAAGAAATTCAGCGGCTGTTTTTGTTTTCGTACCTTTAAACATCATATGTTCAAGACAATGTGCAATACCTTTCTTTTCATTTGCCAATTCGTCAATAGAACCAACATCAAACAAAACAGCAAACGATGAAAGATCGTCTTCTTGCTGATTATACAAAAACGTTGCACCGCTAGACAGTTTACAAACTTTATCAACCATAATTTCTTAACCTTTCTTTTTCAACTCAACTTCTTCCAACAAAACACCATTACATTCAAGTTCGTAATTCAGTTTTGCCAATAAAGACTTAAATGCTAAATCTTTATCAAACCTATTATCACATTGACATTCTTTTGTCAACTCAATTGCTTCTTTTAATGCATCAAAACATCCTGTATAATATCCAACCAACGAATCAACGTTGTCTTTATTTTTGCAAGTGAAACAATTACATTCGTGCGTTTCTGTTTTATCTGTAAACATTTAAGACCTATTAGTTATTTGTTATTGTAAAAGAAACAATCAGGTTTCTTCAATTCACGTTCACCTTTTACTATAACATAAATTGCACCAATTACAACCTCAAAAGCCACTTCAAACAGAAAAGACAAAAGAATTGCTGTTGTATTCTCAATTACGTTGTAGCCAAAAGCTGAAAACAAAAAACCTATAAATGCACAAAAAATCGTTATCATATTTTTCCTTTCATTTAATTTACAACAACTTTATACTAAACGCAAATCAATGTCAATAAATATTTTATAAAAATAAAGGCAAGGAATTAAACTCTTGCCTTTATCAACTATTTCATATTTTCTACGAATTCAATTACTTTAGGAATGTTAATATGCCACCCACCAATCAAATCTTTATAGATTAATGTATTGCAATTATCAACTTCAGCATTTACATTAATCAACTCATTGGTTTGAATAGTTTGACCTTCCTGTAAAGCAATCAATTGTTTTGCACGTAGATAAATTTGTTTAGCGAACACTTGTTGTTCATTTGTTAAGCCGTTTACACAATCAAAACTTCTATCAAACAAACCTGTCGACCTAAACTTCTTCCACATCAAATAATATTTTGTTTTTACTTTTACCCTGACCACTTTTCCATTAAAGTCACAGCCTTCCAAAACAAAACCTTCAACATGTTCTTTTGAATTACATAAACCATAAATTGTTGATTTTAAATTTGATGTTTCACAAATCTTTCCCTTGATCTTTAAACCAATTAAATCATGCAATTGTTTTAACGCGTCATATGAAATTGTTTCTTCTTTAAACGTATTAACAAAAGCTTCAAGCATAAACAATTCACAACTATCATATTTAATGATATGCGGATCGTTTATAGGATCAACAACCTCAACAACTAAAGAATATGCATTACCACCATGTTTATCTATATCTTTCAGTAACCACTTTTTTAAATTATCTTTTTGTTCATCCGACAATTTATCATTAAAGATACGTTTTAAATTTAAAGCATACTCTTTATCAGTACGACTTTTAGATGCAAAAATAAATTCGTTATTACGAACATCAACAGAAATGATTCCTAAATAACCATTTTCCTTTTTATAAACGTTTGTAATACCTTGCCAATTCTTAACAACCCAATCTAGACTAGAAGTCTTTACTTCATTGAGATTGAAAAATTTGTTAAACGAACGACATGCCACTTTATCAGTATCATCATATACAAACAACCCTCTTGCTGTACATGTCAAGTTGTTCCACTTTTTGTCATAAAAAGCATCACGGTTAAAATTATACGAACTGATACCGTCAGGATTTTGAGATTTACGAATTAAAGATGAATACTTAAACTCATTAACAATCTTCGAATCATCATTCAATTGTTTGAACACGGTATTCTTGATAGTATGTATATGACATTCACCTTTATTATTAATTTGAAGAATTCGTAATTCACCACCAAATTCAATACCACCTTCTAGATTAAAGCAATGCTCATTTACTTGAACAGGTTCGTTATTTACATTTCGATGGCCATGTACTTGATAAATGTTGTCATTCTCAATAGAGACATTAAACAAAAACTCATCGTCGACTTGATGCGCCATTTGATATGTACCGTGACCTTTTACGTATTCATCACTATTCAATTTCAAGGACGGTAAACAACTAATACCACCATGTGATACACAAAACACTTTATTACGAAATGTGAAGTAAATCATATCATCTTGATCCCGAACAAACTTTTTCAGTTCAATAGGATCAAAATCTTTCAACTGTTCAAGTGTATTATAGTATTCCGGATATCGAATAGAATCTTTATCACGTTCAGCTATTTGCAACAAACGACGTGAATGATTTCCTTTTAAAAATTTAAAGTTAAAATCTTTACGATGTTGTAAAAGAAAACCAAATAACTCTTTATGTTGAATACCTCTATCTTCATAATCACCACAGAAGATATATTTAGTTTTATCATTAACAGGATGCTTATCAAACCACTGCTTTAAAGGTTCATAACAACCGTGTAAATCACCGAAGATTACAATGTTATCATACTTTTCGTTATAATCAACAGGTTCCAGACATTCATTAAACATCTTTATAATACGATCTTTATCTGTATAATCAACCCATTTAGAAACCTTTTCGGTATTTTCATTCATGCGTTTGATGATATATTCGCCAACATAACGACATGTACCTTTACGCAACATATCATTGTTTATAGCTTGTTCAACATTCACATTAAAATCAAGCACTATACAACGCACATTATTATTCATACAAAAGCTTTTATAGCAGTTGATAGATTTTTCCGTCAAATGTGTTGCATCAACAATAGTTGTCATGCCGTTCGTTAAACGACGTTCAACTAAAGAATGAATGAGTTCCCAAACGTCTTTATCATTCTTTTGTGAAATACCTCTATCTTTATAACATGCGGCAAACGGGATAGATGGCGTTGCAAACAATAAACGAACATTATCAGAAGAAATAGTATAATCTTCTAATTTGTTTTCTTTTACCCAATAACTTTTGCCAGACCCGGGAAGTCCTCGAAGCAAGATTAAATATTTCATTAGCGTACTTTCAAACCATTTGATCCTATAACTACATTATCACAATTTGGACAATGAATATCATCGTGATGTTCGGCACCTAAATATAATTTATGAGATGTCTTTTTTCCACATTTCTGGCAAACAACATATCCATTATGTAAAATAATCCAACCACTATCTTTTACAGGAACCCAACCGCTGTTGTCAAAAACTTTATGTGATTTATCAGCTGTAATCATGAAGCACCTTTAGCAATATGTTTTTATTTCTTACAACATATTGTATGACAAATTTATAAAAATGTCAACCATTAAATATTGTTTAATGTAACAGCACCAATTGATTTATCTTGAATAACTAATTTATTGTCTAAAGCATCCGTACTGTTCATTTGAAAGAATTCAAGATTTTCTTTTTTGAATTCAGAAGTTTTTTCAATCCAACTCGCTAAACAAAAGATATTGTTATTAACAATTGGTTTTTCTTCGTTAAGAAGAAGAGGGTTAAAATTCAAGCATTCGACAGGAAATCCTACCCATAAAACACCATTCACATTTATCTGAAAACCATATCCTTTTTCTCGAAACTTTAAAATGACAAAAGTATTATCTTCACACCTGACAGCCAAACCTTTAGCCACTGTAAACAACTGTTGAACATTTTTAAAAAGTTTCGAGTTTTTATATAAATCAAACTGCATCTAAACACTCTTCTCCAATATCATAAAGTCTACAATGTAAATCTTCAATCTTTAATTTAATGTTCATCATTTGTACTCATTGTTTATTCTCTAAAGATATGTTACAACAATGACTAATATATGTCAACTAGATTTTTGATAAAACACGTTCACCTATATCAACAATTTCTAATTCTTGGCTACAAATTGCGCTTAACCTATAAACAAATTTAGCTTTGTATTTTTTAGTGTCATGAATAGCATCAATCAATTTTTTATCAACAGCAATACGAATTGTTGCTTTTGTTTGAAAATAATCTTCGCCTACTATTTTCGTTGCAACATCAATATAATAGTAATCGTCATCAAAAATCAAACCGGAATTAATTTTTGTATGAACACCTAATACTACCCTTTTAACACCATTGTCCATAATATATAAAGGTGATGATTGTTCAACTAAATCTTGTGCTTTTTTAACAACACTATCTAAACCAATCCCGACTTGTAATTGCATTTTAAATTCCTTCTAAAGTTTCATTACCAATATCTTCTACCATAAAAGTTGTTTCATCAACACGCTTAAGTTTAAGTTTATGGAAATTATTTAAATTATTGAAAAATAATTTATCAAAATAGAAAAATTGCGAATTTCTTTTCTTACCACCTTTTCTTTTTACATCAATATAAAAACAATAAACGTCATCCAGTTCTTGAACAGTTGCTAGAAAGTCATTAATAAATGACTCTTTATCATATGCTCGACACCATTTGAATTCTTTTAAAATCAACTCATCGAAAACATCAATGAAATCATATAATTGCTCTTTTGATAATTTATCAAAACAACTCATGTTATAACTCTTTTAAAACTGACTCGCCGATATCCGCAACATTAAACTCATTGTCTTTAACTCTTTTTAAACATATACAATCTAATCTATCTTTATATTTTTTAATATCATCTGAAACATAAATTGTTAACTGTTCATTATTTTTTAATGTTATTGTAAAACAAATTAAATTGATAAAGGTAAAGGTTGGTTGTGAAATGACCTTCTTGATTTCCACATCTAAACCATAATCTTTGTTAACAACTTTATTTAACAGACATGTCATTTTAGTTTGTTGTTCAGATGTTAAGTTTACAAACCAATCATTTTTCACAAAATTATTCAACATTATCTTTAGACATTTTTCTTCTAAATTAGGCATCTAAACTACCTTCCACATAATCGTTCTTTAAGACATGTAACATAACATATAAATATTAGGTTGTCAATGTCTAGTAAAGAAACACTGTTTGAAGACTTTAAGCAAGTTATTCAGAACAAACTATCTAAACTTGTTGAACGTGAATTTGTTACAGTAGAAACAATGTCTGTTGATGACATTAAAAACTTTGAGGAACAGCATCCAAAAGATTTCGGAATAGATAGTCGCATTGCTTTTGCTATATGTTTTGAAAGTAAAGCTTTTGATGTTGCTGATCTGCTTCTTAAACATTATCCTGCTTATTTTGACAATGAACGTATGAATAAAGTTTTACAAATGATAACAAAAAACTTTGTTGATAGTTTAGATAAACACACAACGCAAGAAGATATTGATGATGCTAAAGATAAAATCAATTATCTTTTAAGTCATGGTGCTGATTTATATAGTCAAGAAAACGTTTGGTCATCACCTTACAGTCTGCTCAAAAAAGTTAACATGATTGACATTGTTGATCCTAAATATTTAAAAACATTATCACCAAAAATTGCATCATTTTATTGATAAAGGAATCTAAACACATGATTGATGATGAAGTATTGATTAAATCTTTTAGACGTACAGTTAATCAAAAACTAAAAGAAAGCGTTGTAAAGTTAATAGAAGAAGGTGAATCGGAAAATACAAAAGTAAAACTGTTTTCCGGTGATATTAATTTAGTTAAAGAAGTTTTAGCTGATCCTTCTATTGATGTCAACGTTACGGATTACTATGGCGAAACACCATTGTTTCGTGCTATCTATCAAGATAACCTTGAACTTGCTCAATTACTTGTTGAACACGGTGCCGATGTCAATATCAAATCAAACAATGGCGAAACAATTCTGTATTTGTCTTGCTTAAATTACGCTAATTTAAGTACAATCGATTGGTTACTTGAACATGGTGCCGATCCAAACATTACAGATAAAGATGGAAAAACTGCGCTTGATATTCTTTTAGACGAAGGTGCTTTTGAACATGTATATGACATTATTGAATCTTTAGTTTTTCATGGTGCTATTGTACATGACGCTAATCGTCTATTAACAGGAAGTTGTATTTCTGATAAATTAGATCTAGCTGTTAAAGCGCTTGAATTAGGTGCTGATATTAATAATACTGAATGGGAAGGTGACACACCTTTAATTTTTGCTAGTCGTGAAGGTCACCTTGATATTATTGATATGTTGCTTGATAAAGGTGCTGATGTTAATGCTACTTCAATTGCTGGATTCACACCTTTAGCCTGTGCTTGCATTTCATCAAATTTAAATGTTATCAAAATTTTAGTTGAACATGGTGCTGATGTCAATGCTGTTACAAATGATGGCGCATCTATTCTATCACTCACACATAATGATGAAATTAAGGATTATCTGATTCAACATGGTGCTGTTGAAAAAGAATAAGTATAAATATATTCACATATAAATTTGTAAAGCGGTAGGTTGTTATGTCTACCGCTTTTTCATTATATGTTATTTAAAACTTCTTGACCTACATCAGTTTGAACAATTTCACCATTTACAATTGCAAACTGCATACTTTTATAGTCAAGTTCATTGTTGATTAAATGTTCAGATATATCAAATCTAAATTCTTTAGTTAATGAAATGCCATCAACTTTAGCAATTGCTTTAACTTTTATAGACCATGGTTCAGTCCCGTGCAATGAATAAAGACAATTTTCTAAACCAATAATTTCATATAACGTATTACGATAATAAAACTTCGTACCTATTAACGCATTCTTAAACTCAACAGCTTTAGTTACAGACAATTCTTCAAAAATGTACGAAGTATATGGCATTACTTGTTTTCTTTCATCACGATAGAATAAGCTTCATCAAAGCTTAATTTCTTCTTCCCCATTAAGTAGAGCATTTTTGAATATTGTGATTTACTATTTTTAAATAGTTGATACATAGGTTTACCATCATTAGTCAAGTAATCAGCACGACAATTGCCACCACGATTCTTTCTAACAGGATAAAGATATGCTTCCAAGGGTTTTCCTGGATTCTTCATTCTTCGTTGAGTAACAGTTGTATAGTTCAACCCTAATTCTTTACAGATTGTCTTAAGAGTTTTACCATTAAAAGCTACAAAATTAGTCATGTAATTCGTTCCTTTTCAAAATATAATTTTTATAACAATATGAAAGAATAATTCAGTCAATCAAACTAAAGTGTCTGCAATATAGTTTCGCCAAAGTTTTCAGGGTATATTGTCATGTCCTTTATGAATAACTTTTGTACCTTGTCGCTATCAACAATAGATTTTAAAAGTTTAAAAGTGTGGTTATACATTGAAACAGGTTCATTCGTTACACTTTCTTTTGCTGCTATAACCTTCAATAAATAAAAGTTTTCATCAAATGTTTCATATAGAGTAAACCCAAAATAACTATCTATTGCAAAGATACCACGTTCAGTTTCAAATTTAAGATTATACAACTGATCTGTTAACTGATTAAACTTCTCATTAGGTAGGTTTATTATTTGCGACATAGTTCACCTTTAAGAATTATATAAACATTGTATAACGTTAAAAAGAAAATGTCAACAACTAAATATCATAGGTTAAAAACTCACCTATTAAAGATGATTTTATTTGACAATCTTTTGTGATGTATAAACCCATATTGACTTTATCTTTTATGAAATCAAACAAAGTCTTTTCTAAATAAAATGTTTTTTCTTGATAATGACCATCAGCATTTACAAAAGCACGTACAATGATATCGTTATCTAAACCTTCGAAAGTCTGCATATGAAAATAAAAATGAATAAATATTGTTGCTTCATTCTTTTCACATGGCACAATTAAACCTTCTAAATTGTCTTCTAAAGCTATTCTAATATCCCATGGTAAGTAAAAAGGTTTAAAATTATGTGATATAAAAGGGTCTGCTACTTCTTTCATTACACTTCCACACATTAAAAAGATTCCAAAACAGATTCACCAATATCAATTTCGAAAACATTCAAATAATTTAACAAGTTACTCTTTATATTCTCAATTTTAAATTGTTTATTGATTATTTCTTGTTTGTCTAGTTCTAATAACTCGTTACAAACGTAAATACACAACACTGAATCTTTTTTATTTGTTGAATGTCTTGTTGCATTTACAAACAAATATATACCTTTTTCTTTTTTTCTATACGGTGGATCAGATATCGTTGAAATTCTCCCGGCTGAAAACATGTCATTACTATAATGAATATCATTAATGTTTACAACCTTTAAAAGGATAGCTTCACATTTATCAATAATGTCCTTATTAGTATGTTTAAACTGCATAGAATAACCTTTTCAAATACTTTCAAGACACTCTTCATTTAAATCAGCGAGCTCAAAGAAAAGTCTATAGCCTAAAAAAGCAACAAATCTCTTTGAACACCTAAAGAATTTACTGTTTGTTGATCCTACAGCATCAAAAAGATCTATATCAACAAACAAAATTAAACGAATTTTCTCTTCATTATTGTTTATATCTTTACCATAAAAATGTAAATAAAGACCATCAAACTGAAGGAATGTATCTGAAGGAATAAACTCATTCACATGAATCGTTAAAGTTTTGTTGCAATCAGGTATATTAACCGTTCGACCTACAAACCAATCGGACACTTTCTTTATAATACCATTAATACCATCTTCAATCATCTCAAAACATCTTTCTGATTGTTAAGCAAAATATATCATACCTTACAACACCCTATGTATAAAATATTTAACTTTAAAAGATATCAAAATTTAAATCTCTTTTAAACAGGTGTTTCCGACATCATTTAAAACAATGTACTGTTCGAAACGATCTGAATGTAAAAGAACAACCACCGTTCCTAACTGTTTGCTATCAACATGTTTCAAGTTATCATATAATGTTCCATCCAAAAAGACTGTTGTGCTGTGACCGTTTGAGAATGTAAAAACAAAACTGTATTGATTAAGGTTTCTGTTATAGTAAAGCAAATACACATCGTCAATTGTTAAATTTTCATATTGTTCATTACCTACATTGTACGCTTCAGTTTTTCTTCCTACAAACGCTTTTCTAATTTTATTACACCGACGCCTGTCATAACGATTTAATAAAAATCTTTTTACAAAACCTATTTTTCTCAACAACCTTTTTAAATATCTCTCTCATGATAGTAATACCCTATAGATTTAGACATCATCTTTTTAATAAAGATACAAGGAATATTTATATGATTTTATATAAAAATTTATTTATATGTTACCTAAACACGCTTCCCCAATTTGACGCTTTTCTAAATGTTCGTTACCTATATCATCAGTTTCATATTTTAAATCACTATATTTGTTTTTTAAATGAGTCAATTCATGCCACAACTTTTGTGAAATAATCAAAAGGACATAATGATAACCAACACATTGAATTTGAAAATAATATTGTTTCTCGATTGCGTTATATGAAACGTTTGTGATCTTTTCAGGTGTTAAGATTTGCGAACTACTCGAATCGTATAAAACAGACTTTCCTTGAATACAATCGAATAACAATGATATTAGAAATGACAACCGTCTTCTATCGTAACGGTTACCTAAAAAGATTGTTGAATGCATCCAACCTAGTGAATTAGCATGTTGTTCAGACATCTTTTTAAGAGACTTACAATTACGTCGCTTTTTCTTTTTAAAACCTTTTATCCTTTTAAAGCCTATTTTATTGGTCATTGCTAAACCTGTCCTAAACAACATTCTACAGTTCGTTTAATGTTATCTGACCAATTGATCTAACTTTAATCGTTTCATCGGCAATATAGACATCTAGCTGATTAAGCTTGTTTCTATATTTATACAACACATCAAAATCATCAATGCCTAAAATACAATATTCTATTTCTGGAAGATATTGTACACGACACGTTGTCATCAATCGATAATTACCATTAACAACATCAATGAAGTTATCTTCTTTTATATACTCAATAAACGCATTTTCAGATATCCAATTTTCTTTACATTTGGATAAATGTCTTGTCAACTTATCAGCAAAAGCTTTCAATTGTTTATTAGTTAACTTCATTTCAATCACATTTTCCCATTGATCATATTAAATATATTACAATAACAAACAACAGATGTCAACTGCTTTTAAATACTATTCAAACATGAGTAACCTGCATGTTGTTTTACTATATGGACAACATTATTTTTATCAATTTCAAAACATAAATCCATAAATTTGTTTTTTAAATGAATCATCTCATCCCATAAATCTTTAGAAACAACTACATTACAACAATTGCTATTTGCTTTATGGTTTTTATATTTTATATTAAAAAAATATGTTTTGCTGGAATTATTATATGTTATTATATAAAGGCATTCCGGAATTAAAACTTCTTTCTTTATATGATCATAAATGACAGGTTTGTTTGCATAATTACCAAACAGTAATGAAATCAGAAATGTTAATCTTCTTCTTTCATAACGGTTACCCAAAAAGATTGTTGAATACACCCAATCGTCTGTTTGTTCTGATAACTTTTTAAATGATTGGCAATTGTGTCCTATTCTTTTTTTCAATGTTTATCCTGCTCATATTAAATGTAAAATAAAACTTTTAATTTACAATGAATCCAAAACGACATTACCTGAATCAGCAATATAAACTACAAAGCTATCAATATACACTTTTACATGATTGCTTAAAATATAACTCAAATAATCTTTCTTTATTAACAAACCAAAATGTGACTTGATAGTTTTGCACTTACATCTAACTTTACATAATACCTCAATGACACAATAATCAATACCATTAATAATAGCGTCGTCACAAACTTCACCAACATCTTTATATGATATTGTTTCAACAGTATATGAATAATCACCATCAGTAAACGTCTTTTCGTTAAACGCTTTTGCTAAAATGATTCTATCTTTCTTCGACAATATCATATTGATTACCTTCTTTCATATTAAATACTATTTAAACATACATTACCACAATCTTCAACATCAAAATAAATCGCATGTTTGTAGTGTGTTATATCTTTTATTTTAAAAAGACTGCTATCAAATTTATCAAGCTGTTCAAGCAACTGTTTCTTTACTATCAAGCTTAAAAAAACATCTTCAAATACAGTATAGACATTTATTTTTCCTGTACATGATAATTCAACAAATTTATGGTCTTTATTCAATTTGTTTTCAATGTCATTGTCAACCACTTTTAAATGTCTGATATGTTCATAAGTATTGGTGAATTCATTATATATGATTAATCCTTGACCCTGTAGCCAACTATTTAATTTATCAATGTTATTGCACATTCGTACTTTATCACAATTCATTCATGCAACTCTCACCAATATCTGTAATATATAATCGAAGATTACTATGACGACCTGCAAACTTAACCTTAAACCTATTATTGTCAATTGACATTATCATATTAAAAGTATCAACATCAACATGAATGTGCCAAAAAGAATATGGATTATTATTGCTATCATATATTGCCACATAATCTTTTTCAGTATTAACAATGCTATCAAGCTTTGTGCATACAACCGTTTCATATGTGTTGTTAATAGTATTAAATATGATAAATGTTTTTTCACAAAAGAAATTACGTAACCATTTTACTTTTTGCTCAAATGATATATGTTTTACTTTAGATGTCATTCATACACACACTCCCAATAGAATGTACATTTAAAATAAAAATTTCCCCATTAAAATCAATATATAAATCTTTTTCATTACAATTAAGAAAGGCATCATACAAATCTTTTTTAATCATTAAAAAGAAATATACATCATCTTTCTCAAAGCCCAATAGAAATATGTTGTCAATTTTATCATACATTATACCAAAAACATTGTCTGGTTTAAAATTAGAAAGAAATTTTGTGTTGAACGTAGATGATAAAAGATACTTCTTAAGCTTCTTCATTCTTCGTCTATCAAAACGATTACCTATAAAGCTTTTAGTATGTACAATACCGGTTGAATCAGGTTCCTGATCATACAGCTTTTTGAAACATATTTTAGACATATTTTAGACATCGTTCAATACTTTATTACCAATGTCACATTCATAAAACACATATCCATTGATTGTTACATACACTTCTTTCTTTTTCATTCTATCAAACAAATCAGGTTCAGCAAATACAGAGATTCGACGAAACTGTTTGTCATCACCAACAACTTCACAAGTCACATCAAACATTACACAATCATCATCTGTAAACGGTGGTTGATATGATGTACCAATACTTTTTTCAGTAATGTTATCAAGACTGTATACAACATCACGTTCACATCCTTCTTGGTAATCAAAATAGCTTTCACTGAACTTTAAACCGCGAATGTTTTTTGCAATGCAAACACGTTCTTTTTTGGTCAACTTACTATCATATTGCATGGTTAAATCTCGTTCAAAACAGCAAGACCAATATCTTCAATATCAACGGTCCAATCTTTATTAACACGAAACTTTACATTTCTGTTTAAAACAGCTTTAAAAACTTCTGCTGGCATTCGTAAATAGTTAAAACCTAAAGAGACATTATCTAAACCATTTACAGCAATACCTACATCATAAAACTCGTTGCTATTATTATCTTCATATGTATAGACTTGAGTTTCCATATCACGCAAGCGCTCACATCTGACAATGTTATCGTCAACAATAATACCGTTCAACTTTTTCATTAAACACCTTTTATTATCTTTTGATAACTTAAAAGCACCTGTGAATGCCAACTGATTTGTCATCTCACCCAACCTTTCTTTCATAACTTATATGTATATAGTATATCATAAAATGATTATTGTCAATACAGTGTTTGTGTTGACAGACAATAAATTCGTTATAATCAAATATTGTTTAAAGTGGTTTGTCCAATATCTTCTAAAACTAATTTATCGCAATTATCAATATGAAAACTCATTTTATGTTTTAGAAAATATTCGAATTCTTTTTGTTTAATCCAACAACCTTTAAAAGAGATATAGTTGTTAACGGTAGAGAATGCTTTCACTTCAATATAGTACCATACAATATCGTCATCATCTTTAACTACTTCTACAGTGTCAAAAATGCAACATGGACGTGGACAAACATATTTGTAACTATCATCACCACACTGAAAAGTGACTTTATCCAATTTGCTAATCAATAGCTTAATTTGCTTTTTAGATAATTCCATAAAACCTAAAGGTTGCATAATCATTTCCTTAAGAATCTTCATTAAATTTTAAATTACTATATCATGAGAGAATTGTCAATCAATAACTTTGTGTTGACAGAAAACGATACAGTTGCTATCTTCTAATAGCAGATAAATGGTTAAGGTTTGTTTATGATTAATAATAATAATAATAATAATAATAATGATATAAATACAACGCTTACAAATTTGTTGCAAGGTATCTCATACACTGATGAGATATTAAAACTACAAGGTGGTCAATATCTTAAGCAAAGGTTTTATATTAAAAAAGCCACAATACAGTTTGACAACAGTAATAGCTATATATTAGATGAGCATATGACACCGATTCTTTTAAATGTCGTATCGTTTACTGATATGGATGAACCAATATATTTAACTGATGTAATTCATATTGACAATAAATTGTTGTCACATGTTTCTAAATTAAAGCGAGGTCAAGTTAAACTTGAATTCAATAAACAAATAAATGTATATGTAGTAAAAGAAAAAGACATTGGTACCGTATGTCTTGAAAACATTTAAAGTTTATTCAATGTTGTTTCACCAATATCACGAATTTTGATAGTAGCATCATTCATATAAATATAAATATAAATATAAATATCTAATTCATTCAGATTGTCTTGATATTTATACAACATATCAAAATCATCAATATTCAATTCACAAAAAGTTGTTTCAGGGATATAAATTTCACGTGATGTACTGACTAAACAATATTGTCCAGTATTTTTGTTAATACTAAAAAACTTTTATCCTTTTCATATTGAAGGACTTCAAATTCAGATACTCCGTTTTCTTTAATAGTTGATAAATGTTTTGCTAGCTTATCAGCAAAAGCATTCAATTCATCTGTATCATCAAGCATATCACTCACCCTATTAAGTTTATTAGCAATACTATAATAAAAGACGACATTTGTCAATATATAAAAACATTGACAATTTGAATATGTTTGGATTATAGTAGCTACATCAAAAGCAACGTTTAACAGTAATCACACATGACAATTCTTCGTCCAAATCATACAGATATTCTTATCACAGATTTATTAAAAGGTATGCAATTTGATATTGATGCCACAATTCAGCATTTCAAACATCATATTCATTTCTTTATTGAATCAGTGTTGTTGCGCAAAAAAGACGATCGTTATATAAAAGAAAAAATAATTGGTTTTACACCTATTCAATGCTCATGCTATTCATTGCAAAATGATAAAGTGAACAACTCGATACAATACTTGTTTATCAGTGATTATATATTAGAAAAACTTGATAGCATTAAAAAAACAGATATACAAATAGTTTCTGATGATGATTACAATGTCATTAAAGTTATAACAAAAGATGCGGGGATAACTTGTTTAGAAAACATTTAATGCATAATTTTAAAATGCATCGATAAAATAACCATTGTCACAGATCATTCTCTACCACAAATGTAACAATACGTTGCCCAATTAATCTAGACTTTCTAATGTTCGTAGCAATGCAATTAGGAAAAGCCTCATCATCAATATACAATGTACATGCACAACTTCTTTTGTATGCATCATACAATGCTTTATCATTCATATTAACACATTGCAAATCATGTTTAAAATAATTTGAATCTTTTGTTGGCATACGGATAGACAACTTATTCTTTTGTTTATTCACTATAGCAACATTCTTAATGATTTTATTGGCTACAATTAAAGTAGACATGATAAACTTTCCTATATAGCTGTTGATTAAATATCTTTCAATGTCATATTGCCAATGTCTAAAGTCTTAACATAAAACAAGTCATAATCACACATGTCAAAATCAATACAATCATTTCTATATTTCAACAAGTCATTAAATAAATTTTCCTTGATAATGACTTGCAAAACTATTTTATCTGTACACTTAAAGGTTGCTACATATTCAGAATCATATTCAAAGTATGATATGCGAATACATTTTTCAATGTAAAAGTTTCGACTGCAAAGAGCATTTTTGACACTAATTAGTTTATTGCCAAAGATATTTATCAGTTTATTCAAGCGTCGTCTGTCATATCTATTTAAGATAAACCCAACACAAGATACTGCACGACTATTCGGTGAACCTTTTAAATTACTCAATTTTTTGGTTTGATGGGTATACATCATAGTTCGATTTTCTCTTTATAGATTGGTCAATATACTGTTACCAATATCTTCTAAAACAAAGTTATAGCCTTCAATCTTAAAAGAATAATTCTCAATATCTTTAATAGTCAACCATTGCCTTTCAAAAGATAAAGGCTGATAGATTCGTTCATGTTGATTATTGTATGTATATACAATACAACACCACACCTTTATAATAGGACCGATGATATCGAATGATTGTACACTACCAGACAACTTTAAACTATAATCATCAGTATCACGAACTTTCCATTCGTAACCTTTCATCTTCTTGACAATAGTGTTAATGATTGTTTTATATGTTTTGGTCATCTTTATATGTTACCATAAACAGTTCATCTAAAGGTGATGACATCATTTCAAACAACTCTTCACGATGTTCAGTTTTATCTTCTTTAGTACCATTGTTATGCAATAATATAAATTTCCAATTATTCAAAACACCCTCTTTATCTGCAAACAAAATCAACGATTGAAGAAAGAATGGTGACATCGTATAAACATATTTTCCTGTCACTACAACTTCTTTAGCTTCATTGATAACTTCACGGATAGATAAATTGCATTCTTCAGTAGCCACACCTGTCGGCAATGCTAGACTTGATTCACATACATAACAAATAGGCATTCTTATTCCTTTCCATTAGTTTACAAATATTACTTTATTACATAAACAACGTATTGTCAAGATTTTTCGTTGTATAAAGCTTTAAAATAGGTACATTATATACAAAACATACAAACGTAAAAAATGTATAGAATGTAGAATATGTAGAATGTTTACAATAGTTATACAAACTATCTTTAACTACATAAATCTTATATAGAAGATTTAGAAACCATACGACTTATACATATGTATGAAACGTATCTGATGTAAACAAACAATGATTTGTTAGACAATAAAAAAGTGATACAAATACAAAAATGGATATTGACAACAATGAAATACAGGGATAATATGAAGGCATCTAAATAGATTTAAACTATATAGGAGACTATTCGTTTATGTTTAAAGTCGTAATTGAGCCTGAATTTAAAGATATCATCTCAACACTACCGCCTGAAAAACAGACAGAAGTTATGAAGGGAATTCTTTTTTATCCTGAATATAATGTTGAAGATTGTAAAGCGTGGGTAGTCATCAAATATATGCTTGATAAACAGAATCAGAAGCAAGTGGATAAAAGCAATAAAGCCCGTGCAGCAGTAAAGAAAAGATGGGATGAATATAGAGCGTTAAAATTAGGCAAAGTCACAGAAACAATTACGAATGATATTGTGACACATACGACAAAAGTTGCGGATACAGTTCCTACAAACAGTACATTGCAAAAAGTTCAATCAACACCGTCTACAAATGAAAATAAAGACGCTACAATTATTGCTGATGAAAAACCTGAACATATTCCTGACGGTGATGATAAAGTCATTGTAACGATTCCTAAACATGTTTTAACGAAGACAAAAGAACAGGTAATCAGTGAATGGAAAAAGATTGAATATGCTGGTGACCGTTTAACAGAAGAGTGTCGTGACATTTTCCAAATCTCAACATTCATCAAGAAAATTGACAAATGGGTTTCATTGCATAACTACTATCCGTTAAAGGAATATGATATTTGGCCTGACATCAATTTAACTAAAGGTAATTTAAACTACCTTCTTGTTTCCTTGAAACAAGGTCTAGATGTTCCTGTAAGAAAAATCGGTGAATAAAATTTGATAAAACAAATCAAGTGACACTAAAACATAAATGTCACTTGATTCAGTGTGTTTATATACAACCTATTGTTGAAATCAAAAATGCCAAAATGGCGAAAATGTATATGCTATAGAACAGCAACTTTTAGTTGAGTTGTTGTAAAATATATGTCAAATGTTGTTGAGGGTTTCTTTACCTATATCAGACAGCTTTAAATAATTATTTTCGAATTTAAAGGTAGTTGAATCACTTGCCAAAACATCAACAGGAACATTCATGATATCTTTATCAAGATAAATAGTATCAGAATATTCATGGTTATATTTTGTATAGGAAAAAGCAATACCCCAAAAGTCAATATCATAGTTCATGATAGTTTTGAAATGAACATTGCAATCATCAAGAATCAGATTGGAAGCTTTTTTATTTAAGATATACAATCTTTCTAAATTACCGATACGCATAGTCATCAACTTCCTTTCTAGATATTTCCCAAAACTTTTTTACCAATATCTTCAATAGTAAGAAAGTTACCTTTACAGTTTATTAATTTAAAGACAATGCCATCATTGAGTATTTGTTCAACAGAAAGGTTTGCTATTAAAGGATCCGCCAAAATATAATCAAAGGTTTCAAATTGTCCATATTGATAATATAGCCGACAATATTTGTTTGTACTTGAATTAGTCCATCCAACAAAGCGGACATTTTCACGCTCGATTAAATAGGCCGCTTTCACTGTCATAGCTTCTAACCAACTCGAAATAGACATCGTTACAGCTACCTTTCATACATTAATTTTGGCTACACATTATTCAAAACAGCATCACCAACTTCTTTTATAGTTATAGTATATGTTTTTTCATCATATGTCAACTGATGACAATCATTATCTAATGCTGACGGGGGTATATTAAAAATCTCCGGATTAACATTTACAACATAAAAATAATCTGAACCATCGTTATATTGATACAATAGTTGAATTGAGCCATCATCTTTTTCATGGAACCCATCAATGAAATGCGCCGGTTTATCACTTATTTGAGATATGATATATTTGTTTAAAACATCAATCAACCTTTTATTATATATCATAAAATTAAATCCTTCTCAATGTATTGTTACCAATATCAATAAAATGCAAGTATCTGTCTTTTCCTTTTTGTTCATATTTGAACTGAATGTGCTCACTATTCAAGACATCAATTGACATATCAAGTATATCTTTATCAATATAAACATAATAAAGAAATTTATTTTGATCAGGAAAAGTAAATGTCGCTAGGATATAATCATCTTGAATTTCACACAAAGATTGAAAGGATACAATATATTCTTTATGGATGAGGTTACCACATTTTCTATTAAGTACATCTACAATATAACCAGGTAGATGCATTAAGTCTTTAAAGTCTTTAAACATTTCAACTCATTTATTTCTAATACAAATACTATATCATTAAATAAAAATAAAAGCAAGGGTTATATTTCAAACTCTTGCTTTTGTATATGAAACTGTTTACGAGAGATTACTGTTCAGACGAAATGTCTTTTTCTACTTCAGACATGCTTTTAGTATTATCTTCAACAGTAGCTTCAGCTTTCATCTCTTTTTTCTTTTTCAGTGTTTTCTTCAACTGTTCAGCGGTTTCTTTTAAGGATTTCATTGCTTCTTCATCTTCATCATAAAAAGCAATATTATTTTCCTTCAGTAAACGTTTATATTCTTCTTCTTTCTTTTCAGACATTTCACCTTCAATGAACATCAGCAAAAACAGAACAGAAGAAAAATAGAACAATGCAATTGTCCAGTTTGCTTTAACCCCTAAAGTGTGAACTGTCAAAATGACAACGAAAAGAATACACAGATTAGAAAAGAAACTCAAATGTCTCATTATCATTATAAAATCCCTCTCATGACATTTAGTTATAACAGATTGATTAACCACTAAAACAATAAACTACTATAATTATTCTTTTTTGTCAATCATCTTTTCTTCATCATTGTTATTTTCTTCATTTGTATCTTTTTGATTGTTCATATTAGTTAAGAAACTTACAACGAAAGATACAAAGAAAATCATAGCCATTTGACTATTATAATGTTGCAAAACACAAAAGATTACAATAGCTACAACGCCCCATTCATTTCTGCTCATTTTTATCTACCTTTATTGTTATTCTTTTGGTTTAGTCGAACCAGCATCAACAATAGCGCCCATGAAATCTGACGGTAACAACAACATTATCGCTAAAATAGCATTCAATCCGGGAATGAAAAATGCAATCATCCACAAACCAGAGAAGTTAAGGTCGTGCAATCTACGAACACCAGAAGAAATCAAGGCAATCAAATAACCGCCAAAATAGATATATATAGCAATCGTCATTAAAGTTTCAGGCAAGAAACCAATTGCATAAAAAGCGAAATGATAAAAGATAAGAGGAATCCAGAATTCAAAAACACCGATGTTGCTTTTAAAATCAAACATCTTCAACCAAAAATTAACCAAATACATAATTAACCCTTTCAATAACGCTGATAAATCAGCTCATATACACTGTTCACATGCATATCATAAACACTTTTAATGCAACTGCAAGAAGTTGTTGACAATATGAAACACACAATCAAACCGGTTTTTATCGACATGTGCAACTCGGTGACAATGTACCGTCATTACATCTGACACGACCACTAATAGTGCAACTATTTACACCACCATGATAGCTACAACAACCACGTTGTGCATATGCATCAGTTACTAGGCATATCATAGCAACCATTACACTCAACAACAACTTCTTCATTTGCCAAACCTTTCCATAAAGACAAAATAAAGACCGTAGAGTGACGTCAACGAATTCATGCAAGATTCCTCACAAGATTTGTTAAACATCATTCTACGGCCATTTAAATTACACAGCTACAGCTTCTTCAAAGATTTCATACATCTTTCTACGACATTTAATCTGATAGTCATCAATGCTGTTCAAAAACTCCAAATGCAAATCGTGCATAGTGTCCCATTCTTTATTACGGGTTTTCAGCATCTTCTTAACACTATTGAATTCAGATGGTTCGACAATGTTCAACATCCTTTTAGTTTTGATATTCGAAGTCTGTTCTTCGTGACGATCCATCATTCCCAACAGATTGTTATCTTTTTCATTCAAGTGAACCAAAGTTTTTACATCATCAGAAGACTTAATATATTCATCAAGTTTCTCAATGAATTGACGAACACCTTCAATGCCACCTGTTTTTACAAAAACACCCATGTAACAAAAATCAATTGGCATACCAATATAATGCATGGCAATTTTGAAGTCCTTGCCGCGAACACTTTCCATATCTTTAATGATCGGCAATTTTTCTTCAAACATCTTGATCTGACTGGCTTCTTTATCTTTACTTTTAAAAAACATTTAGTTCTTCCTTTCTTTTTCAATTTATAGGAACAATATAATTAAAGTTCCTATAGTCATAAACAACATCGCAAACGCAATGAATGAATATACTGATGACATATATTGATAAAGATTGTGTTTATATGCCATTGTGATATTCTTCAAAGATTGTGCTTACTCATGTTCAATACATTGAATATGTACGTCTGTTATTAGCTACGTCAGCACTATCTCTACGACGCGACAACCCAATTTTGTTTGTTGCGTTTTTTAATTCACTTGTAATGATTACATCACATGAAGTATTTGCATATGTGATAGTATCATTATTTACCAATGAACGACTGTCATATGTGATAGCATACCCACGTTCAGTATAAACACAATCCTTTCCGTTCTGTTCATATGTAATTTGAATTTCAGACCGATCATAATATGCCACACAACCGGTCAACACACCAATCGCAACAATGATAGACAACAAATATTTCATAGGACACCAATTACATATAGTAAATGCAAGCTGATACAATGACACTTAACGTGATGCAAGTAGCACTGAACTTACATAAAAACTTTACATATTCATTAAATTCATGATCCGTTTCACACTCAAACATTATCTCAACCCTTTCTTTCGATTAACCGTAAAACATTGGTACATGATTTTATCAAACACTTTACGTTCATCATATTCACCATTCAATGAATTTATTACAAATTCATTTGCTTGCTCATAGGAATCTGTTGTATGCAATATTGTATGACAAACACATTCACAATAGTCCTTGACATTTACTATATCATCAACAGCTTCACTACTCTCCACACATTCATCTGAACACCCTGCAAAGAATAATTCAGATTGTAATGAATTCCATTCTCCTCTTGCTTCATTTGAGAAACATACTATAGCAATAAAAAGAAACGTTGTCAACATATTTTTCATTTGGTGATATAATCACATTTTACAGTAGCCAACATGCATTGAACCTGATAATAGAAAACAGCCATATCCTTTTCATCAAACAAATCCATTGCATGTTTTTGACAGGAAGCTTGAGAAATCAGATAATCAAACAAATGGTTTCTTTTTTCAGGTGTCCATTCTTCACTGTCAGTCAATTTTGTAATATAATCATTTACCTGTTTCAGCAATCTGTTATTACTTTGAAACTTCTTGGTGATATCATAACCTCTTACAATTCTTATAATTTCTTCAAAGATATCTTCTAAACGTTTTCCAATGTTCATACCGTTTTCCTTTCATTAGTAATCTACAATTCAAGCTATATCATTTACAGATTGTTGTCAAGTAGTTTTTTTTAACAGAACAAAACATAAACAACAAAAAGCAAATGAAAAACTTATATGAAACCTTTTCATCAAGACCTTTTATTCTCTTCCTTTTAGTCCTTTTACTTTGAAACCTTTTTCTCAAAATTTCTTTAATGCTAGACTATGTTGAGGACTTTAAGAAAAGATCCTTAAACAGATCCTAAATAAAGATTTCTTTACAAACTTAAATGATCTATCACAATGGTTTGACATTGACTGATGAAATCAGGAAATGGAAAATCCATTAAGACAGATCTTTCGGGGGATGGAAGGGGGCTTACTGCCCCCTCCTGTAAAAGAGGGTTTCAGGGGGAAATACGTTCCCCCTGTCATGCGACCTTGTCTGGTCGCATATTATGATATGATCATATATATATATATGATCTAAGAGTATATATTGTAGAGGGCACAGCTTTATCTCAAAAAAGCAATGGTTTATTAAATTTAATTCTCGCATAAAATTAGAGAAAAAACTTTTTAACCATTGCTTTCAAAGTTACCGTTTACGAACTCTTACAGCTGCTTTCTTTTTCGCTTCTTTTTGTTTTGTTCTTTTGTTAACCCGCAGTCTCCATAGAACCATCTAGCTTCTTCCACTAAAGCTTGTTTATTTTTCACGATATCATTGTAGACATCTTCAATAACATCAATACATGTCTGAATGTATTTAGCAAGTGTCGGATACTTATTAAGAAAGTACTTGAACAAGTCAACATACACTACAGCTTCAGTAGAAAAGTCGCATGTATTAAATTCGTTACAAACACATTGAAGAGCAAACATGTCAACAGGATTATAGTTATCAATTTGACAACCCATAAAACCTGTTAATGCTTGAAACGCTTCCAGCAATTCCTCCCTTTTAACAGCGACGGTTTTCTTTTTCGACTTTTCTTCTTTAACAACTTCAGTCTTTTCTTCCGCCTTTACTTCACTGACTTCAGTTGCTTCTTCAGCCTTCGCCTTAACGTCACATTTCTTTTCTTCAACAACGTCACCATCAGGATTAGCAAAATCTAAATCATCTTCATTTTGTACATCAGATACGTTTGTATCATTCGTATTTTTTGTATCAACAGTAACAGTTTCAGTAATATCTTTAGGTGTTTCAACTTTCTTAAAGTTCTTTTCACCCAATGAACCAATAAACTGATAACATGTTTTAGTTTCCTGTTTAGTGATGATGTTATAGGAAACCAAACAATACACTTCATCAAGACTTCTCTTGTCTTTAGGATAGGCCTTAAAGAAAGCCTTTTGTGAACCTTTAAACGTAATCATATCTTTACTCCTTTTAGTCGACGATTGTTTCAAGACTAAAACAATTTAACCTTTTTAATCTTAATCTTCAGTTTCTTCATTGTTTTGTTCCTTTTTGATAGTAGATTAATTTAGGGAAGTTGATAGCTTCCATTTTGTTTCGAGTTTGTCATTTACCTTTTCACATTAACACTCTCCTCTTCAATTATATATACTATAACAAAAAAGAAGAAACATGTAAAGACATATTTCTTCTTTCTGTATATAAAAATTTTGTGATAGCTTACAAGATTGGCGTATATTTATTAGCAAGACTCTCTTCGAAGTCAAGCACATCAAGTTCCTGTTCTTGCCTTTCTTCTTCTTCTAAACGTTCATCAAGTATTTCTTGAACATCATCATCTGACATTTTCTCCCAATCAGTAGCCATTATGTCTCTAAATGTAATAGCGTCATGACTGAAATACTTCGTGCAATCAATATGACCAACATCATATTTTGTATCAGCTTTTACACCGAAGACTTCAAATTCAGTCAAATGAGGTTGAGGTGAATGACATATTACTGAACCTAGAATACGTTGTTCACCATCTTTCATACGACAATAGTTGCCAATGTTACGATTAGCTTTTTGATCTTTGTAGATGTTCTTTAACATTTCAAAAAATGTCATAACACACCTTCCTTTCAATCTTTAAACGTTGTTCTTATTAAACGCTTCTGACAAAATGACAGGTACCGGCATATCCAAAACATTTGTATATGGGTCATCAATAATTTCTTTTAACTTCTCTGTATTGACCAATGTCTTTTTGCCATCGTTTTTTACGAAAACAAATCCCCAATTATTCAACACTCTTTCATGATCCGCTGAACGAATGAATTCTCTCAAGTAAAGGGGTGACATTGTATAGACACACGGTTTCATTGTGCAATCAACATCAGCTTTTTGTTTAATCTCATCAACGGATAAATTACATTCAGCTGTATTGATATTCTTCGGCAACACTTTACTTGATTCACAACAAAAGCACAGGTTCATTCCATACTGTTCAGCCCATTTTGTCATTGCTTCTTCTTTATTATCCGAAGAAACTTCTTTACCACAATCCTGACAATACACACACCATTTACCATCTTCTGTCTGTACAACATATGGTTTCTTAAAGTTGCATGTACAAAAGGTTGTTTTTCCCATTGTCTATCTCCTTCAGTCAGATGCCACATAACGTTTGTTCACCAATACGCTTTTCAGTGATTGTATTGGTTTCTTCTGTAAATAGCACATCAATCATTCCAGCAGTAAAGGTTTTATACTTTCTTAAAAGATATTTATCAATGTCAAACCATTGTGACATAAACAAACCGTTTTTATCCTTGAAATCAATCAAAACCATTACAATAGTTTCTTTGTTCTTCAACTGGTCCGTGAAATGTTTATTGGATCGGATAATATTATCGATATCATAAAGGTTAATCTCATATTGCCTATATATGATTTCATTCAGTGCCAATAAAAGACTTTTCAATCGACCTTTATACCCGACCCAATTCTTCATGTTCAATCTTCCTTTAATGCTTCTTCAGCATACTGTTGCAAGGTGACTTCTTCCTCTCGCCCCATATAGACAGTGCCATACGGTTTAACTGTCATTTCCCCATGTGCAATGTTATTCAATGCATTACGCATTTTATTATTCATGTGAATCAGTTTAGCAATCTCTTCAAACTGTTCACGTTTGACACCGCACACACTTGCTTCTTCATTAGATTTCATTTCTTCAGCTGTTTCCTTAAGGACACCAATGATCAGATTGATTGTGCTAATCTGTTTTTCCAAATTGTCAACAACCGAAAACATCAATTCAGATGTGGTATAGGTTTTCTGTTCAGTCATATCTCTTACTCCTTCATTAGGTTTGTTAAAGTTACTATATCATGACAAAAGAAATTGTCAACCTAAATTTTATTTAAGGTGGTTTCTCCTATATTAGGCACGACAATTTCCAACCACTTTCCGTTTGGATTTAACGGATCATCACAAACAACAAATTCCAACAACGGGAACAATTTAGGTCGTTTGTAAAGTTCTTTGTCCATGTATACATGCCAACCATACATTTCCCAATTGTTACGATGTTTAGGACAGATTTCCAATTCAAGATATGTTTTATTGATTTCATAAAACTCTTGAAAATAACATCTTTCAGATACATCTTGAACAATAGTATCTAACACCTGTTTTCCAATTAAAGCTTCACGTAACTTTTGGAACTTTGTTGTCTTGACATTTACTTCTGTACTCATCATAATGACTCCAATACAAATTGACCTAAAGCTTTTTCTTCAGCTATCAAATTTCCCGTTGATTGGTCTACAATGATTTGTAAAGATTTCTTCTTTACTTTTCTAATGCGATTCAGTAGACCAATTTCAATCAACACATTATAACATTTACAATCACCATACTCACGCATGAAAATACATTTGAATTCATAATGTGAAGGGTTATGATATACAATGTTATGTGCAAAAGCTTCATCAGCATTATATTGAACAAAAAGGTACTTCAGTTTGTCATCATTCTTGTCAATGACTTTCAACCCACTAAACACTTTATCAAGGTTGTTAATGTATCTATTGAAGCGTTTATTTTCCTTTAAAGGTACATTAGAAATGAACATTTTTCTTCTCCTCCTTCTTAAATCTCATGAAGAACAACATCACCTATGCTGCGTTTCTTTAACAGAAATACACCATTGTTAATGGCTTGAAGTTCAAAATGTGATACAGGAACTATAGACAACTCCTCATTGTCAATAATCTCTTTAGGTATAAATAATCCAGCGCCATATACGTCATGTTTGTTTAAATTCTTAAAAGTACTATAAAATTGATAATACTTCATAACCCTGTTGTCATCACAATTATGAAACTCTAAAGTTTCTGAATCTACACAAACACCTTGATACTCATAACTGCCGTCATCTGTCTGTATGCCGTAAAGTTTATCAATCACTTCTCTACGAACCTTTTTCCAATTGATTATTCTTTTAGACATACCAACACCTCCTATGATAACTATAATTAAATAATTATCATATATAATTATAAAAAGTCAAGATAACTTTTAAAGGTCTTTTAATGCTTTTTGCCCAACATTAATAGGTTCGATGCGAAGACCAGATTTATCACGATTCATTACCAATTGACATTTCTTAAAATCTATGGTAGACTCGAACAGTTGTCTTAAGAAATTAATCTGGAACATACCAAAATCATTTTCTTTATCATTAGGTGCGAAGACGATGACAAACCAATCTTCATCAGACATTGTATTTTCAACATACGGTTCATTAGACAATACAGTAGTAATGATCCAATCGTCATGTTCAGGAATTGACTGACCTTTTAACCAATCTCTCAATTGATTAAATCTTGTTTTGTCATATGAAGTAACGCTCATCATCGTCTCTATTCCTACATTGTTGATAAAACAACCGCCCCATCACCATGACCAATAATATAAAAGGCATTGTAGCGATGTTCCAATGTCTTTTTTCCTGTAGATAAATACCGATCACCTTTTGAATAAACAGCAATGCCATTTCGTTCTTTAATGTTATAGTATTCATCTTTAGTGAATGTCAACGGTGCAATCTTTAAAGCTTTATTGGTGATCTCCATTACTACTGCCGTTGCCATTGCTGTGCCATATTTTTCGACACCTCTATACTTAAACGTTTCAGCAAAAGCAATGATGTCACCAATCTGTACTTGTTTGCCAAAATTATCTTTTACGATCGTTTCTTTAATCATTGCTTACCTACCTTTCATATTAAAAGGTCTTCTTTTGAAGAACGCCATTCTTGAAAAGGAACCTTTTGTGAATCTTTTAAGCGATTAACAATCTGTGTTAACTGTCTTGTTTTGTAATTATATACACCTAAAATTCGGCCATTATCACAAAATGTTTCGACATCGTTAACACAGATTATATAGAAGTTTTTAGATGTCATCATCGAACAAAACATCTTCCGTTACATCAATGTAGTCTTTCGGAATGTTGTCTGTAATTTCTAACAAACAACCTTTCCATACTCCGATCGAATCAGCGTTCAGTCCTTCAACATCATAATCACCGCCACCTTTACCATTGCTGATAGCCGTTAACAACGACAACGGGTGTTGCACCCAATCTTTATCATGCGTTTTACCACATGTCAACATGTCGATATAGTCACACATGTTAACATATACTTTCAAGTCATGATTGACTAAATACTTATCGCTGATGTCAAAAGTATCTTGCAACTCTTTGGCGTTCTTCTTTCTCCATAAAGAAGCAAAATCAACAGAAACACAATCAGAAGACATTTCCGATTTAGCTTCATCTTCAGACGGGTCGAAGTAATCTCCTACCCAATATACATACGAAGGTTTGTTGTGGATTTTTTTACAAACACCTTGCATGAAGTCATTTCCGACCCATGAGTGTTCTGTTAATTTCAGGCCACCACAACTACTGATAAACGTTTTTCCTCTTTTTTTGTTCTTGTCACGTACATACGCTAAAAAGTACTGACCCATCTTCATACTCCTTCTAAACAGAGATCACCAATAGGGATAATGATTTCATTGAATCTTCTCAAGACGATCTGAATGATTTCATCATCGACATTATCGTTTATCTCAATGTTTTGTATTCTTGCATCATTTTGTAAAGTCACATAAACGCGTTCAATGTCGTTGTCGTTAACTTTAAATGAACAGGATACACCACCTTTATAGAACAAATTAAAAAGGCCGTTTTGAAAGCTCATGCTAAATCCGGCCTCTTTTAATTCTTCCGTAGTTGAGCTGATCAGAAAATCAAACAAATCAGCAAAATTTTCCAACCTCTTCCGCATCTACAATCTCACCATCTGTAACCTGTGATTTGTCAAGGTGTTCTCCCATCTCCATATAACCTTGTGCCAAATCAATTGCATCTTCTTCTGTATCAGCACGAATGATATAGTATCCTTCGACAGTTTGTTTTACATGTATATGAAAAGTTTTCATTCTCCGATCCTTTCCTGATCTGTTTGTTTTTCGACAAAAGCAATGGCATCTGTCAATGACATACCTTGATAAACCATATCATATTCCTTTAGCAAGACATCTTCAACCCATCGACGCTCTTTACAATTGGTTGACGGTGCTTGCATCACACCTCGATACTTGCTGACGAAATATGCCACCTCTCTTGTCTTTTCCTGTACAACATTAGACACTACCCAATAGATATGCCCTTTCTGATATGGGCAATTAAAGCCATTGTAATAGTACCCCTCGTCGTATTCATCTTTAAGGCGAAACACCATGTACGGTGCAACACCTATATTTTGGAAGATTCCTTTTTTTGTCATTCTCTGACTCCATATCTTGAATACAGTGCGCACAAACATTCGTTGAAAGTTTCAAAGCTCTTGGCAACATTAATCGGGCGTGGATCATAATCATAGCTTTTACAATCCTCACATGTTTTGAAGGTTTCTCCAAACCATGCAAAATCATCAACGATTTCTTTCAGACAACACAACCACCCATCTGTAATTCCATTAAAGTTGTATATCAAGTTGTTCAATCGTTGAACCCCTCTCAAATCAAACCCACAACTTTGTTTGCAACATTCCATAACGTATTGACAACTTTCAAGCCACTCTTCACGCAACCGTGCAAACACACCGACATCACTTCCTTGAAGAAGCCTGTCTAAAAGATCTTCTCTTCCAACACATTTGGCATTAAGTTTAATGACTGTTGCAAAATTGTTAAGGAAAGAACAAATGTCATCAACAATGCCTTTTTTGTTAAGCACCTCCCAATACACTTCACTGTTGTCAACATAAAACTGTCTGCAAAACAAACAATTGAGTTCAGCACAATTTTCTTCGCACACCAAATCTGTAATGTTGGTGCAATCTTTAACTTCCTCACACAAATTTATCAGTGTGCCTTCATCTCCTTTTACAGCGCATGACAGAATTCTTTCAGCAAGTTTTTTCAATTCAGACAGTCGTCTTTCATCTTCTTGCCGTTCCATTTCAGCACCATCAATTTCAGTATTGACAGCGTCTTTAACTTCAACTCTCTTGAAATTCTTTTCAGATACGTTATCAATGAATTGATAATCATTGCTTCCTTTAGAATTGATGATGCGATACGTCTCGCCAACTTTACGATTTTCTTTCGGATAGTTCTTCAAGAAATCTTTTACAGTCCCGTGAAATTCAACCATTGTCTTTCCCCTATTTAAATGATTACGCTTCTTCTTTGGAACGAATGTAATTATACACCGTACCTACCGAAATGCCCAACTGTTCTGCAATCCACTTTTTAGACTCGCCCTGTTGCAACCAGAATTCGATTTCATCTGCCTTTTCTTGAATGATGCTTGTTTTATTTTTGGAACCTTTCGGTCTTCCTGCATATCGTCCAACTTTCGCGGCAACAGCAAGATTGTTGCAAGAAACAGCACTACGAAGTTTTCTTCCGAACATTGCCGCAAACTGCAACTGTTTCAAGAAAGTTTCCATCTGGGACTGATCCGTCAAACTTATCTGTTCTCTGACAAAATGAACAGTGTTGCCTTTTTTAACCAACTGTTCAAAATTGTCAACAAACTCTTTTACACTACTACCCAAACAACTGAAATCAGAAATAAAGACAGCATCTCCTTCCAGCGCATCATCAACAGATTTGATAATTACAACTTCATTATCTTTGCAACCAACCTGTTCAATCACTTGATCCATTTTGGCACTCTGCAAAGCAAAGTCGTTTTCTTCGTTAAACATTTCAGCATTTCTCATCTTTCTTCTCCTCGTTTAGTAAATGTAAAAACTCTTTGCACAACAATCCAAAAACTCTTTACCTGTTTTTGTCCTGTATGCTTTTGTGATAAACATTCTTACTTCTTGGTCGTCATACCCTTGAAGCATCATGGCTACAGCACAATCAACAATTCGATCATTCTTGATTAACCGTTTCCCAACCATCTTAACTTTCACATCAGGGTATTTGACCTTTTCATTCGGGTTTATCACTGTATTAGAAAACTTGTTCCAACACCATCTTAATATATATGTTATACATATAATTAAAAAGATGTCAATCAATTTCTTTGACATGTTTCACCTCAATTTGTTAACGCACTCCGCAACCTGTTTCACGCACTTGTTATTCACCTCTTGCATCTTCTCCATTGTTTCAAATTGGCTATCGATCATCTTTATGTATTTCGATTGATTCTTGTATTGACCAAACGAACCCAAAAAGAATGATACACATATAGACAATATGAAAATCCACATCTTCATTGTGATTTCATTTTTCATTGTTATATCTCCACTAATGTCTGTTTTCCTGTTGACAACAATTCAAGTCTGATATACATTGTATGATTAACAGTGTTATCAAACTTAGAAAATGTAGCTATCAAATCACCTGTTGAATAATTTGATAACTGTCGTGCGAGCTTCTTTGTTAAGACAAAACAAACTAAAGTCAAGCTTCCGTGTGAAAAAGGTGTTCTGCAAAAAGCATACATTTTATAATCCTTCCCCTCACGACTCCAACTTGACTTTAAGCTGTTTTTATCAAAACTTCCACCTGACTTTGCAACTTGAATTTGAAAAGGTTGTTTATCGCCAATGACATCAATAGTCTTATCAACAAACAACCTTTGCATGTTTGAAATGATCTCTTCTCTGCTCCATGTCATTGGTACACTTCCTTAAAGACTGTTTAAGACAGCTTCCCCTATTTCAGCCATCTCCAAATAATAGTAAAGCTGTTTAGCGTCAATCTTTCGCAGCTTTACATTTTTATTGGTCAATTTGGCTATACGAACAAGTACATCTCGATCAATTCGGATCAATGCACGTTGTTTTATATAAACCTCATCTCCCCCACCTTCGTTTTTGATGTTTTTGCCTACAGCATATACATACTGTAAACCATCAGAAAACAAACTCCTTAACTCATCTGCTTTAGTGGTGATTTTATCAAGATGAAAAGTATAGCCATCAAAAGACTCACCATTAGCATCTTTTAAAATGCGTTTGATATGTTCCAGCAACTCACCTGTTTTCATTCTCACCTCTACACCTCCTTTAACAGTTTATCACCGTCTTTCTGGATTTCAGCCAGCGCGTTCACAGCTTCAAGAAAATTATTGCATTTCTTTACAATCTGCAATAACGGTTTTCTTCCACCTCTGACAAACTCTGCATTGTCAACAGGGTCATCTAAATTCCACATCATCGTTCGCACAAAACCTGTATCATCTTGCAAGGCTAACTGATACACCAATTCATCATTTGCATTGGTAGCAATGCCATCATTTTCATACGGAATGATGATGCGAAACTTTTCCACAATTTCATTGTACACAATTGCATACAACGGAAAGATTGCATACAACATTTCTTGCAAGTCATCATAAAGGTTATTGACTCTCAAATCTTCAAGCTCGTCAAGCACTTGCGTATTGTCGAGTTGTTCGATTTCTTTTAATGTCTTTTCGTCCATTGCATTTTCACTCCTCTTTAGAAACAATCCAGCAACCCATCACCACTAAACACGTTGAAGGAATCAATGTTCGGCAAGTTTTTATTTTCTCCTTGCCACATTACCGTAAAGCTGCCATCTTTGATTTTGTGAACACACGTCCATTTGTTATCTTTATTAACATACATCTCAAGCAGTTGCGGTTTAATGTCAACAATTGCATTGGTGTTTTTATCTGCAGCTTCTTTCAAAAAACAGACACCTCCATCATCAATAAACCCGTAGCTTAAGATTGTACCATTGATGGTATATCGACAGCTGCCACTCTTTAACCATTGTAAAAAGTCTGCAACTCCAATCGTTTTGTTCTCACTCATGTTCATCAACAAACAAAAGAAACCTTGCGTATCTTTACCATCTCTTTGCGATTGTAAAGCTTCTTTTGTGAACTTTTCCACATTGACTTCATGGCAATGTTTTAAGACCAATTTTCCATCTTCAGCAACTTCAACAAAATCTGGAAATTCTGTCAGCATGCAATTCTTTAAGTCATTTAAAGCCATGATTTCCTTTTCATCTTGACAACCCCCCTTTAACACTTTACACATTGTTTCATAATTCAGATGGCTGCTCGGAACAAAGATTTGTTTGCCATTGATGAACATCGTCAGAACATTCGGCGTTATAAAGTATTTAATCATCGTCGTGTCCTTTCATTGAATTCTGTTGTTAAAAAAGAAAAGGGTGAATATCTTTCAACTCACCCTTTTCTATCAAATTATTCCTCTATTGTCAACCCCAAACTTCTTAAGAAATCATTAAATTCAGGGGCTGAATAATAGAAAGAATTTTGGTAAAAGATATTAGCCATTACCAAATTTCGCTGTGCTTCAGTCATACGGTACAAAAAGTTTTTGCATACTGTCAACACTGCTGCATTCGCATCTACTTTAGCGTACTTCTCAACCGACGGTACTGAACAAATGCCTAACTCTTGCACCTTGCGAATGTGTTTCAATGTATCACATTGAGCATACTTTTCACCGTATTTGATGCAACCTCTCATCAAGATTTTTACATCTCTCGACAGACCAACAAATAAGTCAAGCTGTGTTAACTGTTTTTGCAGTCTTTTGATTAACTCATGTTTTGCAATGTTGTCATTGGCATCATCCTCATCTTCAAAATACACGACAGGAACATCAGCTATTTTCTCAACCAATTTTCTTGCCGTACCGTGAACAGTAAAACAATTAAGAATCGGTTGCATACTCGGAATTCCAAAGAAGTCTTTAGCCAAATCAAGAGCTGACAATGCACTCTTAATTCTTGCATAATTTTTTCCGTTTCCTTTGAACAGATAAATCTTGCCAAAATAGTCCACAATCGGTTGCATACTTGCAATCAATTGTTTAGCGGCAATCGTCATCGGTTTTTCGTCAACCACTTCTTCTTTGCTATCTTTTACTCTTCTGATTTGTCGAGTTGCTTTCGGGATTGCACAATTCTTTTTATCCACAACTATAACATTGTAGATATTAGGTGCAATCGCATCAAGACGTTTCTGCAACAATTCACCTTGTTTCTGTACATCGGAACGTTGTGCAACCGTAATGATTGCTTCATTGGCGTTATACCTGCCAAATTCTTCAATCTTCTTTTCGTCCACATTGATTCCGCTATACTTCAACGGTGCATTGGTAATGTAGATGTCTTGCTTAACACTCGTTTTAGTCAAAGAAATTGTTGCCATTTTGATTGAATGTTGAATACGTTTCGTATCAGCATTTAACGTATGACACCTCGGCGTTTCCAACCCGTCCAACAAACTATTCTTTTGGACGATTTCCTCACTGTAGCATAACAATGACGGATCATAACTGTCGATGTTAATATAGCTTTCAAACCCACCAACCTTATAGTTGAAACGGATTGCTCTGGAAACACTCGCAAAACTACCGTAATTGAACTGCAACAACTCTTTGAACTTGTCGATAGCTTTGTCCAACGTTTGCATGTTGTCATTCCATACAGAAATCTTCTTGTACAGATAATCATACAATTTCGTCTGCAGTTCAACCAGTCGTTTGAACAACACCATTTTTGTCTTGACAGAATACTGCAAAGACTCTCTTGATGCCGTGATGTCTAATTCGCCAATTTCAAAATCCAAACAACCGTTATAGTCGAAAAGTTTTTCAATCGGCAAATCAAACGAGTTATAACGTTCAACTTCACATAAAGCTTTATGCAACAACAGTCGATTACTATCATACGACTGTTGCGCTTTATAATACTTTACATTATCCCACATGTTGAACCCAGCCGCCATTTCTTTACAGTTCAGTCTGTACGGTACACCTCCTACACGAATGATCTGCTTTTTTTCCTTTTTACCTGCATTGCCATAATTATGATAGCTAAAAATTCCTGCACAGTCATATTCCTTTGCGGGTTGACATTCAAGATTAGACTTAATCGGAAAAGTAGAATACTTAATCATATATTCCACTGCATCTTCAAAACTCTCCATGTCATCTTCCTGCACAGGAACACACACTTTAACGCCGTTGGGTTCGTCAGTATCTTCAGCATCTCCCATTTTGTTTAATGTCGGGACACCATTTTCTTTACTGGCGATATAGTCTTGACGTTTACCATTCAGATACGTTGTAATTGTGAACATATCCGTATATGCAAACGGCAATTTACAACCTAAACCAAAACCACCTACTTCGGAATTGCCACCATTCTTTGTTGACGAAAAGAATGTCGTATATACATTCATCATTGTTTCTTCGTCCATAGAACAACCGTAATCCCGTACTTCAAATGTCGGTTCAAACACAGTCGGACAATGCACATCAATTTCTTTCAACACATTGCCAGCACGGACATGTCCATCATAACCATTGGAAATCAGTTCACGAACAATCGACGACGGAACATTACTGTACAACGTGCTTGTCAAGATTTCAAAAGCTTTCGCATTAGTTGCAATCGTGAACGATTTTCCCTGCAACTGTTCATTGCTTTCCATTCTCACATCAGACGTTTTTACTTCCATAGCTTTTACTCCCATTTAGTTTGTTAAGCGATTGCGCCAAATATCACATCTTTATCATAACCTATACTTGGCACATAAAACTGATACCCTTCTGCCATCTTGTCAATAACTGGTGATATACAATCTATATCATCATATTTAAAATTGTCAAGATAAACATTTTGGGGCAACACTAAATTTGAAGGCTTGTCTGCTTCTCCACCGTAGCAATCAACATATTCCGCAAGACCCTCAAAAAAGTTAAAAACATCAAACTGAATATCTTGATCGTCAAGGTTAATAGCAATACTATATTCACCTAAATCAAGACAATTTTCAGCCTCTTTTCCAATCATAACCAACCCTGTTGAACGGTCGCCTACGTTTGAAAATTTCTCTGATAACGCTCTGATTGCTTTTGATTGGTCGTCATCTCCCGTAAATGTTTTTCTAACATACGACCAACCAAACGATTCGTCATCTTTATCTTTCATTGCGGGATTATAATTGTCCCATACAACCCCTTGAATGTTGCTAGCCATCTCCATTGCTTGCAACACTGCTTCTTTATAACTGGTCGGCTTCTTCCAATGTCCACCCGTTCCTAAATCATTATCACACTGTATCAAGGAATATAATGTTTCAAATGCGGATTGCGTATATGCCGACCAATGCTGGTACAATCCGAATATCGTTTCGCCATCATACCGAAACTCTACAATTAAACGCTGCCCCATTTTCTTTACTCCTCTTTTTCGTTATATAGATTGCAATGTTCGCTCACCTTTTGTGAACACATTAACAATACGCGACAACCAATCTGTATCATTTTGGTTTTCTGATACAATCTTGCTGCCAATACTTTCTTGCATGGTGTCTTCATCAAGATATGTGATTATACGAACTTCTCCATCTTCAGCTATCATGTGAACTTCTATCAAACTATCATCGTTCTTAATCTTCGTGATAATGCTTAATCGTTCACTATCTTCCTTCTCTTTGAGAATATCTCCTACTTTTATCATTTCCTTGACTCCTTTTCTTTTTCATGTTATAGTAAAAAATAGACGAGCAATATCTCTATCACCCGCCTATATCTTTTTCTTTACTTGTCGCTCTTCTTTCGATTGTGTTTCTTACACAACATCTGACAATTTTCTGTTGTCGTCTTTCCACCCTGCGACCACGGCGTTATATGGTCTGCTTCCATCTCTTCAATTTTATATTCCTTGTCATTCCCTTCCTGTACACAATACGGACATTTATGATGCTGACGTTCATACACTTCTCGTTTTGTATTGTCATCAAACGTGCGAATGTTCAATACACTTTCATCATTTGACAACACATATTCCCAAATCCCTGACTTCTTCTCGACATCACTATCCATCATCAGTTTCTTGACCTCATCATTGATTTCTTCAATGTCAGGCGATTCTGTTCCAAAACGATTGTACAACAAACCCCATTCCACTTTCTTCGCTTCTTTCAAATACGACCGTGCCGTCGGGAAAGTCTTATCTACCCAATCAAACACATCTTTCACATATTTGAATAATGGAAATCCTTCAGGCGTTCCTTCCTTGTTCACTTCATCAAACTGATGCGCTGCCATGTATTCCTCAATACTCTTGCCTTCCTTCGCACCAATCCAACTCAATGCCGTTTCAAGGTAATCCTGCCGAATGACCTGCCCTGACAAAAGGTCTTTGTATTTACGATACACCCAACCATTCTGTTTGGAAAACAACTCCTTCGCTTTTGTCAACCATTCTCCTGAATAAACAGCGTTCCTTAACTCCTGCGGGTAAAGTTTTTCTCCTGCAATGTTAATGACTTTGAACCATTCCAGCTTCTCTATATCTGTACCATCACATTGATACACGTCAAGCTTGTAATCCAAAATCTTGTTCTTATCTTCTTCTGGCATGTTCATAAAGAAAACAGGAACACCTTTCTGAAATTCCATCGAAAACTGATTCGTGCAGAAACGACAGATTGAAATTGTTCGCTGCTGCCCATCAAGAACCTCCCAATCAAAACTGTCTTCATTTGACTTTGACCAATAAATAGTATTCAGCGGAAAGCCTTTCTTTACTGTTTCCAAAACAGCCTCCTGTTGTTTGTCCTTATAAACAAACTCCCTCTGAAATTTCGGACGGATATTCAGCTTCCCTCCATACCCTGTAATTTTACCTGTCTTCTTATCTTCTTTATAATCCTTCACCAAATCCCGAATCGCAATCTCGGTTTTCGTAATCTTCATCGTCATCTCTTTCTCCCTTTCATTTAGATGTTGACAACTGATTGGATGTTTGATAAAATAAAAGCGATACCAAATGAATGATATCGCTTCTATCTGTTAAGGTTTATTTTATTACACGTTTTATTAAAATGCGTGCATAAACTTCTTTCTTGTTCAAATGAAACCGATGCCCAAAATTAGGGTTATCTTCGACGTATCTGTCAAGACCAACAATCTCAAACTGTTTCGGGCAATACTTGTCAAGGAACGTAATAGGAACACCCATGACAATGTTGCGAACCTTAATGTGATATTGTTTCTTAACATCATCACTATCAATCAGCACACAATCATCACCATACGTCGCTTTAAGTTTGTTGTAAAGGTCTTCATTAACCGTCATTTCAAACCATTCATTGCAAGGAATATCTGCAACACGGTCAACATTGATGGCAAGATAGTTGTCATACATCGGGTATTTGTCAAGGTTGTACTCCTCAAACAAATCCAAATACTCTTCACGCTTCTCAATAGGCAAGTTTGTGAACCAACAAATGTTGCCAAACTTTTTGGTTGTCCCATTGGGTTGCACAAATTCTTTTGGCGAATTATACCCTAACCACAACTTGTTTTCCTTAATCAACGGGAAAACCTCTTTATATGCAATGGCATTTTTGTTCCCGATAATCAGAAACTGTTTCTTATGTTCCATCAGCAATGCAACAAACTCGCGGAATTTGGAAAATGGCGGATTTGTTACGACAATGTCTGCTTCGTCCAACAACTTCACACATTCTTCACTGGCAAAGTCGCCTGTTTCTAAAGGGGAAAATACGTTTAGATTTCCATTTGGAAAACTTTTCTTTTGTTCTTCCAACCACCTCATTACGTCCTTTAAATTGTAATGTTCCCTTTTCAGAAAATTAGGAACATCCTTTTCATTGTTACTTTCTCCAACAATCCTGACTTTATAGGCACCGCTGTCAAACATATTGATGTTTTGCTTTTTGATTGCGCTGTCACGATAGCTTGTTGTGATTAACTCTTTCAACTCCAACTCTTTAAACTGCAAGGCGAAGAATTTAAAGAAGTTGCTTTCAAAGGGATCATCACAATTACACAAAACAGTTTTGCCTTTAAACTGTTCCTTGTATTTGACCAACTCCTTTTCGATATCAGACAATTGCGTATAAAATTCATCGTCTTTCGCTGCTTTTGCCTTATGCATGTTTTGGTTGTTGCTCATGTCTTTACCTCCGTAAATCTTCAATTGCTTGAATTTCGTTTTTCAGTTTGCCGCTGACTTTAATGTTGTAGAACTCTTCAAATTCTTCCACATCATTCATGTTTTCACAATTCTCTGCTGCGAAACTGTCAACGGCTGTACGGTATCTGTCAAGAATATCAAGCAATAATTTGACATCTTTCTGTAAAGCTTCTGATTTAGCTTTAAACATATCTACCGTCTTTTGCAATGATTCTAAACTGACTGTAGCCACATCGCCAGTTTTTTCCAATGCATCAATCAAGCTTTTAGTAATCGGTACTTTCTTTTTGATTGTCAGCTGATAACCAACATTACCTTTTATGATGTTCACATTCGTCGGTTTCCCGTGCAAGATCAAACCGTCATACTCACTCATTGTCTTGATGATGTATGCCAATGTCGCGTCTTTTTTATCACATTCTTTAAGCATTGTCAATCTCCTTTTATAATGAAGCCACTCTGACGCCAACCAATCTTTGGCATACAGTAGGTATCTCTTTTGTTAAGGCGTTGTATGTTTCGCTGACTTGTTGCAATGATTCCAACAACATTTTTTCATTCAACATATAGTTGTTGAATTTTTCGATATAGCTTTTAAGATACTGTTCGGCATAATTAAAGCATTCTTCATCATATTGAAAGTTGACTTCTGACTTTGTCAGATACTTTGAATAGATGCAATGGGTCGTGTTGATTTCATTGTAATTGTCGAAATGTTCAATTTTGATATGAGCATACAAAAAGCTGAAATCAAGATGCCTATCGACCTTCAACAATTCTTTTTGTATCTTATGGACTGTGCGTGTGTCCAATGTTTTACCGTCATATTTCTTGACAACTTCTTTGACTTGCGGAAAAAGGGCGATGATATCCTTCACCGCCTCAATTTCATTTTCAACTGCTTTTCTTGTTGACTCTGATAAAGGTGACAATTGCATTTCAAAAGCTCCTTTCAATCAAGATAAATTCCTTGCAAGCTGTGATAGCTGCTTCCTGTTCTGACATCCCCAAATCGTGTAATGTCCATGCATAATCTACACATCTTTCAATGTCATCATCAGATAACTCCGTATGCATCATTTCTAATGCTTTACGGGTTATTTCTTTTACTTTACTTACGTTCGGCATTTGTTCACCCGTTTTCGATAGAAGTTAACGGCAAGGCTCTGAAATCATCAGCTCTCAAGCCAGACCACTTACGAATGTGTTGAAAAGTTGTCATTGAACAGCTCTCAACAAAACGAACCATTGTTCCATCTTCGTACCTACGCATAATAGGTGTAAAATAGGAAACCAGTGTCTGTACACCGTCTTTGTCTGTAAAAACCCACCATTTGCCAGACCCTTTTTCAATCGTGCAATCTCTTGCCCAATCAGGCAAAAAACCAAAACCAAATTCTTTTTTCATTGTCTTTCTCCTTAAATTGTGTCAAGCAATCCTTGACCATCGTTGTTAACGTTTTTGTAATGTTCGAACGCTGATGATATAGTTCCTTTCCACTGTTCGATAAATTCCAAAAACGACTCATTGATAACAGGTGTCCAAAAAGGTTTTGTGTATGTATTGATTATTTTAGCTTTCTTTATATACAATGCATACCTTCCACCAATTTTAGTTAACCATACATCCTTACTGAACGGATTCATTTCAAGCACTGCATCCAAACCTTCTTCACAAGTTTTGAATTGTTTTAAACAGCGCAAGTTCCGTTTAGGTGTCTGTATGACTTTGTAGTCTATATATGGCGTGACACCGTTTACAAAAACTTTTACCAAACTGATGTCATACCCATCTTGATTGTATATTTTCAGATATGTTCTTTTATACAATCGTTCGACTTCACTCGCATAACCATATAAAGGCAACATACCTATCACCACCTTTCATATTTCAAACAAGCAATCGCTTCCAACTGTTCTGTTTTTATCAACCACCCATTTGAAAAGATTGTCAAGCTTCTTATCGTCATCATCTTTTTCCTTTTCAGTAAAGTATGATAAACGATTCGAACCCGTATTCACTTGACACAAATCTTCAACGATTGGCAATGTCACTCTCGGCAAAATATATAACAAGGCATCTCTTTGCTGTTGCCACGTCATATCATCTGTCGGAACAAACACAATCATAAATTTATCACATCGAACCTTTGCCAACTTCTTCAAGTCTTCCAAAAGTTCATTTGTGTTTTCAAGATTTGTTGACAAGTGTATTGTCAAATTAAGGTACGGAATCTCGAAGCCTAAATTTAAAACGTCAAGGTCTTTTATTGTATAGCCATTGGTAATGAAATCTATACAATCAATAGAATCCCGTACCTTTAATCCTTTGACCGAATCTACCCTTGCTGACAGTCTGTTTTCAGCATACGGTAAATCTTGCAAATCAACCGTTTCATAGTACTGTGAATAATCAACATCAATGTCGTCGAATTCTTCACAATCGCTTTCGACAAACATCTTGATCTCTCTGCTTCGATATTCTTTCATTGTTCACCTCATATAGATGAAAATGTCAAATTCCCGATTTCAGTTTCCATAACCTTTCTTGCCAGATTGATTTCCACTGTTGTCAACATATCCGTTGATTTAACAACATCTCTCAAAACTTCCGGCAAATTTAAGTCATCAACATTATTGCATACCATTTCAGGTACACAAGCTCTCGGAACAATTGTTGTACTGAACACATTAAAGATGTTCTGTACATCGTTTCGCATAAACTGTTGCCACGCCAATGCCAACCGTATAAAACCAGATTGACAAGTGTTTTCTTTTGTGACAGTGATGCTATCGAACTTTAAGCAAGGCAAATAACATACACACGGGTTTGTTATATTGCACTCACTTGCATTTTCAAGTTTTGTTAAACTGGCTTCTTCAACATCAAGCCAATTCATAAATCGTGACGGCATCGGAACATTTTTCAATGTTGTTAATTTAGGTGTGTATAACTTCAATATGACAACACCTTTGTCACGTTCGATATTCATCTTCGGAAACTTTGTAATACGATTGTTCTTAAAGGCAATCGTCAAGTTTCTTTCTTCGTCTTTAAAAGCTTCTTTCAGTTCAGCAAACGTTTTGACTGTGATTTCTTTCATTGTCTTTACTCCTCAACTTGACGGTTCATCAGGCATCAAATCTAAAAGATACTCTCCGAAAGCTTCTACATCAGGTATTTCAGATGCAAGTTGTTCGATGAAGTTTTTCCAATATGTATCTTTATCGTATTCATATCTGTCCTCAACTTCCGCAACAAAATCTGTGCCGTCACCAAATACCAATCGGCAAAAGATTGGCGCGTCCCAAAACAAATGGTTAATAGATTTATGCATCTCTGCATTTCGTTTTTTGTCACTTACATCGTCGTCAAACAAAAGGACAAATGCATAATCACCTTGACCACAACCTTTCGTTTCGTAGCATTCCACAGGTATCTTGAAATACGGTTGCAATGCTTCGATTGATTCTTGGGTGAATCGCAACTGATTTAAAAGGTCTTGAAATGTACCAGAAAAATCACTGTTGTAATCCTCTTTTGTCATTTCACAACCAGTTGCAACTAAAAAGATATCACGCAAGGTTGAATACGACTCTCTTGCAAGCTTGGGTATATCTACAATATCTTGCAAGTAAAAATCATCACCATCGAATATATAAGATGAGGATTTAAGGATGTAACAATTATTGTCGACTTTCTCAACCAAATCCTCAAAGTCGAATTGTGCTTGCTCATAATCGCATTCACACGACACATATGCTTGCAAGCCATCAAACTTTTTAATTTGTTCTTCTGTTAACATTGCGACCTCCGTTAAAGCATCTCCATAAGAAACTCTCCAACATTCATATCAAAACAACACCCATACTGTGTGAAGTATTCTTTGATAGTGCCGTAAAACCTGTCACTCTTTTTAAGTGTGACTGTAAACTTTTCACCCTTGCGCCCCGCGCCATATTTCAGGTATTTATCAAATACAAATGAATTGTATTTGGATTTCATTGAAGCATTACCTGCAACTGTACATTCAAAATCAGGATAAACGAAAACAGCAAAATCACCATTCAATCGAATGATTAAGATTTTCTTGCTGTTATCTTCAGGATCCTCTATGCTAAACAATTGCGTTCGTTTATCAGTGTTAAAGAATTGACTTAACCCGACGACTATCTTTGCGGGGTTTTCGGCGGGTTCACATTCAGCCATTCTTTCATTGATGTACTTTTCGTCACGAGCGCACCTTTCGATAATGATATGTTCATTGATAGGTAATGCATAACTAAACCCATTGATTAAGCAATGACCTACAATAGGTTTGACTTCGTTTTCAACATTTTCCGCATTTTCCGTCATTGTTTTAATCTCCTTAAAAAAGAAGGAAGGGATTTATCACCCCCTCCTTTATTGTTTATTGTTCATCTTGAATGCGAACAACCTTGCCAAACGGCGGGTCACTTCTATCAGCATCCCTTTCTACCGTTACCCATACAGTGTTTCTCGCATACTTTCCGATATTTCTCGGATCAGGAAATTCACCGTACAAGTCTGTCAAGTAGATAACTGCATCGACATTACGCTTTTTAGCTTCTGCAAAAGGTTCAACAAACGATGTTCCGCCACCACCTTTGTATTCTTTAAAGTCCGAAGGTTTACGAACTTTATATACTTGATGGATGACTGTATCACAATCGCATACCAAAACTTCAGCACGACGACTGATTGCAACCATTTCTGTCAGAACTGCTGCCTGTGTCTCCGCACAAAACATTGATCCTGACGTATCACGAACCAGCAAGACTGACGGTTTTCTATCTTTCTTTTTACCGGGGAAAAGAAATTCATCAGTAATGCAAGCCAAACGTCTATCAATATGTTTCTGTGACCGTCGTTTGTCTGTTGATAATACAGAATTAACCAACACACGCAATTCGTTTTTCCAGTTGTGTGTTGATTTTTTGTCCATATTTTCAACAACCGCCGTTGCCCATGCGGGTGTATCACCTTGTTCTTTCATTCGTTGAGCAACTGCACGTGAAATCCTATCCAGTGTTGATTGTGTGTCAACCCCCTCGCTTTCAGTATCGCCAATGATTTTGCCATTGTCATCAACGACTTTGTCCCATGTTTCGTGATTGTCAGTTCCGGCACTGCTTCCGTCTTGATCTCCGCCTTGACCATCTTCACCTTGATCGTTACCACTACCTTTTTGTGATTGATCACCGTTACCTTGACCCATGCCACCACAAGACATCTTCTTATCATCAGCAATGTTTTGTTCTTCCAATGCTTTCAGATACGCATCAGCTGACAAACCTCTCGGAAGTTTGTATGTTTCAGGTAATTGACAACCTTCCGGCAATCCTCTCAAATATTGATTGATAGCCATATCGGTTGCGATGTTAACCCGCGTATGATTTTTCTTCGTCTGAAACCGTGCAAGATGCTTAAAGAAGATATGCATTGCTTCATGTTTTAAGACGGCAATCGCTTCACCGTCAGTTAATCTTCGAAGAAAATCAGGATTCCACAACAAAACCAGTTTGCCACGCTGATCAAACGCAACACCCATTGTCGGAACTTCTTTACTTGCGTATTTCTTGCATTTGCTCAAAACAAGCGCATAATACGAATTTGTTTTACCGTCCATATCCACTGCGGAAAATGTAGCGGCAATCAATTCGTCAATGGTATGTGTTGTCATTGTACACTCCTTTAATTAAAGTTAATGACGGGGGTATGTTTCAACCCCCGTGCATCTTGATTTACTTTTTGCTTCCGTTCGCCAGAACACCCAAATTCTTGGCACTCTTCAAAACCGAACCAATTTCATTCTTGGCGTATTCAGTTTTGCCGCCACGAAATTCAGGTTGCATGCACAGATGATGTTCGTTGACAATCAACTTCCCGTCCTTGCAATTTTTACCAAAATACTTGCGACCGTCTTTCAGTTCAAAGTATTTATTAGTGCAAGACGACAAGAACGTCACACACAACTCTTCTGGAACATTGTGGTAGAATTCGACAACGTTTTCCACCATTTTTGTTTCTTCATTGGTACGTGGTGTCGCAAACTCATAGTCAACGAAGAACCGTGCCATACGAGAAACAATGACCGACAACAAATCAAGTTTCTGTTGTTCAACATACTTCTTGACAGGTGTGTGCCAATTTCCGGTAAAGATGTCTTTCAATTCAATAGCATTTTCAGCTTCTTCATCGAAAGACAAATACGCTTCAACCGCATCTTTCTTCCAAATCGAACGCAAAATCTGATTTTTCAGTTTCTGCGGATAATGACGACGATGCATTTCTTCCAGCAAGATAATACCTTGCTCAATGATACGAGGCGACATTGTTTTCTGATCGTCCATATCATTCGATACTGCATTGCCGTGCTTATCAACAGCATACAGTTCGATCATTTCGTCATTGTGTTTCAACCACTGAACGACAGGCGATGTCGAATATTTATCAGACAAGTATTCGACAGACTCTTTCGCTTGCGGTTGAAAATCAATCCATGCAAAACGGTTGACCAACGCTCTATCAAAATCATACGTTTCATAACCGTTTGACGGGTTCGCTGCCGCAACAATCGTATAATTGTTCGGCAAGGTAAACGTATGCATACGACGTTCGTTAATCAACTGATACAACGACTGTCGAATATCTTCGTGACCACGATTGACTTCATCAAGAAAGACGATGCCACCATTCGGGTTGATAACACCGTCTTTCAAGACGTTCAGTTCCTCAACCTCAATCGCACCACTCTTCTTGATTGCTTCGAATTCAGCTTCAGACAACCACGGCAACCACGAAGGGGAACAGTTGTCCGTCTTGCCGTAACGGTTGATTTTGAACAAACCAGTCAAGTCAGACGGTTCAATCTGCGATACATGAATTGTAATCAACGTCAGACCGTTTTCTTGGCAGTATTCACGAACCAGTTCGGTTTTGCCGATACCAGTTTCACCTAAAAGCAACGGAACAATCGAAGCACCATTGTTAATAGTGCAAGCACGAATTGTGTCGATAGCTTTCAACGATTCTTTAAAAGACATACCCATAGTTTTTACTCCTACAATAATTGGGTTGCATAACAAAACCGTATAGATATCATATCTATACGGTTTTCAGGTGTTTGTCAACAGATTTATTTCTAGTTGACTTTCGAAGACTTGATAATCACTTTCGGTGTGAATTCTTTCTGAATCACGAAACCTTTCATTTCTTCATTGTTCAGACATTCACCGATATCAGGCGTCTTCTTCCAAAGATTTGATTCAAACGGAACATCGTTAATCATTTTCCGTTTTCCTTCTTCAACCAAAGCATAACGAACATTGTCACCAATAGTGATCGTATAGGCGACACCATTCTTTTCAACGGAAGTCTTCGGAACATCACCCATAATTCGAATGATAGCTTCTTCAGCTTTCTTAATGTCATCTTCAGCTTTCCGTTTGTTTTCTTTTGCTTCGTTGACTTTCTCAACGAGTTTGAGAAGTTTTGTTTCAGCTTTCATTTTACTCTTCCTTTCAAAGAAAGGTCAGTCGTAATCAGTACCTTTCTTTTTGAATGTTAAAACTTGAATGTCATCTTTTCGACATTCCAAAACAGTGTAGGCGACCTTGACTGCCATATCAGGGTCGTCTACAAAGATACGGTAGATGATGTTTTTAGGTTTAAATTTTATTCTGATCATTCTTGTTTGCCTTCTTCACCATTTTACCAATGTTAAAGGTTTCAAAGAATGCTTTAAACCCTTCATCAACATCTTTATCACCACTTTTGGTTTTAACCAATTTAGTGATTTCCATGTTTGCAAACGTTTCAGAACATTTGTTCATCATATATGCAATGAACATCATCTGATGCCGTTCGTCTTCATCGATGTCAAGACCAACAGTGTTCCAAATGATTTTAGGAACATCGCAAAGACTTTTCTTGACATCTTTAATCAAGTCTTCCGGTTTTACATTGCTTAAATGTTTCTGCAAGCTTTTGATAAAGCTATCGACAGTTTTCCGTTCGCCTTCATTGAAAGTCGCTTCACGTTTCTTCATCGCTTCCATCGACTTCTTGGAAAACATATTCATTATGTTAAACCCGAAGAGTTTGTCAACATTTTCAGGCATAACTTCACGGATAGCTTTATTTACACTCGCGGCATATGTAAAAGTCGGTTGCCATTCACCGTCTTCACTTTTTTCCAACCAAATTCCATCTTCTTCAGTGAAATTTGATTTTTTACGATAAAATGAAAAACAATGAACTGCTTGATTGATTAACGGATACAAATCGTCATCAATCTGCCCTTTCGTTTCCTCCGTTAAATCATACGGTTCTTTCAAGTCAATTTCCCAATATTCATCATCGGAAAGTTCTTGAATGTCGTTGTTCCAATCCTTAACAGAAAGGAAACACGGAAATTCGCTGAAGTCAGAAACCTTTTTACATTTCGTAATAGCTTCTACTTCGAGACACATCGCCCGCAACGTATCCAAAACAATATTGCGAGGGCAATCACGTTCAATCTTCAAACAATGAAGATCTTTACCTTTCAATTTGGCAGTACGCAATGCATTGATTTCTACATCATCACTTGCCAAATATCGATTGTCACCTTTCGGTGCTTTTGCTTTAATGTGACCGTTTTCTTCGTTCAGCTTCTTCTGTTCTTCTTGACGTTTTTTGGCGACGCGCTCATCGAACTCTTTTCTGACTTCTTCGTCAGTCAAACCCGTCAAGTCTTCACCGTCCATTTCATCAAGAACACCGTCAACAATGCCTTGAACATCATTTGCATCAAGACACTGTTTTTGTTGTTTAGGTGCCGGGGTATAACACCCCATATTCTTCGCAATCTCGGTCATGTCAAATTCATCGACAATTTCTTCCTCTGCGTGAATTGACTTAACCTTAACAGTTTTTTCTTTTTCCATTGTACCCTCCAATTGTGATGGTTGTATAAAACTACACAACCATCACACTGTTGTCAACAATTATTTACCAAACGCCTTGTGACCAATTGTATTGTCAAGGTAGGCGTTGACAGAACGTTTTTTGTTTCCAGTCCGAATACCTTCCTTTTTGCGTTTGACATTTCCTGTCGCAATGATAACCGCCAAATCCAGATCCTGCAAATTTTCAAGGAACGCTTTTGCCTGTTCTTCATTGACGTCTTTCATGGAATGAATACGGCTGACACGAACGTCTTTATAATAGACGACCGTCATCGCTTCTTTCCACATTTCGTAATACGTCGTCATGACTTTAAAGCCACATTTGAATTTACGAACAAACGTCGGTACCGTCCTTTCTTCACCCGTAACCCTGCTCGTAACAACTTCGTAGATCGTTTCAACTTTACTCATCTTTTTTCTCCTCAAAAAGTTCGTCTTTGGGTAACAGCATTAAGAATAACAACACACCCAATGACAGTGGAAATTTAATACACAATACCGTTAAGATTGCTGCCATAAAACCTGACAATGTAGTGTAACGGTATAACAACACTATAATCAGCGCAAATGTCATTTAGATCTCCCTTAAAAGTCGTTCTCCTTTGTTTTCATTTGCTATTTGCTCACATTGTGCTTCGAATTTCTTTTTCAACGTCGCACAATCTCTTGCTTTAATGTCGCATCTATGATGCAATGGGTACTGCTTATCCCATTCTCTTTCTTCGAACGGATATTCAGGATTACCCAAATCAACAACGATGTCTTTCGGTAAATGCTCTAATGCGGATTTCATAAAAGACTTCGTTGCCGGTTGAATGATTAAGCAATCAATCCCGAACCAATTTTTATAATTGATTGCTCTGTTGTATTTCAACACCAAGTCTTCCAGCCCGTCAGCTTTCAAAATTGGTGTATCACGTATCAACACGACATTGACCCAATCGTGAAGAAACTTTAAGTTTGGGATTAACGTCGGACAATTATCAAACCATACACACCGTTTGTAATCGTCTGTCAATGCAAGGTCATCAAACTTACCAATGATTGCTTGATTGAATTTGTAAAACTTCGCTTTCGGCAACATTGACAACTTTTCAATGTGTGTATAGTTCAAGGTAATCGAGTCAAACGTATAACCTTTGATCAGTTCGGCGTCTTTTTCGGTTACCTCTTCACGGTTGAACCCAATGTCAAGCGGCATTTTTCCGTTTGCTTTAAGGTATTTAGAAATACTGCTTGCATTAAACACCGCTCTCTTTTGTTTCTCTTCGTCCATTGTTGTCTCGCTTTCAATTCAGTTCAGGGTGTTTTGCGCGCCATTCCTGAATGCTTTTCCGAATGTCTTTGTTTTGCCACGCAGGTGTGTTTTCACTTTCCCACTTGTTGAACATTTCCGCCAAATAGGTATTCATACCTTTCGAAACATGTTTAGGTTCCATGTTTGTTCTCCTTTGTTAACAGAATTCAATTTCCACGACAGCTTCTTGTGCGAATTCTTTATCATTGCGGACAGTGTCCAAATATTTCAACTGTCTTTCAATGATAAGCGCAAGGGCTTCTGCTTGCAACTTCACACTCACCATATCAGAATGTGCTGCTAAATCTTTAAAGAAACACACTATTTTTGATGCATTTCCTTTCATATTTTCGCAATGTTTAAGCACTTCGTCTTGCAACAATTTGTCGCGAGCGGACACACTGTTACCACCAAGGCTCGTTACAATATGGACAAAGTGCTCGCTTTCGAGGTTTTGTTGCCACTCTATTATACGTAATGACAACTCAACCTCTTCTTCGATTTCTGACAAAAGCTTCTTCGCTTCTGTAAAACGTTCCTTAAATATGGTCGCTATGTCGCCTATACCTCGACATAACAACAAGTCTTTTCTGACTTCTTGAAGATCTGTTTTGGCTTGAAACAACGACCCTTTTACAGTCAGGTCACCGTTTTTATTTTTGTACTGTTCCAATTCAGACATGATGAACTCCTTTACAATTCGTTAATAAAGCAAGCCCCGAAGAACCCACTGAACGCCGACACGTAATCAACAAAAGTCAAATACGTGTCACCAAAAGCTGTCGTCATAGCCGGGGCAAAACCGATTAACATGACAACATATGAAATCGGTTTCAGACGACTCCAAATTCTTTCTTCATTCATTATATTTACTCCCTTCTAGAATAAACTTGTTATACTTTCGACAAGCTTCCATCATCTCATCGAAGGCTTCCTGATAATCTTCACCAAACTGTTCAGCATATGCTTTAGCTTGATGTTCCATTTGACGTTTTGTCAAAAGTAATCTATGAAATTGTTTTTTCATTGTCTTACTCCTTTCTTGTCAAGTGAAATTATAGGAAGACATCATATTTCAGATGTCTTCTTGATAATGTCACTTAATGCCCTTTGAGAAAGGCATTTTTTTCGCAATACCACGTTCCGCGTGGGTTCTTTTCAATCTGACGTTCGATGTCAGTCAAAATATCAGGTCGGTAACTGTCGTGAAAGACAATTTCCAACCCTTGACGTGTTTTGTAAATGGCGTAGCGCCCTTTCAACACATCATTGACAGCGTCGATTTTCGAAGCTCTGCAAAACTCTCTTTTCATTCTCTTCATTGTCGTTCTCCTTTAAGGCATTCCAAAAATCACCTTGTGTAAGGTGATGCCATCATGTGCCGACCAGAACACGTAATTTGTGTAACACCCATACATGAACCGCAAGACGATGAAAGCGATTTCTGAATAAAACAAAGTGGATATCACTTTATCCACTTTGTTCCTCTTTTGTTTCTGAACCATTCTTTTAGGTTCAATAACAACTTCCGTTGAACGGGATATTTCTTCCCATTCAACGTCAATGATTATAGGGCTGTCCATTTTCGCCTACTATATTTCGTTTGATAAGGTTCTTTTTAATTAACCTTGGGGAATTTATTTTGACCCCCGTGTCTTTTCCCATTATGGAAAGGTATTTCATGCTTCCATGTTCATACCCCATAAAGGGACATTCTTTCAGAAGCTTTTTCCACCATTTGTTTAATTTCATTTTCGGATTTCTTGCCCGCAAGAATAATTTTGCTTCTGGTTTCATAATTCGCCCTCCTCTCTTTTAAGTTCGTCTGCAATTCTGTTAAACTCTGAATCTCGTTCGGATTTAGAGTCAAATCCCAAATAAACTTTTGTGCTTGGGAGATGCACTTCGATTCCATAATATTCCCCGTGCAAAGGGATTTTTTCGTTTATCCTTGTTAAACCAGAAATATCTTTTTTTCTGACAAGGCCACTTTTTATCTCAATAAAACTACTCATTTTATACTCCTTTTATAGTAGTTATCTACAATTTCATCTTCAATTGACAGCTTTTTTGCCAATGCTACCAATTCCGGACGAATTTGTTTTCTTCCCTGAACAAAATCCTTTTTCATCAAGACTCGTTCAGAATTTTCCTTTCTGTACGGTTTTTGAATGAATTCATTCACCATACAGAAACAAACGTATGCCGTAGTGAATAACACTACGGCAATCAAGAGAAACCCGTAAATCATTTCACCCCTCCTTTTTGTGTCAGAAGTATTTTGACAATCCCTGACGATAGCAGAGACGCCACCAGTCAGCAACTAAACGACGACGTGCACGCCATTTGGTGCACAAAACTTTCTCGTTTTCAGTGTACCCCTTTTCAATAGGGTACGACCGGTCATAGTAAAATACCATATCGTCGTTCATAAAGTTTAAAATTTTCTTAAACATCTTTCATTCTCCTTAATCTGGAATAAACCATTTCATTCTATTTTAGTTTATTCCATTTTGTTCTTAAAAATATCAAAATGATTTAGAGTAATCTAATTCTATTTAGTTTTGTTCCACAGCCTACTTCACACATACCTTTAAAGCAGGAGTGAGTTCAAAACCAAATCAGAACTGGACAAATCCAAATCATTCTGATAGGACTTTTCGCAGTCGTGAAACTTTTTGTCAATCGGTTCATCGAACTGCTTTTTCACCTTTAACGACAGAAGCAATTATTTCTAAATGCATCTATTTTCATTAAAGGTTTTTCAACCTGTTGAGTTATTATCTATCAAGGCATTTCTATTTAACTATAAAAACGCCTTAATGCTTTTCATACTGTATTTTGTTTAGTACAGTATGAAGAAACCTTAACCTTAATTGATTTTAAGATTAAGGAATTTAGTCGTTTCTAAACTCAACAAAATCGAAACGACCTATATTCACTTTATTTATTCTGTGTATAGTTCCGCCGTGCTTTCTTTTTCACACGTGAACCCGATAGCCCCTTAATCCTTTTTGTCATCACTTCGCTATACCGCTTTATGATAACTGATTAAAGGTCATTAACCTGTTATACCACTCTTTATTAACAAGCAATATAACAGCTTAATAGCTTATCAAGTATCGGATACTATACCTTAACAAATAAAGCTTTTATTAAACACTGTCCTATACGTTAAACAATGCTTAATAAAAGCTTTATCTATTATGGTAGGTATCTATTGACTGATACCTTAAATCCCTTGCTTTCCTCTATTCCCTTTCGATAATTATATATTATCAAAAAGATAAACAGTTGTCAACAAGGAATTTTGACGGCAAGCGGGTTTTTATGTTTCCACTACTTAACAAGCCTTTATACTGATTACCCTGATATGTCATATATTGCTATATGATAATTAAGGCTTTCGGTATATCAGGACTTGCGCCCCGCTTGCCGTTTCCTATTGCTCTATTCCCTTTCGATACCTTATATATACCTGAAAAAGCGGTAGAGAAACAATACACTATACTCTTCACAATTCTCCTTTTTCATGCATTACCATAACTTTAGTCCACAATCCACAATCCACAATCCACAACACGCACAATACCTCGTATTTTGGTAGCATATCTAAATGATTAAAGAATATTCGTTCTAAAACAAGCTAATAATAACAGATAAGTATCATCACGTATATGATAAATCCCCAAACAGACACAGGCACAGACACAGGTACAGTGATATATGGTGTAAACTATCTCAATTGACATCTTTAAATTTACATAAACTAGCTTTCATTCAACTTCCAGAACCTTCAAATTTATTAGAGGTAAAGCGCATAGCATCATATTGTTTTGGGAACTTTTTTAAATGAGATTAACTGGGTGCTGTTATCATTTTAATTTTGTTAAACCATTATATAACGCTGTGTCAATTGTAAAGATGGCTGCATTTTAGCACAACAATCTCTAATTATCGGAAGAGTCTTAATTTTACTAGATTTATCAATGGTTAAAGCATACGCTTTTTTGTGTTCATTGAATATACAGAAAACAATAATTTCTTCATATAGGGAAAGGTATTTATAAAAGGGGTTCTATTGATTTTGCAAGGTATGTTTCATTTATTTGAACACAATATGTATTTTTATTATTCTACCAACAAAAACATACTGTCTCTTATTTTGTTTATCCACAGATTGGCTATATTGCGATTTATATATAATAATTCTACTATTTGTAATGTTGTGAATTCTTTGCAAAAACATTTATCAACAGTTTAAATTTTACTTCTGATATTTTTGTAACACCTATGTACTTATTTTTCATTATATAACCAACTTCTTATGAGTGACTAAACCTTTTTTATCTAGGCATGAACTATATTTTCATTATATATATATCTTACATTCACAACAAACCGTCTAACCAAACGATTATCAATTCAAGATAGTTTAGTTCATATGAACTATTATCTATTTTCACCTAAATAAATCTTTCAACGAACAGTCACACCACAATTATTCTTTTTATAACAATACAAAAACTTTTATTGTTTCAGTTATATCATTACAAACTTTCGCAGACCTTAACACTTTTCTCATTTCTTTAATACCACATTACATTAGATTACATTACATCATACAACATTACAACTAATACACCGACACCATCATATAACATACACATATCTTCTATATTGATCATCTTTTCACATGTCATATAAACAAAGGATAAAACAATTTAATAAATTAAAATACTAATAAATAATGACACAAGATAGCTTAATTCAGAAAAAACAACTAAACAATATTATATATCAGGAATAGGATTAATATGCAACATTACACATTTCCATACATAAAAATACAACAATACACAGAAATTTACACAATTACGACAAAGACCTCTGAACTATTAGGAACAGAGGTCTTTTTTTGATTCATATTTTATTACACAAAACAAAAGATTATTATTTTTAAACAACCATTTTAAATTAAGAAGTTATATTTACACGACATTCAACCTTCATATTTCTTTAAGATTTCCAAACAATCTTCATCTGGATAACAATTTTGATTTTCATTTACAGGAACTTCATCGAAGTCTTCTTTTAATTCTTCATGGTTTTGTAGCATATTGTTTGTTTTCTTTCATTTAGTCAATATCATTTTTAAGAGTATATATAGATCTCTGTGGGACTTTTACACAGAAATCGTATTCAGTTTTTGAGCACAGTTCTTTGGCAACTTCAGTTTTAGCATAATCTTTACCAAGTTCGTAAGCGCACTGAGATGTAAAACAACTTGCAACCAACACAATAAGTGCCACCATAAATAGGTCTTTAGCATCTTTCCAATTCATTAAAACCTCAACGCTATTTAAATGTCTTTTAATAAACTACTTCCAATATTAGTATTTTGAACAATGATATATAAACAATGTTTTTTATGGGATATTTCTACATCTTTACCAAATATTCTTTTGAATTTATCACGCAAAGTTTTCCAACCAACCATAACTGTCATAGGTCTTTCAGAATAAATTTTTGTATTATCTATTGGGTGAAAAGTAACATGTGACTTTTTAGTGTAATAACCATGAATTGCAATTACATTATTCTGTTGTAACTCTAATGCACATAGATTCATAAACTCATTGACTGTTTTTACAATAGCTTTGCTATTAATCTTTTTTGATGTTTTTAAAAAAGTAAACTTATTTATACAATCGTTTACGTTTGTACATGCTAAATAGCTATACTTCATTAAAACCTCAACACATAATATTCATAGAATGCACGATAATTTCTCCGCAAAACGGGCAACGTTTATCTGCATAGACCACTTCACCTGACAACATAGGGATTCCAGTATCATGATGACATTTAGGACAAATTATAGTATTACCTACATTTTGTGGAAATGTAGTATTTTGATTCGATTTACTTTCATTAATATATTTTACAAAGAAATCGTTGATATTTTCTTCAGACATTTCGTTTTCCTTTTACACAAAGATGGTTTCATAATTTTTATATTCGATCATTGGGATTTTTCTATCATGCAATTTCTTACTATAGATATCCAACTGACCTTTAAACAAAAGGTTAAATTTATCAAACTTTTGATAAAACATATTTAGTTCATAGACGTCAACTTCATAGATATCACAAGATAGCATGTTTCTGATAACGGCAACAACTTTATAGTTGTTTATTTTCTTTAGGCCTAAAATATGAAAAGACAACCAGTCATTTGTGATGAACTTATGATTGACGGAATATATAATTGTATTCTTTTTCTTTTTTATATAAATAGGTTTATTTGAAAGAAGTTTTTTGAACAGGTGTAGCATTTAGAAGTCCTCATTAACTTATGTTGATATATTAAATCAAAAAACAACAATTGTCAAGCTTCAACATATTTCTTTAGAATATTATTGTACTTTAGATTTTTTAATATACAATATTCTGGCAAACCGTACACATTTTTATTATACTCAATTGAATTCACACTGATATAGTGTTTAAATTGACCAACAACAGCAATTAGGTAGATATCTTCAAATTGATTTACTTTTCTAACTGATGAAATTGTTATCTTAAACTCATCTGACTTTTGCCAAGATAGAATGTTTTGCATTTGTAAATAACGTTTCTTTTTATAATAAAAGAAACAAACGTTTTCAACAGGTCGTGAATAATTCACAAAACTTTTATTCATATAAATCTCATTGCTTACATGAATATTGTTACTTTCTATATCATTCAAATCAAAACAATAAATATTTGAAAGACAAGTGTTAATGTCACATTTGGAATCGATATAAAAGATCTTCATGAAATCGATGAAGTTTAACGATATTGGCATTAATGTTTCACATACTTTATAAAAATAAACTCTTTCTATTTTATCTTCAGTTAAGTATGTTGCACCTAAATAATTTAAATTAGCAAATTTCATGAATCACCTATTTGACATGATCGTATATTTTATTAATATCTAAATCAGCCAATCCATAATCTATCAACAATTGTTTATTTTGTAAAGCTTGTTTTATTACATTAAACATATGTTCAGGTAAAGTTTCCAAAGCTTCATAATTTGTATCTTTTATCAAAGTTAAAGCATCATAGGCATTTCCAGAAAGATAAATGTATGAAACTATCAATTTACCTTTTAAAGCTTTATTTGAAACACACTGTTTTATCTCTTCATAATCTATATATTGATATAAATTACTGTTCATAAAATATTTTAAAATGATTTGGGAACAACTTCCGTTCATGGAAAATGAATGTTTTTTATTCTTTTGTTCAATTAAAACATTCGAAATAAAACTTTTAATTTCATTAAAATTACAGTAATCTGCATCATCAATCAAATGATTATCAAATTCAGCAAAACTTAATGAAAATGGTGCGAATTGAAAACTATCATAATTTGTTTTATCAAATATCGTATAAACAGGAAATTTATTTAAAGTGTGTGCTTTCCACACATCTTCTTTTTTGATACACCACGAAGTGTGGTTAAATAACTTTTCTGTCTCAAATTTTTCAATTTTTAATATTAAATACCTGCTTGTCTCATAAACAATAGCAGCTTTGTTGTTTAATACTTTTGCAACATCTCGAAGTCTTAAATACTGTGAGGTTTCTCTTTGTTTTAATTTTTTATATTTATCGTTGAATGCAGGTGTTATTTTAACTCTAGTATCATCAATATTATCGATGATAGGAATGCTTTTACAAATATCTTGTGCATTATTTATATAATCTTGTAATGTTTTTGACTTTATTAAATAATTCTCTTTATCGAATGCTCTTGCAAAATATACACAATCTCTAATCCTAGACAAATCGTTTTTTGTAATATTGCCTTTTGTGAAATTCCTTAAAATTGATTCCGAGCAAACACCTTGTTTTTCTTCTCGATAGGATGGATCTGATTGTGATAATATATTTTTTAAATTATCTTCAGATAAAGAAGGAAATCGTTTTATAAAGCTATTCCAATCTTCTACAAACAACAACTTACACAATGTTTGCTTTATATACTCTTCTAATAACATTTTCATACTTTCAATTTAAACAATCTGTCAACTTTAATAATGTTATGCTTTAAATTATTTTTTCTTATAAACTCATAAATACTTTTTGCACTATTAAAAATTAATGATTGATTTCTTTCTAAACCTATGCAAAACTTTTCGCAATCACAATAAATGTTGTTTCCATCAGACAACCTTTCGTATAATATATAAAAAGGTTCAATATCTACACATTCATTTGTAAGATATCTATCTTCTTCTTTATTGAAACCATATATGTATAAATTTTTAATATCTAAAGTATTTTTTTCAACAATATCTTTTAAAATATATTGTATTATTGTGGCATTAATACAAATCCCTAACCTATCTAACAAAACAAAATGAAATAGATCCTCTTTTTTATAGAATATGATACACCCTGATGCAAACAAATTATCACTATCATTGTAATCATCTATAAACAAATCAAAACCGCTAAAGGCAAGTCTTTCAAAACCCACACATTTGTATTTCATGAATTACCACTTATTTTGTAAAGTTGCATTTGTTGCTTGTGCTAAACGCCACTGCCAATTTGAATCTTTATCAGGCTTTTCAACAGTTTCTTTATAAAGTTTCTCAACGTATTCAAAAATGATTTTTGCTAAAGAATCTTCCGAAATCCTATTGTTAAATCTTAATTGATATGATGCTTTGTCAAAATATTCTTCACATGTTACAACAAAACTGTTTCCTAAATTATATGAAACAGTTTCACCATCGTAAGGACTTCCATTAGAAAACTTTTTAAATTTACTAATATTTTCTTTTACAAAATATTTTATTTCATTTTCGTTCATTTGTTTTTCCAATTTTTATTATTGTACATATCTAAAAAGGTCTTTAGTTGTTGCATTGTATAAACACCTTTTTTATAGTTCATCAAAATTTCAGTAGACAATCCCAAACTTTTTATCACACATCGCAACTTTTGCATTATAAAAGCTCTTCGTTTAAATTCTTCAATCGATATCAAATTTTTTGTTAATGGATGTTTTTCATTCAAAAAACTTAAATCATCATTGTAATGTCCAGTTTTATCTGATTTATCTTTCAGCTTCTGCAAGTAATCTTCTAAACCATCTATTTTTGAACTACAGTTTTTCTCACGAACTTTAACAAGATATTTATAACATTTTTCTGGATGCTGTTTTAAGTATTCTTTTTTCCTAACATTTTTCTTCTTGTAAAATTCAGACTTTTTTCCGGTGGCATTTTTGCAAGCCATTGTCTTTTATTTAAACGACACTTTTCTCTAAATTCTTCACGTTCCTCTTCAGACAAGTTCTTCACCCAATTTTTATAACTTTCACGTCTTTTGTTTAAATGTTGTGCACGATCATATTCTGACATTTCATAAACTTTCTTTTTATAATTTTCATACGATCGTCTTGCATATTCTTTTTGTGCTTCAGGTGTTTCTTTTTTGTATTCTTTACATCTTGCTAATTTCTTTTTACGTGATTCTTCATTATTATGGTAATAGTCTTTTGCCTTTTGATTTCTCAATAGACGTTTTTCTTCATCAGATAAACTTTTTTCTGAATTTCGTGTAGCAAGCAATTTACAATATTCTTCAAAACTTAAAAGTTCCTTTCCCCTCTTTTTTCGTGATTTTATAAAACTTTTATATTTTGCATATAGTGAACCTTTAGGGGCGTGCTTTTTCTTTCTCCATTCTTTATACTCTTCGAATGTTAAAATAGATTCTCCTTCTTTTTTTCTTTTTCTATTGTATGCACAAAAATTTTTTTTTCAGCTTTACTTCTTCTTTTGAACGATAACGTTTTGATGCCAATCTCTTACGTTCAAGCCTTTCCGCTTCAGTTAAATATGTCATTTGTCACTCTCAAATAGTTACAATTTAGATTATTTAAACCTTATCAAAAACACGTCAAACTGTCAAGACATTTAAAAACTATATCAAATTCAGACCATGTCAACAAAAACAAATTTATTTTATTATATACACTTCTTGACAAATATTTGTATTTTATATTGTAGACAAATTAGACGAAAATATTAATATCTATTATATATTAGCTTGTTTGTTGACATAGGTTAAATATAATATAGTCCACGTATCGAAACTCAAAATCTACAAATCATACTCAAACTTTGCTTAATTTTGTAGATATAGTTTAGAAAGCTATTTAAACGCTATAATTTTATAACATGACAATGTTGGAATCATCGAGAACTATGTTCTACATCAAATAAAAACAATCACAAGATATCAAATTTTAAAACATAAACATCACATTAAAATCGTTTAAAATTATTATAAAGTTTGTTCTTTAAACAAATAAATGATTTTCATTTACGAAACAAAACTATTTAATTTTCTAAAATTAATTGAAAGTGAATTTCATGAGTGTTGATTTACATGTAGTTCAGGAAGTAGTTTTGCTGAAGGTAATGGTTTAAAATATGGTTGGATTTTAAAATATTATGGTTTGGATGAAAACAATACGCCTATTTGGCGAAAAGTAATTTTACACTTACCTGAAGTATGTAAAAACTGGCAATATTCTTATTTTACACCAGTTACATTTTCAGCTGATATGAGTACAGCATGTCTTTTATCAAACTATACTGGCTCTTTAAATTATGATGAAAAAACAAATACAGATGGCGGTTTGTTATTAATACACCAATTAACACAAGTATCATTGGAAATCGTCGGAAGTGACAGTTCAAATCTTAATAGTTATGCTTTTCAAGGTATAGCAATGCAAGATATTTTACCAAATGAATTAGGCAAAATATCAACATTAGAAATTGAACATGTTGATGTAACTATCAACTTTAATGCAAATAATGCAAATATAACTATTGACAATGGAGATTTGTAATCATGTCTACTTCAAAAAATGCAAAAGTTTATTCAGGATACCCTTTTGTTGTTAAAGCAAATGCAAAAGGTTATTATGATTTTAATGCGTCATATATTGCAAATAGCGAAAAAACAATTGATGCAAACATGGAACCATACAAATTAGGATCAAATGATTTTATTAATATAAATCACAATACGGACGTTCCAGTTTCTATTGAGTCTTCTATATTTGAAACACCTGACTATGATCAGCTTGATAAAAACTCAACAGTTTTAAAAAATTTCAGTGAAAATAAATATTGGAATGTGCCGGAAAAGATTCTTGACCTAAACGTATCTAAATGCTCAATTGAAGGTAACATCTTAACAAATGTAAGTAGTTCAAGCAAATGTGAGTTGACAAAAGCCTTTCCTGAATTATCATCGTTTAAATTGATTATTAACGCTACGATGAAAGAAGTTTCAACTGTCCAATTTTTAATATTTGGTAGATATCCTGAACAAAATTCAGGCCTTGATATTGTTGGCAGTAAAATGACTTTTTATGATTCAAGTATTGGTGATACTCAAGGCACTACCGAATTAGTTGAAGGTAAAACTTATTGGTTTGCATTGAATAAAGAAGATGATAAATTTGTTGCTTATCTTCTTGAACAAACAGATGAATTCAGCGAATTAAATCAACTACCTGAATTTACAAGTAATTGGTCAAAAGAGTTTGAGCTATCCACAGACTATTTTAGCAATAAATTTTACTGCTTTGGTTGTTCTGATTTCAATAACAGTAATTACTTGCGAGGTTCAATAAACATCAACAAAACATTGATTGAAGCAAATGGTGTAGTATTTTTTGACAAGGATACTAAACGCACACAAAACAAACAATCAATGTATGGGAACATTTATAATTATGTTGATGATGGGTCGGCTAAAACTTTAGGTTGTTGGTTTGCAAAAAATGAAACAACTTTCACAAAACATTTAATCTTAACAGATATGAATGATTTGACAATACCAGGTTACTCTGTTCGTTATTTAACTGATATAGCAATTCCTGAACATGATCTATATGAATATTCAGAAACTGTTTCAGCAGGTGGCCAATATAAAAATTATACAACAAAAGGTAAAGTAACTATTTCGGATGAATTGATTGCTACAAATTTTGGTTCATCTGAAAATTACATCTCGTTAGATTGTACATTACCTTTAAATTCAACAAATTGGGAATTTGTAATTAAGGTCAATTCAGATAGCTACTCAACATCGACAAGATTTTTGGCTAGTAATTCGTCTACACCTTTAGGCATCGCTTTAGGGTGCAATAATAGTTCACAAATTTGGGTTTTCTTAAGTTCAGATGGTCAAAACTATGATATTGCATATGGAACATCAGGAACAAAATCTTTAGAAACCAATAAAGACTATTGGGTAAAATTGGCGTTCAATGGTTCTAGCTATAAAGTTAGTATTTCTGAAGATGGAATAAATTTCATTGAAGATTTAACGATCGAATCTTCATCGCCTGTTTTTTCACCAGACACGTCATTAATTTTAGGTACACATCACGGTAATAATCTTTCAACAAATGCTAAAATTTATTTGAAAGATACTTATTTGAAAGTTAATGATGAAATGTTTTGGAAACTTGAATACAAAATTCCAAAATGGGTAAAAAATAAATATACAAAGGCTAGCCGATCATATTGATTGACTAGCCTTTATTTTTGCTTTAAATTAAATATTGATGTTTTAGGTTCTTAAACCAGTGTGAAACTTTGTTGTTAGAAAATGAAAATGTCAAAATACTTTAAATATTATGAAGAAATGCCCAACAAAAAGTTGAAAGAAGTAACTGTATGCAATAAATATATTGTTAATAATTCAGCCTTTTTCATTATAATTACAAAAAAATTTGAAGATGAGACTATTTTCCATAGCATGTTTCCGTCTCCTACAATAGGAATACCAATATCTTTTACAAATACTGATAAACACTATTTTAAAGATGTTGAACATTTGTTTAATGATTGTGTTAATGAATTCAAAAAGTTTTATGAATTCATCCCATTAAGAATACTAGTTGTTTTAAAAGAGTTGAACAGCAAACCTGAAATACTTTTAACATTACAAAATGGTGAATATGGAATAATTTACAACTTCAACGAAGATAATATTCAAGGTATCCTTTCCACTGCAATACCAAACTTTCTAACAAAAGACATTGTTTATTTTAAAGAGTATGAGGATGCGTATGAAGCCTTGAAAGATCCAACATTGCTCAATTACATTGATGTATTAAATGAAATATAAAAGGAACTTTAATGTCTATCTTTTACAAATATATTTTTGAAAATACAAACGATTCAGGTCATCATATAAGAAATTTTTATGCAATTGACAAACAATGCTTTGTTCTAGTTTTTTCGCAGTATAATGATGGTAACATTGGATACGTAGTAAATGTAAGCCATAATATAGGAAATCTTGATCGTTTAGGTGATGATTATGTAAAAATCAACTTTTCTAATGATATTGAATTGTTAACTGATGTTGAAGATTTATATAAAAAGGTTTACAAATTAGGCGAAATCAATAGCTATGTTTGGCAAAGTGCAGATCTAAAAGAGACCCCTAAAATCATTCTTCCTATAGTTGATGATGCTATCATATACTCGCCTTTATATAAAAATATAATATTAGGTTATGTTAGCACATTGTTTCTTGATGATATTGATAAACAACATGATTATTTTAAGACATATAACAATATTTCAGAAGCTTTTAAAGATCCGGTCTTTTTAAGCTATACAGATGTGTTGGATGAAATTTGAGGTTGCACATGTTAAAAATAGAAAAGTTTGATATTGTTGCGAATGATGCTAAATCAGGTTTAGGAACATTTTTTGTTACAGACACTGAAGTCATTTACGATAAAAAAGCTCTTGCGATTTCTGGCCTAGAATTAAATTTTGAATTTTTACATGTTGTAAAGTCTATTGGTTATAGTCTTCTACATGACTCTACATGTATCAATCATGATTCGTTTAAAGACATGATAACAAATCTTGATGAATATTTAAACAGATATAACATTGAACCAATAATTTATACGTTGTATGATAACAAATTAGGACATACATCTATAGGATTAATGCTCTGTAATGATGTAAGTAATGTTATTGTTGATACAGTTACAGAATCTTTTTCAAACATTGAATTTAAAGATATTAAAATGCTTGCATCTGGAAAACATTCAGAAAACTTTAGAATCATAAATGATCATGATTCTTTTCTTGATGCTCTAAACTCACCTGAAATGATGAACTATAATGATGTTTTAAACACTATCTAAAAGGTGTCATAATGCAATATTTTAAAGTGTTCCAACAAATTATTGATTACTATTATTGTTAAAATAAGTCTTGATTTTTAATTTTCTATAATTTATAATAAACAAAAATAAGAAATTTTATAAGGTTTCTAAATTTGAAAACAATTAGCTTACCATATACCTGTTCAGAAGACGACCGTGATTTCATCAGAGATGAAATTCGGAAGTCATCTAATATGGTAAGATATGCGTTCAACAGATACAAAGATTCTAAATCTGAAAAAGATATTAGATTGCTTTCTAAAAGCTTATCAAATATTCCTTCAGATTCTTGGTTTATTCAATGTGCAATTAAGAAAGCAAATTATTTGTTTCTTGCAAATAAAGAAAATGTCATCTTTGGTGGAAAATTTAATTTCTTGCAAAGACTGAAGCATAAATCAAATAAAGATGAGTTTAAATCAGGTAGATTGCTTGGGATTTATTCGCAGGGTGAGAAATTAGCTAATGGAAACCGTAAATTCAAATTAGATATTGAGAGCAACCAATTTATATTTAAGTTTTCCAAAACTAAACATATCAATCTTCAGTTACCAAAACTTCATAAGAATTATCTTTATGAATTAATCAACTTAGAAGAGCAATGTAATCAGAAATTATCCAATTTTAGTGTAGAATTAAAATTGAATAAGATCTGTATTACTTTTGACGATTCCAAAATCTATTGTACTAATTATAATGGAAAATCAAATGTTGTTGCAGGAATTGATATGAATCCAAATTATATTGGATTTTCTATTTCTAAATGGGATAATGGAAAGAGAAAGATTCTGCTTGAAGAGCAGTATGATTTATCTTACTTCTCAAGAAACTTACATAAAGCATCAGATGATGCGAAAAGTAAGTACCAAAACAACAAGCGAATCTTTGAAATCAAAGAGATTGCGAAAGATATAATCAATAAATGCAAATTTTTCCATGTTGGAAAATTTGGCATCGAAGATTTGTATTTTAAATCAGACAATTCAGGAAAAGGTAAATCTTTCAACAGATTAACGAAGAATAAGTGGAAAAGAGAAGCGTTGGTTTCTACTTTAAAGAAGCATTGTCTTTTAAACAAAATAGACTTCATAGAAGTCAATTCTGTTTATTCTTCACTCATTGGGAACTTATATAATGAAGCACCAGACCCAATAGCAGCAAGTTTGGAAATTGCACGACGTGCAATGTTCAAATATATCAAAGGTCAGTTTTATCCAGAGCTTATAGACTCAACCAGTTTGTTCAACCTATGGAAGGAATCAGCAAGCTGGGTTTATACGAGCTGGAAAGAACTCTTTGATATATTAAAAACGGTGGGATTGAAATACCGCCGTTCTTTAGATTCTTTTGATTCTGAAGTTTTTAGACTCAAGTCATCTAAATCTATGGTAAATTTATATAAAATTTATAATTGTTTAGATAACTGAGTTATTTTAAACTCCCATCCGATATCATTCTTTATGCTCCAAAAAATACTTTTCAATGTAGCTATATTTCTGACATAAATGATTTAATCAATTTTGATCATGACTATGTAAAACAATACAAAAGTGCAAAAGAAGCTTTAAATGATGTAATTTTTAAAAACTACACTGATGTTCTAAATGAACTATAAAATATGTTGACAATGTTTTCTTTATATGATATGTATAACTTATTGTTCAACAAAAGAAGAAACTAAATGATTTACCAATCTATTATTAATGCAGCTATTGAAGAAGCTAAAAAATCTACTTGCTACCCTCGTATTGGGGCTATCATTTTTAAGGGAAAACGTATTTTTTCTCGCGGTTATAATGATATTCGTAGTTCAAGCATTCCTATGAAACATCGCCATTGGCCTGAATCTTTGCATGCTGAACAATCGGCTTTACTTAAAGTAGATTGGAATACCCTTAAAGGTTGCTCGATTTTGGTCTATCGCTATTCGAAAGATAAAGTTGTAGGATGTGCAAAACCTTGTCCTATGTGTGAAAAGATTATCCGTCACGTTGGAATTAAAAATGTTTATTATTCTGATGATGATGGAACTATCACGCATGTAAAATACGGTGCAATTGATGAAACGAAACTAAAGCAAGATTAAAATTTTAATTCTCCGTTCTAAAGATAGGAAACTAAATTTATGATGGGGAAATAAAGCCTATGGCTAAAACTTGCAAGTTTAAATTATTCGTAGATAATGTTTCTGATGCAAGCATTAAGTTAAATGAAATTGCTCGAAACCAAATTGAAGTACCTGCTGGAACAACCGTAAAATGGATTGCTTCTAAAGACGGTTTTCAATCTGATATGGGTGAAATCAAACTTGATAGCAGTGTTGCTATCACTGTTCATTTAGCTCGCAATGATGCTAAAGTCAAAAACACATATACGAAACTTTATAAAGACGAAGACGGTAAATACGTTACTGAAAACTCTGAATTGACCCCTGCTGGCAAATGTTTGCCTGCATCAGAAGGTCAAGAAGGAAAAGTTCTTTCAGTTATGGAAGGTGGCTTCGTTGATTGGGTAGAACAATCAGGTGAAGGCGGTTCAACTGCTGCTCTAGAACGTAAAGTTCAAGCAAACACAACTGCTATTGCCGAAGTTAAATCATCAGTTTCTGATTTAGATGCAAAAGTTGATTCTTCTTTAGCTGAAAAAGCTGAAAAAAATGACGTAGTTGCTCTATCAGAAAAGGTTGATCTTAAAGCTGAAAAAAGTGTTGTTGAAGGTTTAAGCTCAAAACTATCTACTGTTGAACAAGATTTGATTGTTGATAAAAAGAATCTAGCTGATAATTATTGGGACTCAAATTCTACAGCGGCTCAAATCGAATCTTCTGCTGAAACTGTTAAAGCTGAACTTTCTGTTACATTAAACAAAAAAGCTGATAAAGCTACAACTCTTGAAGGATATGGTATTGCTGATGCTTATACAAAAGCTGAAGTTGATGCTAAAACAAGCTCTTTCATGAAGTATAAAGGTCAAGTTGAAACAACAAATGATCTACCTCAAGATGCAGAAATTGGTGACGTTTATAACGTTAAATCAACAGGTGCGAATTATGCTTGGGATGGTTCTGAATGGGATAAACTATCTGAAACAATTGACCTTTCAGTGTTTGCTGAAAAATCTGAAGTCAATGAAAAAGTTGCTGGCATTTCAGAAGATTTGAATGTTGAAAAAGAACGTGCATTAGCTGCTGAAGAAGCTGCAATGAACGAAGTTGCCAAAAAGCAAGATAAATTTGAAGTAGCTGAAAATTTGAAACTTGAAGAAAATAAACTGGATGTTAATAAAGATAAAGTTGTTACATTCAGTGATTACGAAGGTCGTAAAATTATTCAGTTAGAAAACCATGATGCCTTTTCTGGTATTATGACAACTGGCGAAGGTGCAAACCTTGCAATGATTTCAAAATGGGATGTTGCTGATTTTGGTTCAGTTAAAGTTCATTTAAACTTGAATTCAAAAGATGCCGCAACAATCAATGATAACGATACCATTGCGACTGATAAAGATTTAGCGTTAAAAGCTGATAAAGAAGAAGTTTCTGCTATTTCTGAAAAACTAGATCTTAAGGCTGACAAAACTGCTTTAGACGACGTTGATGCTAAATTTGCTGATAAAGCTGATAAAGCTGATACATATTCAAAAGCTGAAGTTGATGAAAAGATTACGAGTATTGATCTCTCGGCCCTGGCGACAAAAGAAGAAATGTCTGCTGATTTAGCTTTAAAGGCGAATAAAGCTGATGTTGACACTTCTGTTGCTGGACTTAATACTTCACTGGAATCTAAAGCGGATAAAGTTGATTTGGAAGATTTAAGTGGTAAAGTTGAATTAAAAGCTGAAAAGTCTGAACTGACATCTGAAGTTGAAGGTTTGAATGGTTCTATCAACCTGAAAGCTGACAAATCAGAATTGAATTCAGTTAAACAAACTGCGATATCAGCGTCTGGTTCAGCTGAATCCGCTTTAACACGCTTAACTGCTCTTGAAGAACGTGTCTCTCAATTAGCAAAAACATCAATTGAACCTGTTACAATCGAAACAACTGAACCTACAACATTGTCTGATACAACAAAAGATTATGTTATTTCAGGTAACATTGCTGCGACATTGAATGCAACAGGTAAATCAGTTGATCTAAAAGGTGTCGAAGTTACAAACGACGCTCGTGTAAAGGTTTCTGCTGCTGAAGAAACTCGTCTGATTGATACAACGATCACTGGCGAATTCAAGAAATCTAGCGGAAATACAGTTGTTGCTGTCAGTAACTCTGAAACAATTACTTTCAGAAATATGAATATTGATGCAACCTTGTATAACTGTATTGAAATTGGCTTATCTGGTGATAAACTGGCTAAAAACATTTTGTTTGAAAATTGCAACTTCCGTGGTAACTTTACAAACAACGCTGTTTCAATCTTTGGTACGCAAGCCAACGCTGTTGTTAACTTTAATAATTGCTATTTCGAACATGTTTCAAACGTTTTGCGTTTGTCAAACAGAACGAATACATCTATGACAGTTAACTTTACCAACTGCTCTTGCGACTATTGGGAAACAGTTCCAAAATGGGCCGGTATGTTGATTTGTCAAGACTATACTTCACCTCTTGATAAAGTTGAAGAAAATAACTTGTTTGCACCTGAAAAAATTATTGTAAACATTTACAACTTCAAAATGCCTGGAGGTGAATTGATGAAACCTATTGCTGAAGAAGATATGCCGTTAGCATGTGGTTCACAAATCACTGGAAAACAATTGTTCTACGTTTACACTGATAAAGATGATAAAATTCATCCTTATGTCAAGGAACGTTATCCAAAAATCAACATTGCATAACAATAAAAAGAAAGGCCGCTTAAAGCGGCCTTTCTGCTTAACACAACAACTTTGTCAAGATTCGGTAGTAGTTGCTTTGATTTCAGCTAACTGCGCTTCTAGGGCATTTATTTCGTCCCTAATAGCTTGACGTTCAGCCTTAATTGGTGCGTACTCTTCTTCTGAAATCCAACCTTCAGCAAATTTAATTGCTTTATAATCAGATTGACTTAAAAGACATTTCTTTTCTGCAATTTCAGATTGTATCTTTTCTGCTTCTGTTGGAACATATTCTTCGATTTCTTTTTCTTTTTCAACTTCCTCGTATTCCCATTCAGAAGTTTCTTTGTTCCATTTAATTTTAAAACCTTCTTTTTCTTTTAAAGGTTTTGTTAAAGTGGAATCTCCAGGGATCAGGTAGATATCTTTACCGGCCAATTTAGATTCCAACGGGTCAATTTGGCGTTCCATTTCACCAATATAATACCCTTTATCATCATAATGATATGCAACTGGTTTCTTCGCCATTATAACAACCTATCTTGACAATTAACCTAAAGCTTTAATGAACGCTTCACGCAAAGCTTCAGAATCATATGTTTCTTTTTCAACCATTTCAACTAAACTCTTATTGAAGAGTTCGACAACTGACTCTTCAAATTTATTGTTGTCTTCATCAACGTTAGCAACACCTTCTTCATTGCCAACTTCTTCAGGTTCGTTAATTGCCACATCTGAATTAATATTTTCATCAGCAGCATCTTGCGTCAATTCAGGTAGATTATCTAAATTTAAAGCTTCTTCAGACATTGTTATACACCATTTGTTGTGTTAAATTATAAATTTAGAACTTTACATATTTATTCTAAACAAATTCGCAATTTATTTAACTTTAGAATTGACAGAATGTTCTTCTTTGTGTACACTGTTCCTAAATCTAAAATTTGACTATTTTGTGGAAACAACTAAAATGACAACTACAATACAACCTAAATACCCTGCTTCCTATTATGATGATATTTATATCGAAGTATCTGATAAATCAGTGGCGCAAGAATGGAAGCACATCAAAAAAGAAGATCGTGGGTATTCCGCATTATATAATACAAATAAGATTATTAATAAATATCAATCAAAAGAAATGTTTAAACATGAGATTGATATGTGGAATAAAAACGAAGATTATCATGGCAAACCATTGCGTGAGTGGTTGTATGAAAACCGCAAATTTTACATCAATAAAGGTTTTGGTGAATTAACTAAAGGTGAAGTTATTCAAGGTTTTCGTAAATCTGGAATTTACCGTGGCAAAAGTTATCATTCACCTTTTTACATTAAACAATTCATTAAAGACTTTAATGTAAAATCAATCTATGACCCTTGTGGTGGTTGGGGACACCGTTGTCTAGGGGCTATTTCTATTCCAGATATCACATACATTTATAATGACATCAATACAGCAACATACAATAATGTTAAAGAAATGTATAAAGATATGAAACAACTTGATAATAGCATTTCTGATAAAATTTATTTTAACAACGAGGATGCTGCCACTTTCATTCCTGAACAGGATTATGAAGCTGTATTTACATGTCCGCCATACTTTAATCAGGAAATATATTCTGATAAAGGTGCTGAACACCTTTCAAAAAAGGATTTCTTAATTTGGTGGAAAAATGCTGTTGATACTGCAACAGCTAAAGATTCTTGCAAAATCTTCTCTTTCATCATCAGTAATAAATATAAAGAAAAAATGATGAGCGTCGTTGATGATGCTGTTTTCGATTTCGTTAAAGAACAAGAAATTGGTTCACACACAAATAACAACCATTTTCAACGTAAAGGTAACGTATCCAGAAACGGAGAAGTTCTTTTGATTTGGGAAAAGAAATAGTTGACATTTGTTTGTACGTGTTGTATAAATGTACAAATGGAACAACTTAAGGCTATTTGATAATGGTTGATTATACTAAACGTCAAAATGTAACTGTTGAAGAATTTTTTAACTTGAAACAATTTTATTCTTGGTTTAATTCGCTATAAACAACTAAAAGGTGTGAAATGGCAGAAAACAATAAAAATTTAAAAAAGATACAACAAATAGTTGCACATAAAGGTGGCGGTACAATCTTAAGTTATGATTTTTCGACGTTGGAGGTTCGAATTTTTTCAGCTATTAGTTGTGATCCAACACTTCGAGATGTACTGTTATCAGGCGCTGATCTGCATTGTAATACGGCCAGATATATTTTTCCTGAACTAAAAGACATGAGTGATAAAGAAATTAAAGAACATCACTCTGGATTGCGTTCAAAGGCGAAGTCAACATTGTTTGGTCTACTCTATGGAAAATCAGCATACAACTTTTCAAAAGAGTGGGGATGTACTGTCGAAGAAGCTCAAGAAATTATTGATAAATTGTTGGGGGCATACCCTGGTATTAAAACATATGTTGAATATCAACACAAGTTCGCCCGTGAACATGGATACATTGTTGACGTATTTGGTTGTACTCGACCATTACCAGATGCAATGTTACCTGACACTAAAAGCAACCGAAAGTTGTTAAATCATGCTATGAATGCAAGCCAGAATAGTGGCATTCAATCATCCGCTAGCCGTATGGCATGGATTGCAGGTACACATATTGCAGAAGAGATGTTGATGCACAATTTACAATCAGTAATGATTGGTGGTGTTCATGATTCGACATATCTTGACATTTACCCTGGTGAATTAATTCCAGTTTTTAAGATTTGTCAATTTCACGCTGGTACAGTACCAAATGTTATTTATGATTGGATGAATGGGAATAAGATGTTCATTGATTTTGGATTAGGTCAGTCATGGGGAAGAGAAATGGACATTAAATCTTTTGAAGAGAAGGATGGCAAATTCATTTTAAATATTAAAGGTGGCAATTGCAATTGGGATTACTTAAAGCGTGAACTAGATGAAGCATATGACTACAAAATACTAGAGATGAAAGATGGGGATCCTATTCCGCCAGAAGAGCGTGAAGAATTACCTATTGAAGTTCCGACACAACTTGTTTCACTGAAGCTTGAT